ACTAAGCGGAATCAACTCCGTCTAAAACCTCGTCGACCCGTTCATTGATCGACATCCCCGAATCTGACGTAGTAGCCTGGTTTACCGGGATGATGTTTCCGCTCACCCCCGTAAGATTCTGCTTGTCTCCGTCAAGAACTTCCTGGCATGTCTTTGCCGACATTAGCTGTCCTCATATTCTTTCAGGTTAAGATAGGCGCGGTCAAGAATCGAGCTCCGGTATGCGTATATCGGAAGGTCCGATTCAAGCCCAAACGCCTTGGTCGCGGTTGTCCTTATCAGTTCAAGTTTATCCTTCTGGAACTGGTTCAGCGTGCCGTCCCCATAGAACATCACTACTATTGCATCGACATTGGCCTTCTTGTTCCGAAGCTGGGTAAGCCGCATATCCTTGCCAAACGTAGCATCATTTTTCGTCTCGATGAACTGGGCGAACCCATAGTTGGTCAGGTCATCGGTATCGTAGCTATTCGTGCCGATGATATCCGGCATGCCGTCGGCCAGGCCCACCATGTAATGGGGTACACTCTTTGCGTCAACTGACAGGAAGTCACCCAGCTTGACGGCGAACGGGATGCCTCCCGTGCAACAAATGAGTATGTGGGTGGGCACCTTACCGGCCCTGACCGCAAACCCATCCGGACCGCATTGCTCCAGTGGTATCGTCTCGGCCACGTTGCCTTCCCGGTCGTACATGTCAATCATGTTCGCCCCATCACCTATCTCATCCGTTCGCGGAGTAGGTTCTTCGGGTACACCCGTGCCCCTGAGAGCAGCTACAGTCATCGCAGAAATGTGTGACACCGCAAGGTATTCGCTACCTTGTGTCACGCCGCCTTCGCCATGTCCGACGGGCAGACAAGTAAATATATCCACCGTATCCTCGGTGAGGACGGGGATGGACTTATTCCCCTGCTCGTTGCTGTAACTGTCAGATTCGACCGTTATCGCCCCATTCGGCCCCCAGGTGATGTTACTCCCGTTGCCGGGATTATCAATCTTCGTCACATGAGTATCACGGTTGTGGGTATACAGAAAATTATGCTCGCCCAGATTGGCCACCGCCAAATACGGGTAGTTTTCGGAATACTCGCGCGGCAGGAAGGATGGCGTTGCCGAAACCGCATAATAGAGACCCTGCGTTATGTCACCGTCGAGGAACCTGATCAACAGCCAGTATCCTTCCTGTGGCACCGCCTGCAAACCGGGTCCGAGCTGGGGATACACCCATGGCTGTTCCTCGGTTTTCCAGTCATCGGTCACTCCCTTTATTACGGCCTGCACGGCACCGGTATGGTTCGGATCGACCATGGTGCCAACTACCTGCCCATAGTAGAAGGGTAGTGGAAGCCGCCGGGAATTTCCCATCTGTCTAACGAGATTAGTCATTTCTTTCCTCGAGTGTATCGATGACTTGCTTTACCGCATCCATGACAACATTGTATTCCTTCGCTGCATTGCGGGAATACTGGAAATTCGTTGCCAGTTCGAGGTACGTTTCATATTCGGTGGTCATCGTGCTGCCAGTGACACCAAGGGTACCCGATGTCGCCGTGGTAATCTTATTCACGTACTTGCCTATGACGATGTACCTGGCGGTATAGTCCATATCGGGCATGAACTGCCCTTCGTCAATCAGGACGTTATTGGCAACCAGGTACACACATGATCCGACACGAGGACCGAGGTGGTTGAATATGCGCACTCGCGCGACCCTGGAATATTCTGCCGCAAGACGTTCGCGTATGGTATTCGCAACCGCATACTTCTTGTGGCCATTCATGGGAAAACTCATTGCCAGCATCGGCTCGCCATAGATTCCCGTGGTGTCTTTCGGGGGCCGGATTCCCGGTGGCATGTCGTTGGCACCAGCCGCGTTCATTATGATATCCAGGCATTCCCCGCCGCAGTCACCTGTTTCCTTGACTCCCTTGTTGCTGGTCGTGTCAACGATGAGGTTGGGCAACATGGCCTGGCGATATTGTGACGTATTGTCTGCCCTGGACATCATATGGTACTTGAAGATAGACGACCCGGCCATTCCCTTCGGATAATACACCGCATCCAACGTCGAAACCAATGCGTCCTCGGAATAGAACATGAAGGAACGCGTCTTGGATGCCTTCTCGGTATTAAAGGTCGATATTACAATCTTCCCTTCCTGTTCGTCAAATCCCCAGAACATCATGTCCGAGGGTACGAACGAACGGGACACCACGTAATTCATATTTTCTTCAAAATTGCCATTTACCATACGCCAGGTCATCGCGTCCGCATTCGCGCCAGTATCCGAATAGCGAGCTATGCATTCCATCCCGCATTGTTTCACGCATTCCTTCATCGCGGATGTACTTGTTCCCGTACACGCATAATTCTTCATCTTGAGGTCAGATTCATGGGAACCCACGATGAAGTCAAACGATATGGTAACACTATCACTGGTATTGTGCGACTGCGTCAGGTTGGCCACATATATACCGAAAGCGAAATCTCCCTTTCCACCGGCACCATGTCCCTGGACTATCAGGGAGCCATAGGCACCGCTTACCGGGATGGCAGACATGTGGTTTAGCGTGCAGGAGACATGTCCCCTTGGCATGGAATTAATCGATATGGACATGGTGAACTCTCGAACGCTCGACGCATTCACCATCAGATACCCATCGACATCCGGGTTCTGGGAACGCGGCAACGAAAACGCAACCGCAAAGTTCGACCCGGTTTTAGACAATCCCGCCATTAGCTACTGTTCCTCTTCCTCTGCCACTTCTTCCAATTCGTTGTACCGTTCGTACCACTTGACAGCGGTATCGGTAGACGGCATGAACACAGTGGCCCCGGGCTCGGCGTCCGTCAAGTTGCCGTTCCCGAAATCGCCATAGCCCAGCCAATCCCGGTTACCCATGACGGATTCGCCAAGAATCCGCTCCATCTCTTCAACGAGACGGACACCCGAATACCCACGTAAAACTAATTCATTGTACACTGATTCCCGGTGGGGGCGTAGCGATGGCCTAGTGACCATCGGGTTCATCATGCGGTTCGCCGCAGCGACTACCTTATATGCCGTTGGCGTGTCAAACCGGTCGGCACATTCCAGGTCAAGTCGCCCCCCGCGATAGTACGGCAGCTTGAACGAGCCCTGGTATACAAAGTCACGCTTGCGAAAACGTGGAAATTCTTCCTTAGCCATAGCCTACCTCGATACACCTTTCTTTCGTGCGCCTGACTTAGAAGACGTTGTGCCGGACTTACCATCAGACTTGGCACTGGACAGGAAACGCCCGCTATTGAACACATCATCACCCATCCATCTGATGAAGCCCTTCTTGGGATCGGGGACCATCCACATGCCGAGAGTAATCTCAGCCGTGACAAACAGCGGGATATGGGTACCATCGTCGGATATGAACTGTTCCTGGCTGCCCTTGATTTCAACCCCCTTGATTACCAAGGGTTCGATGTCCAGTATGTGGCCCATGGTCAGGCGAACCGGGAACGGGTTGATTGTCAGGTTTCCGCCAAAGAACGCATTCATCTTTATCATCACGTCGATGCCGCCGTTGGCAACCTGCTTCATCACGTCGCCAAGCACCTTCATGGTATCCGCGTTCGGGATGAATCCGGCTTCCTGGGCACCATTCTTCACATTCCCGGCAAGATCGCCAATTTTCCCCATAATGTCCCCAACAACCGGCATATTCATTACCGTGTTGCCGGCATCACTCATGGCGCTCATCATGTCCTTCCATTCCTGGTTGTTCGTGACCTCGGCGGCTGCCTTGGTGAGCTTGTCGACATAATCCCCGTCACTCAGATTCATATTGCGCACGTAGGCCAGCTTTAACAGCCTGGCTATCGAGTGCCTGGCCATGTTCTCCTGTTCAGGCATGTACCAGCGGCAGATAACCTTCTTGTCAAACTTGAAATCGGCACCCTTGAAATCCCTCAGCGTGCATGCACCGGTGGATGCCGTATTGAGTCCAGCCCGGTTTGCCCACGTCTCGGCAAACTTCGCAACCTCTTCCACCCCGTTGACAATCTTCGTGCCGGCGCCGCCCACGACAGGGAGGATCCCCGTAACCTTCTTTACAGCACCGGCCACTTCTCCAAACCCATGATGGCCAATCGTCCAATCGGCGCTAACGCCAAACTCGATACCCTCGTTTTCAGGATCAAAGAAACCATAGAACGGTTCGGACGCATCGGCATCCAAGAAGAATCCCATAAGGGACTGCTGGAACCGGTTCGTCATGGCGTATATACCGGAGTTGAGGTATTGGGCACGCACGGACGGAGAAAGAACTTCGATGCGAACGACATTTGGATCGGGAAGGTTAGATGAATGATATCGTTTAGACGCCTTCTCGGTGTGTCCCGGGAAGGGAAGGTACTTTTTGCTCCTAATTTCCTTTATCGATAACGCCATGACACTATCCCATCAATTTCTTTTCCATCGCACTGCCAGCAGTCTGCGCCGTAGTGATGAGCAATGAGCGCACTTCCGGAAGCATGAGCGCATCGCGTATTCCCTCGAAAGTGAGCCGCTTGAATTGTTGCATCTGCTCCTCTGTGGTGAGCACGTCTTGCATCATCATTCCATCACCCGACTCGATTACCGATGGCGCACGCATTTCCATCGAACCGGGACCCAGCGGAACATCCATATTGTATGACCAGGGTAAGTTGCCATCCTGGACACTCGGTGACCTCGGGTCACCCGGTGAAATGTTCTGGGGATTGTCTTCGCGTTCGTATCCCCGATCATTGCCCGGCTCGCCATTCTGGGTTTCGTTCGGGCGTGCGGTATTGCCCGAGTTTATGCCCAATGCCTCGCGATACGCCGCGTCCGCATCGGATAGGTCCAGTTTAGCGGAAACCAGCTCCTTGGTATACCTCAACCCAATTTCGCTACCAGACGCCTCCCATTGCTTATCAAGATTTTCCAGGACATATTTTCTTGCGGCTTCCCGATCAGGATTGGCGGTCGGGTCGGCATTCTCCATCTTCACCTTGCCGCTCAGGATATCTTCATACAACTGGGTTGCGGCTGTCGTTCTTTCTTCATCAGCGAACCATCCGGACAGAAGACTGCTTTCCAGTTCATGTACCCGCCCGCTCGCTTTATTCGATTCCTTTAATGCAGATACTCTTGGATCGTCGGCACCATATTTAGCTGCCAGGTGTTCCTCACCGCTTTGGTGCATCTCAGAAACATTTTCACGCGATTTCTCCTGGTCACCGAAGAACTTGATGCCATCGTTGAGCAACTTATTCACTGCCGCAGTAAGCGCAGTGATACCGGTCGCCAACCCAAGTTGACCCAGCATCCCCATGTCCGTTTCCCCATCATCGGATGGGTCCAGTTTTCCATCGAGAATCCGATCAAATGCCTTGCTACCCTTGCCATAAAAATCCGGGGAGGCGCTGGAGAAGAAATCCAGCTGCAAATCCCTCATCCGTTTGGCATCGCCGTCATCGGGGAAATCGGGAATTTTTTCATTATCCCCACCGACCGCCTGAAAATCAGCGAGGGCCGACGTATCGGTGTTTTCCCGTGCTTCGCCAAGAATATCGAGCAAGCCCTGGTTTATCTCGGGACTCAATCCGATAGTATCGGGCGTAGCATTAGTTGGCTGTCCCTTCGATTGGTCAGAGGTGTCGTTAAGTTCATTCAGGATATCCTGGACCCACTTGTCATCTTCGACTTCACCCGCAGATTTAATGTCGGCGGTACCCGGATCGTCATCTATGATATCAACCGGCTTGTCACTTTCAAGTATCCGGTCGAATGCGCGGTTTCCCTTTTCATAAAACCCAGGCGCGGTGTTAGATAGGAAATCAATCTGCAATGACTTCAAATCATCATCGTCACGAGCCGTTTCGGGGAGCGTGAACAAGTCGGCAAGCGAAAAGTCTCGCCCCGGTATATTTTTCGGGAGTGCGTCATCAGCCGGGTGACTATCCTCGCGCGTATCATCATGGGCATCCACCATCGCATCATACGACGCCGATGCCACGGCATCGTATAGGGCTTCATTGGTCGAATCGCTGGATATGGCGCCGATGATTGCCCGTTCCATGTTCTTTGGCAAGTCACTGATGCCTGACCTGAGTTCCCCGACTGCGGCACCAATTGATTCCAATGCGGCGGCAAGGGCCCCGTCTTCGACCGACTGGGCCGACTTCCCAAGGTTGAATATGTTATTAAACAGACCACTCATATTAACAAAAAACGGTAACCGCAGTTACCGTACAGTTTATACCTCGCTAGGTCCCGAGCGGCACCATGCCGCCTGTCCTGGCATATTTTTCCTTATATCGCTTCTCGGCATATTTCAGCAATTCGTTAAATTCCGGTATGAACATCTTGTCGCAGTCCCGGAAACTATTGTTGGTTATCTCGGAAATGAGCGCCTTATCTCTCACCAAGGATATATGGTTATAGACCGGAAACAAACCCCGGTATGAGAAAGGGGTATGGCATTTCAACCACACCTCCGCAATTCGGGCAGGTCACAGCCGCGGTTATCGAACAGCTCGCAGAACCATCTACGACCAGCTGCTCGAACGAAGTCTTGTACTTTCTTGGCATTTCCGCAATAAATTGCACCTTTTCTTTCAGCCGGGACATTTCATCCAGCGCATCGACGCCTTCTATCTCGACGACCGTGGCAAACGCGGCGATACGGGCCAGATTAGGCTGTATGGTCGTATGGTTCGTGCTTTCCCACTCGGAGATGAAACGTTCCAACAAGGTCGCATGGCGTAATCGTCTGAGATACACGTGACACTCGCGCCCGTCGCCGATGACACCGGAATGATAGCCATTTGGTAGATGCATCGAACGGAGCGTCTCGATATCCTTGGACAATGTAAACTTTAAATTACGAAATCCCACACGATATTCATGTGTCGGATCCCGGTCAGTCGCCGTATCGAACTTGCAATGCGGACACACATATGGTTTGTGCACCATTCCGCGTTCCGGGAAGGAGGATGCACGCAACCAATTCAGCGTATACGGTTCATCGAGTGTAAGGAGGTCCTGGGTGTCGATTCCCCTGATGCGCCTGGATAGAATCGTATTTAGCGCCAGGCGGGCCCCCAGCTTACCATCGATTACGTCGTTCAACGCATAGTTGTCGATCAATTTCAACGATTGTCCGTAAACGTCACCCGTATAGAACTGGTCCTGGCTTGGGAGCTTGGATATGCGGGTGAACGCATCGAAATCGGCGTTCGGATCCCGGTCGTATGGCGAGTCAATGGATTCAGCGGCAGGTTCCGCGTGCACCACGGGAACCTTAGGCTTTTCCGGTTCAGGGGTTGCCTCCTTGATTGGATCGACTCCATCCGGGGGAACCCGGTTCCCCTTTACCTTCCCGAACCCCTTCTTCATCTCCTCCCAGTTTCCCGCCACGGGATCGACGTTTTCCGGTGGCAGTTCAGGGACAGGATTTATCGGCGCCAAAGGATTATCCTGGGATGGAACACCGGTACCCCTTCGCTTCCTGATGGGAGCCTGTTTAAGGGGCGCAGGACGGAATGGGTCTACACCGGTAATATTAGCGGCACGGCGACGCCGAGCCTCCGCATTCTTCTTTTCCATGTCATCGTTAAGTTTATTCTGCTCGGCCATTCGGATAGGGTCCATCCCCATCCGCATGTTCGCCGAACCCATCGACCTCGCCTGCTCCAATATGTTCCTGGTCTCCGGATCGAGATTTTCAAATTTTGGTTCCATAGCTATCCCTTGGTAGTATAGTAGAAGTAGCGCGGGCCATTGTAGCGCTGCCCGTTGGCCAATGTCACATCGATTGTTTCACCCCGACTGGACCGCATCAGCTCGGTAACCCGTTCGGCAGCCTCGGCATGAGTCTCGTACGACGGTTCAAGGAGCAGCGGAGCCTCGACCTTGAAGTCATGATAATCAAGAGAATGGCCTGGCCGCTCGGTGTTCGCGGCCAGGCTCATGATGTCCACACGAACAGCAAAATGCCGTTCAGTAGCCATGTTTATTTCCCTTCCTTGGCGGTCGCTTCTTCCGCCGGATCACCAAACTTTGCCTTTCTGGCAAGAGACAGCTTGCGACCCAGCATGGCGTTGAAGAAACCACCCATGACGATTGGTGAACTTACCAGCCTACGCGATACCAGATATTCCTTCTGTTTCTTGTAGGCAGTATCCCAGCCAGAACAAGTCTTCCACTTGTCGATGAGGGCGGTAAGGTCAGCGACCCTCGTCCCTACGCCGAATGTCAGGCCGGTATCGAGACATACGTGGCTGCCCTTGCTGAATCCGGCATCGTCGATGCCAGCAATCGCAACGGAGCCGGCAGCGATGGCCATAAGCGCATCCGTATCCGTGATGGTCAGGTTGTAGATATCCTTTGCATAGTCATTCGGCCCGGTAAGGATGGTGAAGTCAAACCCACAATCACGCTCAATTGCGATGGTCTTCTGCATATTCCTCGGGTTGACGCGCGGGAACGCCCAGTGAACCAGGTTGCGCACGCACGGGCCCTTTTCGGGATGCTTGGGATCCTTCGGTGTAGTAAGGAGTTTCATCAGTCTCGGATCGAGCTCCCCGACCGTACAGATCGTGAAGTCGTACTGGGAGTGCCCGTAGATGATGAGGTCCTGCACGTTCTTGGGGATACTGGTTCCCTTGACAAGAATCTTCGGCTTGTAGATAAGCGTCGTGCCCGATTGCATCCTGGTGTAGATACGGTTGATCGGGTAGAAGTATTCGTTCATGAACGTGGGGATCACGAGCACGTCGGTATATTCATCGACAAGTTCGAGTTCCTTGAGAGACGAGGCAAGTTCCGAATTCGGGACCACCACTTCGTCGGCCATGCGCATCGTCTCGTGTACGTTCATCGCCTCGATGATGCTCTTTTGGCGACCGGCGGGCGCTTCCCATACATATTCGTCAAGGGCGTAGATGACACGAAGCGTCATTGCGCGGTATTCGTTCGCATCAGCCAGGAACTGTTCGTACACAGTCCCTTTCTTCTTAAGTTCGTCAAGGACTTCCTGGATCGGCTTACCGTACTTCTCGTCGGCACTCTTCAAGTATTCCTCGATGGCGGCATCGTTGTCACCCAGTTCGGCGACCTTGGCATCAACCAGGGCCCTATAGTCCTCGTATTCCTTCCTGGCCGGCTCGGAGTCCTTCTTGATCTGCTCGGCCTCCTCCTTCCAACCCGGGGCCAGCTTGTCCATGATGCCCCGGACCTGGGTTTCGAGGGCCGACATGAACCCGCGGTTTGCCACGTTGTCAATCCAAAGGACATTAAAGTGGTCGATGTTGTTTGCACCATCAGCGAACGACTTGCTATCCGTGATGGTGAGGGATATCTGTGCCAGGTTTCCGTAGAAGTGTTTGAACTCCTGCATGGCGGTCACGCCGCGACAGTATGCAAGCCGGGATGTCTCGTCGCCGACGTACAGGATGTTGAACTTGGGCCGGTGGGCCAGGTTGTCGGCAATGCCGGCATCAATGAGTTTTTTGAAATCGGTCATATGAAAAAGTTTCCTCTTACACGGAGGAAACTATATCACATTTTCAGGAAGATGCGATTTTTTAGTGCAATCGCGCCATATATTTTCGCAAAAGGGACTTGATCATTTCCCTTGAATCCGTTCCATCGGCAAAAACCGGCACATCCTCGTTATATTTTTCCATATACATGGTGGCGAGGCCGATGGTATCGCTTTCCATGATCTTCTTGGCTTCCTCGTCATCGATCTTCCTCGCGTTTTCGAGAGTGCCAACGGTGCCGCCATAAGGAACCGTCTTCACGTACAGGGGATTGTGAGATTCGAGTTTCCGCTTCAGCTCTATGCTCTCATCCGCATTGCGCCCGGTGAGCGCCATGTACCTGACGAAATAGTTACTCAGGTCACCCAGCCCATCAAGATGCTCGTCATCACAGTCCATGAACCGTGGCGACTCGGTGTTCTCGATGAACTCGTATCCCATGGCCTCGGTATCGAACATGTAGATACCGCAGTCAGTATCGACGTGAGCAAACGTGAGTTGGTATGGGGTACCGAGGTAAACTACCTCGTTATCACCCTTCTTCGTAGTGGACCGGCAATGATAGTGGCCGCTGAACGTGTAACGGGCGGCGGTAAGGAACTTTGCCGGTTCAAGCCCTGTATCAGAAAACTGCCCGGCCTCCATCAACATTCCCATCATGTCGAAGTGGCCCACGATTACAGTCTTGTCACGGAGGGCCTTCGGTTTCTTCGACATGGAGCTGAGCCACTTGCTGAATGCCGCCATGTTTTCCGGATTCACCGTGGGCATGGTAATCCATGGGACCAGCTGGAACTGAATGCCATCGATTTCCACGGTGTTGACCATACTGTCAATATACACGGTCACGTTAGGAAGCAACCCGAGATACCGGATACTGGAAACCGCATTGGTGTTGTCATATAGGCAGTCGTGGTTGCCCGCTATTATGTGAATGTTGTACTTCCCAAGGGTGTTCCCGAACAGGTTCATTGCGTAATTGAGCGCTTCCACGGTGACAAAGTTACGTACACTGAATATGTCGCCGGCAAAAATGACCGTTTTTACACCATGGGCATCCAACTTGTCCGGGAGTGCGTCAAGGTATCGTTTTTGGGCATCAACGACCTTATTTTTGATCGACGGAATATCACACTTCGGTGACAGGTGAATATCGCCTATAATTGCAATCTTCGACATAAAAAATTCCTCTTTATAGAGGAATATAGTAAAATTATTCAGGATTGGCTGCAATCTCTCCAGAATTAGTCATATTTCGCTGGCGGGCATCAACCTCTTCCCTCAAATTTTCCTCAATTTCGGCATCCCGTTCTTTTCCCCATTCGCGAATGAGTGCGATAGTCTCCTGCGGGGTCATGGTCCTGCCCTTGACCTTCGACAGGGGATCGCTGGGGTCGCAGTCATCACCGCCGGCGCCACCGTCACCGGAACCATTTGCCCCGGCAAGTTGTAGCTTGGCCAATTCTTCCTCTTGCCTCAAGGTGACAAGCATCTTGGTCAAGTCAGCCACCCCCTTCGAAACGGTCTTGTACATGTTGGCGGCAGCCGCCCAGTTCTCGTCACTCGGGGTGTACATGCCGCGGATCTGTTCATCCAGGGTCTTGAGCCACCGGTCAGCCATTTCCAGATTCTTGAACGCAATCTCACGCAGCCTGGCTCGGTCATTAGCGAGGTCGTTCATGTCGAATTTTGGCACGGGAAGCACCCCGTTAATCTGTTCCTTGCTCTCGATTATCGATAGCTGGCTCTTGACATCCTTGACCGACTGTACGACCGCTTTCGTGGTTTCCTTTGCCGCACGGATGCCTTCCTTTGTGGAGCCAAATGGAAGACCTAGCTTGTCCTCTATCCCCGCAAATGCGTTATGTTTAATTTCCTCGTCAACGGCAACCTGCGGTTCGTCCGGTGCAGGCGGAGGCGGGGTCGTGGCAAGGTTGACATCCATACCAAACAGATCGTCTCCTGAATCGAGAGGTTCCGCACTGTCGAGGGGTTCTGCGCTGATAAACCCGCTCATCCGAACACTCCCGGGTTGACTGGAATGTCCAAGTGGTTGATGCGGCGTTCGGTCGGCACCCCATCAAGGGTTTCCTCGACCGGGGGCTCGGGAACCCAGCGATCAAACGGGATTCCCTCCCCACATTCTTCGGGACCGGGCGCACTTCCGTCAATTACTTCCTCAATGACCTTCCGGCCATCGCCCGGGTTGAGTTCGGTGCATACCCCGGAAAGCACCTTGGAAGATTTTTCTGGGCAGACATGCCCCAAGATCGCATTAGGTGTTGTCATCGCGCAATTTCTCCTTCTGTTCCTTTAATTTACCGTCCAGTCTACGTAACATGTCGCGCAACCTAGAAAGATGTTCCGCCCCACGATCAATATTGGCCCGCATGCGTTTTTTCCCATTTTCGGTCTTAGCTCGCGGAAGACGTTGTTTCATGCGTTCAATTTCGGCCACCGTATGTTTGATGGACGAGTCATATTTACGGTGCCACCAGGTACCGGTCGAGTAAAACTCGGATACCGTCTTGCCCGAGGCCCAATCGTGATACGATACCCCCGGATTGTTCCATAGGAACGGGAACAAATCGTCAAGGGAACCAATGGGCACCTCCTTGCCACGAAGCAGGATCACGTTCTTCTCGGTATCATACTCTTCCAAGAGCGTGCCATATGCGCACTTGCCGAGATCATCGTAGCTTTTGAGGTTAAACTTCATTGCGGCCCCTATACGATAATCTGCCCAATTTCCTGGCCAAAATTATGCACCTTCACCAAAACATCCGCGTTGCGGGCGAAATATCGCACCTGTTCCTGCTGTTCCGCCAGGAACTGTATATATTGTTCTTGGCACTCTATGCGCTCCTTTTCCGCGGCCAGGTCCGGATCTCCATTCACGAGGACATCCTTTTCCTTATCGGTTGGCATCCATCCCCGTTTTTTATCGTGGTGAAGCCGATCGATTACCTGAGCCCGATGGATATCATAGGCCTTCTTCATCTCGTTCAAGCGAAACCGGTTGCGGAGCACTATGATACCGATCTTGGTACCCGCCTCGCCCATACAGTAAGCCGCATTGTAGTAAACCAGGTTCGTATCGACCTCCCATGTCCCATCGGGTTTGGGCTTCATGGTGGCCATGGTTGCCCTGAGCCAATTGCGCAGGTTTTTCAGCTGCTGATCCAGCGAAAGGTCTTCGGAACCTATGAGTTCGGCAATCACTTCTTCGTCAGTAAAAATCATAATATCTCCGCCTTAAAAAATACATTATTTCGGCCCAACATGCAATAGGGGGTTCCCGAAGGAACCCCCGAATAGACTACCCGAAGCCCCGGTTACACCTTGCTGTGGTAACCGCCCGGGAACCAGATGTTCCAGCGGTCGTAACGCAGCGTGAAATCGAACTTCTGCAACTTGGCCTGCTCGTAGTTGAAATTGGATATTTCACCCACTTCCTTCGGCCAGGCGTTGATGTAACGGATGGCCATGATGACCTCACCATACATCCAGTCGTAAAGTTCAAGGGTCACATTCTGGTTACGCAGAAGTATAGCCGTCTGGTTACTGTAGTTTTCCTGCTGGCCAAGGCCAAGCTGGATTGCATTCGTCCCCTCGGCGATTCGGTTACTGCCCGCGTTGGTATCACCCTTGCCATCGGCATTCAAGATACCGGTGTTGAGGCAGCACTGGTTCCAGCCAACCACCGTCTCGTAGGCGGTGCCATTCTCCAAAAGGAGCGCAGTGAGCTTAGCGGTACCAGCGAGGCCTTCCTGCTGCACGGGGTAGTATTTGTCGAACCCCATGTAATGGATGGCCTCATCCTTCGTCTTGATTGCCGGGATAGGCGGAGCCCCGACGATGTGCAGCGAGAAGTTCTTCTGGCTCTCGAAGTCCTTCCCAAAGCTGACACCGTTCGTCGGCTCAATGCCGATTGCACGGAAAATATCCTGATCGACACAGAAACGCCAACGGGTGCTACGCACCGGATCGGCGAGGTTGTCTATGTTACCGGCCCAGAAGACCTTATCAATATCGGGTGCAGTGCGACTTGTACTCATAGTTTAACCTCCTTTACACGTTACCGATGGTGATTGTGTTCCCAGCACTGGTCGAAAGGACCTGAGTCCTGAGGTGGATGTAGCGGCTCGTCTTGGTCGGCTTGAGCTTTAAGTCAACGATGAGCTTGTTCTGGTCGATGATGTCCGGCGTGTTGTTACTGTCATCGCAAATCACCTTCGCATCATAGAAACCGGCTGGTTTGCTATCACGAATCATGTTCAGTTTGGCCTGCAAGTCGCTGCTGATCGTCGAACGGAGAGCAGCGGTGTTGAGCTTGAACACCTTCTTGTCCAAATACTTGTAGAACATCTTGTGAACACCCGCGATAAGCATCGCCACATGGATCTGGTTGAACGCAGTGTCTTCCATCTGCAATGTGAAGTCACCCCAACAGAAGATTCCATCTTCCGGAGTGCGGAACGGGTTGATATGGGCATCGCTAAGGCGAGCTATATCAGAAGTAGGATCTTCCGGGACGATGAACGAACGCTCGTACTTGACACGGGTGCACCATGCAGTCGGAACGATACCGGTATCCATGCCGGCGGGCGGGAACCAGAATACGGAGCCACTGCGGTTTGCCGTGATGAGCGCGGCCATGGTGACGGACGGCGCCAATTCAACTTCACGGTGAGTGATTGTCGTGTCACGGAAGTATGGACGTGCGTCATAAATGGCGCCCCAGCGACCAAGACTTGGCGGGAACTGCACGGAGTTTTTCTTGAGCGCCATTTCTATGTCGCGTTCGGCAACCCCGTCGAACAGCGCGAAGCAGTCCTTACGCGCTTCACAAATGGTCAAGATGGCCTGCATGACAGTCGTGTCCAACATCTCGCGTTTCGGCATACCGAAGTTAGCGATTGCGTTTGCCGTCGACATGATGAATGTCTGATCAGCCTTATCCTTGTCAAGGAACAAGTTGTAGGCGTTTGCCAACGTGGACGAATTGCGGTTGTTGGCCGGATCGTATGTCCAAATCGCATTCCACTTCACTGCAGGGTCATTCGTGTTGAATGAAACCGCGGTGACAGCGGAGCTCGGAACGCCGCCCAAAATGCTCTCGGAGAGGTCCCATGCCTCGTCTTCGAGGAATGCATCGAGAATGCCCGATTCATTCAAAACGAACTTGAGACCGGTTCCGGAGAACTCGGACGCGGCGGTGTCGCCGATGAAGAGCTGGTTACCGTTGTGGACGTACTCCACGATGGTACCATCGAACGTGTACGTATGTCCGTTGAACCTGTAGGTACATGCAAGGTACAGACGGGCGACCGCTTCGCCATCATCCGTCAAGTCATACACCTTCTCGGTAACGCCGGTGAAATTGATGTCCTCATAACGGACGTTCGCAAGGCCGAGCCCGACGAAGTTTGCGCCAATTTCAGAATCGCGGAGCACCTTTTCGGAACGGAACAGAAGTGCACTGTTTCCGTTGGCGGCCTGGAAAGTAAACGGCGCCGAATCGCCAACGATGTTGTTGTCGCTGTCGATTACCGGCAGGTCAACGAGCTGGTACGTGCTGTTCACTGTAACATCATAGTTGCCTACGAGATACAGGTCAACGGCTACGGTTTCCGTCTGCACCTGTATCGTCAACGTATCTGCGTCAGCGGTTCCGGCAACAGTGTAGACGTATTCACTGGAACCAGGAACCTGTTCGACCTTTATGATAGATGTCTGCGTATCGTCAATTTTAACCGGCGTGCCGTTGGGGTAGATGTTCTCCGACTGGAAACCAATCGTCCTCGGGGTGCCACTGACCGATGCAGTCACCGTATCCCACCCAATGTCAACCGTGACGTTTCCGTAGGCGGTCTTGTTGGTCGACGAAAGGTTCAAAAGCTGCAAGGAGTATGCGTCGCTGAGAGCGCTAACGAAACTTGCGGATACCGGATCCTTGATCGTCACGGTGTTGTTGAACCCATTTATATCGGTCACCGTAGAGATCATGAGGATATTATCCGTATCCAAGGATACGTTCCCGCCGGTCGCTTCCTGCGTGCCGGCGCCGCGCACGATCGCGACCGTATTGCCAACCGCATAGTCAAATGCGCTACCGGCGGCGACCTTCAGTACCTTGGTAGTACCAGCCGCAAAGTCACCCGGCACCATATCGATGTCGTTCGCGATGACATTTGCCGTGTAATTCAACGGGGCGCTGCGGAATGCCTTCACAAGAGCGTCGCGGAACCTGGTCGCATAAGCGGACTTAGATTCATTTTCGGCCTTTGTCGGGACAATGAACTTAACGCAGTCATAGTAAGTGGACCAGTCTGCAACCGGGTTACGGACAGTCACGTCGCCCGTTATACCGACCCGAGCCTGGGCATCGAATATAGCCGCATCGGCTTCGCTCACGTATGCATTGCCGTTGGCATAATTGAACTTGCCACTGTACACGGTGTCCTCAAATGTCCATTCCAGAGTCAATTCATCACCGTCGAGCAGGCAATCCTCGAGATCACCCAACGCAACCGGGTCCGTGCCCTTGTGAACGTTGGTAAACAAGCCAGAAATGGGTTCCGGGAAATTATCGTTGGCAACACGGACATATACCGGCTTGTCTCCCTGGTCCTTCGCGATGAAATACTCGCCATTGCGCACGACGCTGTGGAGCTTTTCGATTCCATCGTCATCTATACGGAGGGACGAGAAGAGCTTCGCTCCTCGACCGGTTACTGCAGTCCGAACGGTGAGATAGTCCGAGTCGGTATCGCCGATGACATTATCGGGTGCAAAAATCAGCTTGGATGTCGGACGGTAACCGTGATTGATAGCGTCAATCGTTTCCTGGCCATCGGCAACCAATTCAACTTCCTTCTCATTGATTCCGCTCACAATGAACTTGGCCAGTGTCTTGGAAACGGTGTCCGCTGGACTGTATACGCAATCGCCAACAATGAACCCAGGCTTGGTGGCCAGGGTGGTGATGAACGAATTGTTAACCCCGTCACGCTTGTCGTTCACGGTGCCGATGATGTCATAGGTAGACATCGCCCTGCGAGCGGAGCTCGGGTCAGCGTTCATGATGGCGAAGAGGACTGCATCGGTTTCGCTCCTGGACTTGCTGCTGGTATTGAACTCCTCGTTCGCGAACACGCTGAATTCAGTGTTCGAACCGTATTTGACAGTCTCCGCGATGTTATTGATCTTGCGCGTCACGCCGTATTCGGCTGCGCCGTCTGCCTTGTAGCGGGTAGCGGCGAAGTATTCAATGTTGAAGGAATTGCGCTTGGCAGGATCGGTCTGCATTGCGGCCATCCGGTCAAAGCTCACGACGAAACAGTCCGTCTTAAGATCGCGCTTGTACGGGTTGCTGGTGTCAATTTCTTCCCCATACGGGCGAACGAACTGCACGTGACCACCGAAGCCGAGTACCGCCCTGGCACCATACATGCCCTGGTTGTACTTCCAGTTGTTAAATCCGATGCCGAAGATATCGTCCTGCTCAGCCGTACTGGTGAGCTTAACGATCTTGTTCAGCTCACCTTGTGGCGCGAATCCCACGATAGCCGCGATTGCCCTCGGATTCTCGATCACGGTGTACTGGGAGCTATCTTCGAGTTCAGTACGAACTCCCGCCGCCCCTTTCTTGGTAGTAGCCATGGAAAAACCTCACGGTTGTTGCGTTTCTAGCGGGAAGTTTATGGGGTGTCCAAATTTTTTTCAGGATTCTGACGCAAAAATGGTATAAACTTGATGAAAATCCGAGGGCCGTATGGACAAAAGAGCCATAAATATCCAGTTGAACATGCTAAAAGACCGCAACCCGGGACAGGCGGCACTCATTGAGGGTGTCCAGGCGCTGTTCAACAAGAAAGTTGAAGTGGCCACACCGGAGCAAAAGAAGTCACTGCTCATGTTCCCCATGCAGTATGCCGCATACCGGATCAATGACAGGAATTCCGCCGAATGGACCACCCAGTTGCACCGTTGGGCCGACAATCTGCTCGATACGCTCCTATTGATTGATCCAATCTACCTCACGACACGGGATTCCGCCGGGGACACGGTACTCCATCGGCTCATTAAGGCCGCCGTGGGAGAATATACCGAACAGGTGGATTACGACTTCATCCAGAAGATACTCGATAAAGATATGGGATTTGTTGCATTGCAAATGCCGTTTGACAATGCTGGTGCCACGGCGGGCAATGCGTGGATGATGAAGGACATTGACGGGAACACCCCGATGGACTTGTTGGCCGAGTTCGCCATGGGTATGCCGGCAGCCGGCATGCCCGCCGATGACCGGCTAATCATAATGCTAAATGAATTCTGCAACCGGCCCGAGCCGGAGATTGACGTTGGGCATGGTGTCGTACCGGCACCGGACCCAACCGAAGGCAACCCGGAAAACCCGGAGGCGCCCCCAAAAGCTGCCCCAGCCGGAACACGAACGTCTCCAGACGCCGAACCAGTTGTGACTGAACCGGACCCCCAGGTCGGAGCCGAGAACGAAAAGAAGCCGGAAGATCCAAAGCATCATCCGGCACCCGAGGACAGGCCACAATCCGCCATCCCCTCAAAGGTCAGCAAGTCACTTCTTGAGACTCTCCTCAGACTTTAATGAATCGAAATCGGCCTTCACCCGGCTGAACATGCCCGATAGGCCTGAATCGTCATAGAACATATTGGCCGCGATTTCGTTATCCGTCGCGGTGCCCCGAAAACCCGCATCCAGCATCCTGAGCGCGGTGGCCTCGTCGACCCCGAACATATCACAGATTTCCTTTGTGCATGGAGTCATTTCTGTCTTGCCTTTCGCTTCATCTGGCGCTCTTCCGAACGCATCCGTTCGGCCAGTTTTTCCGGTTCATACCTACGCATGTATACTTCCTCTATTCGGTCCTTGTCGACAAATCCGAACCTAAGCGCAGTCTTGACACAATTCCTGGACATCCCGGTAACCTGCATCATGTGATTAATGAAATCTTCCTTTTCACGAATCACCTCAGTCTTCGCTCGGCACCACCTCAGATTCAAATTCATCCCATTGAACGTATTGAACGCCCTGGCTTGTAAGTCTTTCGGCAGTTTCTGTGCCTGCAAGTCGTTCAACACGGTGACATACTTTCGTGCGCGAAGGTCCATCGACAGGTTACGGCAAGTATTGAACATCTGGAAATCCCGGCAATCGGCCTCGGTGACCTGATTGCCCGCCTGACGTTCATTCATGAATCTGAATGGGTCGAATTTCCAGCTACTGGCCATTGCCACCCCCCGGAACACCCGGTGCCTGTGGAGGCGGGTTTACCGGCTGCTTAGGCAATGGCGCACTGGGTATCTGGAATGCATTCAGCACGTCAACGAGGTCGGCCAGGAATCCCATCAGCATGCTTTCCTGGTCAACCTGTCCCTGCGAATCACGAAGTCCATCCCTGGTCAGCTTGAACAACGCAAAGTCCATGCTTGGCGGAAGACGGTCCATAAGGTACCTTGTCAACGGAATGTAGACACCCAGGTGATTGTCCACGTTTTGCGATATGTAATACCTCAGACCCCTCGAATCACGGGTTACCAGGTACCCGGCAATGATCTCGATCATCTGGTCCGTGATTACTCGCGGAACACCGACGATGTTGCCATTGTTCTCATAGAACGTATTCTGCATGGTGGAAATCATGAGACGGATGTCTGGATAACACGCCCTGGCGATTTCACATATGGTATTCTTTTCCACCTGCCCGCCATGTCCCTTGGTTTCTTCCTGGGCAATGAACATCAGCTTGTTGAGGATCTGCAACTTGAATTCACGGTCCTGCACGGGATGGTCAAACTTAATCGGGTAGCACCTGGACTGTACTGCCTTAGGAACGCGCCACAACTCGTTACAGGTCATGATGAAGCGCAACCTGGATGCAGTCGCTTCAACCTCGGCCTGAATTCCGCGCCAGAAATCCTCGGGGTTATTCGGGTGGTCGCATTCATCGATAACGAAGAAGTATGGGCGCCCGTTGGTCTTCATCGTGGAGTACCGGTTTATGAGATCCAGTATTTCTCCGGAACTCTTGGGAGGCACCCACACGCTGCGTGCGCCGAGCATTCCCGGGATTGCCCGGGCCAGCGAAGACTTGCCGGTGCCGGGATGGCCCGAATGAAAGATATAGTTGCCTATACCACCCATGGTGATGGCATTCTTGATGGTGTTCTTAAGACCCGTGGGAAGTACGATCAACCTCTTCAAATCAGTGGTCTCGATCAGGTCGCCCCGATACTTCTCGGTCCAATAAAGGTCGCCGAGATTGTTCGTGGTCTCGGCATTTGGTTCGCCGGTAATAGCACCGGAAATCATGTCAATAGCCATATATTGTTTCCTCAAAGGGAAATATAGCAATAAACTGGCTAGTATGGATAAGTTTTTGTTATTTCTTGAGGGTTTTCGCGACGATGCCCCGGCTCTCTGTGACGGGGTGGCCAGAATATGGAAAGCGATCACGGAAGCCTCCGCGACCGACGTTAACCCGGTTCAGAACATCCCGTCCCCCGGGACGTGCACCCAAGGAATAATCCCGAACCAGACGGGGAAGTCCGGCGATCCGTTCATCCAGTCCTTGATAGACCGTTCGTATTTCGGGCGGTTTGGACAAAGCCAGTGCGTCACTACCCCGGGGCGCACGACCCTTGGTATAATGGGTGGCGGCAACGACCGTCCCGGCAACGTATCCGCTACAGAGACGGGCGCTTAGACAGCAAATACCCTGTATGAACCGAACCCGCTGTGCCGGATAACCGCATCAATCACCTGGTCGTAAGTAATCGACTCGATTTCCGTGTAATCCTTAATCAGATTTTCGCGGGTGTACAGTTCAGGCGATGCATACATCATGATGCGTTTCTGCTCCATCACCGTACGGTACATGTGGTGAAACTCCGCAAACCGTTTCTTTGAGAGATAAGGAACCGGGTTTTCCAAGATGTTAAGCAGGACACCTATCGTTTCGGTGGCCTTTTTCGTCGAAGTTCCCGTGGTCACAATCGGAACTGCGATGTTGCGGAACGGGTGTATGAATGCGTCACAGCTGTAAACGAGTGGCCGCTTCCCCCTCAAACGACGCATAATCACGCCATCATCGGCATTAAGCATGGTCAGCGCGACGTTCATCGCGGCGAAGTCAGCATCACACTTAATGGGTGCCGTCCCCATACACAGGATGGTAGTGTATTCATCGCCGAAAGATACATCGGAGTCCTCGGGGTTCATGTTAATTTTCCCACTGAACGGAAGGATCTTCGGTGCCTTGCCATACTCGATGTCGGGAAACTTGAGTTCCTCCGGTCCGATATACACGATTCTGGTCGGGTGGGGAATATACGTCGCATATTCCGTAACCGCCTGTTCATAATCAATCTTGGAGACATATGCCGGATCGTACGAGTGCTTAGTGAGCCCGTAGATTTTGTTCAGTGCGAGCCTTCCCAGGTACATGGCGGAATCAGCCTGCTCACCCGCACACTCGTTGATGATGGCATCCCGTTCGCTACGGAATACCGCTCGCGAAATTTCGCTACTGCTGGCGCGGCGAATAACGTCAACCATAGCCGGCGCAATGGTACGCATCGCAGAAGCAGTACCCGTAAACGAGGCATAGACATGTTCCGGTGTAGTACAGAAGTCGTGGTCAATCGCGTTGCGGCGCAACGTGGAGCGGACGCGGTCGAATGCCGACCCCAACAAGTGCTCAACCATGTGCGACATCCCATACCGCCCCCGCTTTTCATCAAGGGGGGACAAGTTGTCATACACGATGTGAAGTGATGCCATAGCAAACGGATTTACTTTCTGAGTCAGCATAAATTCCTCTTTTTTGCATATATGTAGCAAAAACGGCCCCCGGTGGCAACCGGGGGCCGTCCTCCTCCCCAAATACACTAGGTGTCGGTAATCTCGCCCATGTGGGAATAGGTGCCGTCAAATGCAAGAGTAATCTTGTGGTCGAACATGTCGGCAACGACTTCGCCACGATGGGTAATTACCACCACGCAACCGATTTCATCCACCATGGAACGTACCATGCCGAGCATCTCTCGCATGGCCGTGTTGTCGGTGGATATGTCGAGCACCTCATCAAGCGACATGAAGTTTAAGTCAAAATTGCCCACCATCGACACGAAGTCACGGAATGCCATCGCAATGGCGAAACCGACCTTCCTCTGCTGACCCTGGGACAGCATGTCAAACGTGGGGGCATATCCCGGCGCACTGATGAACGTGTCCTTCATGGTTTCATCGAACGTGATGACAAATGGCAAGTTCGCCTTAAGCAGGTTCTTGCGAACGGATTCATTGAAGTGGTCAATATACAGCTGGTATATCATCTTCTTCATGCCATTTTCAGACAGCATTCCGGAGATGTACTCACATGCCGCGATAGTCTTGCTGGCCTCGTGCCATTTGCCGATGGTGGCATCAAGTTCAACCTGCGCATCAGCCAGGCGCTTCTGGGTCATTGCAAGCGCATCCTCGTTGGTAGCATCCTTCACGCGCTGGATCTCGGCAGAAATACGGGCGATTTCCTGGTTCAACTGGTTGACCGAACCCGTTATTGCAGAATACTCGCCGTTCTTGGCGGAATATGCGTTATACAGGGTCTGCCAGTCGTTTCGCACCGTGGCAATCCGCTCCTTTTCCGCCCTGAGCCTGGCCTCTTCGCTGACAAAAGCGTCGACATTGATGCCTGTCTGGGCGATAACCGATTCCGCTGACGCAATCTTGGCATTCAGTTGATCTATACTGGCCTTGGCCGGTATTACGGTTTCGTTGTATATTCTTCCAAATTCGCTGAGCCGGCAGTTGAGATTCTGGATCTCGGCATTATGTGCCTGAATCTGGGTGCGAAGCGTTTGGGCATTGGCATTGAGATCCTGTATCTCCAATCTGAGCGTTTCCTTGGCCCCCTGTTCAGCCTCAATCTCGGAATCGATGCGAGAAATCTTCTCGTTCAGGGAAGCAACCTGCTCGTTGAGTCCCGAAACCTGCCCCTTCAAAGCGACATACTTCTGTCGAAGTTCAACCTTCTGCGCCTCAATCTGTTGCTTGCTGCGCTCAACATCATTTTCGTCAGTCGGCTTGCCGCATGTCGGACACGGGATTCCGATTTCGATCGGTTTGAGATTCTTCGCCTGGGCGGTAATGTCGTTCATCTGGTTGGAAAGCTGGGTCGCCTGGAATTCCATATTGCGTATGCTGACCTCGGCATTTCCTCTCTCGCGCGTGAGCGTATTTATCTTGGCATCGTGCGCCATGATCGTCGAGTTGGTCGCGGCAATCCGTGATTCGATTGTTCCGATTTCATTATTAACACCCAAAATGCTGGATTGTATCTCGTTAATCTGGCGTTTAACGTCATCCACCGGGAGTTCGGCATACTTCTTGTTCGCCGCATCGAATTCAGACTGGGCAACGGCCAGGTCGGCGCGATATTGCTGCAGCAACCCCACCTGCATCCGGGCATTCGAAATCCCAGCAATCCTGCGGTCAATATCCGGTTCGGTGTCGATAACGGCCTTCAATTCCCCCAGACTCTTTTCCATACCCGCCATTTCTTCGCGGATAGATTGTGCGCGGGCACCCTGTTGCGCGGCTTCGGCCTTCTTTTCATCGACCGTCGCCTCCATCTGCGCGATATTGGTCTTCTTTTCCTCTTCCATGCGCGCTATGATGGAATGCAGGTTGGAAATCTCGCCTTCAATGCGGTCCTTGTCATTAGTCGCGAGTTCAAAGTTGGCCTTGGCCAGTGAAAGTTCCTTGTTGTTTTCTTTCTTCAACCGCTCCGTATTGCACATGATAATCGAGTCGGTTAACTTGCGGCGGTCAACCGGCTCCTGTGAGATGAACGGCTCGAACTCCTGGGTGTTCATCGCGACCATGTTCTTGAACAAAAGGATATCGAGATGCAGTATGTCATTTTCAAAATCCTTCTGCGTGAACCCGGCCCGCTTGTTCTGCTGAACCCACTTGTCGCCATCCTTCTTTTCGAGTACAAACTTAGACGTGCCCTTTGGATCGATGCTACGACGAATGAAATATTCCTCGTGCGACTTGCCTTGTTCCCGATCAAACTCAAGTGTCACTTCCGTGGTGGCTTCGGTATTGAGGGTGTTGCGCAGTTCGGCCAGCGTGCCGCCTCGGTATGATTTGCCGAAGAACGCGAACGTAATCGCTTCAACTATGGTGGACTTTCCACATCCGTTCGGTGCGGAAAGCCAGTTCATCCCTTCGAGGAAGGGGAACTCGTTCACGTTGTTCCCATAAGACATGAAATTGCGAATTGTCGCACGCTTCAGAATAATCTTGTTCTTTGAATCAGTATGCATACCCGAAATATAGCAAAAAATCCCCGCGATTGCAGGGATTTTTGAATCTTCCGGCATTTGCCGACTAATCGTCCGAAAACAGGCCGATTGCGGCGGAAATGCCAATTATGATGACCACCGCCGATTCAAGGACGATGATCAGCGGCAGCTTTACAAGGAATTTTAGCGCCTCACGCACCGGCATTATCCTTTTTTTCCACGTCGGCGGCATGCTTTAGTAGGGAATCGGTTGATGTGTTGCTGATGAGGTCGCTTTCCACGATGTTAATGTTGAAGTCATTCACATCGGGTATCGTGGGTTCAGGTACCGTATTTACGGGCGGCGTTTCGGAACCCACCCCGATTTCGCCGGCCTCGATACCAATCACCCGCGCTTTCAACGCCTTGGACTTCTTCTCTTTCTTGCCGCCTTTCTTGTTGGTGCCAGCCTTTTTTGCACGACGCTCTTCCTCGAATGCATCAATTTCCTGCTGTTCAAGCTGAGTCAACTTGTTGCTGTTTACCGACTCGTTGAATTGGGCAGCCAAGTCCTCGACATTATCCGACTCGGTCAAGGTCAGCGTAATGTCCGGATCGGCATCCGTTTCTCCCTCGGCCTCACCCTCGCCCTCCTTCGGAATATCGAGTACCGGGAGTACCTTCACCATCCGCGCATAGGTGGTCGGCTTAATGAGCATCGTCTTGCAAATTTCCTCCTCGGTCTTCCCCTCGTCGAGAAGATCGCGGAGCCATGTGTATGACGTATCGGACTGAATGATGGCCTCCCGCTCGAACTGGAACACCGTTTCCAGTGCCTCCTTGTCTATATCCGGATAGGTTTTCATCAATTCATTCAGGATATCGTCAAAATACTTCCCCGACAATATCATCTTGCAGATTCGAACCTTAGACACGGGAAGTTTCTGCTCGGCAAGTTCCTCGGCGCTGGGGTCATGCTCCTGACGTGGTTCATCCGGTTCCTGGCCGGCATCAGGGATTATGTCCTTGGCGAAGGTGACCTCGGTTTCCGGGTTGACCGGGACTCGAATGAGCAGACTTCTCGCTTCTTGCATGGAGAGGTCCTGGATGTCGAATCCCCTCGGCACGGCATTTTCCGCGAAATTCATTTCGAATCCGCTACGCGGACAGAACTTGTAGATACGGGCCCGATAGCGCATCGGGGAGAAACTCTTGGATTGAATGTAACGTTCGAACTCTTCCGGCACAAGCCGGGTGCCGTTGGCATCTACCCACCTCGTCGGATCGCTCGGCACTAGCCGGCTCGCGAGCGGCATCTTGTTGCTGGTGATGCGGAAGAATGTGGCACCCCCGTTCGGGCACACTTCTATCGGGGGAAGGAAGCCTTCCGGTTCACGGCGGATATGGGTAAAGCAGTCAATCTGGGTACCGACACGGCTCTTCATCGGCTCCTTGGAGGAAATATGCTTCGAGTAAAGAGTGCATGCGGTAGCGCCACTCCGATCAAGGTCGCCAAAAACGAAATCCTTGATATTGCGGTACAGCTTGGGTTCAAGCCAGATGAATTCGTCATCCGACAGGCAGATGGCCCAGGATGGCTGCTTGCGCCGGGCAACGAACCGCTCGACGATATCCGACTTGTACGTCCAGTTGGCCTCGCCCGGAACGACCACCACGTCATGTTCCTTCCTGCGCTCACAGACCCCGTTCAGCCAGTCATGTTTTCCGTTGTTGAATACGAATATCGCATCAAACCCAAGTGCGATATGGTAGTCAAGCCATTCAGCAAAGTCGAGTTCGTTCCCGTTTACCTGGACCAGGCAATGGACGTTCATCATTATCAATCCTCCGATAAAGCTTTTACGTGTTGAAAACTATATCGGAATGGCGTACTTAGGCCAACCCAAGTTTTTCGGATAGATACTTGTACAACCGCATCGCCCTCGGTTGCTTTTCCGGGGTCATGACGACCGCGCCTTCGTAGCCCGACTTCAAGCTGAACTTGCCGGTCACCGAGTAGGCGGCGCCATCCTTGACGACAAGGCTGTTGACTTCCATATACCCGTCACCCATGCGGCGGAGTTCCCCTATCCGGATAACCACCTCAAAATACTCCGGGTCACGGTGATAGGCCACGTGGACGCTATTGCCGACATCAACCGTGCTCTCCAAGACAAACCCCTGGGCGGGATGCAGGAATGCGGAAAGCACATATTCAGGAAGATCGTCTTCGTCCATTCGACGGGATACTTCCTTTGCGGGTAGCGGCAGGATGAAATTGGGCTCATCTTTGACCTGCCCCTCGATTGTAAACGTTTTGTTTACATTGGCCACGTCGGCATTCCTTGCATTCGTGACACCAAGGGGAACGGGGCGCATGTTTAGGTCGCCGAACCCATTGCCGGCAAAATTGACCTGCACGACACCTTCATTGATTGCATCAATGAATCCCTTGGTCCAATCATTGTCCTTCATCGCCTCTTTTAGCTGAGAAAGAAATTGTTCCTTGTCTTCCGGATTCTTGAACTCATGCATCGCGGGCACATCCTTGAGACGCACGTTCTTATCCACGGGTACTGTCGCCAACAAAGGCGATACCGGAGAATCGCCCGATACAGTTGATTTCCCCTTGGCCTTGGCACCATTTTTCTTGGTGGAAACCTTCTTGGTATTATTCTTCGAAGCCATTGCTGCACCTCCTATAAAAGTTTGCCAATATCCGTGATCGGATCAATATCATTTACCGTAAACCCGCTGTACGCACGCCGCATACCGGTGTTGTCCGGCTCGGCTTCACTTTTGGGTATTGGCACGTACACCATCCCGTTCGACTGGGACACCTCGGGCATCTCGACCGGCATCCGTCTTGCGGCCATTTCGGCTGGGATCATGGTACGGTACCCATAGCTGCGCATATTCTGCATGAGTTCCTTGTAGTAATCCTCAACTTGCCAGAAGTCCAGGAGTTCAAACCCGCACAGGTTTGGTTCGGGTCTTGACAGCTCGGCATCAAGGGACATCGACACGGTCTCCGGGACACATGACAAGTCGATGAGCCTTCGGTTCCGCATGTATTGGTCGCCCCATCCGTTATTCTTGGCCACGTCGTATACATTCGGAAAACGCTCCAGGAACTTGGCCGCCGTCGGGGGACCGAACTGGTTCTTTACGGTAAAATCAAGCTCGCCGGTCTTCTGCTTGATGAACGCCATGCCGTTAATGTTGTCGGAGTCATCGCCGGCAAGAACCTTGACATCAAGATACTTTGCCGGATCGTCGACGGTCATGAAGTTAAACTGTATATGGTCGAATATGCGCACATGGGAGAACCCGATCTGCAGCATATCGCTATCGTGAGTCACTACGATGACATCGTCGCACACGTCGCGGAACTTCTTGGCGGCGGCATATATCACATCGTCGCCCTCCGCCCCGGGACATTCGACCGCCCTGGCGCGGAACAACGGCGCCAGCTCCTTGGCAAACTGCTCCTTGTATTTGCGCCACACCTTTCGATCTATGGAGAACGGCCATTCGTTCTTGGAGCGAGTGCCCTTGTATGCCGGAATTATCGGATCGCCTTTCGCCGTCTTCACGCCCCACAACATATCCTGGACCCGTTGCGGGAATTCATTCAGCTTCATGTGCGCGAGGGATTCCAGCTTGGGCATGTTGTCCACAGAGATCGGCTTTACGATGAACTGGCCGTCAATCGCCTTCTGGACTTCGTATGCCTTGTTGTCCGACTTGACAAAATATGCACGCTTCTCCGGGGACGTGATGTAGTATACCGTAGAATGTTCCCCGTAATATTCCCTTACCACCTCATTGCGCCAGGAGTTCTTCCCTTCCAGCGCGAATACGAGGTGCATCGGATTGAAGAGGCTGATCAGTTTGAGCAGTTCCTCAATCATGAACGTCCTCCAGAGGCGGACCTCCCCTTCCGCGCCCTGAAAGCCGTATTTTTCACGATTTTTTGCCGTATTGAGCGAAAATATCTGATGATAGGCCAACGAGGCCCAGTCAACAATCAAGCAACGGTTATTCACCTGCCTGTATGAACGTAACGGCGGGATACTATTTGTCAGACTCGGTTGCTTCTTCTTTGCCATCTCGTGAACAAATATAGCAAATACTTCAGAAAAATGCCAAAATATGCAAAAATATTAACCCAGACCAGATATCAACAAAATATACAACTTATTAACACTATATTCACCGTATATCGCCAATCTATCAACAACTTATCAACAATCTATTCACTCTCGTGTAAATTTTCGTACATATGGCAGATTCGTCTGCGCCATCTCCCTCGCCTTGTTCAGCCGTTCGGCCTTCTCAGCCGCCTCCTGCCGATGCTTCTTGATGTCCTCCGGCGTAAGGGTTGCCTCGTAGATCCCGTCCAGGTGGAATTCCTCCATTGGAATGTCCTCGGCATCGTAGTACGTCATGCGGAACCGCGAGTGTTTCAACATATAGTTGAATTTCTGTTCCATCCCGCTCCCGTCGCGCTTGCGTGTCCAGCAGTTGGCGTCATCGACAATGTCGAACACCTGCGCGAGCGTCTTGTTGGGGTGCTTCCTGACAATGCGACCGACCGACTGCATCACCTTGTACATCGATTTCGCCGGCTCCGCCAACACGAGGTTGTGCAGCAGCTTGATGTTGACGCCCTGCTTCATGCACCCGTATGTGGCGATGAGGATGTTACCGACGCTATCTTCGAGCATGTGACGGATTTCCTCGCGCTCGGCGGCATTGATTTCGCCTTCGATCACGTGGTAGTGATACTGTGGGAACCGTTTCGACAGGTAGTCGTGCAAATCATGGAGCCGGTCAAGCCCGTCATACAGGATCACCGTGTTCTCGGTCTGCTTCAAGGCGTTGCCCGAATCGATTAGCATCGATATGACATCCTTGCGCGAACTGTTCCCCAGAACGAGGGCCCGCTCGTCCGGATACTTGGAATAACATAGGCTGTACCTGGTCTTCGGGGGGTACGGCACATACAGGAAGTTGACCTTCACCGGGGTCAGCAGACCTTTCGCGATGAGTTCCCTCAGGTGAACCACGTCATACACCGGGCCCAGCTGTGACTCGATGTTACATGCGTCGATGAAATCGGCGCTGTCAGTCATGTCATCGGGCGCAAACGTGATGCCGATTTCCCCGTTCCTTGCACGGTTGTCCTTTGACGGCTTCACCAGCGGGAGCGTCCCCGAGACGCCGACCTTGAACCCGTTCGCGTTGACACACCATTCCAGCTCGGCCCTCAGCACCTTGCCCTTCATCCCGTGCGCCTCGTCGACGAGCACCGCATCGAACACCTTGAAGAAACCCTTGTGCTTGTGCTGCAATGTCTGCCAAGTCGATATGGTGATGTCCTTGAGAAGCGACTCCTCGCCTATTGACGCCTTGCGCAATTCTTCCAGCTTCTTTTTCGAGATGCGGTCGGACGACTCGCCATGCAGCAAGGTACAGTGCTCCCTGGCCTCGTCCCACCCATAATCCTGGTAGAAGTTGTCATATAGCTGCTCGACCAGGCCCTTGCTCGGTACGATAACCAGGACCTTCCGGTGTTCCTTCTCGACAAGGTAGCGCGCGATTATCATGATCGACACCGACTTGCCCGCGGACGTGCATGCGAACAGACAGCACCTACGCTTGTTCAGCGCAAGTTCAACGAGCCGATACTGGTGTTCGTACGGGGTGAGGCGGAACGCCTCCTTGCTGACCTTGCCCCCCTTGGCGAGCGCCTTTTCATATTCGCCGCGATTCCAGATATTCAGGGATTCCGCATAGGCCTTGATATCCTCCAACGGTATGGGACCATCCGGGGGAGAATACATCTGCCGGATTTCATTGGTTATGGAAATCCCGACCCTGTCCCCGTACTGCATCTTGAGGTAATCCCTCGCCCGGGCGACCATGCCGGTAGGAATCCACCCGTGGGACAGGTCGTAAAATTCTTCGTACGGCTTGGCACCGTTGATATGGTGCTTCACTTCCCAGGAACGCTTCTTGGATTCGCTAAAATACGTGAATGCTGAATTCAAAAACGTATGGACTGTGCTCGGGTTGAATCCCGGGCGGTCGGAATACACACGAACGGAAGCATGGGAGGCATCCCCCACGCCAAACTGCACTATCATGTCGTATTTCTTTTCTTCCGCCATACGGTCAGATCCTGTACCGGTGTCCCCTCGGCTCCGCTATCGACGACTGTGGCCGCGGTACCGAGTCAGCCGACGCGACCCATGCGGCGGAAATGTCGCCCGGACGTTCAGACACAAACCACACCAGCACCTTGTAGGTTGCACCCGGTCTCAGGAACCCGCCCGTCGAGGACAGGATCCACGTGTTGTCGCCCGAGCGTTCGGTAGGAAGTATTTCCCCCTCGGCATTGAGTTCAGCTTCAATCGCCGCCAGTGTCTTGGCGGTTACCATCGAGGAATCGAGACCGTCGGCCACGCCGTCCTGTTCCACGGATCCGGACACGGCGAACGTGACTCCCTTCTCGTGAATGACGGGATACGCATCGATTTCCATCGACGGGGTGTTCATCCCAAGCGCCCATTCGGTGGGGGAATATACCTCCACCCGGACCTTCTTCTCGGTTGCATGAATGTTCACACGTTCTTCGCTCATGTTGTTGAATTTAGCAAAACCGAGCCGGTGTGTCAATGGGTTCCGTTAAATCATTTCGCACAATTATGCACAATGCCTAATTGAGCTAGTGATTTCCTGCTTCAACGACCTGCACTGTTCTTGTGTTTCGAAGAACTGTAACCTCAAGTCTTTGGGGCGCGGTTCGGAACCGCTACCTTCCTCCGGGCATTCACCCGGAGGGCAAGCTGCCACGGCGTAACTCGCCGCAGTCTGCTGCGTGGCGTAACCAAGCAACCACAAGCCATAGAAACGCAAGTTCCTGGCTGCATTTACATCCCTGTCGTGGTGGCAGCCACAATGTGGGCAGGTCCACTCACGGTCAGTGAGCTTCAAATCTTCTTTCCTGTAGCATCCGCATTCGGAACAATACTGGCTGGACGCATAGAACTGAGGAGCCTTTACCAGCTTGATACCGAGCCACTTGCACTTGTATTCAAGCTGGGTGGCTATCCGGTTAAAGTTGGCATCGAGAACAGCCCCGGCAAGTTTCCTGTTCCGGCTCATGTTCTTCGGTTTCAACGACTCTATTACGAGCATCTTCGGTGCCAGTTTCCTAGTCAACGAAGTAGTACACTGATGAGCCGAGTTGATGCGGATGTTTGTTATCCTACGGTGCAAGTCAGCCACCTTGCGTATGGCCTTCTTGCGGTTCTTGGAACCTTTCCTTCTGCGGGAAATCTTCCTCTGCCAGCGTTTAAGACGCTGCATGTGGCTCTTGTATGCCTTCGGATTGGTAATCACTTCGCCGAATGAGGTGATGGCTAAATCCTTGACACCGAGGTCAACACCGACAACATCGTATTCGTCGTCGGTAATCTCGACATTCTCGTAGAGAGGGATGATGTCTGTCTTGTAGGCGAACGAGACGAACCAATGCGAGCCTTGTCTCGATACGGTAGCCATCGGGATAGGTACCTTGTCGGAACCGTCCGGTATTGGGATGTAGTCTTTCTCCTTGAGCTTTACCTTGCCGAGTGACGGCAACTGAACGAAATCCCTTCCGATATAGACAGAGCCGGTCAACCGGAAAGAATCCAGTTCACCGAACTTGTGAAATTGCGGGTGCTTGCCGGTTCCCTTGAAGAACTTCTGCCATGCTGTTCCGAGGTCCCGGAGCGCTTCCTGGCCACAGCACTTGGACAGCTCCATCAGCCACTCATTACCTTCCAGGTGCTTGTATTCAACCCATTCCCGGTGCCAGTCGATAGGAGAGCCGAGCTTACATTTTGGCTTCTGACCTTCCGGCGTGTTCTCCTTGGCCAGTTCGTAAGCCTTGTTCTGCTCGGCGAGCTTCCAGTTGTAGGCGCGTCGTGCGGCAGCACAGGACCGGAAGCACTTCCGTTCCTGTTCCTTGGTGAGCCGGAGCTCTATCTTTCTGCCGCACTGTTGTTCCATTACATACCTTCTATTTCCATTACTTCACCAATAGGTTTTCCTACATACGCTTGCTTAAATTCCTCGCTTTCCGCGATTTTCTTATATCTATCTCTAATAGACTTTTGACGATTCTTCTTGCTTCTCTGTCCATAGAGTTTCGCCGAGAACACGGTAATCAGCGATAGCATGTCCTTTACCAGGTCGGCCTCAAATGATTCCTCCAGGACTTCCTCGACATATTCAACAACGACCCCGTGGGACCGGAAGTATTCGACCAGGAAGTTGTAATTGAACCGGGTCAGCCGGTCGTAGTGCTCGATGACCAAGCGGTTAAACTTATGCTCAGCGGCATCGCGCATCAGCTTCAATAGCTTCTTGCGGTTGTCGTTCAGACCGCTGCCCACCTCGTCAACTACCGGACCTACCGTATAGTGCTTCTCGGCGCAGTATTCCAGTACCCGCAGCTTCTGCCGTTCAAGCTCGCCCTTGGTCTTCTGTTCGGCGGAAGACACCCGGCAGTAGACGGCAGTAAGGTCCGGCCTGGCCTCGACTTCCTCGTCCTCCTTCATCAGACGGCGAAGTTCGTCCTCGTCATACTTGCGGTTGGCTGTAGGCGTAGCACGGTAGGGGTGTAATCTTCCCTGTTCTACCCACTTGACAATCGTGTTCCGGTGGATGTCGAGAATCTTGCATGCCTCACGACTTCTTAGCTTCTTCCCCATCTTCCACCTCGTCTTCCATTTCGATACCGAGCAGCTTGGCGTTCTCGTCGAGGAGCTTCTGGAACTCCTCCACGGTAGGCACATAATCCAGCTTGAGGACCATCGGCTGGATAGTACCGTCAGCCAGTTCAAACTCGTCCTTGGTGACTCGCACAACCTTCATACGATTTATCTTCATTTGCTATTCCTCTTTAGGTTTATAGCAAATATAATAAAACTTTTGTGCAAAAGTGTGGAAAATAGTTAAAAAGTGTGTAAAATTTATTTAACAGCAGTCAACCCTTCGGATGCGCTTTTTCGTAAACATCTTTACGGTATAGGAGTTACTTTTCCGCCTGGCGGAACCATTGCCGTCATGGGGACCCGGAACACGCAGGCCATCGGTCCACCGGCTGCTTTGGTGCACGGGCACCGAACCTCCGCCGAATCGCCAGCCATGCGGGTTCCATTCGGGTTTCCGGCCAGCGGTTTCGTAAACATCTTTATGGTACTGGAGTAGCTTTTCGCGCAGCGAAACAAGGGATTTTCAGGGTCCGGGAGCCCTGTACCATTGGTGTACTGAGGTTTTGTAATTATTTTTTTACCATTTTTCCCGGCGCACGGGCTTGCTAGAGGGGTTTTGTTTTCATAATTTTGCGAAAAACGGGCCCCGGCTGTCCGACCGGTACCGACGGTAGTCGGGCGGGTATAAGCTGGGGACGACGGCATGATGCGTATGGTGCCATTGGTGAACTTTTTGAATCAATTCGCTCCCGGGAATCCCCTGTCATGCGCAACTTTCCAGGGGATTGCCGGGAGCACCCTTTTTGCCGATGTCAGACGGTACACCTAAGTTCGAATACGAGATGCGGATTCTCGATAGGTTCAGGAAGCCGTTGCAGGGACTGCTGAAGGAACACGGCATACCCAGGAAGGACCATGATTACTACTGGATGGTAGTCCACTGGGTGACGAAGGGTCTGATGGAGTCGTATCACAGGGAATACATGGCTACCGGGAAACCCCCGAAACTCAGGGGGTGGTACTGCAGGCTCTATTCGCGCATAATGGAAACCGCGATGGGGCACAAGTATCTCGACGTGTTCAGGCGGCTCCGCGAGTGGGGCGTGGTGCAGCGCGGCGCGACTTACTGCGTCGGCGGTGACGGCAAGCCGGGGTGCTGCAAGCCGGTATGGTTCGGGGAACGGTTCGGCTACCTGCTGAAAGAATACTGCTATGCAAAGGACGTGGCCCACCTGTATGGCAAGGGGAGGTTTCCCTGTGGCCGGATGATGAACGTGAAGGTCAGGTCCAAGTTCCTCCTGAAACGGTTGGAAAAATGCGCCATGCAGCGCAAGGAGGTTCAGATGCGCGACCCGGTGGTTGTGAACGTGCATGAGAACCTGAAACACTTCTCGATCGATCGGTCCAAGGCAACAAAATCCCTTATCGAATCGGGCGTCACCGGGAAGCGGCTCGACCGCGAATTGCGAAAGATAGACAGATTCAATTCGGTTGAGCGCAGCGAGACATCGCTATTTGTCGTGCGCGACGATTACGGTCGCGTGCATACCAACGTCACCCAGCTCAAGAAGGAAGTGCGCGAGTGCGCGCTCTCGTGCGATGGCAAGCCGGTGTCCGAGGTCGACATAAAGAGCAGCCAGGGGGCGTTCCTGTGCTACATCATTGACGCCTACCTGAAAGGGGATCCGGCTGTATTGGGGAGGAACGCCCGTTCGTTCATCGCGATGGATCCGCGGGCCCCGGACTGGCTGGGGCGTCCGCAGCTGGAAAGGGAGTTTGCCGATTTCCGCGGAAAGCTGGAACGCCGGGAGCTGTACGAGTTCTTCGCCGGCGAAATGTCGCAGGACCTGGACCTCGACATGGTCGTGGGGCGGGACGAGGCGAAGCATGCGTTCCTTGCAACGTTGTTCTCCGGGATAGTCCTCGACCCCGATGGCGATCCCCAATGGCATGCGTGCCGGCGGGTGTGGGAGGAGAAATTCCCGAAACTGCTTGCGCTCGTGGATATGATGAAGGTGGCCAACTATCGGTCACTCGCGTACGAGATGCAGCGCATGGAAAGTACGTTCGTGTTCGACGTGGTGGTCCCGGCCATACGGCGGGAGCTCGGTTGTCCATACTGTACGGTGCACGATTCCATAATCGTCCCGTCGGAATACGGGGATGCCACCAAGAAGATAGTGGACAGGGAACTCGCGAGGTTCGGGATTCCGACTACCACTGTCGAGGAAAGGTCGATATTGGAACCCGATGACGAGTTTGCCCAGGCGGAAATGGCTTCGTTCTACGAGGCCGGCTACTATTGTGGGTGGGGCGATGCCGCGGACGCGGCGATAGCCGATGAGTACGCCCACGCGGCATCATAGCCCCCACCCAAGTATAAACTGCGGTGGAAACAGCCGCAGTGTGGGTGGAAATGCGATATTCTATTGAAAATCCGAAAGCGTTTGAGAAATTCAGGGGTGCTTTGGGTATGGGTGACGCGGAATGCGCCGGCGTATTCGAAGTTACCGATGGAAATGCGGTCATGCTGGCTGAATCCCTGCTTGAATACGGGATAGTGAAACCCGTCTTCGAAAACGACGAGGGGACCCCGGCGACCCCTACCCCCGCCAAGGCCACTCCGCCGCAACGGCCCCGGTCGACCAGGGCCGTTGCGGCGGAGAAGCGGGTGCATGACTCCCGCCGGGATACGGTCAAGGCGATCCGCGAGGTGGCCATCGACATGGGCATCGACGATCCCGACGGGTTCACCAAGAAAGCCGTCGGCGCAGTCATGGTAATTTCGCGCAAGAACCCGAAGGTATGGGACATCCTCGCCCGCGACGAGTCCAAGGTGAAGCAACTGGCGGTCAACGTCGCCAAGAAGGAACCTAACCTGTTCAACGCCATTTTGAAGAGTGGTGGATTCGAACGTATCGGGGTGGACATCAAGGGTGACGGTACCATGGCCCACGCGGTCCCGTCGAACGACGAGCGGATAGGCAACGACATCGAGAGGGCTGCCGGAATCCAGGTGCCCGATTACGTCGAGGTGCCCGGCATGTTCGACGTTGAGCCGGATGATTCCGAGTGGGAAGAGGCCGTGATTACTTCGTTCGGCTACCCGATGATCAATCTCACCTCACCCCTGGTACGGGACATGCTCCGTGCAGCTGACCCGAAAGCCCAGAAGCGAGCATACAAGGAATTCAAGCGGCAGCTTTCGTCCAGCCCGGACATTTCCAATGCACTCGGCATAGGGCTTGGCGGTACGCTGGGCGTACGGAAGAACTCGCAGGCGGGGCCGGAACGCGTGAAGGATTCCGGTATACGGACCGAGTCGGTGGAAACCCCCGTTGTCGAGGGCCTGGGCGATAAGGTGAAGGGGGCGTGGACAGCCGCGAAGGATATCGCCAGCGGGCGGACGTTTGCCAACCCGGTCGCGGTGTTGAAATCGATTGCAAACCAGAAGGGTACGCCGTGCAAGAGGAATCCGCTCCTCGTGAAATACGAGGACATTGCCGGGAAGTCCGCCGACGAAGGCGGGACGGTGACGGTAATGCCGCTTACCGGAAACGGGAAGAACAGCAAGCTGGACGTGCCCGCCTCGCACCTGGCCGCATTTTATAGCGTAGTCGACCCGAAGGATGGCATGAAACTGTATGCGAAACTGCTTGGCGAGGTGAAGCAGAATGACTTTGATGCGGCCAAGGGTAAGATGGAAAGGCTGAAGGAAACGGTCCCGTTCAACAAGAAGGCCATGATGTCGAACAATTCCGTCAACGACAACATGAGGAAACTCGGAACCTACATCGCCAAGACGGGACATCCCCCGTTTTACATATTGAAGGCGCGCACCGAACCCCGCGAGGCGGACCGGTGGTCGGATGACGATGCGGCCCACGGGTACCAGATGGTCACCATGGTCGTCGATGACCACAAGGCCGGCATGATATTGAAGGACTCTGTTGCCAAGGCGCTGTTCAGGATTGGATAATGTTGAAGTCGATGTTACAGGAAAGGTTGCGGAGCATACTGGAAGCCACCATGGGGGAATTTGCCGCTCCCCTGGATTCCGGTCGCGCTGAGCGTGCGCTGAAATTGCAGCACCGGTATGCCGGCATCGAGCGCAACCCTTCGGGTGATGCGGTAATAAAGTGGCATATACCGTCCCAGACGAATCCGGGAACGGTGTACGAGTGCTTTATCTCGGTAAAACCGAAGAACATGTCCCTGTTTGCCGTGGCGAACAACGTGCGCGACCTCCGCGCGAGGGTCCTTGCGCTGAAGGAGGCGGACGTTCGTTGTTTCTGTCCGTGCAAGGATTTCCGGTATTCCGGTGCGGCGTATAACATGTCGCACCTGCATGACGGGTTCGAGGATGGACACGGGGATGCCGGGTCCGACATACCGCCCGACGTGCGCGACCCGGAAAGGGATCGCACCATTTGCAAGCACCTGGCGGCGGCGTTCAAGGGAATGCTGACCAACGCCAGCAAGATCATGAAGGATGCTCGGGTCGCCAAGTTCCCGAAGGAGGCGCCCAACGATGTCGATATCGGTCCCTTGTCCAAGCGAAAGAAGGTCAAGGAAGCGCCCGCGAAAGCACCCGATATGTTCGATAGGCCGGCGGAACAGGAACCGGGGCGGCCTCCCGAAGTGATACCTTCTGCAGAGAAGGTAATCAGCGACAAGGATGCCATCCCGAAGATGGAAGGGTTGAACCCGGTGAAGATACCGGAAGTAAAGGAATCACTGGACGCGCTTGCCGGCGTCCTGCAGAAAGAAGGCGCCCTGTCCGGGGATACAAATCAGCCGGCTGAACCGGTTGTGCCCGAGAAGAAGGATGAACTGCCCGATGAAGACAAAGACGGCGAGGTTCCTGAGATGCCGGGGCTGAACGAACCGGAAAAGAAGCGCGATAACCTTCTGTATGACCTGGAAGACGCGAAGGATGATCCGATATTCAGCCCGGGCGAATGAAGTAGTTTTTCTGTCATGAGGTACCAACATGACAGAAACAGAAACAGAATACAAGCCGACTGAAGAAAGCGGACCACACGACAACCCTGCCGTTGGCGCCCCAGAGTCCGCAGAGGGCGCGACACCCGGCCAGTTGGATGGAGTCGAGAAAACACCGGATGTTGACGAGATTCCGATGGCGCAATTCAACCCGAATGAGATTCCCGATGTAAAACTCCTTAACGAAGAATGGAAGAAACGGGTTACGTGGAATCCATCGCGGGATAGCGTCTCGTGTACATATGACACGTTGAACCTCCCCACGTTTGAGGAAGCCAAGGCACTGACCAAACCGGATGTGGATGATTTCTCAAGTTTAAGCGGGAAGACCCACTGTAAGACAGACGCCTTACATGAATTTGCGAGCACGATTAGGTACAAGGTCAAGGTTGTGCCCCCTGACCCCAGAACGGGGAAGGATTACAAGATACTTAAAATGCCGAAGTATCCTCAATTCCTGAAACAGCTCGGCGTTGACAGTATCTCCGAAATAAGTCTTATGGATGTAAATGCGCATTTCTCTCCTAAGACTTTGAGTAGCATTCTTGAAGAATCGGAGAGCGACCGCCGGATAATAAAGGCGGCGTATTATATCGGCTGCCGGATGCACAGGCAGAACAGGCTACTCTCCGGAAAAATGAATGACGGTGATATTGATGTTATCAAGACACTCATACCGGACTATACCGATGAGACGATCATCAAAGTCAAGAATTGGATCAGCAACATTGTCGACGCGGAAAAAATCGAATCTCCCACGTTGGCATATGGCGATGAGCCCAGGACCGATTGCACTATCAGCGAGGGTTTTGGGCTAGACAACGTAGAGATCACCAAGGAACTGGTGGACCGTTGTGTTGCCGGATATAAAGCCGTCAACGAATCATACAATGTTCTCACCGATTGTCTGATGGGGACCCCGGCGGCCACGAGGGCGCAGCGCGAAGCAAGGGAGCGTGAGTCGTTCACCAAGCTGTTCAATCATGAGGCGGATATTCCGGGTAATCTCATCAAGAAGATAATGAGCATACCCATGGACAACTGGGACTTATTGGTTGAGCGGACACGGTTTACCATGAAGCACATCATGGCATCGCGTGAAGTCTCCATCGTAGTGAACCTCGGGGAAGGGGCGACACCGTTCTGTTGCATCGACTACCGGGTGATTGATGGTGGAGGGAATACCAAGTTCACCGCATCGTACGCAAGCATGGACGAGATGATGCGCGGGCGTAATTCCGCCACGCTGTTGCGCCTAATTGCGGCGAGATACCGGAGCGTAACGGTTTAATCGCATGTAGACAAGAAAAATGGCCACCTTCGGGGTGGCCATTTTTCTTGTCTAGTATATCGTCCTAATATTTTCGCCTTCGGGGACACCGGTGCGATGAAATCGCATTTCCAGCTTGGGGACCTTGCATATTCTCGCCTTCGCCGTCGAGAGCCAGAATCCGAAAAAGTGTTCGGCGAGATAGCCGTCAACCCTGAGATTGCTGTCATCGAGGCCGGCAATGCTGTCATATTTCTGCAACAATGAAAACAAATCTTTACAATATAGGTCAATCAGTGGTTTCTTGCCAATGAACATGTTGCACTGGATCAACGAGGGTCCTTTCAGGTACTCCACGAACCGGGTACCCAGGTTCGTCTTGGTTTCTTCGAGGACATTCAGGAATATGTCGAGCCATTTCATGTATTTGGCTTCGGCGAACCACTTGAATGCCGAATAATTCTTCCGGTGAAAAAATTCGGTTACGATGATGTCCGACTTGTCGAGGAGTTCGTTCGCCTGGTTCTTGGTCAGGCGTGACCATCCCTTGTTGTCGGCGTTTGCAAAGAAGCGGCGGTAGTGTTCCAGCCCAATGACGTTTGCGTTCGAATGCTTCCACATGTAGTACAGTGCGGTAAGCTCGCAATACCAAGGGTTCAGGTGGTCGATGTTGTCGCCCCTGTGGGGAACATCGACATAGAATTTTTCACGCCCTTCATCTAGTTCAATAAAATTGTTCCTGCTGGAACCGACTACTAAGATACTCATGGCGGAAAACTATACGAAAACCGGCAGCCGGGTGGCTGCCGCAATATATTTTGCCGGTAACTTAGATGAACCAGTCGGTGTCTCGGTTTTTCCACCGTTCTTCGGCGTCCTTGATGGCATCCTTGTCGGAAGCGAGCACAAGGTATCCACGAAGCATTGCGTAACCGTTGGGGAAAGTAAACGTCCAGATGTACAGGATGCACGGCTCGTCGACTCCCTTGACCTTAACCGGGATACCGTGTCCGAAATCCTTGTTGGCTTCGTAGTTCGATACGATGCTCTTGTAGAACTCATCATATGGCATGTTGGTTATGCCAACCAGGTCGTAATGGTTGAGGCGGCTTTCCAGTTCACCGTGTGCATAGACTCCGCCAACGTGTTCAGACGGTATCCCGGTGCGCTCGCCGGCAAACTCGTATTTCAGTTTTGGCGCACTTGGTTCTTCCGGCTTGGGTTCGGCAGGTGCCGCGCCGGTTTCCTGTGGATTGGGAGGACAGTCGAAACATGCTTTCACGCCTTCTTCGATCGCCTCGATGAGTGCACCGTTACTGTCGGTGCGCAGTTTGCCAATAGCTTCGCACAGCTTGGACAGTGGGCTACTGTTTACCACCGTACTCCCGATTGCGGGTTCCGCGGGGGTTGCTGGGTTCGCGCCGGACTCAAAGGCAGCCTTTGCGCCGGCTATGATGGTTTCGAGAATGTGATGGTTGGATTCGGTCCTCAATGTTTCCATTGACTCGAAAAATTTTTTCTGCAGTTCCTGGGAGACCATTTTATACTCCGGTTCGTACTGTCGGAAGTTTATAACATAGCGGCGAGAAAACTCACCCATCTTTAGTGGGTGAGATGAAAGCCGCTTGACGATTTTCGGAATTTTTGCTACATATATAAACTGATATACGAAGGCAACTCGCACTTGTCGTCGTGGAAAAGTTTAAGATGTACTTAGGTACATTGTGTCCTACCGGAAGTGCGAGTTCCGGTAGGATTTTTCGTATGATAGTCAAGAAAGGCATAGAAATCAAGCTATATCCGAATAAGGCGCAGAAGGTATTCTTTGCAAAGACCTTCGGTTGCTGTCGTTTTGTGTATAACCAGTGCCTTAAAATTAAGTCATATATCTACGAAGAGACCAAGATGTCTTTCCAGCCGAAATTGAAGTCGTTTAAGGAAGAATGGGAATGGCTCAAGGAAGCCGACTCGCAAGGACTGGCTAATGCCTATATGGATATGAACCAAGCCCACCAGAACTTCTTTACTGGTAAATCCAATTATCCGAGGTACAAGTCCAAGAAGGACAAGCAGAGCTACCGGAATGCTATGTGCCACAAGGATATTAAGAAACTAATTGTTGGCAATTCTATTGTACTGCCGAAGGTTGGTGCGGTCAAGTGCCGTTTCGGCAAGACATTCGAACACGAAAACATCGTTAAAATTTACAATGTTACAATCAAGAAAAGCAAGAAAGGCGACTATTATTGCTCAATATGTTGTGATGTTGATGTGCCGGAAATGGAACATACTGGCGAATGCGTAGGACTCGACCTCGGCATCAAGTCGTCCATCGTGATGTCCAACGGAGAAGTTATTAAGAATCCGCACTTCGAGGCGAAGTCGGAACGAAAGATTAGGCATTTGCAGAGGAAACTTGCAAAGGCGAAGAAAGGTGGCAGTCGATACGAGAAAGTTCGTATTCAACTGGCCGCAGCCTATGAAAAACTGGGTAACAGAAGGAAAAACTTCCTTCATCAAGTATCGCACAGATTAGTCCGTGACTACGATATCATCTGTATGGAGAACCTTAACATAAAGGGAATGCAGAAAAACCATTGTCTTGCTGGCGCGTTGGCCAATCAGGCACTCGGTACACTAACTAAGATGATAGAGTACAAAGCTCAATGGCATAACCGTACGGTCGTTAAGGTAGGACGGTTCTTCCCCAGTTCGCAACTATGCAACAACTGTGGGCATAGATACCATACATTGAAACTTAGCGAACGCGAGTGGATATGTCCAGACTGTGGTAGCGTAATAGATAGGGACTGGAATGCCGCCAAGAACATACTTGATGAAGGTCTTAGAATACTAGATAATGAAGGTACCCCGCGAACCGGGGAAGCCGTGGTCTTTCGACCGCTATGCCTTGCGGAGAACCCAACTGTGGATGACCGTCTTAACGACCTAAAAAGCAGTGGTGCGATGATGCGGGAAATTCAACTGGTTGCACCGGTGGTTAACGAAACCCACCGGTCTTTAGCCGGTGGGTAGTTCATAACTGGAAACTACCAATATTGCCTGGCTTGCCGCATTATGGCCATGAGTTGCTCACGGTCTTCTACATCCTCGGGAAGGGAATCTATCGGGGCCACCTGCTGGATGTCGCGCAAATCCCCTGGAATTTTGCGATCGAGGAGGAACGCGGTCAGGCTTTCCGTACCCTCGTCGACACGGGCAACGAAATTCTTGGCAAGTTCCTCGTCGTCGGTCTCGATTATGCGGATGTACCCCTTGCTTGTCATGGTAAGGACGACAAACTGGTGCACAGGGAACATGCAGTGGTGTGCAACCATCGACCCGATCATTTTGAACCAGTTGCCCAGGATGCACCCATACAGTGAGAGTTCTATGATACGTCCGTACGTCATGCTAGAAAACTATTCCTAAACCTCGGAGAATATCATCTGGCTCGTCTTGAACGGCATAACGAATCCGCCGAAGTGGGTCCCTATCTTTGCCTCGACCAGTGTAGGCTTCTTGTCCCTCGTCAGCATCTTGGCAATGAACCCGGCTGGCGCCTTGGTGAACATCATGTGTTCCTTCGGGACGAAAATGTACACCGGGGGGTGACCGTCGCGGTTGAGCATGGTGGCATATTCTTCTTCCGGGAGATGGAGCATGTCCATGTACACTTTCGCCCCCTTGGTTGGGGAGAGGACGTTGTACATCTCGATAATGAAGTCACGTGTCAGTTGAACGGTGCCTATCGACGAGTTGACATGTTTACCGTTTCTTGGGTACACTTCGACCATCAGCTCGGCATTTGTGGTATTGAGCACATCCTGGGCATCGATGGTAATGCGGTTTAAGGCGCAACGCACCCCTTTTGCATGATGGAAATCCTGCAACACCTTGATCGGCGATGACAGGCCAATCTTCTTGAGCATCTTCTTGACCTTCCAATAAGCCTCGCGAACGTGCCAGAAACGCTTGTCTTTCAGGATAGTTTGTATCTCGGGGCTCCCGAAGTTGATAAACGGGAATCCCATTGTCGTGATGACGGGTTCGTCCCATAGCACGGACGAATTTTCCTCGGAAAATCCGGGAGGGACTTCGACCGGGTTCAGGTATCTGGTCTTATCCCCGTCGACGAACGTGTGCCCGCCCGAAAGGTTGGTGTGCGGGATGCTCCCGCCGGATTTTCCGGTTGCAGGCATGACGTACTTGCCCGAATCCGTGCGGTTTATTAGGATGTCCTTCACGATGTCGCTGGTTACGCCGGGCACGTAATGTAGAAGGAACTGTGCGTTTGGGCTGTTGGACTCGATGTCCTTTTCGATTGCCGATACTGCGTCGAGGATCTGTTCTTTATTACCGGCGTGATTGAATACTTCGCTCAGGACACGGGCCGGAATCGGGTACTTGGTCTGGGGTTTCCATTGTGCCCCCGCCTTTTCACGACCTTCCCCGGAACCCGAACGCGCATTCGTCTGCTGGGCCGAGTATGGCTGTGCGGTCGGCGTACCCGACGTGGAGGAATTGAAACTGGGGACATCGGGTATGAATGCAGGGGAGTCATCGGCTGGTTCCTCCGGCGGATCAAACGACGTGACCTCCGGGAGTTCACCGTTGGATGCGGGGGAACCCGATGTCTCGTCCTGCTGGGGTGGTTGGGGCGATGCCTCGTGCAATGCGCCGTTTATCTTGGCGACAGCCGCATCGTCATACGGCTGGGAAAACTTCGTGACATACTGTGACGCGAGGTCGGCTGCCGCGGAAAGCTGGGCCGGGCTGGCGGATTGGATATTTTGGAGGTCAATGCCATCGTCCAGCAGTTTCGCGATGTTCAGCGCGGTGTACCCTTCTGGATTGGCCGACTTCAGTGCGTCGAGCGCAGGGGAGTGCGGGTAGTCGCTCGTGCCGTTGACTATGGAGAACGCATGTCCTAGCCAGGAAACTATCGTCTCGGCATCCTCGGATGATGGTCCCGCCGAAATCTTGTAAATATTGAGTATGTTAAGGGCACCCTGGGACACCTGTATCCCGCGAGTGGACACGCGCAGGATGCGGTATACGGCGTCGATGGCATCCTGACTCACCCCGGCATTGGCCATTTGGGTAAATGCGACTGACCAAAGCTCCGGTGAACCGTTCACGAAGCGTTTCGGTTTCGTCTTGTTCGGATCGGCGACCCCGCTGTTCAATTCTGTTAGACCGATGAGCTTAGTAGGCATACTGTATTTCGCTTTTTATGAGATTTATATAGTGGGTGGCGAGAAAACTCACTCATCTTTAGTTGGTGGGTGAGGGCCGCCATAAAGAAATTACAATGAAATAATTTTAGGGTAGGCTCACGCAAATGAGGAGCCTCCTGTGGATGACCGTCCTAGTGACCTAAAAAGCAGTTGCCCCGTTAACAAGCAGGAAATCCACCGGTCTTTAGCTGGTGGGTAGTTCATATTTGAGTGAATCGGTTATAAACTAGTGTTGTATATTGATTACGGTCAAGATGCAGCCGTTTAATGAGGTTTATGATGGCAGAGAACGCCCCGCTTTATGAAGCAACGACAATGGAAGCAACGACGGCCATTTCCGGGTTGGAAAAATCACTCAATGCGGTCAAACCATTGGGCATGGTCTTCCCGAAGGCCGAATCCGGGGGCAGCACGTACAGGATTGGTGAATCATCCGGGATGCAAGACTTCCCGCAGAACCTTGCATCGGTAATCTATGCCGCCTTCCACAAGGATGACGATCCCGAATTCTACAAGGCCATATGCGCCTCGGCTGCATACGGTCGCTATGATTACGATCCGAAGACCGGGCGATTCACGCCTACTGAATTTAACTTCGAGGGACGACCTGTAGAAGGACGTATCAACCAGTCATCGATGTACGGCCAGAAACCCTCGATTGCCGGGTTCAACCGTGACGACCAGAGTAAGGGCGAAGAAAGGGATATTGTCATTGGCTACCTTCTTCATCCGGAAAAACTCGTCAATGCGTCAAAGACATTCAGTGAAGCATTGCATAATGTCCTTGAATATGCCGCGCCGGAAGGTACCGACATGCCGTTGCTGGACAAGCTCAAAGGCATCAAGGACAGGATCCGATCCAAGTACGTTAGTGACTTGATGCGGCTTCGCGGTGTCAGGGGTGCCGGGACGGCAACCCCGAATGCCCTCGTGAGTCCACAAGACCGCAAGACAAGGGAAGCGAATGGGTTGCGCACGGCATCTATTTCCGAAGATGAAATCTATGCATACCTGGCCTGCAACATGGCCGAAGATTTCGCCAATGATATCCTGGCTGCAGCGGAAGAAGCATCTTCTGGAAACGCGAAGGGTACAGTGCAAGTACAGGATGTCCTGGATTTTGCCGAGCAATGGGTGGGCAACAATGGCAGCGGCGCCCGAATCAAGCGTGAAAAACGTACCGGCGACGATGCTGTTGATTACGAGCCGTTGGATGTAAAGACACGCAATGACTTGATAAACGCTCCGGTTGCACCCGAGTTTGTTATTCCGATGTTCGCGCAGAATGTCGGATGCTTCTCCGCCGTTGACGTAAAGGGAACCGCCGCTCTCGAAGATGCGAGGATGGGTTATCGCACGATCGGTCGTGCACTCGGGGTGAAACTCCCTCCCGAACCGACAGGCAAGGATGGGGCTTCGGCTTCGCCGGAAGCATTGGTTGAATTCAACGAAGGTGCCCGCGAATCGATTAACGAGTTTCTTGCCGAACTTGCCGAAGATACCGATCGCGCAAAGGAAGTCCGCGAACGCGCCGTTGAATACGTGAATGCGGCTGCTATACCGGATTCGTTGAAAAAGCGAATTCTCACCAATGTGTTCCAGATCAAAAAGGGCCAGTTGTATACTAAGTACCCAAGCATTGCGGGTACAGCCGATGAATTCAGGTACAGGAAGACCGGTGTCGGTCTGGGCAAGATTTCCTCGAAGATTACCGATATCTATAATCCGAATGAAGGATTGTTCAAGGTTGTTGCCGATAATCATCCCGGCCAGGATGGATGGAAGTCGAATGACGAGTTCACTGTCGATCTCGATGGCATCAGGAAAAGCGTATCCAGGACAGATGACGACACCCTCCATAACTACGAACGTCCGGCACTCGTTGAATACGTTGATACCGACCGGTCATTTGCAACGTATGCCATATGGAAGGGAATTGTCCCGTACAGCAAGATAGAAGATAACCGCGCTACGTACGATATTGGCCAAAGCGCCGAGACCAAGGAAGCTCGCGCGGCCAGTGCGGGCGACACGGTGCTTGACACCATGAAGGGGGTCGAAAATCGCGGAACCTTTGCTTCGCTCACCGGTTCCACCGCTGCAGGCTCCGATGAATCACTGGGTAGCAATGATGCCGAGGTGCGCACTAATCTGACAAAGATTGCAAGTGAACTGGGTGCTTTCGGGGTCGGCGAGAACGCGCTCTTTGGTAACCCAAAGGTCAATCGACTGGATAATGAAAATTTGCGTAACTATCTGATGCTTGCGGCAATAGACAACTACACCAGCAGGCTGAGCAGTTACATGAACAGGAACCTGACGGAGGATTCCGCGCAGCTGAAGGCGGCTTTCATGGCCGTCATGGGTAACCCCAAGATTATCTTGGGTAATGCATCCAATGCCGATATCCTCGAACAGATTGTTGACAAGCTGGATGAGTTTTCTGCCGCGACCGAGGCCGGTGGCGGTGACTTTGGTACCGGGCGTGAAATTGCCAGGTCGTATCTGTCCACGTTCTTTGACAACATCGATTCACAGAATGTGCCCGGTATGCTTGCCGAGACATATGGCGTGGGCAGTGATTCCTTGGCGGCGGCACTTGCCGCATACGACGCTGATTTGGCAAATGCAGCCAAGTCGATATGCGCCGGGTATGGCTACATTGGCCTGAAACAGACATCCGATTACGTCGGTGGAAAATATGGCTCCGGAAATCAGGTGGCCATTGAATCCCCGGCAAACTACAATTCCCCTGCGGGCGGTTTCCGCGAGACTCCGAAGGTACACGAGGCGCGTGGTTCTCTTCGTACCATCGTTGAACGGGTGGGCGAATTGGTGGCTGCTGCCAAGGCCGATCCGACTTCCAGCCTTGCTAAGATGGAAAAGATTGCATCCGGAGTAAAGAGTTCTGGATTGGTCGATGCATCCGCTATGGATCGCGCCGAGGCAGATGCGAAGAAGGTTCTGGGTGTTGCTGGCGGCACGACCGTGGCAAAGCCGGTGGAAACGGTATATGCGCTTGCATATGCTGTGTTGAAGGGCATGCTGTCAGGGAATGGTCGGATACGGAAACTTACCGAACACATCAACAAGGTGATTAAGCCGGTCGGCGGCAGGCTCTCCCGTCGCATGAGGGAATCCATCGGGAAGTTGGAAAAGAACATGATGGATCGCGCGGGTGACTTTGGCAAGGCACTTGGTACATTGGGTGTAATCCACAAGCTCAGTGCCGGCGGAAATGACTTCAAGCCGATTCACGATATCGCGCGTGAAGACGCGAACCCGCATACGTTCACCATGTATGGCGCTCTGGTCAGTGCCGTGCGTACTTGTCGCGACATGGCCAAGAAGATGGGTAACCTTTCGGATGACCTCATTGATCGCGTGACCGTCGATGTGGGTGGGCGCCCGAACGTTGGAGAGCCGGAGAGCAACACGCTCGGTGAAGAGGGACTGAAGGATGTGCAGGTCCCCCCGGAGGAAAGTTCTGGTATAAGCGACCGTGTGGAACAGCGCGCCAAGGAATGGCAGCCCAGCGATGAAACCAACACCTATCTTGGGTTCAGTGGTTACATGGGTATCGACACCGTTAAGCGCGGCCCGCACGAGGTGGAAGATGCCAAGACGATGGACTTGGCAAATGTCGAAGTGGCGACCACTGGTCTCTCCAAGGCTGCACTCATTGACTGCGTCAGGATGATTGACGATGCCCGCAGCATCATCGCGAAGGAAAACCGTAGCGGTGAAATGGGGAGCATGGCAAGGAAGTATAGCAACCCCGAAATGTGGGCCAGCTCGATAGTGGCAACCGCCGGTGATTACATGGAATCCAACCTGAGGATTGTTGCTCCCGACTATACGCGCACTGCAACCGGTGCACACGAGTTGTCTCCGGAAGTTGCGGAATCCTGGAAGGAAATTGCCGATAATACGCTTGATGGAATTAAGGCCAAGTGTACCCAGACCGCGGATGCGCGTATGGCTGCCGTGGCCAACAAGGTACAGGCGTTGCTTGACCGACTGGTGGTAAACCCACGTACGCTTGAAGACGTGTCAAATGTGAGCACTGCTCTCGCCAACATAATCAGGTATGTCGGCGAATACATGTACGACGTGTCCATGCCCGATCCGGTAAGCGGACAGTTCAACAAGCATCTGTCTCCGACCAAGGAAATGATCAGGATGGCCAGCATGCGTTCCATGCCGGGTCAGTCCGTTCGTGGCCAGCTTTCCGACGAAGGCGCGGCGAGTGCGGCAAACTTCGTCCGCTCGGTGGGCAATAGTATCGATGGCGCGGGTGAACTTGCCGAGACGCTTGCCAATCTCTATGCGATTTATGGGAGAGGCGACACCGAGGGTTATGATACCGCGCTCGGCGCGATGCGTGCCGGCGAGCATGCTGCGGAAAACAAGACTGACCGAGTGAAGACCGCGCTTCATGGTGGTAAGGCGCCTACTGAATTTGCGGCAATGCTCTATAACCGCGTATTTGAGTCCGAAGCAAATAATGACCGCGCATATGGATCGGTTGTGGACGCCATCAAGGCGGTTGCTGCTGGGAACCCATTGACTACGGCGGAGGCCAATGTCACCGAGGGTCGTTATGATTCCGAGGCGACACAGGAAGTGTCCATAGATTCCAACGGTCGTCTCGCCAAGACGAACGAGAATGGCGAAGTCATTGATCGCGCGGAACCGGATGTCATGGATGATATTTTCCATATGGCCGGCCTGAATGGTACCGTGCAGAACGGTCCAATGAAGGGACGTACCTATGCGTCCTGTGGCTTCGGGAACGCATCAATGGCCGAAATGCCGCTTGATGAAATCGACGGTAAGGTTGGCCGCGCGCTCGCTACCGCCCTTAGGGTGCAGATGGTTGACCGCCTGTTGTCCGACCGTACCTTCAACAACCTGCGCAACAACTCGGAACTCTGGGGTAAGCTGGTCAACATGTTCAGCGAGCTCGCGTTCGATCTCGACGGTGTGGCGGCTGCGTTGCTCTTTGCCACGCTTGACTACCCGATCCTTAATGCTGCCCAGGAAGCCCGCCAGGCCCGTTTGCGCAAGGCGGCCAAGGAAGACACTGCACTGGGTGAGGATGTTATCGCGGAGCGTCTGTCCCAGCAGCGGTCCGGTTCGGAAAACATGAGGATCAAGCCGCTTGCCGTGGCAATCATGAAGGGCCTCTTTGGTGCCAACGAGACATTGCGTTCCGAGGGCATGGAAGAGTTGACCCGGATACTCGGCGACGAACCGACACAGAGATTCCTGTCGTCGCTCGATAAGAATGAATTGAGTGAATTCAGTATCAAGCAGAAAACGGCTTTCTCGAATGCCAAGGCCAAGGAACTGATCGAGCAGTATGGCAAGAGCGCGAGCGAGAAGATGTTCGCCAATGCATCTGATGATGAAAAAATGGCCAGGGCGCTGACTACAATAAGGAGCGCCATAGATTCGGTCGCCTACGGCAAAACCGTAGCCGGGCACACGCCGGATGATTACTACAAAAACATCATTCCGGGGCTCATTGGTAAGGATCTCAGCGAAGCTCTCCTCCGGCCATTTGTCGGAGCGTACGACAATGCCAAAAACCGAGACACGGTCGATCAGGTAATCAGCCGCTTGATGTACAGCTTGACCCATTCCAATAGTGCAATCTACACTGCCCTGAAGCGTACTTTGGGCATTGGGGTGGATTCCAAGTCGAGTCTTGCTCGTACCGATCGTGACCGCGAATTGAGGGGTGACACCGCCGGCGCATCCCGCTCCATGAACATGGGTGCATGGGAGAAGCTCAGCGAACACATCAAGGAAAAGCTCGAAAAGTTCGATGTGAAGAATTCCGATGCCGCCGAACGGATGGCATTGGGGCGCAGCTTGCGCGAACTCGGCTTCGAATCGGACGTGAACGCATTCTGCTCGGATGTCATGGGTAACCCGGATAGACAGGCCGATATCGCGGATAAGTACGCCAAGAATCCGGATAATTACAGCGATGAGCTCCGGAAACACCTGGAAGGCGCCCTCGGTACGCTTACTCCGACATCTGAACACCCAACCGAACAGCTGGTGGTCGATATCGCTCGCCGGATGGAAGGTATGGAACCGCCGCTCCGTGGAATGAATATCGTCCGCGATGCCGATGGTAGGGAACGCCCGTTTGTCAAGTTCGCGAACTCCAAGTCTGCCCGTGACATGGAATATGCCCAGATGCAGCTTGGTATCCTGATGGGGATGTTCAAGAAGACATATGGGCATCCGCTGGTTGGCGCCAACGGGAACGTCTCCGATGATGACCTCAAAAAACTGGATCAGTTGATTGGCGGTTCGGATGTGCCGTTCCCGGTAGACCCGACAGCATCGCTTCGTGAGGTGAATAACCTGGTAATCAACGTAATCAACAATGTTGCTTCCCAGAAGGGTCATCCGTGGATTAAGGCGGTTGGCGGTGCGGCACCGAACCGGGTGTTTGAACGTCATGTCGAACGCCAGGACAAGGCCGGGACGAATGAAATGAAGAATTCGTTCACCGTACGCCTGGCGGAAGGGTACATCACCAAGATAGTGAAAAACTTCATGCGTGAGCATGACCTTCCATTCAGCAAGATCGTGGCCGAACAGAAGCGTCTGGAAACGCTCAAGAAGGGCGAAGTCAAGGGCGAACTGAGCATGATGGCGGCTGAGGTGCAGAAGCGCATCAACGATATTGTCGAGCGCGCCATCAAGGCGATGGTGCGTTCGGGCAATACGGTCTACGCGAAGGACGGATTAACCGTGAAATGGGATAATCCACCAAAGAAACCCGCCGCCGAGGATTACGTCGGTTAAAAAATGCCCGCCATGTGGCGGGCATTTTTAGTTCTTGTCGAAAATTTCCTATGCGTCATTCAAGTCGTTGGGTGCCTGGGCCGTCACGGTTCCATCCGGATTGTAGTTCAATTTGCGGGAAAAGAACTTAGCCTGCTCCTTCACGAATTTTTCTGCTTCACCCTTGGTCATTGTTCTGACATCGACTGTGAGGTGCGATGGATCAAGGGCGCCATAGGATGCTGCAGGCGGGGCGCTGAACATGCCGGGCGGGAGTGTTGGGAGGTCATCCAGCGAAATAACTTCCTCATTCGGATCGAATGGTTCCTCGGTGGTCCCATCCGTCCCGAAGCCATCTTGCGAATACACGAATTCAGATGAATCGTCATCTGGATTCAATGCGCCCGGGGGCAACATATCGATGAATGCCTTTGACAAGAGGTCGGTGAAATTGGTGTATGGGCTAGTGTCGGGGAAGTATTCTTTCAGGATGGCCAGATCGGATTCGGTCAGCGGGGCAGCAAACGAGAATCGTTCTTCATCCTGCATGTGTTTCATGATTTTCGCGGATGCTTCGGCAAGCGCATTGTTCTTCCTGTCCTCGTCGAGGGCGGCGGTGAACTTTTCCTTGCTAAACAGCTCGTTGACTTCAAAAAGGGTGATTTCCCCTACATGTGTCTTTCCGCTGAACAGGGCAAGGAATTTTGGGTATTTCGGCATGTCATCGACCCGGTAGTCCCTTCCATTTACGGGCGGATCAACTTTTACCTTATATCGAATCGCGGTAGTGAACTCGGACAATTCTTCAGAAATTCCAAGTTTTCCACGCAATACGCTGAAATCGTCAAAATCCGGGAGAGTTTGCTTCAATGCCTCGTCGTATGATGGCAAGTCGAGGGTGACGTATGTAACGGTGCGGGTTATCGTGGCGGGAGATTGGGATTCCGCGTCCTGGGCTTCACCAAGCTCGGTGGCTTCAAAATCCGGGCAATTCTTGGCCTTTTCAGCCAGCTCGCTTGCCTGATACTGCCCTTCAAGCGCGCCATGAATGTTACAGCAGAGGGCATTGTACCCGCAAAACATGTCGTATGCGTGGTGTTTACAGCCAATGCAGTGTTTGACGGTTTCGGTTGTGGTCTTCGTGGACGGTTCGGTTACCGACTGTTCAATCGGAGTGGTTTCTTCATTGGGTCCCATATAAAAATCCCTCGGTTAGTTTCCGAGGGTTAAACTATATTCATGTTTTTGGATTAGCGCCTAAATACCCAATAATCCATTCCCGTAATGGTCTTAAACAACTTTAAAGCGCTTTCACACGCCGCGGCGGCGGTGGAAATGATGTCCTCTCTGACCGGGTCGGGATTGGTCCCATCACCTACACTGCAGCACCCGTCAGCGCCGGCATATAGCCCGACATTGGTCTGTCCGGACCTGGCGCGATTGAATATATCGGCCATCTGTTCAGCAATTGGTCCCGGGGTGCCCTTGTCGATCATTGCCTCAAGGCAAGTGGTGAATGTATTCAGGTCAACCGACTCGCCGACCGCCGGGGCGCCACCGTCGGAACCGCCGGATGTGGCATAACTGGCATCCGCGGCAGCATTTGCCTCGTTGCCGGGAATGTCACTAATTGCACTGCCCATGGCATACCCGTAAAATCCCGGTTTCTTACGGTTTGGGCTATTGGACTCAACGGGATGGGTGATTTTGCGGTCTGGTTTAGGCGTAGACATTGAAGTTCTCCATTTAGACGTAGTTTATACCTGGATTCAAACTATAACCAAGATGGCTGACGCATATTCTATAATAGGTATCACCCGGAAAGCGAGTGACGAGGAAATACGGCGAGCGTACAAGGCGAAAGCGAGGTCGCTGCATCCCGACGTAGGCGGGGACCCAGCCGCCATGGCGGAATTGAACGAGGCATACGCAAAACTAAAGACTCCTGAATTGCGCAGGAAGTACGATGCCGCGCATTCGTTTTCCGGTACAATGGCAACATGGAGTGCAGCCATGGGCAAATCCACGGTGGCAAGGGACTTCGGGAAGGCGCCTGTGCAGAGCGATCCACGTAAGGTTGACGGGGGAGACATCACCGTCAACGTGGAGGTAACAATGGAATCGTTCCTGTATGGGGTGAAACTGATGACCGTGGAGTATGATGTTACCCACGAGTGTCTCGAATGTTCCGGGACCGGGGGCGAAACTCTCCGAACATGCCAGGTATGTAACGGGGAACGAAGGATTCGCACCATCGTTTCGGACCGTGACAAGGTTTCAACGTGCCCACGCTGTTCAGGCACCGGGTTTGAACCGGTTGGGACCTGCCCGGTATGCATGGGCAAGGGTATTACCACCAAGAAAGGCACCCACTCCTTTCGTTACAGGAAGGGCATGGTTGAACTGAAAGTGCCCGGAAAGGGGAACGGCGGTATCCATGGCGGTAAAAACGGGAACTTGCTGTTAAGGTTCAATCCACAGCCGCACGGCGGCATGATATTTGATGGCGAGCGGTTCCTGTATTCCGGCCATATACCGGTGGAGGGATTCATTTTGGGGCAATCGGTGGAACTTGACTACCCGGGCCCGCTACGTGTATTCACGATCCCAGCCGGAAGCGAGTACAGGTATTCGGTAATCGAGGAAGATTTCCTCGGGACCGGGTTCCCGTGTGAGTTCACGTTTACGCCAATGTCGGAAGAAACACCCGATATCCTGAAATGGCACTTCAAAACGATCCGGGATGCGCGAACTGATGTAGTTTCCCGGTAAGCAAGAGGAATATATGAGCAACACAATCTCCCTAACCATACCCGAACGATACGAAATCGTCAAGTACGCCCACCAGATTCCGAGTTCGAACTCGACATATTTCCAGTTTCCGTACTTTCTCGACGTAATCAACATCACGGATGAAGAAATCAAGGAATATGGAATCAAGATGGACCAGGGGTCCATCGAATGCAACTGTCCGGACAAGGTATTCGAATATAACGTCGAGGATTTCCCGGAAATCATCATGACGACTATCCGTCATTTCATCGATGACCTCCAGGAACAGATTGACGAAGAAAAGAAGAACACGCCCGACCACAGCGCATCCCCGCTGTATGTAAAGATCGTTGCGGCACTCTCGAAGTTGTTCCCATGTCCCCAGTCTCCTGTCAATTAGGGTTATGTTCCTGCCACTCCCAGTATAGTATCGTGCTGTCCGATGAGGATGGTGGCGATCTCGTACAGGAGTTCAAGGACGAAATCGATCGGATGATGGGCATCGTCGAGGTGGACTATGTCCCGGTCCCCGTCTATGTGACGATGGGGACCATTGGCAACCTCCATGCCGAATACTTGATACTGTTCCAGTATGCGGGAATACCGTTCATATTAACGACATCATGCTCTATTGATGGTGCCGGGCTGAGCGACGCGGCGCTCACTAACGGGGGCGGTCGTTTGATTGCGTCCGTGTATGGCACCAATAACCGCAGGGTATATTCTCTCGGATTCATTGAACCCAGTCGGAACCCGCTTGACTATGCGAAGACGTATCTTGAACGGAATCCACCAATCCCGTCACCCGACATAGACGAGGCTGTCGCCGAGACACACCTGGTTCATTCAAAGACATATGAGCGTATAGGGGTAATCTCCAAGGACGGGGGAACCCGGCTGGAAATTTATTCCCTCGATGGCGATGAAAGTAGGATGATTCGCGGAAACAAGGATTTCCAGCGGGACCCCTCCGGTGAACGCGAGATCCCCGATGGCATGGTTGAAGTGGTTGCATATGGGGGTCTCCCTGACGTGATTTCGGTAGGTAACCTCTGTAGTGCAGACGGATATGTGTTTGAGGTATGGGTGCCGAATGCCCCGGGGTTGACGAGAATGGCAAGGGAAATCTATAACGATGGCCTTTTGCCGATAGATGCATTCACCGTGGACATGGATGGTATAGAAGAATGCTACGCCAGGTTCCATGGCAATTTGCGGAAACTCGAAGATGAGGCTATCCAAAAGGAAATACAGTCCGATAGCGACATGCCACCCGAAATACTGACCGACGAGGAAATTTAATGCGCTCCTGCCGAGCGCATTTTACATCTGCTGTCTATTATTTTTGATATTTCTATCGAATATGCATTCAATATACGGACATACGATTACCGTATCCTTCGGTATGCTGCAACAAAGGTTGTGCAGGGCCTTACGTATGTCTCCGTGTGCACCAGGTATAGGAGTCAGTTGAAGCATGGACATTCCTCATTTGTGTGGACCTACCCTAAAACTATTTCATTTTAATTCATCTGGGACGGCTCACACCCCACCCACTTTATAAATCTGTGACAAACAGAATATGGATTCCCCAAATGACCGTGAAGATTAATCATCCCGATATGACACCCGTCCAGGCCCTGGATAGTATAAAGGCGCGACTACTTGCGGCGATAGAGAAGGGCAAGCAGGCGGCAGCTGGGCCCAAGGTAGAGTCGATCATGGAAGCTACCGAAGACGCAGGCGATAACGACGAGTTGAATTTTGATTTCGGTTTCGAGGAAGAGCCCCAACAGGGGGATCAGGACAATGCGCCCGATTACGGTGACACGCCAGTTCCCGTAAAGCAGCCGGAACGCAATCAACCCAATGCTACACAACGAACGTTGAAGGGCGTGATGGGTGGCGATGGCAAGGCCGGCTCGGTCCCGGACGCCGTCATGACGCCGGACAAGCGAGCCGAACTTGAACGTCAGGCGAACGAGTATTTAAAGGGATGGCAGAAATTCTCCGTTGCCGAAATCAAGGCTAACGTATTGAGCCTGTTTGAACTCGCGTCGCAGAATAAGCAATACCTGGCATCCGCTGGTCCGCTTATTACGGAAGGGGAATTGCGCGCCATATTCTATGGCGAATACATATCATACCAAGACAAGCCGGGTCTGTCCAAGGCTACCTTGAGTGCACTCGACCGCGTTCCTACCTTGTTCAACGAGCATTTTTCGGACATCATGAAAAAATTTGATGCCAGACTGCATGGGGAGGATGCGGCGGGCAAGAATGGGCGCAAGTTCCTTGAAGGTGGGTCGCTGATGGCCTACTTGATTGCCTGTGGACACAAGGATGTTATCCGCACGGCCAGTCTTGAACCAAGTCGTGATCTTGCGCTTGGCAAGGAAGAGGGCATATGTAACTTCATCCTGTCGCGCGATTTGAAGAAGTGCATGGAATGGGTTGGCGGCAGTATGGATAAGCATGGAATTACCGGGTACGGTAAGGAAAGCATCGCGCTCGACATACTGGCGAACGGCATGAACAAGGATGATATCCGCGCGATTACTGGCGGAACTACCAAGAAAGATTACATTTCGCCTCGCTTTGGCAGCCTCGAACGGCGCGGCGACAACGTTGCCGTATTGGGCGGACGGGAGTTTCTTGACGCGTTCGTGAATCAGTTCGGGCAGTTCCTCGCTATGGTGGATGCCGAGCCGATGTATCCGGATACCCAGAAGGCAACTACGCGCACGGGTTTCAAGGGTCGCACTGGCCTGTATATGGTGCTGTATCCCGAGAAGCCGTACCTTGAATACATCCAGGAGTTCAGGCGCCATGGCGCAATTGTCCCGATTTCGTTCAACGCGGGAACCGTATCGCTCGACAAGGGCGGAACCGCCGATAGCAATGATGCCGGGCGTGTATCCGACATATTGCAGGGCCATGCCACTGATACGGGCTTGGTTGGCAACGGGCAACCGGTTAGCGAACGGCTGACGATAAATAACCTAGTCGATCGAATGGAACACCCCGCATTTAGGTCGCTCGCGGCAAAATGCGGCCTTGAATCTGAATTGGATGCGATATTGAAGATGGGCGAATCGTTGTCCCCGACGAGCTTGTCTAAGTTTACCTCAGCTCTACTGATGAAGCTGGCAGAAAAGAGCGGGGTTTCCCCCAAGGTCGTCGAAAACCATTCGTATGCGTATGTTGACATACCGGGTGAAGGCGCGCTGGTACACCGAATTTCTGCCGGGCTATCTTCCCAGGAACAGTCTGCTCTTCGTACGGTCGGAATATTCAATGACATGGTGAAATCCAGGTTGAATGCGGCCAAGGATACCAGGGACGTTGGCGACATTACCGGCATGAGCGCGGCTGAGCGGAATTCATTGCTTGTCCCGGAAATTAACATAGGCAATCTTGCTAGGGAATGTTTCTCTGATGATGCTTCCAAGGAAATGCTCGACATTGCGCGTGGATACATGATTAACGCGCTTGGTACCGCTGTTGGGTTTGACGGGAGCGATGCTCAGATTGTTGGTTCGGCCCGCGATTTCGGGGGAACCGACATGAACTCGAGGATAATCATGACTGAGCTTGCTCGCATCACGCCGGACAAGCTCCCGGCCTACGCGGACAGTTTCTCGGACAAGGCTGCCGAACACTGGCGCCTGGTACAGGAGTCGGCGAAGAATAGCGGTCGTGACGAGGGCGGCGATTTCTTTGATGATACAAAGACCGTGCCGGTTACCGCACTGGGTGACACGAGTCTTGCGAAGGCGATGCACTTCTATGACAAAAACGGGAATCCTGTATCCGAAATCAAGGCAGTAATCGAGAATATCGCTGGATTCGAACCCGGTTTCATTGATGGATACATCAAGGCATTGAAGGAGGACAACGGTGCCGTCCTGGCAGAGAAGGCAAGCGAAATCAAGAAATATGGCCGTGGCATAATTAACGTCAAGTTGACCGACAATTCAACTGAACGGGTCAATCGCGTGACCGAGGATCCTACGAAAAAAGCGCAGAAGCGAGCCAACCTGAAAAGCCAGTTGAAGGGGTGGATGTAACCGGAGGATAGCGGTGGACATTATACCGATATACGATACGTGTTTCAGCATGGACACAGACGGGGTTGCGCGTAATCGCGAAACGGATCTCCCCGTTTCGGCAAGGTCGTTTGTTGCGTTTAAGATCCCGGTTACTGAACTGGGCAATATGCTGGCACCGACGGTTACCGTGGCACTGCATGTCACGCACATCAACATGCTGTGCAATCAACTTGGAAAAATCGGGCTATACGAAATGAGCGATTCCACATGGGTGGGTACTGACACGTATGCTTCGGTGGATGCAAGAATAGCATCGAGTCCGCTCGCCATCCCCGATCCGAACGAGTGGAGAAATTATGATTGCAACGATTCGATGCCGGGAACCTTTGAGCTGGTAATTCCATCTGAGACGGTGATGCGGTGGAAAGAACGCCGTCTGTCGGTGGTATCTATGGCGATTGCACCATACGGCGAATTCGAGCCGGGTGGTTACGTGACGATAGGATCAACCGAACAGCCGAACCCGGATGAGTGCATCGTTGTCAGGATAGAAGAGGGGTCCCACACTCCGGTTGAGCCGATAGATGTCGTTGTCATCCCATCGACGCTAGTCCCGGGGTCCCGGGTGGGCATCGAGCCGGCGACACCGGATAAGACATTTGACGTGTCCGCATCGAGTCTTGTTGCCAAAGTTGGTGGGGAAGTAACCAGGATAGTCTCCGTATCGGCAACGTCGTTGAAAATCGTCGTGCCCGATGTGGACAGGATGCCCGAGGGTGCGATAGTCAACGGACGCGTGTCGCTGGAAATAGTGGACAATTATGGTGACCCGGTGATTAATCCGATCGAGGCATACTATGATTCCGACATGTCTCGCAGGAACAAGTATTTCACCGACCCTTCGCGACCATCGGGCGATATTGCTAACGCGAGCAATTCGGCCATGTATAATCGTGATCTCGGCTTTGTAAATTTTGCGGAAGTTACCGACGAGAACAGTCTCGTCCAGAACATTTATAACATATTACTCACGCGAAAGGGCGAACGGCTCTTTAACCAGGAATTTGGTACCACGCTGGAGGAACGGGTGTTTGCCCTCATGGGCGCCGGGGACGAGGACTCGATACTGCAAGAATGCTATACCGCGATAAGGGAGTACGAACCGCGTGTCTCGGTTGACTATGATGCCAGTCGAGTGGAAATGGATTATGACGGCAACACGATTCGGATAATCCTGGCACTGGTGTTGCCGCAGGGTTCGTCGGAATATATCGTTCTCCCATTCAGCATGCGAGGGGGTGCTAGGTGATGATGCTTGGGCAGCAGGTCGCTACCCATACCCACCTCGTGTACGTTGACAGCTACAAGGAAGGGTGGCGGGAGGTAGCCGGGCGACTGGGGATATGCCGGGATGACGGCACCCCCAATCCGGGTAACGTCATTGCCGAGGATAGGTACATCAATTCCAACGGTGTTACGATGCCCGCAATGCGGCTCGATGGGAAGAGCCTGGAAGTATATGTGGTGGACGGTATAGTAGATGGCGTAGTGGATGCCAGGACACTGGCTGATGCATTAAATCACTTCCATGTTCCCGCATACGAGGCCAACGGATACAAGTTTGCCGGCAAGTTCAGTACATTGGCTAATGCGCCCAACATGGTATATGACAAACTCCGGCGAGGCATAACGTTCAACGCGGAGCGCACCAAGGACTTGCGTGCCATTCATGAGCTGATGGCCAACCTCGGCGTCGATAACGGAAAATTCATGGAGCCTTTGGTGAGCCGGTACATATACACGGTGAACCAGATGCCGCGGAAAAAGAACCGGGGCATCCCGGTGTTCGGGTATTTCGACATGGAGGATTACCTGGCAATCATAAAGGACAACCGGGTGTCGATGTTCCACCCGGCGGGAAATCTGGAAGCATTGCTGTACATAGAGCGTAAACAGACCCCGGGGAAAGTGGTACTGAAAGACATTGCCGAGAATGGCACGGCCATGGTGTCGCTAGAGGGATTCAATGCAATATTGGATGTGAAGAAGATGAATTCGTTCAGGCCGGTCGTCATGTTCAGCATGACGCCATTCAAGCTCCCCGAAAGCTCCAAATTCCCCTGGACTAAGATACGATATGGGAAATTTGAGGTATTCTGCACGCCGATGATGGGGAAAATGAGCATGTTTGAGCATATACAAGGCGGCGTGAATTTGCTTTCCAGCATGAAGTAGTGAAATAATTGTTGATAATGTTGATAAAATGTGTAAAAGTATTTGACAAATAGGCGGTCGCAAGCTCACGCCCTTTAGGGCGTGGGTAAGACCCGCCGTAAGGAATGCAAGAAATAAATTACATACAAGAGTCGCTAAATAATATTATATTTGAGATAAGATGTTATAAACTTTAATTGAAGTCAAGAAATTTATCATGGAAGCAGTAAGAAGCGAAGATACGAAGGCCAAGATACGGGCAAGCATGTCCGCCACGAAGGCCAGACGGCAGACCCAGGTCTGCCGTGTATTCGAGCTTAAAGTTTCCATAAGGCATAACCCTAAATCGGTGTTCGAGAAGATGTCCCAATGCTTCAAGGAGACGAAGTGGGTAATCAATGACATGCTATCGTTGTCCAAGAATAATCCCGACAATAGCATGTTCGACTACAAGTATACCGAACACAAGGATGTAGTACATTACGACAAGGACAATAACCCAGTTCATTCTCCAATCACCTTGCCGTCGGTGCTTCATCGAGCGACAGTTGCCCAGAAGAAGACCGACATAGTGAACTTGGCCAAGGCCAAGGCACATGGAAGAAAGATTGGCGCATTGAAGTTCAAGCGGCAAGTGGACTGCATACCTATCATCACTGGGTTCACGCAGATTATTGATGGCTGCAGGATAACCATACCGGGGTTCAAGAAGATCCGGGTCAACGGACTGAACCAGCTTCACCAGTTCGAGAAATTTGAAATAGCCGATGCCAAGTTGGTTCGCAAGGCATCCGGTTATTATGTGAAGATTAGCATAATGCTACCGAAATCATCAAGGAACCCTACCAACCGAGAGGTCGGGCTTGATTTCGGTATAAAGGATTCCATAACGACATCAAACGGCGACAAGTACACCTGCAAAGTGCAAGAATCGGAACGCCTGAAGTACCTTTCACGAATGTTGAACAGGCACAAGACAGAGAAGGGTTCCAAGCGGCGATGGAGATGTAAGTGTCAACTGGCCAGGGAATATGAACATTTGGCAAATAGACGGAAGGATATTGCCAACAAGATATACCATGGGCTGGTAACCGATTACGATGTTATCTACTTTCAAGATGAGCAGATTAAGAACTGGCAGAAAGGGTTGTTCGGCAAGTCCGTACAGTCTTCCTGTCTAGGTTCGTTGAAACAACGACTTGTCGCTCTCGAAGCGAGTGGGCGTAGTTTCAAGATTTCTAAGTGGGAACCCACCACCAAGCTATGCCCGATGTGCGGTTGTATCAACCATCCTACACTTGCTGATAGAATTTATAAGTGTGGTTGTGGGTATATTATGGACAGGGATATCCATTCTGCTCGTGTAGTCTTGATGATTGGCTCGTCTAAAAGAGCCGAGTGCGTGGAACACGCCTCCGCTGAGGTAGCCACCTCTATGCCTCCTGGTTATACTGGGTTAGCACAAGCGGCTCCGTTGAAGCGAAAACTCGAAGCTCACCGCCTTTAGGCTGTGGGTAGTTCACAAGCGATGGATAAAAAGTTAAATTAAAACCAAAGAAACCAGCGAGGAAACGTATGGCAAAGAAAGCAGCAACTGTAACAACCGGGGTGACTCTTGCCCCCAATTTCGGGTTCTTCCGTAAGTTGAAGACCGGCGATAAATATTTGGATAATAACAAGAAGCGGCCCGAGTATGGTTTCATCCATAGCGGGTCTTATGCGTTTAATGCGGCTCTGTCAGGCGACGTGTACCAGGGCTTCCACATGAATAAGTTCTTCATGGCTGTGGGTTTCTTCGGGACTGGTAAGTCCCTCATCGCGAAGCTGAACTTCGCCCTCGAGCTCATGAAGCAGGGGTACTATATTTTCTGGTTCGATACCGAAAACGAAACCACGGAAGAAATGCTTATCCGTGACTTCGGCTTCATCGAGGGGCAGTTCGAGATTATTAGGATGCATACAGTCGAAGAATGTCACCATAGCCTTTCGCTGCTCGTGTCGCAGCTCGAAGCAGACAAGGGCGAGAAATTCGAGAATGAGCGAAAGTGCGCATTCGTGCTTGATTCCGTTGGCGGCCTCTTCACGAACAAGGGTGTGGATGACAATGAGAAGGGTGTGGACTCTGCTGATATAACCAAGGCCAAGAAACTGAAAGCCCTCTATACGGACATGGCGTTCCGTTGTGGTGAACTCGGCATCCCGATGTATTCGACAAACCATAAGTATTTCAAGCCGACCTCTTATGGGAATCCGATCGAAATTGCCGGTGGTGAAGGTGCCAAGTATTTCGCTCGCATTATTTTCGATCTCACCGTTGGCTTCGAAGTTGTTTCCAAGGATGACAAAACCAAGTTGGGTCTTATCCTCAACGTTGACATCAAGAAGAGTTGCTTTGTTCACGTTGGGACAAAGGTCAAGATGTACCTCGACTGGAAGACTGGCCTTAACCCGTATTATGGCCTCCACGAGATAGCGAAGGCCGCCGGGTTGTTGGATTCATATAACGCGACAAAATACAAAGATGTCCCGCCTCCTGTCGGGCGAGTTGGTAATGCCGGGGCATGGGTCATCAAGGATCCGCGCAAGCCGCGTACCGAATGGATTACCTGCTTGAACAAGGACTTGCACAAGGCCGAAACCATTGGTACCATTCTCGATCCGATTAACGATTATGTGCACGAGACGTTCAGGAACAAGTCGCTGGCTGACAAGCTGGGTGAGAATGGAATCGATGATTCCGTTAGCCTCGAAATCAATGAGGCGGAGGTCGATGCCAACCTGAAGCGGGCTGAAAAGGAAGCCAAGAAGAGGGGTGCCAGCATGGCGAAGGCATTGGGCGAGGATGCCGCGGGGGAGGAATCCGCCCCTGAGGAATCCGTCTAAACGGCGAAAGCGTGATGAAAAGTCGGGGCCTCCCCCGACTTTTTCCATATATTTTACAATTCCCCGTAAAGTTTTTACTATATTTTTGTAACGGAGTCGCGTATGCCCGATAATGCACCTGTTACTAATTTACCGCCACCTTTTACCCCGAATGCCGGCATGTCGCAGCCTGTGGCGCCACAGTATATGGCACCGCAGCAAATGATGCCACAATATACGGCACCTCAGCAGATGATGCCGCAGTATACGGCGCCACAGCAGGGAACGCAAGGGGGTGGCCCGACATTTCATAGTCCATGGGATCCAACTGTTATTGATGCACGACAGATACCAATTGCTCAGCTGACACGCGAAGACATGGTCATTAGGACCTATTTCAATGATGCTGTGCTGGGGCCGAAACTTCGGCGATACATGGACCCGAAGTTGTTCCTTGACCCAATCAACCAAGGGTTGATCAAGGTCATACAGATGTTCGAGCGCAAGTTCAATCGGATACCGAGCGCCCAGGAACTCATACTGGGTATGAATGCAAACGGGTTCTCCGAGCAAGTGATTGCTAAACTTAGCTACATCTGCAACACTCCGGTTGTTGGGGTCCGGCAAGAATACTTGATAGCTCTAATAGAGAAGCATTTTCAGGAAAGGATGTCGGAAAACCTCCTCATCAGTGCTTCGGAAAACATTCATGATCAACGGGTATCCGGAATCAATGAGCTAATCCCCAAGCTAAAAGAAGCTGTAAACTTTTCATTACATACCAATCTTGGGTTGAATGTCTATAATGACATCGAGACGGCACTGGCCTTGCTACAGGAACGCAAGGAGTGTATCCCATCGGCGATAAATGAGATTCGCGTGAAGACCGGGATGGTTGGGAAGGACGGGGCGCTTCGCGGTGGCGGCTACTATCGCAAGACATTGACATTATTCGCTGGCCAGCCTAATGTCGGAAAGAGCCTCATATTGGGTAATGAAGCCGTGTTTGCGTACCTCATGGGGTACAACGTATTCTACATATCTCTTGAACTGTCTGAGGATTACATATGGCAGCGGCTCATAGCGAACATTTGTGACGTGCCGATTACCGATGTCCTGGATATGAGCGCGGAAGCGTGCCGTGCGCGGTTTGACCAAGTACGCGCGGAACACAACCATACCGATGCCGGCAACATTCAGATTAAGCGACTCAAAACTACCACTACGCCTGCCGATATTGAAGCATACGTTGACCAGTATGAAGCCCAGTACGGTAAGCTCGATCTTCTTGTAATTGACTATATTGGTATCATGAAGCCAGGGCTGTCTGCCGCCGAGCAGCGCAGCATGTACCTCGATGGTGTGGCCAAGGCTGAACAGATCAGGGACTTCCTCATTGAACGGAATATCGCGGGTCTTTCTGCGGTGCAGTTCAACCGCACCGGTTACAATACCGTGGACGCGGGTATTGAATCTATATCCGGCTCCTCCGGCTATTCGGAAACATGCGACGTGATGATTTCCATTACATCCGACTCGGTGTTGCGTGAATGCGGCATGTTCTACCATCTTTTCCTCAAGAACCGTTTTGGTCGCAATTCGGACCACTTCGTGACAAGGTGCGACTATACGAAGATGAAATGGTTTGATGCAAACCAGGAAGAGATGACTAAGTATCAGGAACTGTGTACCGAAAGGGATGCGGTATTGGCAGCCCAGAATCCCCCTCGGAGGGGCGGTGGTGGCGGCAGGCAGTGGAAACAACAGGCCGCGCCGCCTCAGCAGCCGCCACCCGAACAGCTGCAATCGAGGCCGGGTGAACGAGTATCCAATATGGTATAGTTTTATGCCATGAAGATAGCTGGAATAGACCAATCGATAGACTCATCGGGGAAGGTCATCATGGACCTCGACGATGATACCCTGGATATAAAGTCCGTCGATTTCTATGGCTACAGTTCACACCTTTATAGACAGCACGAGGAAGAACGGGTCCATATCTATGCGCTTGGGACGGATTACGATAGAATGCCCATGATGACGCGCATGGATAGGGCATTTACCTTGCTGAGCCGCGACATGGAAGACGTGAAATATGTCGCATTCGAAGATTACGCGTACGCTAAGGCCAAGGATCAATCAAGTAACAGCGTTTTCCAGATTGGGGAATTCTGTGGCGGGGTGCGGTATTATTTCTACATGATGGGCAAGGGGATAATCACGTATGGCGTTCCACAAATCAAGCATTTCGCCACGGGGAACGGCAATGCGAAAAAGCCGGCCATGTGTCAGGCGGTGAAGGATATATATCCGCAGTTCTATTATCCGTTCATTGACACGCTGTCGCCTCAGTATGAGAGCCCCCATTCTGACCTATGCGATGCGTTCTGGATATGCGAAATTCTCCGCAATCACATCAAGCACGACATTTTGGGTCCCGAATCGCTTCCACCTGACATACTGGCCCTCATGAGGTTTACCTCGACTAAAGGCAAGGGGAAGCGCGGAGCGAAGGTTAGGTGCCTGCTGGACTACGATCTTGCGATTCGGTCGAACTTGATGTTCGACCCGGTGGCTGCCGGGCAGCGAAAGAAACCCGTCAGGAAAAAGAAAGTCGATTAATGGACTAGTTTTCCGGTAGATTACCAACCGGGATACATTATGATCCACATGCAAGACTGGTCACCTACGGAAGGTGACGCACTGAATCTATCCAAAGAAAACGAGACCGAACTCCTTGTTGGCGAAATCAACCAGTTCCTGAGTGCACCGCCCAGGTTCGAGGGTGACATCGCCGTTGTGCTTACCATGCCAGAATCGTATCTTCGCAAGGCCAGGGCCAAGCTGAACGAGGCGATCCACAAGGTATATGACCGATATCATCAATATGGCGTGTCCATGCTTGATGTTCTGTGCGCCATGGAGAGTGTTGTTGGTGCAGAAAAGCTCGCCCCCCTCGTCGACAACGACGTGAAGTTGATGGTCGCCTCGGAGAAGGGCATCGAAATTTCGACGGAAGAACTCGACATGGTCACCGAACGGTTGAAGAAAGGAGAACTGAGCTTTGACGTACAGAGGCTGCAGCCGGTACAGGAAGAACCCGAGGCGAGCGAGGATTCAGCCGAAGAGCAGGATGAGGATGCGGTATTTAACAATATGATGGAAACAATGGGCGACGAGGACGACGATAATGAGTAATTTTCATTTTCCGGGACACGGGGACACGGTAAGGGAAATCCAGCAGACACTGGAACGCGAGGCAGAGGAACGCAACAAGGAAATCAAGAGCACCAGCCTCATTTTGCTGAATGCGGAAGAAGGCGTGTACGGTAGTCACCAGACATTGCCAACGGAATATAGGGAAAAGTGGCTGACCAAGTTGCGAGAGGAAAGGGATAACCCGATGCTCGGCAAGGGATATATCTGCAGGGCGCCGGAATACGAGACGGATGCCGACGTGGTTACGGAAGCGCACGAGCTTGATTCCGAAGCGGCAAAGAAGATGTTTGTCACCGACAAGGATGGGAAGGAATACATTCCAGAAACCTACAACCCGAATGTTGACGATTCGGTGACATCCGACTTGGATGATGATTCCAAGAAGGTAATCGACATGTGCATTATCCAGAATGTCGCCAACAAGTGTATCGGCTGGGATTTCGAGGCCGTCATGAAAGAATGTGCCTCGGCGATAGAGGACGAATACGGGGCCGATTTCGAGTTGCCGGACAACTTGGACGAAATTGTCACGGCGGCTGTCGAGGAGGCGGAGACGCGAGCGAGATTGCTGACCGATCAGTCCGGCAAAATGTAAAAAATTTTATACATGGAAAAATACCATGGGTGGCTTCACGCCGCCCGTTCTTTTGCTATATTATTACCAGTGCCCATGAATGTATAAACTGCATCATGCAGAAAACATCGAGACAGTAGAGTCAACATCGAGAATTCAAACGCACTAGAACTAGATAACAAAGGATAACGTTATGGACAATTACGGCCAGAATCAGTTCGGCATCGGACAGCAGCCTCAGTTTGCTCAGCCGGGTGTCGGAGTACAGTACAATCCCATGTTTAACAACATGGGCGTCCCCGAAATGCCGGCGGCTCAGCCGGATCAGGTAAACCCCAATGAATGGCAGCTTCTCTGCGACAAGGATCATCCCGAGGTCGAAGCTGAAATCCGCATTCTTCCCAGGGGACTCGAAGGGGTTCAGGGGAGTATGTGGCCCCATGTCAATTCCAGGGTGCATTACCTCAAGACACGTGATGGTAAGCGCTGGGGCGATGCGGTCGTATGCCGCGAAAATCTCCCGGATCCGACACGCAAGAGGGGCAAGGCATATTGCCCGCTGTGTGACAAGGTTTGGAACCGCTATTACGATTACAAAAACAAGTATGGCGAAAAGGCCGTAAAGGAACTCCAGATTTCTGGTAACCTGGCAACCGATGACATCTACGTCAACGTTCTTGTCATCAAAGATTACGTCAATCCCGCCAACAATGGCCAAATCAAGATTTGGCACGCCAAGAGCAAGCAGTGGGATAAGGTCATGAGCGCCCTCCCGGCGAACAACACCGACAAGAACGGCAATGTGCGGCAGCAGTACACCGGTACTCCAAAGTACATTGGTATTCCGTGGCATGTCCTTCAGGGCTCCACATTCCACCTCAAGGGCGTCTGGGATACGACCAAGTCCTTTACGTCCGGCGGCGTGGTTCACACTGGTGTCGCGGTGTGGGAAGGTTCTTACTTCGATCCTAACCCGACTCCGATCGCGACCAGCAATGAAACCATTATGTCCATCTTGGGACAGTGCTTCAACTTGTCTGAATACGAAAAGCCGGTAAAGTCGGTTGAAGAAGTTGAAAAGATCGCACTCGATTTCTTCGCGGCCTACGATGGTCCCATCGCAGCAATGCCGGATACCAATAACAACTTTGGGGCAAATGGTTACCCGTCATATGCTCAGGCGCCGATGTATGGACAGCAGCCGGGCATGCAGCCGGGAATGCAGCCCGCTTCCCCGAGCCCGTATATGCCTCCCCAGAGGAAGACCACTATCGGCAATGCTGGTGTGTTGTTTAACACCGCATCGGCCCCGAACTACGGCGTGCCCCCGCAGCAGATGAACCCGCAGCAGAATATGTTCGGCCAGGGACAGCCGAATTTTGGGGCACCGAATGCAATGCCTAATGCGGCTGCCCCCGCTTCCGCCCCATTCGGGCAGTTCGGTGCGCCCGCCCAGGGTCAGATGCCTGGGGCAACGCCGGCGCCTAATGCCGGTCCAGGTCCTGCCACAGCAACGCCACCGTATGGCGCTCCTGCACCTGCTGGCGCACCGGGTGCGACGCCCTCCTTCGGGCAGTTTGGTGCACCTGCGGCACCGATGGGCGCCCCTGCCGGAAATGCATTCAATGCACAGCCGGCGGCGCCCGCCCCCACCCAGGTGGCCACGCCGACCCCGTACACTCCGCCTGCCGCACCCGAGCCACAGGCTATGCCAAACTTCGCGGCACCGGCTGCACCGCAGCCTAGCACCAATGCGGGTGTGCCGATGGCTCAGCCCGCTGGGAACGCGCCCGTGTTCCAGGCTGAGGACGGCATGGACCTGCCCTTCTAAGAATCTATCTGGTTCGAACGGCATCGTCCTTGGACGGTGCCGTTTTTTCTTCGAATATTTTGAGTGACGATGGCAATCGATTATTCCGACATACCGGCTGGGGTATACGATGGTATCATACGTGAGATGTACGGTGACTACAACCTGAAAGACCGTAAAGATCACTATGAATTCGTGTGTCCAGTGTGTGGAGATATGCGTTTTCCCAACAAGCGGAAAGCGTGGATATATAAGGATACTTGGAAATATATATGCTTCAAGTGTCCGTGTTCCATGCCGTTTGCAAAATATCTCAAGGAAACCGAGCCAGAGATGTACAAGAGACTGTTGCACTCGGCTTTTGGATCGATTCCTGAGAAACCTCGGCATGTTGAGAAAAAACAGGAAGAATTGCGGCCAGAAACGCAGCCGGGATTACCGTTCATGCCCGGTGAAATTATTCCGATTACGAGCAACCATCCTTTGGCACGGGCTGGGTTGGACCTGTGCAGGTCAAGAAAGATCAGGCCGGAAGTATTCGAGAAGTGGTTTGTGTGTCTCGAAGGGGACCAATTCCGGTGGCGTGACCAGTTCGGGCGTTATATTGTTAACCCGGATACCGGGAGACCGCGCGGGAACGAATACAGGAATCGCATCATCATTCCATTCTATCGATTTGGCGGCAGCTGGGGGCAATTTGATGCGCGCGCAATCGACCCGACCAATCCTCGGCGGTACCTGAATTTTGCCGGTGCGAAGCGCATTGCTTACAATATCGATTTCATTCGTGTCGATCGTCCATTCTACATTCTGGAAGGTACCATAGATTCGACCTTTATCCCGAATTCAATCGGGATTGGCGGTACAGAGCATCTCGATAGCATCTTGATGGACAACCCGCAACTTATGCAGAATAAGCAGAATGCAATATTCATATGGGATAACGATAATGCCGGACGGGATGCGCGCATGAAAACATGCCGTGCAGGGTGCAAGTGGTTCACGTGGGAAGGCATTACTGAGAAGGACGTTAATGGGGAAGTGATGCATGGCACCGCGTTTCCTCTTGATGCGAATGGATTCGTCAAACAGGAAGTTATTGATTCCAGGACGCGCGATGCCGCCGGATCGGAAATATTGTTCATGCTGAAATACGGCAATGTAGCTAAGGAAAAGTACAGGCATGCCATGACGGCACGGCGCGAAGCGAGGGAGCGCCGTAACGCGGCAAATACTCCGGAGGTGCTTTTCTAATGTTGGCTAGATTGGTTAGCAGGAAGGGTGAACCGCAGCCGGAGTTTGTGTCGGCTGCATGGGTGGCGAAATTCATCCGACGCGACGCCGATTATGTCAAGAAAATAAAGCTCCTGGAAGAAGTTCCCTTCAAGATTGATGGAAGCGGGCACAAAATATACAAGCTGGATGTCGTGAAGAACCGGGTGTATAAGTACAAGCTCACTCCCCCCGTGACAGATCACCCATTGTTTGAAATGAGCCAGGAAGAGGCCTTGCTCTATCTCGGAATAGCCAACCCTACGATGTACATGAATCATGTCAGGAAAGGGGACATAACGGTTCATGTGGGGAGCGATGGCAGGAAAAAGGTGTATCGTAAGGATGCCGACAGGTTTCTCCGCACATTTGACCGAAATTACTTGTTGCAGTACATTCGTGAGCCATTATTAATGTATGATGCGGCCCAAATACTTGGCGTTAACAGGAATTATATGGCGCAATTGATACGGAAGCACCAGATTTTTCCTGAACCACGCAAGAAGCGCGAGTATCGACGCATAAGCCAGGCAAGCATCATCAAATTCGTGACCGACCACCAAGGAGGAAGGAAGTTCAGGAAGCATCCCATCCCCGATTACATGAGTAGGGCGGTCGCGGAAATCTATTGCTCACCGATTCCCGATGCGAGGAATGCCCTTAGGGCGAGACTTATCGTCGCCGAGCAGTACGTTGACACCAACGGGAAACGTAAGTGGGGAATAAGCAAGGCGAAACTGGATGACTTCATTGACAAATGTTGGGCGGGGCGTTGCTATGGTACGCCAACGAAAAAATATTATACCGCAAGAAACATCGAGTGTAAGTTTGACAAGAGCAAGGCATGGATTGATCAGTTTATCCGCGGAAAATGCACCCGGGTGAACCGATATGGCGTGGCCTCGAAAACTGGGTTCAACTGTGGGTGGGCCAAGGAAGAAGTCGAAGCTATCGTGAATTCTGGAGTCGATTATTGCCCCGAAATCAAGCTACCGTCACAGGTGCACAGAAATGAACCCAAGCGATATGTTGCGCCAAAGCCGCGCGAGTATGAAATGTTGCCCGTGAGGGATGCGATAGAGGCCGCCCTTGATAACGCATATTCCGAGCGGGAGTTCCAGAAGGAGCAGCAGGCGCGGGAGACAATGCGGCGTCGCAAGCAAATGATAGCTGAGCGAGAAGCAATTCGCGTCGAACTGGGTTATGAGCCGGTTAGGCCTCCGAGCGTGCGTAGGGAAAACCTGCTTAGGAACTCACAGGTACGGGAAATCATATCCCTGGTGTACAACCATCAGGCATGCAGTATCTATAAGGATAAGTCACTTTCGAGGTTCGATCTTGCGGTATTTTCATATGACCGCAAGTTTAAACTGCGTCGTAAGGTGGCCCATAACTCGGTAACCAGGTTAATACAGTATGGGATTTCGAGACAGATTACACCGCATGTCCAGTTGCTCCCTGAGTGGATAGTCATTGTGCCAGCCACGTCCTATATACCGGATATCAATTTTCATGACATTTTGCGTTCCGTGCCACCCGAGGTAATGGCGGTCGCACCCTATGGATATGGCTACCGGACCGAAGATGGGCGTTGGGGGAAATGCATGAAGACATACGGATTGTATCAGCAATACAGTCTGACTCCGGTACGCTCCGAATACGTGGTGGGCACCTGTGGGGTGGGCGGGATGAACCCGGTGGAAGTCCTTGGGGGCCCGTTTGTTGCAATTCGCGGCGAAATGCTTGACAAGATGTCCGAAATTCACTATTTTAATGTACTGGGTGAATGTCGATGGGCAGTCCCGTTCATCATATCGGGCATATGTCACAGATATCATCTCGGGATGATGCAGATTCCGGTGCTTTCTTCATGTTGCGCGGATTTTTGTATCAAGCCGGGGACGGCCAGATGGATAGAGGTCGAAAATCGCATCATCCAATATGAATGCGCATCTGTCCAGGAAATATCAACCAACAGGAAAAAGGAATCATTCTGATGCAGGAAATAAGATTCAGTAAGCCGTTCTTCGAGGTGATCAAGCAAGTCTGTATGGTCACGAAAGCCAAGGGTGTCAAGCTGTTCCATGATGGCGACCGGAGCTGCCTGAATATCCACAACGAAAACAGCTTCATTCACATAAGCGCCGGCCCGAATGATTTCTCCTTTGACGGGTTTGAAGTCAACGTGTCGTCCTTTAGTGAATTCATCAAGTTTTCGGAGCTGATTGGCTATCCCGATGAGGGCTCTATTGTACTGGATAACGAAGAAACCCTGGCCGGGCACATATACGAATTTATCAAGTTCAGTAACAGCCAGGATACTGCGCGTAGCGTTACCGCCGATCCCGCATGTTTCAATGTGGAAGATGACCTTAAAGTTCCCGCTTCCAGGGACAGTGATCCAATGAGTTTGCTGTCGACTATCAGAATGACCAAGCGTGACCTTGATAAGTATGTGCAGAAACTGAGACTTGTCCCCGGATGCCAGTTCTTTAGCGTAAAGGTTGCCGAGAACGGCGAGGTGAAGTTCTATTTCAAGGGGCGCGTTGGGCAGCAGATCACCACCAAGGTCGATTACACGATGACCTTGCCCGGGGATCAACGGGCCATAGCTGTCGCGTATGGTCCCAAGTCGAAACAGCGGTTCCGTAAGATACCGGTCACCCTGTTTACAGTGATGAAGGGCTTGGGGTGTGAACAATATGACCTTGAAGTGCGTTATATTGCCGATGATTACGACTCCATCGCAATGAAAGCGTTCGCGAACTTGCAGGGACTGGACCCGGTTCACCCCATAGTCATCTATATCAACATGGTGGAATGTTCCGGCGCCGAGGAAAACGCGGAAGAACTCGTTGAATAAGCCGAGCGACACTATAAACTTCTTCCAAACGAAGTTTTTAGAGGTCAACCGTGTCAACTAGCATGTCGCGCCAGGAACTCCTGGAAAAATTGGGCAAGATGGGTTATGTGAAGACCCAGAGCGGGCCAGTAGTTTCGGCCAAGAAGGAAATGATTGACACCATAACTAAGGGTGTACCAAAGAAGGTCAAGGACCAGACCAAGGAAAAGTGGGATCGTCGGAAGTACGAGAATCATCCCTTGACCATGAACAAGAATTACCTTAACCTGAAGGACATCGGGGTCAAGATTGTCACCGAATCCAGGTCACGCGCGTTGACTGAGGCGGGTGAGCTAAATTTCAACATCGATCTTCCGGTTCTCAACCAGGAATCTCTGTCTGGGAAGTTTAAATGTCTCGGGCATGATTTCGTGATTCAAGTGGTTGCCCCGAATGATAACGGGGAGATTAGTATCTCGCTCGAAGATGAGACCACTGGGAAGACCTCACTGCATAGCTTCTCTACCGAATCCGATGAAATGAAGGGTAATTTGGCCAACGTAATCAAGCGCACCGCAGTTGACATGGTAAAGAATGCCGACACGGCATCAAGTTATGATGAAATGATGGGAGGCGTTGGTGCGGCCACCGGATTTGTGGGGAACGACAATTTCAATGACGTAAATTTCAATGACCTCAATGTTGCCGAGATGGGACCTAGTGCCCTGGTCAAGAACGAATCGGTGGACTGGCAGCTCGAGGCACTGCGTGATATCTGTGACCGTGCGGTCATGGAAGCGGGTGGAAATTTTGGCCCGGATGACTTTGCTGCACCGGAAGACCCCAATTCAACACAAAACCAGGGCCCGGTGGCAGATCCAAACGCCCAGGTACCCCCGCAGGGTGCTGGCGACGTAAATTCTGATCCTACTGCACCATCGAATGGTAATGCAAAGAAGATGGCGGAATTCACCACGTTCTGCGACCCTGGGGTTGGTGATGAGGGTTCCGGCCTTTCCCAGAAAGCGGTTGACACTCTGAACAAGATCATCGCGGCGGCATACACCCAGGATTTGGAGGATGACAGTTCCGGTGTTCGCCCCGACGAGGATGAAATCTATAATGGTTGGGCGGGGACTACGGCACAGCCGCGTGACGTGGCGGTCTCGACATTCCTCAAGTTCAAGAAGTATGCCGCGCTTGGCAACCAGGAACTCCCGGTCGATGGGCTGGTCAAGATGGCCGAGGCCCTTGAAGACGGCATTGACTACAAGACGTTTAACCAGCGCCTTGGCCAATGGTTCCCGGAAGTATACAACGAAGACGGCACCAGTATCACCGATGTTGATGCCCAGACTGCAGCAATGCATCTTCCGGGGGATGACACGACTGGCACCGGCGTGGGCTTTGATCCGAACGCTCCTATCGGGGACCCGAATGGCGGAATGGGCGGTACCGCGGATATGATGGGTATCGCCGATGACTTGTTTGGCGAACCCGGTACTGAGATGAAGGAAGGCGATTCGGGTGAAGAGATGGACAACGTCGATTTCGATCTTGCTGCGTTGGACAAAATCTAATGCGGAGTGACCTATGATGAAGGGGAGGGCAACCGCTCTCCCTTTTAATATAGTTTTCGGGAAAAAGAGGTTTTTATGTCCAGAAATATTCCAAAGTTGGTGATGTTCAATACAGCAACTCGTTTCCGTTCGGCAATATCATTCCTGTATTCATCTACACATGATGACAACATGCGAGCCCATGTGTGGACTGACGTAAACGATGATGGTCTGGTGGTACTTCATGTGCAGACCGAACATGGGGTGTATGTGAATAGTGACTCAACCATTAAGTCGGAGCCGCTTGACACCGATGCATGGGTGAATTTGAGGGACTTCTGCGTGTTGTGCAGGGAGGTGTCCCAGGAAAATAACGTGACCCTTTGGGTGGCGGACGGGAGGCTCTATGTCGCATCGTCGTTCAATGATGATATCGAAGGGTTTGAGCTTGAATGTTACTGCGAGCCGGTGAAACCGTTCGAGTATCATGGATTGGATTCCGATGATGTCGAGACATTGAAGGTCGAACAGGGGTCCTTCTCGGTAGTGACGGACAGTGCATTTGACTTCGAGTGGATGGAAATACATCGCAAGGAGGGCGTGGTTTCATACCGTTCCGGCAACGAGCGTGTGGTCGTGGCTACGGTGGTGGCGAGCGTGGCCGGTTCCGAGGCAACCAAGGTTGACGGGAATGCGCCGGACTTCGCAATCAGGATTCCGTGCGACATTTTCAGGATCATCCCGATGCTGGAAGTCGCGCAGGACTGCACCATGCAGATTGACCTGTCGAATCGGCGCATAAGGATTTCGAGTGAAGTGATGCGCATCGATTATGCCTACAAAGATGCGGAATTTCCCGCGATGAGTGCCGATGGATTCGTCGACTACATGAAGTTTGATACGGCGGCGATGATTGCGACCATCGAGACAATCTATCGTGTCAACTACAAGAACCCTATCGCCGCGGTCGAAATCATGCCTTTGAGTGAGGGGCGTGCATCCATCGAGTTTAACGTGGAAGGTCGTTACGGGGCGACTGTCACCATGGGTGAAGTGCGCATGTTTGATCTGGAAAAGAAAATCGTGCTACCCATGGATGTGATTACCATGATGATTCGTAACGCCAACTGCAAGACGCTCCTGTTGAAGATCGGTGACAATGGCAAGTTGATGCTGTGCTTTGCCAATCGGTTGTTTGCTCGCAAGACGTACTATCTTGGAGAAAACCCGGCTACTTGACGGTTGGCCACCAATTAGTTAAATTTGGTAAATTATGATAAGGATTGATGGAAAATATGCGGTAGCCGACGTGTTTGTTGGTGGATATGAAGATCTGGACAGCGCGTCCTATGGTCAGATAGTGCAGTTGTTGTCGGTGCCTTGCATGGAAGGCAGCAAGATTGCAATAATGCCCGATGTGCACGCCGGTGTCGGGTGTGTGGTTGGGTACACCCAGACATTCACTGATCGGATCGTTCCTAATTTGGTCGGTGTTGACATTGCATGCGGGATGCTCGTGTGCAAGGTGTCCAGCGAATATCAGTTCGATTACCCCCGTCTTGACAAGGTGGTGCGACAAGGCATACCTTGCGGGATGGCACATCGTAAGACGATTCACAAATTTGCGAAGAACGTCGATTTGGGCGGGCTTGTCGCAAATGTCGATGCCAACAAATTGCTGTATAGCATTGGAACGTTGGGTGGCGGAAATCACTTTATCGCCGTAGAGGTTGATAGTGAGGGCAATTCGTGTATCATAATACACTCGGGGTCTCGGTATCTTGGTAATGCGGTGTGTAGATACCACCAGGATATTGCGATTAAGCGTTACCTGACGAGTAGGAAGGATACCGGCGACACTACCCAGTTCCCATCCAATTTGGCATGGGTCGAGGGTACCGCGACGGAAGACTATCTTAATGACATGAATATTTGTGCCACATTCTCGGACTGGAACCGGAGGGCCATGCTGCAGGTAATCTTGGATGGCATGGGTATAAAGAATCGCCATATATTGGGGACGTTCACCACGCTCCACAACTATGTCGATGTGGAGAACCGGGTTATCCGCAAGGGATCTATTTCCCTCAATGAAGGGGAACGGGCGATCATCCCGTTAAACATGCGTGACGGTTCGCTGATCGTGGTCGGAAAGGGAAATCCAGATGCGAACTTCTCCGGGCCCCATGGCGCGGGGCGCGTGTTAAGTCGTGGGACGGCCAAGGCAACTTTGTCGATGGATGAATTCAAGGAATCGATGAAGGGAATCTACACCACATCGGTTTCGCGTGGGACCATAGATGAATCGCCAATGGCCTACAAACCGATGGATGCGATTATCGCGAATATCGGGAGCATGTGCTCGATTGTCGATACAATCAAGCCGGCTTATAATTTCAAGGCATCTTAGTCGGCCTTGATTTCCGGTTCGTCCTTTATCTCGGTGTCATCCGCGCCCGCAGGTTCGCCTTCCGTTGAGACAGACTCTGGCGCTTCATCGCCACCATCGGATGGTGTGGTGGCGGATAAATTATTCACGTCGGCGGCAGTTTCCGTATTGGTCTCGTTGGTATAGTCATCGAATGCGTTTTCGGCTGTTGCGTCCAGCGCCGACATGTCTTCGTCACTGAACCCCATAGCGGAATTGTCTATACCACCACCGAACCCGCCGCCGAAGCCACCTCCAAACCCACCATCGGCAGACTGGTCGCCCTCAACTGGGGCAGCAAACGCCTCGGCACCCGGGTATTCGTCGCCGAAAACATTCTTGAATTCTTCGGCTTCCGGGCTCTGGGTCTCTTCCGGCTTGGTGAGTTGTGTCTCCACTTCCTTATATGCCTGCTCCCGCATGTCGTTCATGCTGCTTCCGTATGACACCTCATCGGGATTTTGGAGGCGTTCCCGGTTCAAATCCATTACGGTGTCATGCAACCGGGCCTTTATTTCGCTTACGGGCACCTTGGTTTCGTCATGTAGCTGGTTGACTGCCGGGGATTCATGGCTTGCCGTGCCGGTTTCGGGGACGTTGAGTTCCATTTCGGGGTTCCTAATTTCCTAGTGTATAGCCAGATTTATATTTTTTCGTTTTTTCCACATATTATAAACTTCCGTCATACGAAAGGAAGATTAGGGGATTTAACATGCCATACTCCATTGATCAAGACTTGGAAATCATGCAGAAAATCGAAGAGATTTCCAAGGAACCAGTAAACGAAAGTCAGTACACCGCGGTTCGTAACTGCTGCAAGCCGATTGTTGAATCGATGGCAGTATTTGACGACGTGAAGGTGGACTTCAACAAGTGGACGAGCTCCGACAAGAAGGTCAACAAGGCCAAGACCGCGAAGACCGGAAATGCGAAGCCCGTTACCAATAACGACACCGTGGACGAAAAGAAGAAGGATGGGCAGGTGACCGAGGTTACCAATGTCGAAGAAAAGAAGAAGGATGGGCAGGTGACCGAAGTCAAGCAGGAATCTGATAGTGACAAGGCCAAACCGGCACCGGAAGTCAAGAACTTCGACAGCAAGGCCAAGGGTGCGGCTGAATCCAATCGTTCCGATGCGGATAAACAGAAGCACATCGAGGAAGGCTCTCTTTCCATTGCCGAGCGCAAGAAGAAGATGAAGGCATTTGTCGAATCGCTCGTGGTTGACGAGGCATCCAGGAAGGCAGCCGACCTGGTGAACAACGAAATCGACAAGATTTTTGGCTAAATAAGAAAAGTAAATCTTCTTTTCACTAAAAAATCCGCTTTTTGGCGGATTTTTTACTATATTCTAGCTAATGGTTACGGCTGTGGAACATAAGGCAGAAGATACTAGCGCGGTCCATCCGATGTGGACCGCCATATATCATGATCGCGACACTGACCAGCTGTTTCTGTGGTATGATACGGGGCGACTGGAAACCAAGGTAATTTCCAACACATTCTATACTCCATACCGGGGCGAGTTCAACTCGATTCCATGTGGGATGCGGGACATTTACGGCAAGGAAATGTACTCGGTCACATGCAAATCCAAGGTCGAGTCTGAAATCCGACGAAGGTATGCGGGCCCGAATAACCACCTTTCGGAAATTGACATCGATCCTCGTGCCAGATTCCTACAACGGCATTATGCTAAGTCCGGAATGCTCAAGCCGGACATGAAGAAAATCAACCTGTGTTTTCTTGATATTGAGGTGGCCACGGTGGGCCGGTTCCCTGCCGCCCACCGTGCCGAATATCCCATCAACTGCGTTACCGTATATTTTTCCAAGACTGACAATTATGTGACTTTTGGGCTGGGTCGGGATGTCTCCGATTACGTCAAGGAGGAAATGGCCAAGGAAAACGGCAGGTATGTGCTGTGCGTTACCGAGCGGGAGCTTCTTGAAAAATTATTTACCGAGATAGGAAACAACCAAGTTGACATCCTATCGGGTTGGAACTTCTCGTACGATACCACTTACATGGTCAACCGCGCGGCCAAGTTGAAGGTCGACCTGAAACTCATGTCCAGGTTGCCCGGGCAGTTCAAGAAGTCCTACTTTGATCGCGACGGGAACCTGCAGATTGCCGGCACCGAGGTCATCGACTTTCTCGCTCTGTATCGCAAGTATACGTTCTCCGAGGAACCTTCATACAAGTTGGATTATATCGGTGGCCTGGTCGTGGGTGAACATAAGGCGCCGTTGCCGGACGGATACAAGTCATGGCAGAACCACTGGGATGATTTTATACTGTATAACTTCCAGGACGTTAGGCTTTTAAAGAAGATTGAACTGAAGGTGCGCATGTTCCAACTTGCCGTCATGGCTGCGTCGGAGGCCCGCGTACCATTCTCATCCGTTTTTGAATCGAAAAAGATGCTCGTGGGATTCGTGATGAACATGCTCCATGAGCAGAATCTCGTGTTCCCGCCAATGCAGGCTAAGAGCAAGGAAGAATATCCCGGCGCATTCGTCTATTCTATCCCGGGTTACTATGAGTTCCTGGTCTCGTACGACTACCGTTCCCTCTATCCTTCCATAATGATGACTTTCAATACGAGTCCTGAGACCAAGGTCATCAAGCCGATAGATTACGTGCTTACCCCGGAAGAGCGTGCCAACCTGATTGAAAGCCCGTGGACCAACAACGGGAAGTACAAGGTGTATTTCCGCAAGGACAAGGAAGGCATCGTCCCACAGGTTACTCGCAAGTTGTTCGATGGTCGTTCCAAGTTGAAGAATAAGAAGAAAGCCGCTGAAAAGGCTGGCGATATGGAAATGAAGGAAATATATGACATGATGCAGAAGGTCTATAAGGTCCTCGGCAACTCGTTGTATGGTCTTCTCGGTTCCAATTTCTTCCCGTTCTATGATGTTGATAACGCTGCATCCATTACCGGCTATGGCCAACGTTTGATTAAATTTACTATTGCCGAGCTCGCGAAGTATCTTAATGAGGAATTGGTGAATGACCAGCGGTTCATTGACACATTCGGGTATAAGCCGAAGATCGATCCATCATTCCTTGGCACTATCAAGGATGACGATGGGCAGATTCTTTACCGTCGCATGAGTCACGGCGATACCGACTCGTTCTATTGTAAGGTGGGTGACATATTCAAGGACTTTGGAGCCAAGGCCGGCCAAGGGGTGGAAGTCCTGGTGTTTGATGGTCACAAGGAAGTGTACCGTCAAGCATTCGATAATGACCACATCCTTGAATCCAAGCAAATTTTCAATGCGGCATGCAACCACTACCTACATGATGTGTGGCATGATCCAGAAAATCGCGCGGTTGACAAGAAAACCGGGCTTACTAAGGTCAAGATTATGTTCCACGATGGGATTGTCATGGGGAAGCGCTACCGAGTGATATATAACAGGTTCCGCTTGACTGATTTCTGTCGTATCATGGACGCGGCAATGCTTGAAGAAAAGCTGGATGAATTCATGCTTGCCTACGCAAAGCAGTGGAATTACTATACGAATGAACTGTTCTTGAAGCGGGAGAAATGTATCTACAAGGCGATTGTAACGGCGAAGAAAAAGTATATTTGCGAAGCCGAATCCAACGAAGACATCGTGTATCTTGACCTTGGCCATAGGGATAAAGATGGAAACTTGGTGCCGGGAACGCTTGAACTTGAGCCGCATTTTGCGATTACCGGTCTCGAAATCGTGCGCAGCTCAACGACAGTGTTCAGCCGCGAGCGTATGTTGGACATGGTCAAGCTCATGTTGAAGACGATGAATCGTGATGAGGTGCGCAAGCGTCTGCTACAGATGAAATCGGAATTTTTCCAGGCCGTGAAGGATAAGAATTATTCGTACATTGCGTGTCCCTCCGGTATGAAGGAAGAACCTTTGCCGTATATGAAGATGATTACCATGTCGCGTTCCGAGTTGAAGGATATAGACTGGCGTCGCCGCGCGGCGTCAGTATGGAACTATCTCATCGAGACAGACCCCGTGCTTACCAAGGAACCATATGAGCCGATATATGCCGGCGACAAGATGAAGTTCATCAAAAAGGCCGATGATCGGTATGGGGTGTCAATTATATGCTTCAGTGGCGAAAAATGCCCGGACCGTCTGCTACAATTGTTCCATGCCGACTGGGAAGAACAGTGGCATGTGTCGGTGGCCCAGGTCCTTGGGAGGCTATTCGAGGCGGTTGGGTGGCCAAAAGAGCTCGAATACGACGAGACCAAGAAGTTACGTGCATGTATTTAGCGGGTACCGCCGTCTATAAACTGCATACCGATGTAGTTTTACGGAAAACCCCGGGATTTCCATGTACGATTTCGAAAAATATTATGCCAATATCGACGCTAAGGCCGAAGTCAATATCGACCTAAGTGGAGTCGACATAGAGAAGCCCCAGGGTAACCCGAACGAACACGTGACCAATAACGTAGTGTACTACGTGACCGGCATCCAGTTGGCGAATGATGCTGATTTTTCTGTTCCAGTCGAAGTTAGCACCAATGACCGCGTCAAGGTGGATGTCAGGGTGGGGAGTGAAACCGAAACTTCCTACATATCTATATTGCACCCCCTTGCGGACGTGCTCGACGCGGGAATTGGGAGCGAATGGCATCCCGGCGTGAATCGGGAAAGCCTCCTTGTGCTGGATTCGACGGATGATCCAAACGAGACGATTTCCTATACCATACTCCATGATTCTAACGGGTCGGTGGGTGAATCCTATGCTTACGCTCGGGTAAGCGTCGCGCCGCGTTATGAGTTCATTACGGGAAATGGCAATGATGATATCCTTGGCAGGATAAGCGGCAACATGCTGTCTCCCATGCAGGTGAACCAGAATGTCATATCTGACGCCTCCGTGGATAACTTGCCTAACGCGATGCAGGCCATCTATGCGCTACTCGGTCTATACGGCAAGCGGAAGGTCGCGTTGCGCACCATCCGCAAGATATCCAATAAGACCGCTAGGCGCCGGGCCGTGATTGAGTATGATACGTTCCGCAAGCGCATGGGATTGATTTCGGATTGGTGCGCCGAGAACAACTATGGCGTTGATGTGAAATATTATGACCGCTCGATGGCCGAGCCACTTCCGGAGGGTATAGAGGATGCCACTGCCGATGATTACCGGAGGAACAGGAAACAGGCCAAGGCGAAGCACCGCATCTACCAGGCAGCCGTGTTGGCCGCTGACATTACCCGCACGACGATGAAGCGAAATGCGAGTTTCCTTGATGCATACGGAACCGATTTGCCCGCATTCTTGAGTAATCCGAAGACATCCGCTCTGGTGGATAACTTGACGCCCGCCGGAGACGGCGTTACTGCGCTCATCCCCCCGGTAAAGGATGCCGCGAAGGGGATTTTTTATCCAAGAGAAGAAATCGAGAATGATTTTTATTCGGAGTTCACCGAAGTATATGATGGGTTGAAAGATGCATTGCGGATCATGCGTCGATATTTGAGTAGCAAGACAAAGCGAAAGATTCGTCGACTGGGTGCGAAATTTAGTCACCATTCGGCGAACGACGGAACACTCTCGGTTGACCTGGATTCGCTCATAAACCTGTTTGATGCCAATTACGGCATGCTGGGTGTAGGCCAGGCCATGATGTGTACTGGCAATACTGGCTTGCCCGAACAGGTGACCGTTTATCCCAGGGTGTTCCAGGTGAACGGCGTATTCGAGCAGTCAACCGGTAAAGTGTCTTCTTGGGGGGCTTCGCCTGACACGACGATACCGGGGAACCGGGGAATTAACGTGATCGGCATGCACTTTGTGTATAGCTCGAATGACTATTCGACCGATGACTATTCGTGGGACAAGGCTGTATGTGAAATGACATCAGATGAAGTTCGCTCGGCGCTGGTTGATGCCTATAACTGGGTGCTGAAACGTGATGGGCTGAAACCAATTGACGTTGATGCGCTGGGGCTCGATGATACTTCCTTTACCGGTGGGTACAACAGCCTTGTCGACAGTGACATTAGATATCGTCAATGCAAACGGTATATTCAGTTTGTCGGCGCATGGATGAATCTGATACGTTCGTGTGGAACTAAGGAAGGATTTTGGGCCTTCTCCAATTCCCACATGATTGCCCCCGGCGAGTCGATGATGGACTGGCTATTGCGACTCGCGATAGGTGGTCTGGTCGATTGGAATCTCAGTGGCACGTATCGTGTACTTGATTGGGAAACCGCGTCGAGCCCGGGCGATGGTCCGGTAGATTATTCGTCATTCCATCCGGGATATGAACTCGAATGGGGGGTCGAGCCGGATTCCCCTGACGACATAGACGATGCGGTATCCGCCGCATCCATCATGGTCAGCGCGTACAAGGAAATGAAGGGTCAGTTGCTTACACGCGCACCCTTCATGAGCACCTATCGGATAGTCAGGGCGTGCATGGCCCTGGAAAGCGTTTCCGAGTCAATCGAGGACCTGGAAGAGACGGTAGAGCGGATAATATGGTACCAGGCGTTCGTAAATGAATCGGCATTTACCAACCGTTCAATGTATCTCGATCGGGATGCGTGGTTGAATCGAGGGGGTAATGACGATGATGACTATGTGGCTTTGCCATTTACCCCATGGGCTCTCCCGGCGAGGTTCATGGTTCCTGTAGCGATGTACCGAAAGGTAAGGAAGAAATATCGCAGGTGGGGGTTGACCAGGCATAAGACGGTAAAGGTATATGATGGGGTGCGATGGGCGGAAGTCCGTTTCTATGACCTCAACGTATATTCGGAATATCCTCAGGTTGAAGAAACGCCGGGCCAGGTGTTTACTTTGGAAAAGCCGGCGTCCGTCAATGGTACCGTAGTTACCTTTGACGAACCGTTGCCGGAAGAAATATACAATGCCGGCACCGGCGAGCTCACTTTCGACGATCCATCTGCTACGACCATGCAGGTCGTGTTTGATAGTGATATGGTGGCCCATTTGGCCGACGGAGCGGATGCACCTGCGCTCGCGGGTGAGCACGAGGTCGTGACGGTCAAGGTTCCTCCCGAGAAAAGCAGGAACGATGGTGACGCGCTCACACCCGTGACAGTGCATGTGGAATCGCCGTCGTTACCCTATGACGAAGAAATTCGGAAGAAGGAGTTCGTTGATTACGGTCCGCTGTCCCAGGATAAGTATTTTGATGTATACCGGTTTGGGAACGGCGGGTTCCCGGGAATACCGGACCGTGATCGGGTATCCGGCTGGAAGGCCTTCCGTCCAACTTCACGGAAAATCGAGGACATGCGCGAAGGAATCGGCGTATACGACAAGCTCGCCTTCCTGGTTTCCGTGCTGGAACACGAGTTCGGGAAGAACCGGGTTGATCTCATTAATACATGGCGCTCCGGGGAGGACCAAAAGGGAATCTGCACGGGTGGCCCGGAAAGCGAGATGCTTTCATGGCATAATTATGGGCTTGCCGCGAAAATTCTCATATACCAGGATGACTGCACAACGCCGATAGTTGACAAGAGTGATGATATGAAACGCCTGGTGAAAGTGGCCAGGGCGCTTACCGACATTTTCTGGGGCGGGCGCGTGGGTGCTCCGTGCAACTTGGTGTGGTGCGGGCGGCTCAAGGTAAACCCATCACTGTTTGACTGGGAATTTCTTCCGGTGGGCGTGGAGCATAAGGATGCCATAGTGTTCCGTGAAGCGCTTCTTGCACAGAAGGACCCCGTTCTCGAATGTTCGTATGTGGACGTGGATGCAAATGGACTTGTTGTCCCAGTCAGGCCGGAAGATTCTCGCCCATATGTTCTTGAATCATCTTCCGGGTATAGGAACGCCGTGATGGCGGGTGGTCACAGGTTCATGGCGCCCGACCGGATTGCCAATTACGAGACCCCGTCTGATATAGTCCTTTATGATGTGGTGGAATTTATAGATCTCATTAACTTGAAAATGGCCGCCAACGGTAACACGCTCGGCGATCGTGGAAACATGTACGAGTGGAAGACGCTGAATGACTCGGCGTGCACGCAGCTAATCAGGTACTTTGCGCTTACAAACAACTTGAAGTCGGCCAAGGCCCTGCTTGCCGGGGATTTTGTAGAGAAGTATCAGGCGGTCGAGGATGCATACTACTCGACCTCCGTCGTGGACTATGTGAAAAACATGTTGGGGGACCGTTACGAGACCGCATACGTCACCATAGACAATAGCCAGGATGCCGGATTCATCACCCTGCATGATGGCAAGCTACATGTGCAGGTCACTGACATTGTGCCGGACAACGTGCCGACTATGATGGACATGCATGGACAGCAGAGTGTTGACGAAAATCACATAAAGCGGGGCGTGTGGCGTGACGGGGTGTTCTATGAGACCGGTGAAATCGAGATTCCGTTCACTGTTACCGATGAACCGGTGATTGAGGGGTATGTCGACGGCGTGCCTGAATATGGAGGTGCGCTCGCGTTGCACCAGGCGGTCGCATCTGAATTACATGCCGCATTTATCGAAATTCGCGACATGTTTGAGAAATACACCGGCCCGGTCATGTATGATAGGTTCCGCGATGGTCCCAATGCCGATAAGTTTGAACAGCTTGAAAATGAATTTGGCGCCATTGCGGCCCAGGACCTGGTGAGCTTTGATGAACTCGATGCAATGCTTTCGATGGATGAGATAGGGCGCAAGGGGGACAATGGAGCTGACGGGGACCGTAACGGGGGACCGGATGACATCTATGAGAAGGTGATTGACAATGCCCAGCTCGCTGGCATGCGAAAGGCGATCAGAACGACCGAACGCATGCACATCACTAACAGGGGGAACGGGTTGACCCCGGGTCAGATATACCGGGCGGCCATGGGAGGCCGTGCACCGGACGCAAACGACATCATGAGCAATTGATTCTGGTATAAGCTACAGACGATAACGATTTTGGAAACTGTCGGATGCCCGCACAAGTAGCAATAAAGAAATATACAGGCAAGGATTCCGAGTTTGGGACACTGGTTTCGTCCCTGGGAATCAAGCGTGTTGACACGTGCGTACCCTCGACATACAGTTCGGAACGACTGGGTGGTCGTACGATTCCGGCTGATGACGGGAGCGAATCCGCATTCTATTGTGTATATCGCCCGGACGATCCCAAGTGCAAGGCATATTCGATGGAATGTGTGTTCAAGGTCCACCTCACGGCTCCTCCTGACCGGCAGTTAACCAACATCAGGCTTTATCCAACGGGACCGCGCCCCCGCGGAAAGCATCCGGCAGTCCTCAGGATAGGCAACTCGATTTCGTATTCAAGGCCATCGAATAATCGTTCGCTCATCGCCGTGCACGACATTTGGGAATTTTCGCGCGAACGTCCATTTTACCTGAGTGTGTCGGGTCTGTATGGACAGGTTCCCCAGCAGCGCCTTGCCCATACTCACTATGTCGTTGAATACCGGGACGTGGGTTATGGAAACGTGGTTTTCCTAGACGGTGAGCGCCAGCCGGTCATCCCGGTTGGGGTGTACACCGACAAGACGAAGGAAGTGTCCCTTACATTTGATGACCGGACGTTCGCGGCCAATAAGGAAACCCTGCGTCCTTGCCTGGCGTTCATCGATCCGGGTTCCGGAAAGGATATCAATAAGATTGCCCATGAACGGGGCATAGGTCCATTTTACAAGGTGGTGACCCCCGACTCCAACGGGGGAGTGTTCCCCAGTGATGGCCCGGTGCTGGAACTCAAGGTGAAGAAGACTGGCGATGGCGGTTGGGACCTGATGGAGATGTTCCCCAATGGTTTGATCTACCAGATACCGAACGATGACGAGTTTGATTACCAGGGATCGGGGTATGTCGTTGCTTGGATGCCATTGTACTTTGGCGAACCGGGGTGGAATTCTACCGAGTCCGGCGACACCGAGTTGGTCCAAACGGCGTTCGTCCCGAATCGTTGGTTTAAGCGCATTTACACTACGACTGACGGTACGGTGAAGGAAGAACAACTCCCGGATCATTTTAAGAACAAGCCGGTCGAATATTATGATGTCGTTGCGGCCCCCGGATCAAACGGCGCCCCGGTTTACTACTTGAATGGGGTTGAGCGCCCGCAACTCATATTCGATATCCACAAGACATACCATTTCTTTAATCGGACTGGCGACAAGTTTCCGATGCGGTTCCTGGGAAACATGTTCTCGCCTACAGCCGGAAATCCGGATGAGGTCGTGTCCGCCGGCATAGTTGTGCTGCGCGGAAACACGGTGATGGAAGAACTCTTCGTCAACCCGGAGCTGATTCTCAAAGCGGGCTCGCGCGTATGCTCGTATCAGTCGTTGTGCACTCCGGGCATGGGCAACGTGATTTACAACCAGCCACTCGCAATGTGCGGGAGTTACAACATGTGTCGCGTTGGAGGGGGAATATACAATCCCCTGATGGCCGGCGAGACCGATTATGTGTATATGCAGCTTGAAGTTGACGGGGAAACTGACCCGGGAAGCTGCATACCGAATATAAAGTTGGAGTACGACGAGGTTTAATTTTTTCGGTACACCTATAAACTTTTTGCAAACTCAGCCCAATGGCTGCACAAAGGAATGAAAAACATGTCACAAGAAATGAACAAGAAAGCTATGGACGCCCTCTTCTGTCTCGAAGATTCGAAGGTCGTCTGTGAAGCCATTGGCGGTCTTGGACTCGACGCTGCCAACAAGCCAACCGATGATCCGCTGGAATACACCCCGGATAACATCCTGGATGTGGTCGTGAACGACAATCCGGATGGCATGCCCGCTTTTCCGCAGGTCGGCCAACAGGAAATGGATGACGAGACGAAAGCCTTCGTTGTCGATCAGCTCGCACAGAAGTTGCAGGCTGATGGCCGAGAGACCATCAATGCGGATGACCTTACGCCGTTCGCCGTCGTTATCAAGGGCGAGAACAATATCCCACAGGATCTGGTGTCCTTTACCGACCAGATTATCTCCGGCAACAATGCCCGACTCGCTTCGCAGAATGTGTCCGAAGCACTTCCGAATGGAGTCACGGCTGACTTGACCAATGGCGGTGCCGGGGGTGAGGAAGTTCCTCCTCCTGCTCCAGCAGCTCCTGGTGCACCGGAATCGGTTGACCCGAATGCTGCCCCTGCCGCTCCGGGTGCCGAAACCCTGCCGCCTGCTCCGGGTGGCCTGGAAAATCCGACCGATGCACCAGCCCTTACGACGAATCCGGATGATGGGCTCGGTATCGGTGCAACCGGTGAACCTGCCGGTGAAGGTGGCGACGAATTCAATCTCGATGTGCCCGAACCAGGGGGCGAGGTCCCTCCTGCCGGCGATGGCGAATTTACGCTCGATGTCGGCGATGATGCGCTTCCACCCGCTGGAGACACCACAGACACTGTCGGGGAACTCAATTTCGAGGACGGTGACGGCGATGCCCAGGCTCCTGCGGGAGATGGTGAACCCGCGTCTTCCGAAGATGCGCTTTTCAGCACCCTTGACAGCATGAGTGACGAAAAGCTCGATGGCGCCGATGGCGGCGATGGTTCTGAACCGAAGGGTGACGAAACGGGTGCCTCCGATTCCCCCAAGGATGACGACAAGGGTGGTGACAAGAAGGATGATGAGAAACCTGCAGAAACGGAAGCAGCTGCTGCTCCCGTGACTGAATGTGGTGCAGCTCCTGCTGAACCTACTCCGGCGGTTGAATGTGGAGCCGCCCCTGCCCCGGAGACTGAACCTACCGTAACGGAAGCTGCCGCACCTAACCCAATCGACCCGGACCTCGATGCAAAGTTGGAATCGATCAAGAACAACTACATTGAAGCCGTTGCGGCTGACAGGGTGAGGGCGGTCGTTGAATCCTTCCAGCGCAAGCGTGATGATGCCGACAAGCAAGCTCTCTGCGAAAGCATCATTGCCAACTACATGGCCTCTCAGGAAGCGGCTGAACAAAAGGCGCAGCTTGAATCTGTTACCATGGCCGAGAAGATTGGCGAACTCGGTGAGAAGGTAGTTGGGCTGTATGGCGCCAAGACGGACCTTGATGCGAAGCTCGAATCCATACTCGATGGCTACATGGCCGCTAAGGCCAAGGAAGATGAGAGCAAGGCTCTCGATGCTAAGCTCGAATCCATCGTAAACGACTACGTTAATGCCAATGTCGATAAGGCTCCAGAACCGGAACCTGCGCCTGCCGTGGTGGAATCCGCCAAGGTACCGGAAAAGTCGGCACTTGATGCAAAGCTCGAGTCCATCATCGCAGAAACCAAGGCCAAGATGGCTGCCGCTAAGTAAAATGCGGATACAGTGAATTAAAGGCGTCGCCGATGGCGGCGCTTTTTCTTGTGCCCGGAAAGAAGATAGTTTTCAAGGGAAACCCAATAAACTGTAAACATGGGACATTTTAATGGACGACTCAAACAGGCTATAAAGAACGCCGCCGAACGGGCGAGCGGGGCTGAGGGCTCGTTCTATGACATTATCAAGTCATACAATTTCTTTGATGTAGCTGACCCGGAAAACAAATTGACTGACTGGCAGCGCGCCGCGGTCCGCAAGGAGAATCTGCATCGGTTCAGTGCTCTGTGTAGTGCCATCTCGGACATGTTTGTCGATTTCCTGGCGAATGACGAATATGGCGTCATGACAACCGTCCTTGAGGATATTGTGAATAAGTTGGACCAGAGAGGTGCACAGACCGCGGGTGAAATGGATGCGATAGGTGGCATGCTCGGTACGCTTACCAGTGGGGCGAGCGAATCTGCGAGACAGGCACTTTCTTCTGCCATTGCTGCCGCAATGCAGGGAAACAAGTTTGACCCGGATGTACTCCCCCCGATAAGCATTGGATTGAATGGGTTACCGATTTCCATAGCAAATTTCTACAGGCCGGGATTCACGCAGCCGAACTGGCCGTTCCTGTATGAACACGAGACCAGGAAGGAGGCGGGATTCTATGACGATGAGGCCGGGCTGATGCTCGGGCCGGGAATCCCCATGTCACTTGGTGGAAAGGCGAAGATACTCGTGTTGAAGACGATATTTGCCGTTCCATCGGTGGATGATCATGGGAACCCCGTGGGGGATATGGAGGGCGGACTTAGCGAAGAGGAGTTCGAGATAGTCAAGGGGGCGATGGACAAGGGATCGGTCGCCGAGTTGACTGAGAAGGAACGCAAGTTCACGCTTACTGCCGAACAATCCCGCGCGTCATATTTCCGATATATCAATTTGGTCCTCTGGGAAGCGATATGTAATAAGAACAATTGGGCATACCTCCATTGGGGTATACTTTCCCATAACTCGATGCCTGAGCCCATCAAGACAGCCGTATGCAGTTTCCTTCGAACAAACGGGCTGGCGCTGGATGCCAACGTGAACGGGCCTGCTGCCATGATCAGCTATTGCTTGAATATTGGCATGGCGTATTTGACCGGGCGCAGGAACCCGGTGTGCATTGTTGGTATACCCGGGCAGAAACTGAAAGCTATCAGGGATAGCGGTTCCAAGGAAGTCGTTGAGGTCACTGAATATGGTAAGGCCACTAGGTACGAGGGCGGTGTCCCGAAGGACACTGCGTTGGCGAAGTTACATTTCGGGTACATCGCTGATATCCTCATCCGACTAACTAATTCATCCTCGGAACATGATGTTGCGTTACGTAAGCGCAGGGTGGATGAGGCTAACCTCATTTACGGTTACTGCGGGTATCCGCGCGTGGAGTACGGCATGTCGCCTGCGGCGATTCCGTATGAACTTAAGGCCGATGCTGTTGCGTCCCGTGGATTTATTGAATTGATGAAGTCGACCGTGTACGTGTTCCCCAACCGATCGGGTACATACGGCGCCGGCGCGAACGTCAAGATTCGCATGCAGAACCGGCATATAGATCCGGATGGCACTATCCTGCAAGACCGTTCGAAACAGGTTCTTCAGTGGCTCGGCGCTCAGATAGGGATTGATACCATAGAAGTATCCTCTCTATTCAGGGATGAGGAGAAGCAGGGGAACGCGATGGCAAACAACTGGCACCGAGGTAAGCGCATCGCCTATGGCTCGGGCGGTATGCGAGTGAACAAGGTGTACATCGACTACGCGGCGTCCCATGGCGGTACGAAGGCGTACACCCCGAGACTGAAATATGATAACGGCCTGAAGGTGCCCGATGCCGACCTTCCTCACGTGAAGGAGCTCATGGTGGAAGAGGCCAAGCGCGTGGTCGCCGAAGGTGGAAAGGTTTCAAATCACTGCGGGGACCAGACCAAGTACCAGGCAATAGACATTAGCGCCACTTATATTTCGAAGTATGGCAGGTCGGTGTGTGACAGGGCAGTGGCCGTATGCAAGGATGCGTTGCGTCGCGGCATCATCCAGGGACTGATACTCCCCGATGGGTGGGGGGATCCCCCGGCAAAGACTGATGAACCGGCGCTTCACATTGAAGTCAACCCGACATTGGAGAGCCCGAGGATACCTATGGCCGCGGAGGACCCTGCGTCTCTCGCCCCGGACCCGGAAGAGGATATCGCGATTATGGTGCGCAACGACAATCTGACGAATAAGGCGTCACTGGATGCGGTGTTCGTCAAGGACAGTGTGGACAGGAGGAACGCTTAGTATGGGCAAGCTATATAAGGACAAGAAGAAGGATTTCGATGGAAAGGTGTATGGGTACCTGATTAAGCGTCTCACCTCGCCGATTACCGATTCTGATGCATACCACATGGGTTATGTTGATGAGTATGGGAACGAAATGAAACCGATTGACGGTTGGGCGTATACCAGACTGGATAGGTTGGTGTTCGACCTCAAGAGTATTCTCGGAAGTCGACTTGACGGGATGGGGACAAATTATACCGACATTGATTCGCTCGCGCTCATGGATGGGGTTGATGATGTAAAGGGCTATACCAAGCGTTATACCCCGCTTTTGTCGATTATAGAGGAGGCTGCCTACATTCCCCCGGGTCTCCGTGGGAAGGCCGGCGAGGTAGACGAGACCAGCAACCTGCCGATGTCAGATCGTATATCGTTTGCATTGTCCGTGGCGACATTCCTACTGTTCTCGGCGAAACTAGACCGGTTCCCAAATGAATACGAGATTGACGGGGATGTCCTCCCCGCAGTCGAGGCAACGTTTGGCGTAAGGTCGCTTGGCTCGATGAGTGAATTTAGGGATTATGCGAGCAACGCGAAGATTACCGATGGACGCGGTCTCAACGACGATGGGTATCGTCTGTTGGTTAGGGCCGCAAGGCGCATCGTGTCCCAGTCGCTATGTCACAGGTCATCTGAATCGACCGATGACATGTCATCGAACTGGAGGAGTATCTCGAATGCATAGGATGTACAACGGGATGCCGCTTTTCGAACTCGAATTCAATGACTTCTCCTATGTCGTTGAATGCGTCATGTGTGGAAAGCGTATGCTCGCCCGTAACATTTCTAGCCAGGAACTTAAACAATATTTCGAGTCGGTCCGGCGCGCCAATTTCGCGGCGACATACGGCGGAACCGTCATAATTTACGGAAGGTAGAACATGCTTTTCAAGAAGAACAGGACTCCCGATAACCTAGCAGCCAGGCTGCTCAATTATGAACGCGAGTACGGCATGGGGAATCCCAAGGGCCAGTATTTTGACCGGGTGTTCAACCGCATAGACACCGAAAGGAAGGTCGAGGCGTCTAAACACGCGGTCGCGCAGGGAATCAACGACATGCTGTTTCCGAACGGCGCTTCGCCGGACGGGTACAGCACGTACATGCCGATGCCCGGCATTTCCGCCGAGACCGCGGACCCGGACAAGCTCCACGACGCGATTGCGCAGAAGGAATGTGACCGGTTCTGGCGAAAGAACGTGGAACGGGCGCTCAAGTACGAGACCGTGGCCGGTCGCTCGGAAGTCAATGAATCGTTAATCCAAATCTGTAACGAGGGCGCATACAAGGATGACAGGGGTGAATCGTGTTCACTCGAAATTGATCCTGATGCCAAGATAGGCGATGCGACCAAAGATATCCTTCATACCACGTTCCGTCGGAAGGTCCTTAGGGAGTTGCTGAATTTCCGGATAAACGGGTGGCAGTACATGCGCTACCTCTGCATCCACGGTCGTATATTCTTTGAAGTCGTGTTCGACGAGGAGCGCGGCAATATCCTTGGTGTGAGGATGCTGCGCGAGGAAAACATGATCATAGTGTATCACGACGACCTCATAGTGGGATTCCGGCAGATGCTTCCGGGCCCGATGGGCGTCAGTACGGGCGGCAAGAACTACAAGGACTTCTCCCCGAACCAGATACTCTATGCATCCCTCGAATCTACCGGCCCGGGCGGCATCAATGACCCGCGTTCCATTCTGGAGCCGGCAATGAAGCCGTATAATCAGCTCAATACCATCGAAGACTCGGTGGTTATGTATCGTATCCTCTGGGGACAGGAAAAGCTCCTCATGAAGGTGGATACCGGTAACATGCCGAAGGATAAGGCCGAAAAGTACATGAAGGACCAGGCTAAGGTATTCTCCCGCAAGTTGGATTACAACTCGCAAACGGGTGAAGTTACCAACTTCGGCAAGGCAATCGGCCTCACGGAACATTACATTGTCAGCCTGTCACAGGGTCGTACCGGCTCCACTATTGAAAGGATGCAGGGCGGAAACAACCTGCAGAATATCGATGACTTGAAATTCTTCAAGCGCAACCTGGTCAATGCGCTCATGGTTCCGCCGGGACGTATCACCGCGCTCGCCGGCGATAACCAGAACTACACCCAGGGTAAGATTGGTGAGGTCACTCAGTCCGAAGTGTCATTTGCTGCACTGGTCCAGAGGTATCAGACCCCACTCGAAGCCATTATGGTCCGCCTGTTTGTCATGGTTCTCAACACCATGAAGAATGTGGATGATTCCATAAAGACCGAGGTCAACTTCTCCGTCAGGTTCAAGCGTTCGAATGGGTTCCAAAACTTCATTGAGAGCGAAATCTGGAATACCAGGCTCGCGACGTTCGACCTCATGGCCAAGCATTGCCGTTCGAAGGAAAACCCGATGGGCATGCTGCCGCGCAAGTTTGCCTTGTTGAAGGGGCTCAGGATATCCGATGAGGACTACAATGAAATACGCAAGTGGCTCAAGGAAGAGAAGAATGACGAGCTGTATGGTGAGGTCAGTGCCGGCGCAGGGGGTGCTGGCGGTGGCTCGGGCGGAGGATCGGGAGGTGGCGACTCCGGTGGCCTCGGCGGCCTAATGTAACCGAAATATCGTAAAAAATCCCGGATTTCCCGGGATTTTTTCTGTTTTTTCAAGTTCAGTGCACATTTTTGCATGGTTTTTGGGGCGGGATGTTGAAACATCTAAGCATTATGTCAGAAATCGTTCGGTAGTGCTTCCGGTCCGGGGCACACTTGCCCGGACGGATCAAACACTGAACAAAAGGTAACAAAAATGCAGGTTATCCAGAACAAGTCCAATACACGTAAGTGGAAGGCCGTGCTCGAATCCAATTTGGGTCGTCCGCTCCGCAACCGTGGGGAAGCGTCTGCGATTGCAGTGCTTCTTGAAAACCAGAACTTGGTCAACCGTGGTGCCAAGTTCGAGTCGGCCAACATCACTGCCGATGTGGCCCAGTATCAACAGTATGCCTTGCCGCTCATCCGCCGTCAGTTCCCTGAACTCCTGGCAATGAACACCGTGGCCGTCATCCCGACAACTACGCCGCAGGGTATCTATTTCGCGCTCCGTTACCTCTACGATAACGAGCCGTTGAAGAGCACGCCGTTCCGTTATGGCCAGAAGCAGGAAATCGGTTACGATTTGATTGCTGACCACACCGGTTTCGCAACAACCTTCAACCCGTACAGCACGGGCGCAGGTGAAATGCTCTCCAATTACTCCGAAGGTACGCAGGAACGCACCGGTAAGGCTTACCCGTTCGACCAGAACTATGGCCAGCTTTACAACAACTTCGGTGGTCTCACCAACGATGGTGACGACAGTCTCGGTGGCTACGCCTACAACATCAAGAAGGCCAGTATCAAGGTGATCTCCGGCGCCATCCGCGTTGGTACCCGTGCTATCAAGAGCCATTACACGCTGGAACTCCAGCAGGATATGGCTGCTGCACACGGCCAGGACGTTGAGGCCTTGCTCCTCGAAGGTCTCCAGTTCGAAATCCAGCAGAACATCGACCGTGAAATCCTCATGGCCATGATCATGGTGGCTCAGAACGAACGCCTCGGTGGTGAAAAGGTTATCACCGTTGACCTTGCCAACACGACTTCCGGTCCTGCAAAGGGTCGCTGGTCCGCTGAAAGCATTGCTTCCGGCATCGTGAACACGATCATCGCGGTGAGCCGCAAGATTGCCCTCACGACCCGTATGGGCTCCGGTAACTTCGCTATCGTCTCTCCGGACGTTGGCGCCGCTATCGCCACTCTCAACAACGGTATCTACATCCCGAACGGCTACCTTGGCACTGACGCCACGATGCAGCCTGCTGGTGGTGTGGCTGACGCCGGTTCTCTCCTCAACGGTCAGATCAAGCTGTACCAGGATATCTATGCCAACGCTTCCTATGCCCTCGTGGGCTTCAAGGGACCGCGCCAGGGCGAAAGCGGCATCATCTTCATGCCGTACATCCCGTACATCTTCACGAAGACCGCTGGTCAGGAAGATGGTAGCCCGCGTCTGATTGTCAAGAGCCGCTACGCTATCGTGGCTAACCTCTTGGGCGCCGGTCAGTTCTACCGCATCATCCAGTTCAAGAACGTGAACAACGTGATTGCCGGTATCGATCTGAACGAGGCTCCGTGGGAATCCAATGGTTCCTTCACGGGCGACAACCTCGAACCGGGTCTGACCTATCATGACACCTCCAGCGAGCTCTACAACGCTGCCGGTGGCTTGACTTTCGAAGACAAGAAGTGGTAATTGTTACCTAACTTGTCCAGAAAGAGGCACAGGAACTAATGGGAGCGACCGAAAGGTCGCTCTCATTTTCTTATAGGATACTCCCGATGGCTCGATAGGTGTTATAAACTGTATGTGACAGTAATTGTCCGGCGGTTAATACTATGGATATGTTTGAATCACTTGAAATGATGTTGCCGGTGTGTGAAGCGTCCACCGTGGACATTGCGGCGCCAACGGGGACACTGGATGGTTCCCATTACAAGGCCTATGCCCGGTCTCCGGCTGACATGGACAGTGGCGTATTGAACGATTTGGCGAACTTGGTTGACATGGCGCACGACGCGAAGGGTGTCATTGCGGCACAGCAGGCGACCGGACGCGAGCCCATGGCGACACCCGGCGCGTTAGATCAGCTGATGAACAGCATCCTGATAGTATATGTGACATGTGATGACGCACCGGTTGCGGTTACCAACGTGGTTGATCCATCCAACGAGGACTATCATGGGTACATCCCGCTTTCGTTCTATTCCCTGAAGAGCGGGTATGACCTCGACGGTCGGTTGCAGCAGACGTTCTTCTCGATAGACGAGGATTTCCGCGGTACCGGGGTGGCGCGCGAGCTATTCCTTCAGTTGAACGAGAACGGTTCCCCGTGTTTCATCGTAGTTGATCCGACGGATGCGCCCACGGTGAGGAACGTGCAGGAGAGCGGTTATGCGAAAGTCGGAAGCATGGAGATAGATGGGTCGGGGAACGAGATGGAACTGTGGGTCTCGCCGGCAAAGGAGAAGGTGACAGATGCCGACAGGTAAGAAGGTGAACTGCGTGTCGTTCACTGTGGACCAGCGCAGGAACACGGACAGTAATTTGAACTGGGGTACATCCGAACGGATACAGGCTCGTGATAATATCGGGCTTGACGAAGTGCGTGGCGCAGCAAACGGATTGTGCCCATTGGATGAGAATGGGAAAGTGCCCTCCACAAACATCAACTTTCCTTCTACACCGAAAGGTTTTAGTAAAATTCGATACGGCGAGGGTACCTCTGATGTCATTGATGCGCAGATGTCGGAGTCGGAACTCAGGGTTGCGCCTGGGGACGGTCTCCGGGCAACCGACACATCCACCGTTTCCAAGCCTCGGCAACTTACGCTAGAACACTCGATGCGCAATGATGCCACGATTGCGCCATATATGCAGAACGATGCGCTGTTGGTCAGTGATATAAAGAATCATTGTATCAACCACGTGTTGATCAACGATACGACAGTCCCTAATCCAATTTCGGTGATACACATCTCGCTTCCGGACATCGACACGACATCCGATGAGTACGAGTTTTCCGTAGTGTTTGACTCGGAAGTAGATTGGTCCCAGCGTGGCATTAATACAGTTCGCCTGGGGGTGTGGGAGGTAAGCCCGGAAGTCGTGGATGATCCGCCGGACAATAATTATCAACCGGGTACCGGGACACACACGGTAATGGTTATGAACACGACGGATAGGTATCAGGTTAAGGTGCACGGGGGATGCTGGACGTTATCCCATTATATAATTCCCGCACCGATTCAGCCCCCGCAGCAGCAACAGCCACCAACACAGTAAACGTAGCGGGTCTCAATGCAATCGAACAAGGGGGAATGTGTGGATCACATTCCCCATTTTTTAAGCAGTCGCATGAGTAGTATGTATCCTCCCCGGAGGAGCAGGGCCACGACTATCATGACAATTGACACGCCGATCATGGTCGGCGCGGCTTCGATTTGCATATAAATCAACTGGTTCATGCCTTTAAACTAGTTTAAAGGTGGAATAACCGGGAGACTGAATGGAATACCAGGCCAGGGACATAAAGGGTTCGCTGATACTGACGCCGCTACAGGCGGAATTCATGGACATCCTTCTCCATGCGATGAAGTCGAAGGAGTGTAAGCATGTCCGCGATGCGGGCATGATGATCAAGCCCGGCCCGGGCAATGAGTATTCGGATTTTGTGGTGACCGTGAAGTGCTCACAAGACCGACGGACGTGCGAAGTCTACCGTAATCGTACGGGCACAATGATATTCGCAATGTTGAATGGCAGGGTTATTGCCGCCGACTACGAGATAGAATTTGTAGTTGAACACATGAAGCGCAAGTTTAGCGTTTCAGGAACGCCTTCAAATCATCCTTGACGCTCTCGAAGTAATTCTCCCAGATTTCAATGACTCGGTTTATTGTCTTGTCGTCGGTCTTATCCATTTTGATCTTCTTGTCGTTGAACGGCGACACGCGGAACACGTTGGATTCCCCGATGTTGGCACACGCCTCGTAGTAGTTGGAATTTCCCGTGCGGGCGACCCATTCGTCGAGGATGTATTCGAGCCACCCTATCTTGCTCATGTTACCGCAGGCCGTATTCGGGGTGTCCATGCCGGTGTTGAACGACAGGATCTTGTAGTTGGAGTTTCCCGACTTGGTGAGCCCAGACTGCAAAGTCTCTATCGGGTCGTTGGCCCACATCCCGCCATCGCAGAAGCTCTTGCCGTCACGCACTATCACGTCGAAGTATGTGGGGGCGGAGCAACTGGTGAGAACGGCGAACCATTTTTCCGTCTTTTTGTCCCCCAGGTCCCATACCTTCTCGACTGATTTCCCGTTCATGAAGGTGGTCGGTATGTAGATGGGCTTTTTCCAGTCACCGACATTGCCCTTGAACGTTTCCTGGAGCATGCGTTTGAGGTTTTCGTGATCGTACGTGGGGAGCTTTCGGTCGAGCACCTTGTACCAGGGGTACTTTTTGAACATGTTTTTGAGGTTGTCCTTATACATGCTGAAAATTTCATGGGCCTGCATGCCTTCGGCGAGGCCGGCGGCGATTATGGAGCCGGTGGATGTGCCCGCGTAGGCGAAGCTGATGTCCGCCACCTTTTTTCCCAGTTCCTGTTCCATTCTCTGCATGAATGCGAGGGGGCCGATACCCAGTGCCCCGCCCCCTGAGATGCTAATTGCCAACTTCTTCATCGTTAAACCTGCCTTTTTAGGCAAGTTTATGAATTTTCATGTAATTTTTTGTTATTTTTCTGTTGACAAACTGTTGATAAGTGTGTATATTTAGTGTTGATAAGTAATATGAGGGGTATACATTGCCTGTAATGACGAGTGATTCGGGGGTGGCTGAGCTCATCACCGAAATATCTAGGTACAAGATCATTGGACACAAGGCGGAGACTGCCTGTTTCAAGCTGTACCACACCCATCCCGACCCGAAAATACGGGAGGGCGCAAAGCTGAAAATCATCGAGTCGAACCTGAGGTTCGTGTTTCAGTTTGCGATGGACTACCATAATTTGACGGGGCTCCCGACTACGGACTTCTATGCGGAGGGGAAGCTGGGTCTGCTGGAAGCCTTTTACAAGTATGACTACCGAACGGGCGTAAAGTTCGATTCGTTCGCCATCTGGGAGGTGCGGCGCCACATGGCGATGATTGTCCAGGGAAGAGACCTGGTCCACGTGCCGGTGAGACAGCGCAAGCGTGTACTGAAAGCGCTCCGCGAAGGTAAGCCACTGGACATGAAGTACGGCGAGGAAGCTGCTAACGCCATTGCCGGCCCGGATTCACTTGACATGCCGGTGGGGGAGGATGGCGAGACTTCGACGTTCATGCTCCATGATATCATACCAGACAATGATGCCGAGTCTGGTCCGGACTCGGGCACCATGATGGAGGACTTGCGCGCCTGTCTGGAAGACGAGATGAACCGTGTCCTAGATCCGGTGGAGACAAAGTTGTTGCGCTCTCTTTACGGCATTGACGGAGAAGGGAGTAGTTTTGAACGTGAGGCGGTGGAGACTGGGCTATCAAAGGACTATATTCGCAAGCTGAAAAACCAGGCATTGGAAAAGCTACGTGATAGTAAGCGGCTCAACTCACTGCGATAAACCAGAATGGATGACTTAATGTGGGATTCTTCTCGAAGATACGTAACTTTTTCAAATCGGCACCCGCGGACCGGGATGCTGGGGAGCACGACGATATGAGTATGCCGCAGAATTATTTAGATGATGGCCCTACATTGATTTACAGCGACGAACCGAACATGTCGGACATGGTGACCGACCAGACCGGGAGGGTGAGGTACAACGCATCGTCGGTGGCCAGGGCATCGAACGCCATGATAGCCAATATTAACCAGACGCACCTTGTTCCGGGACAGGTAGTCCAGCGTCCGAGGCAGAGGCCGGTTCAGCGCCCGGTACAACAGCCGGTGCAGCAACCGGTACAGCAGCCGGCGCAGCAGCCTGCCCCCGTAGCTCCGGAACAGGAAACCGTGGTTATCCAGCCGCCCCCGCCCCCACAGCCGCAGCAGGTGTACCAGCAGCCAGTATATCAGCAGCCGGTCTACCAGCAGCCAGGGTACCAGCAACCATATGGATATCAGCAACAGCCGCCGGCCTATGGGTTCCGGCAGCCCCCACAACAGCCGCAGCCGGGCGATGACATCAAGTTGGTCGAGGGGGAACAGGTGGCGCTTGCGCCGAACTTCCCCAACTACGAGATGATCCAGGTGAACGATACGTACCACCTGTACATTGACCTGCCGGGTGTCAAGAAAGAGGACCTTAGCATGAATTTCTCGGGGGGAAGCCTGTATGTCCGCGGACATAGGGATTTGATGTGCGAGCAATTTCGACCGAAGGGTGGTAAAGGAAAAGGCAAGGGAAATAAAGGCAAGCGTCCGGTCTATCTGGCCCTGGTGGGCGTGGGGCGGCATTTGCTCGGTGATTTCAGTTTCCCATTCTATTTCCCGAAGCCGGTGGACACATCGCCCAAGTCGTTTAAGGCGAACCTCACGGATGGAATACTCCATGTCGAGATGAAGATTGCCGGTGCCGACACGGGCATCTCGATTGGCATCGGAGGATAGCCCATGGTGAAGTTCGATTTCGTGTTCACGGGTGACTTAATTCTTGTTGAGACCGTTGACGATGCGGAATGTACGCCCGGTTCATCCAGACAGTATACCCGTTTCAATACCGAGTGTAAACCGAAGTTGATACGGTTGGCCCACGAATACGCAACCAAGTGTGCAACGAGTGGAGAACGGTTTGATAACACGGTGAAAGTCGGTCTTGTATTGCGGGACGCCCATTTTATCCTGCATGACATGGAACAGGTAATCGACGGAAAGGGAAATCCAACGAACCGGGTAAGATTCTTTCTTGATACACGTGAGGATGCAGATGAACGACCACCCATGTAACGGGATTCCCATCAGTGAAAGCGGGATCGCATATTGCAATATGCACCTGAAGCGGTTCGAGATCCAGCAGACAATTGATCGTGAAATCCTAGTGGCCATGATCCTGGCGGCGCAAACCGAATGTCTCGGTGGTGAAAAGGTTATCACCGTTGACCTTGCCAACGCGACTGCCGATACTGCAAAGGGTTGCTGGCTCGCTGAAAGCATCGCGAACACGATCATCGAGGCGAGCCTCAAGATTTCCCCCACGATTTGTATTAACTCCGATAACTTCGCTATCGTCTCCTCGGGCGTTGGCGCCGCTATCGCCACTCTCACCAATGGTATCTACATCCCGAACGGCCACCTTGACACTGACACCATGATGGGGCCAGATAGCGGTGTGGTTGGTGCCGGTTCTCTTCTTGGCGGTCACATCAAGCTATACCAGGATCTCTACGCCAACGCTTCCTATGCCCTCGTGGGCTCCAAGGGGCCGCGTCAGGGTGAAATCTCGGATGCAGGTCGGTTCTACCGCATCATCCAGTTTAAGAACATGAACGACGTGATTGCCGGTATCGACCCGAACGGGACTCCGTGGGAATCCAATGATTCTTTCACGGATGACAACTCCGAACAGGGCCTGGCCTATCATGACGCTGTCAGTGGCTTGACTTTCGAAGACAAGAATTCTTTACTCGATGGAGACAAAGCATGAATGGACCTATACTTAAACCGATGCTTCCGTCGATGACGTTTGACCAATACTGTGGCATGCGCTTGATGGAGATTGAATTCCAGCGTGTAATGGATGCGTTCGGTTTCGAAAATGAGACAGAGGATCTTTCCCCAAGGAATCTGAGACAATTTCCTGATTTTAGTCTACTGAATTAAAAGACCATGACCATACAAGGTGTTATTGTGGGTGGGCTAACTCAGTAGAAATATAAGGGAACTTATACTCGGTCGTACACAATAACTGTGTTTGGTAGATAAACATGCATTGTAGTGTAGAGATCTGATTTTGCATCATGATACTCATCAATGTTAATTATCGTGTTGTCTTTCTTACAGGATTCTATATAAGTGTTTAGTGCCTCTGCGAAGTTGGCCAAATCTTGGGTAGATACGTGAACATCAACTCTAGTATGGTCTGGATATTCTGCGGATGCCGCTGGGTTATAATCGCCAGTATGAATGGCATTTGTGATGAGATCAATCCAGGGTTAATGTTTCCCGCAGTTGCATCCGCCTCGTTTAACTACGCCGATTACTTTCCTCACGGGTTTCGCCGCTTTGTAGATTGCCTTCAACCCAGCCTTGCGGTATTTTTCTGGAAGAATCATTAGGTAGTCGGTAATCTCGGGGAAGTCGGTCGCCATCCGGTCGACTGCATCGGTGCCGACATAGGAATTTCCCGCCGCATCGATGTACTTGAAGTCCTTGGCGCCGGATTCCGATGGGTAGTATTCTGCGCGATCCTTCACCTTTGCTTTGATCATGTGCTGGAAATTGGTGCAGATGGCACAGGTCGCGTCGTAGATTATTCTCGGTAGGGCCATATTAGTCACCTATCTTGACTTTGTATCCACCTTCTCTCGGGAGGGTCCCGAAGGAACCATCGGGATTGATTACGACGGTTTCGGTAGGTTGGTTAATCACGGTGCACTTTGGGTCCTTGCCGGCGCAGATGTCCTTGTATGGCATGCCCAATATTTCGTCAAGGTTGTCGGCGATCCGGTCCATCATGTTGCACTTGGCATCTGACTGGGCGCACTTCATCGGACCATCATCGATCGTCGAGCCATCAAACGGGATTGACCGGTCGTTGAACGTGCTGATGCTCTGTACGTCATCTATCGATGCATCGAGCATCGGCTGTATCTCGGTCGCCCTGAACGTGAACGTTGGCCACTCGCCGTCGCATGAAGTGAGGAGCTCATTTGGATTGGATGTCGGTTTTGCCGCGGTGACCATCTGGCCATCGGCTTTCTTTACGACAAACAACGCCGGGATGTTCCCGCAGTGCACTACGTCACCGAGATGGAATCCTTCCTGTTGCTGGCAACACTGCCCGGATGATTCAAGGAGGTACATTCGCATGAACTCCCTGCCCATGCCGCGTTCGATACATTCGTTGAGGGAGATGTCACCTAGACCGAGTCCCTCGCCCACCATGTCGCGTATTCCTTCCGCCGCCTGTTTTATGCCGTCGGTGACTTGTTCGGCGGTTTCAGTATCGTTCTCCGGTTCCTCAAAGAGGGGGCCGCGTTCGGCATCGGGTGCAGTCACGTTGCCCGAGCATTCGCCCGGCGCATTTTCGGTTGGCTGTTGTGCCTCCGGTTGACTAGCACCGCCGATCTTGGTGATGGTGGGCTTGGCACCGAACGGCGTAGCGCTGTCTCCGTAGTCGACGTAGATGGCATCTATGTCAGTCTCGGCTTCCAGGACTGGGCGGGCTATGGGGGCGGACTCTACGTTGCGAGTCAGTTCGAGGAGCTGGTCAAGATCGTCAATCATCGTTGTTGTTCCCTTGTCGTTCTAGTTCGTAGTTTATACTCGGTACTGGGTTTCCGGGAGACCATTCATGGTGGCCGGCGCCATTTGCGGTCCGTATCCAGATTGTGGGTATGCCGGATGCTGATATGCCGGATGCTGTGGGTAACGCATGCCTTGTGGTGGAGGATACGGCATGCCGGGGCGTGGGGCGTAACCCTGGGGATAATTTTGCCCATTTGGTACCATGGTTGTTCCGATAGCGGCAACCTGTACTCGTTGTGCTGGGGGGATCATGGTTTGCCTGCCGGCTAGTTCAGCGAGACCGCGCTGCTCGGCGACAATTTCCGGATTCCTCGCAAACTGCAATGCCCGATCCATGTCGGCCACTTCCGCATCGGGGGCAAACACCGCCCGGATCGTGTCCGCCATGGACAGCTCCTCCTCAGTTCCCTGGAAGGTAGGCGAAGCGGCATGGAACACGGCCCAGTATAGGCTCGTTACGTGGTCATCATGGTTTCCTCCGGATGCGCCCCAAGTGTTCTTGGTTGGGCGAGTGAAGGACATTAACTCCATAATGGTCTTCTCGTCATGGATCAGCAGATAATGCTTCTGGATGTACGTCTTGAGAAGCATGACGGCGGTCGTTTTTGTGGCCGACGTGGAATACATGCCACGGAAGTAGCTGTCGTAGTCAACCATGTTCGGGTACTGGAGCGTGGCCGTCATTGTCTGGTAGGCGCGTGCACCGGAGCCGCCGTTATACTCAATCGTGAGCGCGGGGAAGTGATATTTGCGGAGAAGTACCATGGACACGGCACAGAAATCTTCGACAGTCACACAGTTTGACGAGAGTACGAGCACCTGTTCCAGCTTGCAGCTGGTCTTGGCGTAAAGTATTTGCAATACGTGGTAGTCCTGCCGCATGCCGTATCCGGTATCGAGTGCGGCAATGTAAACGGCCCCGTCGTGTTCCATCTGCTGTTGATTGAGCGGGCGGTTGAAAATGCGCAACTGGTAGTCATCCTTGATGCGTGGCGTGGCCATCGGCTTGTCGGGATGGAGATGCTGAAGGGTCTTGTAGTCGATGAGCGTGACTGCGGAACCGACGAACTCGCACATGTATTCCTGGCGGAACCGTTCTTCGCCGATACGAGCCTTTTCGTCGATGCCCCACTGTTCATCCCTTCCCGGAACTTCGTGCCACAGAACGACCGACCTGACGTACTTTGACTGTAGGTCGTGCGCGCTCGCGGTGCTTTCCTCCACGGCGTCTTCCCACATGCGGTAAAAGTGGTTCATCCCGTTAGGAGTTGACGTGATGATGACGCGCGTCTTCTTACCGGATGATATCGTCGGGAAAACGGATGCCATGAATTCATCCGCCATGCCGGGTCGGAGGAACGCGAATTCGTCCAGGTACAGTAGGTTCGGGGAGAATCCGCGAATACCGTCGGAACTGGACGCCGCAATGATTATGCGGCACCCGTTAGCAAACTGTATGGACATTTTGTTCCAGAGCTTAACGCCTGGCTGCAACCAGTACGGGAGGTTTACGTAGGATTCGCGCAGGAGCTGGAGTTGTTCCTTGGCCAGCATGAGCTTGTTGGCGAGCATCGCTATGAGCTGGTCCTCGTGGAACATCGCCCACCACAGGATGAACGCCCTGACGATGGTGGATTTACCCACCTGGCGACTCCACTTGTTGATATTGAACCTGTATTTCAGGAACCTACGTATGGCCCGATCCTGGAACGGGTACGTCTCCATCAGTTTCGTGCCCTCGTCCTTGGTGTTGATATAGACGTAGTGCCTGATGAAGTATATTGGGTCCTTTGAACAGCGCTCGATTTCCATCAGTTTGTATGCATCTAACTTGACGGATTCGTTTGCTGCCCTCAGGTTATGTATCCCGTTGAATGGCATAAATAACAGTTTATAAACAGCGGGTTCACTGATTTTTTGAATAGTATGCAAAAATGGCCTTGAATTTTATTATATTTCATGTATGGACTTTTTGGTAATCACGGCATTTTATGACGGGGGAGACCGGTATCGAAGACGGAACCTCGTGGCCACTCTCGCGAATAGCATGAAGGTGTTTCCCGAGGCCCGCATTTGCGTTGCCGAGCAGAATCCATCGGGATGGTTCGACAGCCTGGGAATGGATCCCGAGCGGATAACCCACGTGACGCGGCAACTTGATGGGGGGTTCTGCAAGACAGCGTTGCTGAATGCGGCTGTCGAGGCGGTACCGGGCCCGGAAATCATAGTGATGGTTGATGGCGACGTGTTCCTGACGCCCGGGGTGGTCGATTGTATACGGAATAAATGGAACCGGGGGTCGCTGGTATATCCCTTCTCGGATACTATGTATCTGAATGAGGTCGATACAAGGCTGATTGTTGGGGGCAAGGAGTTACTTCCGGGGGAAAAGTACCACGGGGTCAACATCGAAAGGCAGACGGGCCTGTGCAACGTGGTTACCAGGGAGAACTGGATAAAGGTTGGGGGATATGATGAGGCGTTCGTGAAATGGGGTGCGGAGGATGATGCGTTCCTGGTGAAGTGCGCCCGGATTGTTGGCCCGATATACAGGAACACCGACCCGGGGTGCGTGGCCTACCATCTATTCCATCCACGGGTGAATACTATGGGATACATGCTCGGGGACGAAGGTTACTTTATGAATCGTCTCAGGGAAGCATGTATTCGTTGCATGAGCGACGATGATCTGAAACTGTATGTGTCGGGAAAGGCTTCACTGGATGAACTCGTTGAAATATATGGGGAGAGAGGGGAACTGCATCCCGACACGGTATGCGTACAAGGGGAGGAAGTTAAGGATGCAGTTCATACGTGACCTGCTTGTGCCGAGGTGGTACAGCAAATTCAACGTCCTGGCAAGGATGTGTGCGTCATCTGACCGGAGATCGTGCTGGTACGATGCGGAGTGCGGCGACATGGTGGCGGTGCAGTGTGGTGACGGGCGGGTACTGGCACCGGTCGGTGCCGCGGAGAGGCCCCATTACCTGATTCTCCATGACTGGGACGAGAAGTATGCGCCGATGGTACGCAATGCGGTTCGGGTAGTTGCACTGGGAAGGTTCGCGGGGGTCCCCCGGGGGGCAAGCATATTGGAAAGTTTCCCCGTCCCGGAATTTCCACACAGGCCGGTGCATCCCGACAACAATATCCTGGTGGCGGGGGACTGCAGTATGCCGGGTACGTTCGATTTCATAGAGGAAGTAATGGGGGGCCTGGATAGGGAACTGTCCGTCACAGTGGCCCTGTATGATGGCGGGTCGAGTGGCACGGAGCGGCTCATTTCTGGACTAGTTTACGGGGAGACGATGTCTTCCTTCAAAAAGGTTCAATGGCGCAAGCGACAGTCATATCCCATGATAACCGCCCTTTATACCACCGCGGGCCTCATTGTACACTCCGGGGCCGGTGCGCGAGGGTTCCTGCATTCATTGGCAGTCATGTCCGCGTCGAGGGGCGCCGGCCTGATAACTCGGACTGGAGACAACGGGTTTATTCCGACCACGATAGGGGAACTTATCGGGGCGATTGGAGAAAAATGAATGTAAATGGAAATTTTACAAATCACCCAAATATGCACCAAACCTCAATATATGGTGTAGTTTGGGTTTTTTTCCACAATATGGTGTATTTTTGGGCACCAAATTTACGGTGCGCCGGACATATAAACCAGTTTCTACCCTATCACTTTCTTGGCATCATGCTGCCGGAAATGTAATAAAAATATAAGGAAAATGTATGAATGATGTAAGCGAAGTCACCGAGGTGGTGACTGCCCCCAAGTTAGCAAAAGTAAACAAGCGCGACGGAATCCCACAGACCTTCAACCCGAGCAAAATCGAACACTCTTTGAAAACGGTGTTCTACGCGACAAAGACCTCGGTGAGTGATGAAGAGCTCGATGAGGCGACCAACCGGATTATTCAGGAACTTCAAGGATACAACACCATTTCCGTTTCTGCGGAAAAGGTGGCCACTGCGGTAAAGAACGTGTTGCGCGACAAGTGGCCGAAGGCGTACGATGCCTATGTGATTTACAGAGCCAACCGCGACAAGATTAGGGCGACCAAGACCGACATCATCAAGAACATGCCTCTCCTTGGGACTCTCCGCGAAATCACCGACGCGAAATTCAAGTCATCCAACATCCTCCGTGACAATGCCAACGAATCCGGTGCTACGCCGGCGGGTGCGTACGGCAAGGTTGCATCTGAAACAAACAAGATGTACAACCTGTTGAACAACATCAACGAGAAGTACGCCCAGATGCACAAGGATGGCTATCTCCACATCCACGATCTCAACATGTACAACCTGACTTTCAACTGCCTCTTCGCCCCGATCGGGAAGCTCTTGAAGTCGGGTTTTGATTCTGGTACAGGTTTCATTCGCCGTGCCAATTCTGTCCAGAGCGCGGCTGCTCTGGCCGCAGTGATTTTCCAGCTCCAGTCGAACCAGCAGTATGGTGGTATCGCATGCGACAACTTCGACTTCGACCTTGCACCGTCTGTCGATTGCAGCTTCCGCAGCCATCTCGCCATCAAGCTGAATGACTACTACGACACGACCGGCGACGAAAGGTATAAGGCCTTTGCCGGCGACCCGGACAATGACAATGACAAGCGCAGCTGGCGCAAGCTCCTGGCCGATGTGACGATGAACCGTCCGCCTGAACATTACTATGACCGCTTCCCGAAGAAGTGCATCGAGAAGGCCATCAAGATGACCGACATTGAAACGCATCAGGCGATGGAAGCACTTGTCCATAACTTGAATTCTTTGCAGAGCCGCTCCGGCAACCAGGTTCCGTTCTCCTCCATCAACTTTGGTCTTGATACGTCAAACTGTGGTCGAATGGTCAGCAGGAATCTCATGCGTGCCCAGTACGAAGGCATGGGTGACGGCCTTACCCCGATTTTCCCGATTTTGATTTTCAAGCTCATGAAGGGCTATACCAAGTATGAAGGCGACCCGAACTACGACCTGTACAACCAGGCAATCGAATGTCTCGCCCGCCGCTTCTATCCGAACTTTGTCCGTGTTGATTCCTCCTTCAACCTCCCGTATGTCAAGTACGAATACAAGGAAGTCGAGGACGCAAACCCGACATTTAAGTACCGTGGCATGAACGAAGATTTTGAATTCGGCTACGGCGATTACAAGGCCGGTAAAACCACTGCATTTGAATACGATGTGGCCAATGGTGACTACTGGGAAGTCGTGTCCAAGACTGGCGACAAGCTCAAACTCCGCAAGATTATCCCGAACACCACTATCGCCACTATGGGTTGCCGTACCCGCGTCATCGGAAACTGCAACGGCCCGGAACAGACGACTGCTCGCGGAAACTTCGCGTTCCATACGATGAACCTCCCGCGCATTGCCATCGAGGCCCATATCAAGGGCAAGGACGAGGAGAGCCGCAAGAAGATCTTCTTCGAGAAGTTGGATGAGCTCATGAAGGCCGCAAAGGATAGCCTCCTCGACCGCTTCTGGTTCATTTGCAGCACCAAGACCTACGAGAACTATCCGTTCACGATGCAACAGGGCTTGTACCTGACTTCCGACGACAAGGAACACGAACTCACGGATTCCATTGCCGAAGTGATGAAACAGTCGACTCTCTCCATCGGTTATATCGGCATTGCCGAAGTAGTCACCCTCCTTACCGGGAAGACGTTCGGCGTTGACCATGACGTTGATGAATTTGCACTTTCCATTGTTCAGCACATCCGAGACTACTGCGATAAGACACAGAAGGAAACACACCTTAACTGGTCTTGCTTTGCAACGCCTGCGGAAGCCGTTGCTGGCAGGTTCGCTTCTATTGACAAGAACAAGTTCACCACGGCGACTGCCGAGAATGATGCCGGCGCCATCTTGAAGCCTGTCAAGGGTCTCGAAGATGTCAATCTCATGCGCATCTTCGGCAAGGGCTATTACACGAACAGCCACATGATGGATTTCTCCCTGGATACAACCTTGGAAAACAAGATCAAGACCGAAGCTCCGTTCCACAAAATTACGAACGCCGGCCATATCTTCTACTACAAGCTCAATGGTGACTTGACTAAGAATATCCCGGCTGTCAAGGCCGCGATCGACGCGATGTATGAAGGTGACCTTGGATATTTCAGCTGCACTATGGACTCGGACGACTGTTTGGCCTGTGGCTATCACGGCATCATCGATAACGTATGTCCGAAGTGCGGTTGCAAGGATGAGAACATGTTCGTCCGTGTGCGCCGCATCACGGGTTATTTGACAGGTGCTCCGAAAAAAACTATATTAAAGTCATGGAACGATGGCAAACTTGCTGAGTTGGGTGATCGTCATAATATCTAATAAATAGATATGAATGCCGGCCACTCGATGGCCGGTTTTTTGATGGATGGAATTATGGAACTGATGTATAAATGCGCTATATGTGGGCAGGAATATGGGTTAAATGGGTTTACTAACCATATTCAGCGTACACATAAGATAAAATATCAAGCGTATTATGATACCTACGTTGATAAAGCCGAACATTTATGCCCTATTTGCGGGAATAAATGTGCGTTCACGAATTATGCCGGGTATAGAGATACTTGCGGGAATCCCACGTGTGTTCGAAAATTACAACATATACACATGAAGGAAAAATATGGGAAATCATGCTGTCGCCCGGAAAAACGCAGAAGCCGCGAGGTTTCTGTAATCGAATATAAGTTTCACTGCGAATTATGCGGTAGAGGATTTTTGCATAAGAACAAATTGAATGCACACTTAAATAAATTTCACCCATTAGTATCTATTGAGGAATATTACAACAAGTATTTTGGCGTGAATGTTGAATATTGTGAAGTTTGTGGGAAAAAAGCCTTATGGAAAGGTGTTCGTTATCATAATACATGCGGTTCATCGGAATGTACCGCAAAATTGCGTAGTCAGCACAATGCGATGCATAATCCGGAATATCGCAAGAAAGCTATTGATGGCCAGTTGAATATGAGTGCGGAGCAGAAGCGGGCTAAGAAAGATAAAATGGAAGCAACCTGTTTGAAAAAATTTGGTGTAAGGCATAATTGGCAATCACCTGAGTGTCGGGAAAAATGTAATAGTACCAATCTGGCAAAATATGGAACAATGAATATGTTTCGTTGTCCTAAAGCGATACAGACACTTTCGACAAAGTATGGGGTTACCCATTTTTCACATTCGTCTGAATTTGCGAAACGGCGAAAAAAGAAATATATCCAGGGTGGGCATGGATTTGATAGTAGAGATGAGATAAATTTGTTTAATTTTGCTACTATCTGCGACATGACGGTTGTATTACATCCGGATACTCGGTTTACATATGTTTTTAAGGGAAAGACTCATTATTATGAACCTGATTTTGCAATCGATGACCGGTTTTATGAAGTGAAAGGTAAACAATTCTTTAAGGATAAGGATGAATCTAAGGAAATGGTGAATCCGTATGACCATTCCATGGATGATTTGTACGAGGCTAAGCATCAATGTATGCTCAGTAATGGTGTGCATATAGTTACTGACACTTCCCTATTTGGGTTGATAAAAGAATTTTATGGTATTGAGCTTAGCGAAGAGAAGGTCTTTTCGATATGTTTTGGAAGTGCGTTTCCGGGCACCGGTAAGTGGCCGGCGAATCATCCGATATGGGATTGTTTTGTGCCTGGACATAAAACGCCCCGAGATGCTTGGACTGATGAGCAGATTTTTAGAAGTGCGGTGCGAAATTTATTGACGATTACCATGGATAGCATTTCCCGAAATAAGTATCATGGGTTCTGTAGACGACATATAGAGGCTCTTGTTAATGCTGAACATGATATAAACCCATTAGCTCAACTGATTCTAAACCGATTTACTGTCGCAAAATTAGCCCCCAAGGTTACTGCATTGAGAGCATCTGAATTGTTGAAAATTATAGAGGGTGCTGGTGTAAGTTTAGCAAATGGAGTGTATTGCCCGATGGCTGGATTTGGTGGTATTGTTGAAGGCGCTCGCCAATGGTTCACTAGGCGTAATTTAAGCCCGAATATAGAGGCATATGATATCAATATGAATTTCTGTACATGGTATGGTTGGGTTCAGCGTGATGTAATGGCTCAGGTTGTAACAACTGATAAAACGGTTATAGTATGCCCACCATTTGGTAAGCAATACGAGCACTGGAAGGGAACGCCCGATGAAATGTCGGATATCACTTTCCTTGAGTGGGTTGATATCATTAAGGAACATGTGAAAGCTCCTAATTACATTTTTATAGGCCCGGAAACCGATAAACCTAAGTCAGCATGTGGGTTATTTGCTAGAAAAGTTGGAATTGCGTTGTATAAGGAGAATAGCGATGAACTACAGCAAGATTGATCCGATGTCAATAGTCGATGGGGAAGGCCTTCGGGTCTCCCTCTTCGTCTCCGGTTGTCGCAATCACTGCAAGGGTTGCTTTAATCCAGAGACCTGGGACTTTTCCTATGGCAAGGAATTCGATGCTATTGCCCAGTATGAGGTAATCGAGGCATGCAGGCCCTCCTATATAGCGGGGCTGACCATTTTGGGCGGGGAGCCCTTTGAGGCCGAGAACCAGCGTGACCTCATGCCGTTTGTTTGCCGATTTAAGGATGATCTTCCGCAGAAGACATTGTGGATGTTCACTGGATATATTCTGGACAAGGATCTCCTGCCGGGGCAGCGCAAGTATGACCACATCTTTACGCCCGGTATCCTTGATAAGGTGGATGTTCTTGTTGACGGTCCGTTCATACAGGAACAACGGGACCTGTCCCTGCGATTCCGCGGTAGTTCGAACCAGCGACTTTTGACGAGAGAGGATATACAGCGGATCCGGTCTACCGGAGTTTCTGTACGATCTCTGCAATCTTTTGATGCACCTCGGGGGGACACGGGATGTTTTCCAGTTCATTGAGTGCATCGTTTAGTTTGAAGGCTGACGATTTCCCGTACATCGTACTCTCGACGTAGGCCTGGTGTTTCGCCTTGATGGATTCATACATGTCCATTGGGCTGGTAATCGACACTTGGGTCAAGCTGTTGTCACCGAAGGCCATCATGAGGTTTGATGGCCTCGCGACTCCGTTCATGACCGAGATGGTCAGCTCCAACTGCCCACACAGGGTCCCCGCCGCATATTCTCCCTTGATGACGTAGTATTCGGTGTTGGCAACTCGATTCTGGAGGGTCGGCTGCTCGAGAGCGATGTCGGTAGTGGATTCCGTAATGAAAGTCAATGCCTCGACCAGTTTTTGCCGAATGGCCGCCGCTAGTTCTTCCTTGGTCATATTTTTCGTTCCTTTTTCACAAAACTATCTTTAAATGTAGTTTAAAAGTGGAAGTTGCATAAACCACGAAAAAGAGGATTGCTAATGCGCTCTCGTGACGAAATCAAGAGTTTTTTGCGTGGCCCGCAGAAGGATGTTTTGGGTGAAAGGGCAATGGAGTTTGCCAAGTTCGCCCATGATGGGCAGCGTGACAGGGGAGGTCATCCATATATTGGGCATATTGAGCGGGTTTCCGAACGTGCCAAAGAGGTATACGCCGATCCGATACTTACCGCGATCGCGATTCTCCATGACACCGTTGAAGATGGGGGCTTTACCATATCCGACCTCATGATGTTTTTCCCCGAAGTAGTATGGAAGGTCGTTTCCCTCCTCACGAGGGGAAAGACTGTGCCGCGCGACAAGTACATCGAGGCGATTGCAGGAAACTATCTGGCCGCCCGCGTCAAGATATGCGACTTGGAGGACAATATCGACATAACTCGCATATCGAATCCATCGCCAAAGGATTATGAGCGGAGAGATCGGTACTTGGCTGAATATCGCATCCTGCAGGATTCTATCATCGACTGGGAGCGGAGGCTGCCTAAGAAGGACCTGGAAACGGAAACGTACGCCGCCTGTTACCTGTCAACTCTTTTGTGAATGTACACAAAAGTTTACAAAAATGCCGCATCATGCGGCATTTTGTTCATTTTTGGGGAGTGTTTGGCCGGTCGGTGGCGGCCATGATAATCGTCTTGACCACCCTAATGCAGTCTTCCTTGGGAAGCGCGGCGTATCCTTTCTTGGACATGTATCGGGAAATGGCCTCGGCGACATTCTTTGTCATGTCACCCGCAGTTGGCGGCTTTGCACCCGATTGCTGCTTCATCTGTTGAGCCACGACGCGGATTTTCTCGGGATACCCCACCGATATGAGCTCCTTGATTAACGCATCTGCACTCACGGAAGATGCTTCGGGCTGCTGATTTACCTGTTCGGGGCCGATGACTGGTTCCTGGGTGTTCGGTTCTGCAGTCGCCGGCTGTTCCTGGGTGGGTTCTGGCTGGGTTGACATATCGGAATCAGTTGATTCGATGTCCCCCGCTTCCAGCTGTTGCCCGAGTTCGGCAAGTTCGGCAAGTTCGGCATCCTCATCCCACCCGGCATCATCTGGCTCGGCACTTTTATCATCATGATCGGCGGATGGGTCCTGCGTGGTGGGTTCGCCCTCGGCATCTTCAAGCATGAATTTGCATGCGGAAGATGCGGACTCGTAGAGGAATCTGGCGGTTCCGGAAGATATTCGGGCAAATTCGTTCAGACGGTCGGAAAGTTGCATAGATGACACCTCGGACAATGTTTATATCCTGGGGCGGGCACATCGACCACCTTTAGCTGGTGAGGTCAACTACCCACCGTCTAAAGAACGGTGGGCTTGAGGGAGCCCCGGTTTCCCGGTAGTTCCCTCGATTGGCCAGTTGACGGTGGCCTGCCAAGTAGATTCAGCTTGCCATATATGGGCATAGTGAATGTACTTGGGTGGTAACGGCTAGCTATATTGATGCTCGCATTCCAGTCGGCATCAAGTACCAAGCCGTCGGCAGCATAGTAGCGGGTACCCAGCCTCTCGCCATTAGGCAATCCTCGACAGTCGAGTTGGGAAGTGTAGGCCGGTTCAACTGTTGCCACCCGTTTCCCCACGAGTGGTGCCTTATACTCCAACACCGTCTGGAGTTGCCTTAAAGCAACCTGGCCAAACCGGTTGTTGTGCCGTTTTCTCTTGATTTCTTTATTCTCACCACTTCCGTTATTTATTTTCTTCCTGGAAGTGGTTTTCTTAATCTTGGTTAAATCTTCAAGGACGATGATTCCTTCTGGCTTTGATAGAATGTAGTTGGCTACTCGGTAAGTGTAGTCCTTTGACATTCTAGCTTCCTTTCGGTGAAGTTTCTTCAGGTGCCTATTGGCATTCTTTGTTCTCTTGGATGCCAGACATCTTTTCAAGTACCGGATTTGCCGTCTACGCTTGTTGAAATCCTTGTCGGAAATGGCCGTTCCGTCCGAACACGTAATCAGCCGCTTGATACCACGGTCTATACCTAGAACATCTTCATTTACCACGGATAGCTCCGGTGTCTCGAACTGTACGGTCAACCAGAACTGGTTATCCCGGTAGAACATGTTGCAGTTCTTTGCATTGTAATTGTCGAACATGTACTGGATAAGCGGATAAGTATCGAATGTACACTGGACTTTCTTGAAACCAGGAACTGTGATATTCACTGAATGGTCGGTCAATTTGCTGTAAAGCCGCTTATCCAATGTCATCGACAGATTTCGCTTCTTCGGTGTGTTGAATTTTTCCTTGGTCTGTAGACACGTCTTCCAGCTGGCAACGACTTCCTGTATTACCTTACAGACCATCTGGCTGCTGAGTGTAGGGTACTGTTTCCTGATATCGTAGTAGAACTTGTAATGCACGTCATACCGGGACATCGGGTGTTCCCTGAACCCAGTCGTTTCCAGCAAGGCGGATACATAGCCATAGCAGTCCACCTCTGTCTTGAGGCAGTCCAGCATGGCCTGTTCGGTCTCCTTGCTCGGAAAGTTCAGCTTGACGTTGTAGCTCAGCATAAAAATAAAGCCCTCGGTATATGCCTATTGTGGTTGGCGGTCATATACCGAGGACCGAAATTCCTGTTCAGTATATGCAAGGCCAACCACGAACTTGCATCATACCATAAGTTTATATATTCATCCTACCATAACGCGAGTGTCGGGTCGGTTATAAAGCCATTTTGCGTTATGTCCACTACTTCATCTAAATATGTACATTTATCCAAATCATAGTACGCTATTTTACCACAATCGTGCATGATGGTAACAAATAGATTAGGCTCATATCCAAATATTTTTTTGTATTTCGCTTTATATGTTACGACATCCATATACGATAATATACTATATTAGTTGCCGTATGTCAATCAAATTGCTATATTTATGTACAAGGAGGGCGCAATTCCTCTCACCCACTGAAGATGGGTGAGTTTCCTTGCGCTAGTTTTATGAAAGCCTTTCCATAATTCGGAACAGCCAAAATCAACATTTTTGCTATATTTTACGGGTATGCTTAAACTCGATCAATTTCTTGAAGAAGTTACAACCGATTTAGAAAAGCGCGGCAAGCCAAAGCCGAAGAACAATCTTGCTCCTATTGATAAGAGCAAGTTGATTCTGGTGATCAAAGACAGCGACGAGACGGATTCTCTCGATGCTGGCGAATCGGACGCCGATGAAAAGGCCGGGACTGACAAGGAACCCGTCCCTGATGTCGATGAAAAGGCCGAAAAGAAGGATGAGGGGAAGTCAGGCCCTAAGTTATTGACCAAGGATGACCTTACCGAAGAACAGGCCGATTCGCTGAAGTACATCCGGGAGTTCCTCGAAAGCGAGTGTCACGAAATGGTGCTCTGTGGCCCGGCGGGTACCGGTAAGACCTCGCTGGTGAACGTTCTGCTGGATGAACTGGATAAGGACAATGTGTCATATGTATGCACCGCGCCGACGAACAAGGCAGTCGAAGTGATAGCCAAGCGTACGGGGCGTCCGTTCGACCGTACGATTTATTCCCTATGCGGTCTGAAACTGGTGGATATTGATGACACTGAACCGCACCTGGAACGCGAGGGCGAGTCGAAACTTAAGGAGCAGGATGTTGTCATCATCGACGAGGCGTCGATGGTGGGTACCGAGCTACTCACGAACATAGAGGGGGACCTGATAGAGCATTCTTATGTCAAGGTGATCTACGTGGGTGACCCATGCCAGATTCCGTCGGTGGAGGATAGCAACGCTGGGTTGTTGCAGTCGCCCGTATTCAACCTGAAATATGGCACCATGCTATCTAAAGTGATGAGGACGGCTTTGGACAACCCCATCATGAAGACCGTTACGGCGATGAGGGAGACCATCACCCAGCCGGGCGATAACTTCGAGCACGTTACTGAGGTTGGTGAGGCCGGCGGCATATACTTCTACAGTGAGCGCAATGAGTTCATGGATGCGGTTATCAGGTATTTCACGACGAACGAGTATGCCGAGGATTCAGACTATGCCCTTGTTGTCGCATATCACAACAAGGCGGTGGATGCGCTCAACCAGGTAGTAAGGAAATACCGGTATCCGGGGGTAACCGCGGAATACACCGTGGGCGAAGAATTGCGTGTCGCGAGGCCGTTCAGGAAGTTGACCGCGGTCAAGAAGGGGCGCAAGACGTTCTATGACGATGTAAGCGTATATTCCATGGAAGAGCGTGTGAAGGTGGTCGCAGTGGAGGATATGCCCGATGGGGATCCGGAATACCATATCGGCTGCTACAAGCTGACAGTGGTAAATTTCAGGGCATCCACCGGGCACCGTAAGCAGACTACTGCATACGTGGTCAAGAAGTCGGAAGAAGAACACCTCAAGCGGCTGAAGGCGGAATTGGCGATAGAGTGCCGTGCCCGGGCGAACGAGCTTGGGCAGATGGGGCGGCACAAGTACACCAAGAGGGAGGCCTGGGAACCATATAACAAGATGAAGAACTATTTCTTGTATGTGGGGTATATCTATGCACTTACGGCATACAAGGCCCAGGGTACCACGGTGCAGAATGCCTTCGTCGTGGAACGTGACATGAATATGTGTTCTGACATCATTTTGCGGAATAAGTTGAAATATACGGCTTTTACCCGAGCCGCCAAGGAGCTGCACGTATTGTGCTAGTTGCCAGCCGTATATCTCTTTGCTATGTTTAGTATTGGTAGGGAAAAGGAGTCAAATAATGATTACTCATGCAAGGTTCAAGGATATCGCGGAAGTTGACAAGTTCTTGAATAAGGCCGGGCTGCGGCTCGACGAGGTGCAGATTACCCACACGGTTAACCGTGGCGGCGGGTTCTATATGGTATTCTATGACGATCCCGAAGCGGACGCCAAGACTAAACAATCAAAGGAAAAGGACAAATGACGATTTCAACAAAAATCAAAACCATTACCCCTGAATACGCCAAGACGCTTTTGGAAAATACCAAGGTGGCCGGTGTACTCAATCGCAAACTTAACCATCGCGTCGTGACCGAGTACGCGAAGGAAATGCTGGCCAGTCGCTGGAAGTTGAACAGCGAGTCCATCAAGCTGGACGAGGACGGGCTCATCCTTGATGGGCAGCATCGCCTCATGGCTTGTATCGAGGCAAAGGTTCCGTTCCAGACGCTGATGGCCTGCAATGTTCCGCGCGATACGTTCGATACCATCGACTGTGGCCGTGTCCGGACTGGGACGCAGGTGCTCCAGATGTCCGGGGTACAGTATCATACCGTGATTACGGGCATCATTAACGGACTGGTCGAGTTCCGCAGCTACGGGCATATGGCGTCGAAGGAGCGCCACCTCACGCCCTCCGCCGTGCTCGAAGAATACAATGCCCACCCGGATAAGTATGATGAGGCCGCCCGTGTAGCCATGCGTTGTATCGCGAATGGCCACTTGATGACGGCCAAGGTCGTGGGCACGCTCTACTATGCTCTCGTCAATGACATTGGCGCGAACAAGGAAAAGGTTGAGGAATTCTTTGCCGGCATCAACTCGTTCGAGTCATCCGAAAACCAGGCAATCAACAAGATGCGCCGTTGGAACTGTGAACACCGTGACCGCAAGGTGTCGAACAAGCTCCGTGTCGCGTATATCATCAAGTCCTGGAACGCGTTCGTGACCAATTCGAAGCCGCCGCGTTTTAGTGAAAACGATGACGAACCTATGCCGTCTTTCGTGAAGAATGCCTAATCGCTCGAAAAAGAACGGTTGCTATGGGCTACCGGGGTTAACCGATGCGTTGGCCCCGGTAGTTTTGTCCGTGAAGTCCAATTCTATAATATTCAATGTGGAGAGACGCTGATGGCGTTCAGAAACAATTTTTACATCGCATCATCGATCATTGTATTGCTTGATGAGAATGGTAAGTCTCTCGGGACAATGAATCCCGGGAAAGCCAGGGCTATTGCCAATGCCCACAATAAGCCTCTTGTATGCGTAAATCCATCCGGGAATCCGCCGGTGTATCGCATTGGACCCCCACCGAAAGATGGAATTTCGACTGCGACGGTACGGCTTCTCGATGAAAACGGGGCGCAAATTGGTATCATTTCTAGCTCGGAGGCACGGAAGATGGCTGAAGAGCGCGGACTTGACATCATTGTGGTCGCGGCGAACCAGGATCCGCAGGTCGCGCGTCTCGGTAACCGCGGCAAGTATGAATACGAGCAGAAGCGTAAGCAGCGCGAGATGGACAAGAAGAAACGCGCCGCCGCCAAGGCGACGGAGGTGAGGGATCTTCGATTCCCCTGTAACGGTGGGGATGCCGACCGGGAGCGCATATTGAAGCAGGGGGATGAGTTCATGGAGCAGGGGCACCCGGTGAACTTCTGCATCCGATTCCCTGGTCGAAAGCTGTCACACTGCGATGACGTAATCGAACGTACCAAGGAAGAGATGGGGCGTATCCTGCAGCATGGTGCGGTACACGGTGTTACCCGTGCCGGTAACAGTTTCACGATCGCCTGCATGCCGAAGAAGTAACATGATCATTGAAGCAACAAACAGATTCGTTTTTACTGAAGTTGCCCGCATGCTGAAGGAACAGTGTGGCGGCAAGCCGGAATATGCCGATACCGTGTTCGTCCTTGGACACGTTGATTCTCGGTGTACCATTGATGGTATACGGAAGAAGTATCCAAACAAGAAAGTTGTATTATACCAGCTTGAACAGATGTATGATGGTTGCAAGTACAACAATCGACACGTGATGGACTGGCTGACCGGGGCGGACGAAATCTGGGACTATGACCTGGACAACATCGAATGGCTCGCCAGGAAGGGGATCCAGGCATCGTTCCACCCCATGCACTATGCGAGCACGTTGCGCGATGTGCCGAATCTGGAAAAAGATGTCGATGTCCTGTTTTACGGATTCCTGACGGAGCGTAGGGCCAAGCTGATTCCACAGTTGGCCAATGCCGGATGTGGCAAATGGGCGACTACGTGTGTCATGGGGATATCTGGAGAAACCCTGGGAAGATGGATAGGGCGATCCAAGATAATATTGAACATCCATGCGTACGAAAACAACAACCGCCAGGAACAGGTCCGGATGTTCTATCCAGTAATCAACGGGGCGTGCGTGGTATCTGAGCAGAGTGCCAGGAACTATCTTGAGGGATGCATCACTGAATGTCCGCTTAAGTACCTTTCCGAGACAATCGAGAACATATTGAAGAATGACCTGTGGAAGCGGCTTGGTGAGAGCGCGGTCTATAATTTCATGAGGCGACAATGAGTATTTCTGATATTTGGGACAAATCTGTGCGTCTCGTTAAGATTGCCGGCGCCGGCGAGACGCGGGTGGTGAACGTAGACGTACCCGGAATATCCACCGACTGGGAGTGGATAAACCAGGCCGGGCATTGTTTCCGCATTCCGACCTACAAATCCGAAGACGAGCTGCTTGAAACAATCGGGATTCATAAGGGTGACAATGCCATATGCATAGATCGCCATTTCTCGGTGGCCGCATACCGAACATGCGGGATCCGCGAAATCTGTACGGTATTCTTGTTCACTTCCGATCGGAAATACAAAATTGCCGAGTACGTGTATGATTGTGCTCAGTCCGTTTACTGTCTTATTCGGCTATGGCGGTTGTCAATCGGAGTTTTCGAGACGGTAATACACGGGAAACGGGGGACGTTCAACTGCAAGCGTATAGGAATTAACTCAACCCAGTTGATGGATTTGGTGTTCTATGGTTATAGGAATATCTCGGAATCGACCAGGGGAATGGATCTGCAGTGGCGGAACATTAATGCCAGGATACCGGTGCGTTATTATGAGGGGGTAAAACGCTTTAAGCGTTTCCTCCCACAGACAAGGATTGCCGCGGCCATAATGATAATGCGCGGGGAGGCCTTATCCAAGGTACCGGAAGATAACTTGGAAGATAAGGTGACCGTCGAATATGAATTGTTCAAGGTGTGGCGCCGGGCCAAGCGCCTGGCGAACGGAAGCTGGTACGGAACTCACTTGTAAGAACCGCCGAATGGAACATATATGTGGGCGAAGAACCTTTGCCTACACGATGGACACCGTATATACATTCCACGTACGGTGTCCTCTAGTTTACGGTCATTGCCGAACACGGGTATCTTGCAGTAGGGGCAGCTTATCAATGTCAATGCATGCAGCAGGTCGGTATTCTCACCGAACATAATATCAATTGTCCCATCTTCACGCAAGTGTATCACTGCGGCATGTTCTGCCCCCATGTTCTTTATGAACTGGGCGAGTGCCTTGGGATCGCGCAATTCCATCACAACCTCTGAGCATGGACCAGTCGGGTGAGCGCGCACCAGATGGATACGGCAAATAACATGGCCACTACAAAATTTCCCGTCTTGCCGAGAAATGCCGTCATTATGGTTGATGCGACAAGGAACCAGAACACCTGGCGCAGGTTCCAGTTTCGGTCAATCTGGTCATAGAATCCGAGAAACTCCATGGAAGAGAAAAATTCCCGCTTGATGAATATCCAGGTCAGTTCAATGACGTTTACGTATGGGTCTTGTTCAATTCGTAGCAGCATAATACAAAACTATTTCAACTTTTTAACATAATCATAGCCCCAAGGCGCCCATTCTTTGCTATATTTTCCAATATGATTAACGCAAAACGTCTCCAATTTGTCGTATACGGCATAATATTGGGATACGAGCTACGGCAAATGGTATCCCGTATCCGCTCAAATAGCGGCCCACTAACAATCAACATCGGAATCAAGGGCGCAAAGAAACCAATTGAACCCCCGGAACCCCCGGAATTTCACTGCAGCCCGGGAAAGGTGATGGAAATGACCGACCAACCGAGGTAGGCTAATGTTTTTAATGCATTCCAACAGGAAACACACTAAATGGTAAATGAATCTTCTCGCGGCAAGTTTTGGGATATACTTGCCACCATTTCGAAAGATATCCCCAGAATCCCCACCGACTTTATCACCCCGGATGGTGTGGACTACAAGAAGTTGCTCAACCACGTTGCCCACATAAACACCAAGAAATTGCTTCCTTTGGCAACTAGCGGCACTGAGTTGCTATTGACGCTATGGGAGAATAAGCCGAAGGATTCGTTTGGCGTACAGGCTGTCTCCGCGGCTAGGAACGCGATCGCCCTATACTCGGTCCTGGATGACATCTACATGAATATAATCCCGAGTACGTCGGCAGAAAACCGTAGCGACATATTGTTCTGGAAGGAAATCGCCAACCGCTTCAAGTGCGCGATCCCGTTATGCGATAACTATTCGACTTCCGCTTCGGGCATATTCCCCCTTTCCGACATCTTGATGTATCTCATCAGCAAGGTCAAGGATACTGAATCGATTGAATACATGCCGGACGGTGATATGTATGTATCCAAGGTGACCATTGAGAAGGTAGGTTTCGCCGGGGAACAGCCGATCATGAATGCGGACGGTACAATCATTTCGAAGGATTCCGTGACGACCTTACTGCACTGCAAGTCGTATGGGCGCAACGGACGGCTTGCTGAAGATGTGTATTATACGATAACCATGGAACAAGACAAGGCCGACGATGATGTCTGCGTCGGCTCCAGAGGCGATGGGGCCTTCACCGGAAGATCGTTCGGCAAAGCATTGATAGAGCATGCCGCGTATGTCAAGGGGTATTCTGACAGTGAATATCGTACTATCGAACACGTGATTGTGGCAATGTACCGCCGGCTCGATTTCCGGAAATACCATTTCTTTGTCGACCAGAACAGGATCATGGTATCAAATAACGATTCTTTCTTCACGGACAGAGGTGACGGATGGATCAGGTCGAGTGACATGGAGAACCTGCGACTTGAATGCGCCCGGGTATCCAAGTTGAACCTGAAGCGTTCCTATGCACTGGTAGGCCCTCCGGGTACGGGCAAGACAGGCATGTGCGAGCATCTGATGGCCGAACTGGCGGAAGACGGCTATACGTTGATTCGCTGCTCCATCGATAAGCGCACGATGAGCGCAACGTTGAACAAGGTCATCCGCACGACCCTAATGACCTCGAAGTGCGCGATTCTGTTCGATGACCTCGATCTCCTTGATATCAAGACCAAGAGCAGCGGCAACGTGGACGAAATGCTCAGCTTCTTTACAGCACTGAAGAAATCGTCTGTCCCGTCAATCGTATTCTCCACGGTCAACAACCCGAAGAATGTAAACAGCGTCATCATGGGACGCCCCGAGCGAATAGATGAGGTGATTCTGATTGACACGCCGGATGTCAAGATGACCGAGAAGTTGTTGAGGCTATACGGGAATCAGAACGGGTACACGATTGCCGATGATGTGTTGGAAACGGTTGCCCGGGAATTGTCTGACGCCAAAATGTCGGTGGCCGACATCAAAAATCTGGCCATCATGATGAAGGTAAAGCATGATGCCAAAGATTCATACGATTACAGTGAATTCGAAGAGGGCATCACTACCCTGAAGAGCAATAAGGAAATATCCAGGAAGAATTTCTGTGTCGATGGCGACGAGGAAACATAAGGAGCCAATTATGCCAAAACTTGAACTTGAACGTATATACAACTACATAATTACGTGGATTCGCGCGTTTTTCCAGCGTACCGGCGGCAAAACAGCCGTAATCGGGATTTCCGGTGGAAAGGATTCTACCGTGTGCGTGAAATTGCTGGCAGATGCTCTTGGGCCAGAAAATGTGATAGGCGTGTTCATGCCATGCGGGTACCAACCCGATATACAGGACGCCTATGATGCTGCGGCTGCGGCTGGCATAACCAGGACTTGTGAAATCGATATTGGGGATGCGAACGCGACTCTAGCGAAGGCTATACCCGGGTTTTCCCAGTCCGAGCAGGCCAAATTGAATCTCCGCCCAAGACTTCGTATGGCGACTCTGTACGCGGTTGCGCAATCGGTGGACAAGGACGGGGTTCCTGTTAACGGAAGGGTATGCTGCACCGGAAACCGCTGCGAAGCACTTGTTGGGTATTGCACTCTTTGGGGTGACCTGGCGGGTGATTTCGCCCCAATAGCGTTCCTCACCAAGAGTGAAGTGTGCGAACTGGGTGAATACATGGGATTGTCGGACCACCTGGTCAACAAGGCCCCGAGCGATGGGCTTAGCGGGAAGACTGACGAAGAATCCCTGGGTGTCACGTATGCTCAAATCGAAGATTATCTTGCCAACAAGCCACTTGATCCGGAGGTTGCTGGCCGGATCACCAGCATGGCGGGACGTAACCAATTCAAGCGGGAAATCGTGAACATCCCGCACCCGTAGACATGGCCTATTCAAGACATTATGCGGTCATAAATCGTGATTTCAGTGAGGTGAACGTCGCCCCACTGATTTCTACTATTGAAGGGGCGGTGTACCAGACAAATTTACTGAGCGATGACGATCTGGCACACCTGGTGTGGCTTGTCGAGCGGGGATACCTGGACGGCCTATATGTCACCCATCCAAAGCTCGCCGCGGACTTGTGCAAGGCTAGGCCCGACGGAGCGCCAATCACTGGGTATATAGATTCAATGTGGCGGTCGAATGACAAGGTTGTATACGGCGATGTTGCATACGAGGCAATGAATGACCTGATTACACCGAAACTGGTTGGGAAGTCTAACGTCATGGTCGGGATACTTGGGACCGGACGGATGGCGATAACCGCAATGGCCGTACTGTCCCCGCTATCGCTTTATATAGGAATTGGCTCCCGTGGGGGGAACATGTCCGGTATGAGCGCAATGGCGGAAATTTTGGACAGGCAGGCCGAAATTGCCGGGAAGCGGACATGTACTGCCGAGTTCATGAACTATGGTGACTTGCCGTTGGACGCGATGGACGTGATAGTAAACGCGACCCCTCTACCGTTTGCCGAAATTGTGCCGGGTTTTGCACCAAGGGACGGGCAACTGATAGTCGATCTGTCCGGGACGCGGATATCCGAAGGTGCAATTTGTGCAAATGACGTGCGCGCGACGCAGCTCGGGCTATTGGGGTATCATTGGTGTCCATGCAGTGCGCACCTTCTGGCGGGGCGTATAGAGAAGGCCAAGGAGTATCTTGGTTGCTAAAATAACACATTTTTGCTATATTATGGCTATGTTCAAGACATTAAAGAAAATTAACGAAACGGTGGAACTGATAGTGCTCGGGGCGCGCATAGGCAAGATTGTATTGCTTGCTGAACAGAAATTCCTTGGATATAAACTGCGTACATGCAGAGCCATCCCTATCCACCACCGTGCATCCCATGCTGTGCCGACGAAGAACGATATGGTGTCGCCAAGATAGTCGACTACGTCGATACTCCTGACGGCACTGGTCGGTTCGTCCAGTATGCTGATGGGCGGCGTGGGTTTATAGCCAATGGGTTTGTCCCGGATGGGTTCGATCTTGAGCATAATGGGCCGAGGTATTCCCCATTTTCAAGTGGGGCGCGGGGTGACATTTCCGGCAGCGAGGGCATGGATGCCCCCAATTTTTGGTTCAACAACTCGGACAATGGTGTAAATTTTTAATCAATTGTCGCGCGTTTGCGGCAAAAATGCTATATTTTTGTATTATCTACAACAGGAAAGTTCAATTATGACAGAATTCAAGGAATCTCTTCCGGAAGATTTCCGTGAAGGATACGTAGTGGTCCCGGAATTCAGGATGACTACGCCCGGCATCATCAAGGTGATGCGGGGGGACATGACCGATGACGAGTGGAAGACGTGGACGCGGGTGAAGTGCATGCGCGAGATCAAGCGCTTGATTTCAGCCGAAGGCGCCAAACCGGGCCTAAGCACGAAGATTTTCCGCTACCTCACCGACCACGGAATTACCGTGTGTCGGGTCAACTCGCAGCGACCGATACTTTAGGGAGTCACCATGAGTGCGCAGGAAACCGATGGCGAAGTCCAAGAACATGAAGTTCTTGACGAGAACGAAACCGCGATTGACATCACGGTATCTGATTTCACCGTGCAGTACATATTCAAGGATCTTCTCTTGGATAGGGCGTCCCCACAGCCTATACGACATTACTCGGCCCGCATGAAGGTGGCCGTGCCGTCGGTTATCGTTCCGTATATCGAGACTTACATCAAGAACCGCGGAATTGCTGCAGAGCTCGAAGAAGGGAAAGACCCATGCCCGTATCCCTATAATCTCCCCACCGACCTCAGGAAGAAGTGGAAGAAATGGCTGAAATCCGAGTATCCGGATTTTATCGTAGAGAACAATGAACCCGTTGCACCCGGACAGAAGGTGCGTAGGCGGGAGATGGACTCGGATGAGATAGCCGCGGCGGTGATCAGCTGTACGCTGGAAGATACCCTTGCCGATTCGCTTGAATACTGTTGGGACAACGTGCTTGGGCCCAAGTTCAAGGATGCGATACCGGTCCCTCCAGATGGATATAAGATAGGGAGCCGCTACATACACCTCATTAGTTGGAAACCTGAAATGGGGGGCTAGATGCACGAGTTTTTTGCGCGGACCAGTGTATTTAACAATATTGCATTTGATGATGAGCGGCATAGCTACACTCTCAATGGAACCCGTACCATCTCAGTTACGAAAGTCACCGGTTCGGTGGCACCCCCGTTTATCGAGGGGAAGGTGGCCTTGGATAGCGTCAGGAAGAAGCTCAGGAGGGATGAGGTGGTTCCCCCCATGGAACTCCTGCGCCGCGCGGAAGACCTGTGCCTGCAGTGGAAAGTGAAGAACCTTCTTGCCAGGGCGAAGGGCTCGGCGGTCCATAAGTACATCGAGACCAATCTGGCCAATAAGGTGCAGCCGTACCCGTCCGATATCGTGATGAATGAGTTCACGAAGGATTTCAAGAAGATGCCCCGCCTTAGGGAGCTGGTCCAGGGTGACCCGGTGAAACCCATGTATGACCGGATCACGCCCATGGTCAAGCAGTTCATCAGCGACATCCAGGGAAAGATGCACCGTGTTCGTTCGGAACTCGTGATAGGCAGCCCCAAGTACATGGTCTGCGGGATGATCGACCAGATTTTCTACAACATGAAGTCGGGTGGCTTCGAAATATGGGACTGGAAGACGAACAGCGATTTCGATACCGATTCAAATTTTAAACTTAATGCGCCATGCGCGCACCTGGATAAGTCGAAACTGACTGAATATTCATTGCAGCTGCACTGTTACAAGCGAATTTTTGAGGAAGAGACCGGAATCCCGATTGTAAACCTGTATCTTTGTTGGTTCAGTGAGCGGGAACCCACTTACCGAGTGTTCAAGTGTAGGGATCTTTCGAATGAAGCCAAATACCTGTTGGAAAATGCGGGCCAGTTGGTTGCGCAGTCGGAAGCGGAGAAAACCCGGTTGACAAAAGAATTTGATGAATACAAGAGGGCCATCGAAAATGGAACAGCAGAAACTGGAAGCAATCAAGAAGTCATTTTCGGAACCACAGTCTAAAATATGGCACACCCTGCTGGGTGACATTTCCAAGTTGGAGGCCGAATGGAAACTGTGCCGGCGTATGTATGATGATGCCACTGCAGTAATCAACGCCGAGAAGATTGGGCCGGAGGTGCGCTTGCTTCTCCGTAACGTCAGCGATTATTGGAATCGCAGGCGTCTGGCGTTGGAACGGACGATGGAACGTGTCGGTATGAACGAATATCTTGTAAAGTGGAGGGGCAGTGGCCACTAAGAAGGAACTTGCTCGGTTTACTGCCGAGATTATGGATTCATCGGTGCGTACCATCGGTGGTATACAGTTTACCGAGGCAGCCGTACTTTCGGTGTTTTCTCAGATTATGGCCAATGGGTGTACCGTAGAGGATATTGCCCCCCTTGAACGGGAAAAGAAGGGAGTGAGGCCGGATGAACCATGGAAGGGTCGCGCGATGGCCAGATCGGTTAATGCCAGTATCGAAGGGACCGTATTGAAAGTGGAATTCGCGGTGCCGGATACTCGTTATGGGAAGATCTTGATGGCGACCGCCGAGACAGCCGGTGGATTCGACCGGATCAGGTTCATGCCCGTTGCGCAGGGGGTGCCGGACGCGGATGGCAAGGTTGATCGAGTAAAGCTGGCATATGTTACGTTCACCACGGCGCTTGCAGGAAAACCGAAATAGTTTTCCGGTATGGTTGAACTTAGTGTACTGATTGTTGTTGACGCTGACGGGCATATCCTGGATAAGAATATTTTTCATCGCCCGGAACTGATATGTGATACTAGAATCATTGATGAGGTCCTGGGGACCGCGGGCATAGTCTCCGAACCGATGATGGACGAGGCCCACCGGTCGCTTACCATCGTGTGTCCCAAGGTGGCGATGATGAAGAACGAGCGGACGCTGCTCATATTCTGCGACATGCTTGATGATGAAACCGATACGTGGGCATGCACGGTGTTTGCTGACGCGGCTATGTTGCCCATTGCGCTTGATTCCGGTGCATGCAAGCGGCTCATAGTGGTCGCGCCCACTAATCGGACTAGCGAGTTCACGTACAGAAAATGGCGACGGGTTGATACGATTAACCCGATACCGAATACGTCGGACGTGGCCGGCATGGACGTGATGACATATACTCGAATGGACGAGCTGGATATAACCGAAGGCGATATGAACGATGAGCTCAATCGGATTATGGCCGAGGTGGAATCCCACATCAGTGACCCGGCATCCGACGAGGACCGTTCCGCGATGTTACGGGTGATCCAGTTCCTGAAAAATGGGTTGGTCGTACCCGCAGCCCCCAGGGGGGCAAATGAGCACGCCGATTCAATCGACGGTGGGTACGATGACAATCTCGATCTGCCAATGGATGACATTATGGACAATGTTGCCGGGTACGTGAACACCTTACTGGGCGGCTACGTCAAACTTCCGCTATTTACCAAGCAGTGCGATATCCAGAACGATGCACTCAAGCGGCTCATCGAAGTCGAGAAGGTGGCGGCAGACAATTTGGCGAAAAATACACTGCTGTCGCAACAGCTGGATTCCTTGCGGACGGGGATTGCAACCAATAAGGAACTCTGTGGTTCCAGGCTGCTGGAAGAGGTCGAGGCAACCAATATTAAGTACAACGCGGTAAACGAGTCAATCTATGGGTTATGCCTTCAACTGTCCAATGTGGTCAATGAACAGGAGAAGATGAAGAAAGCAAACAAGAAGCTGATGCTGATGTGCAAAACGCTCTGTGCCATATTGGTAATCATGGTGGGCGTAATGGTGTTTCTTTTGGCTACTGGGGGTTGAATGTCGACATTGCATATAATGGTCGGTATCCCGGGAAGCGGGAAGTCGACGTATTCAGAGAGGCTCGCCAAGGAAATCGGGGCCACACGGGTGTCATTGGATGAGATAATGGAATCCATGAGGAGGGGCGGTGGCCGGGCCATGATGATGAACGGGAGACGCGGGCGCGAAATGGTCATGCAGCGGATTGGTGAGGCGATTCTTCAAGGGGATGTGGTATACGATTCCACAAACGTACATGAACGGGACTGGCGGCATTACATGGAGTGCTGTCCGCCCGGCACGAAGTTCAAGCTATATTGGTTTGATATATCACCGGATGAGGCGATGCGGAGGCAAGAATTGCGTACTAGGAAAGTGCCCGAGCCGGTATTGCGCATGATGTGGATGGCAATGAACGCGGCGAAAAAACGTATCGCGGCAAATTTTTCGCCCGGAGATGTCACTTATATCACGGTCGATGATTGGGTGGAAAATATCTAAACTTCCACGTTCATTCCCAGGGTGAGCATGAGATCGTCATCGTTTTCGCTGGCCAGTGAATCGATGCGTTCTTCCAGCTCGCGCATGCCAATTTCAGGATCCTCGTTTCCCATGGTGAATATTTTCATGTATTGGGTGTCCAGATACATTGTATAGCCGGGGTCACTGTCTATTGGTCGGCCATCGCTCCAATGTGCGCGTATTCCGAGGTATCCGGGGTCATCATGGAATGACATTGATAATCCCTGTGTGTCACAATACGCCATGAGCCGGCGAAACTCGGGAAACCGTTCGGGATAGCCCTTTGATTCGAACAGGGATCGTGCTATGTTCATGGGGTCGTCCAATTTCTGTCGCCGACTATGATGTCTTTGGGGATGAATATGTGGCCACAGCAGTCCTTTCCTTCCCCTTTCATGAGAAACATGAGTTCTTCGCGTTTGGATTCCAGAATATCGACGAACGTCTCGTGGTCATATTTTTCTTCGGGCCGCGGATGGTCGGCATGACGTATGCCGGCATGCTTCGCGCAAACGGGATACATTTCTATTCCGGTATAGTACGCTTCGAGTCCGAGATAACCATCTTCACCGCCCCATTTGCCGCAGAAGTCACTCGAAAACACTTCCTCACGACCGAATAGAGTCTTGTTCAGGTGTCGAATTGATTCGATTGCTAGGCGATTCATCCCTATGTTGCAGGTCCAGATAATGCCCGAGTCAACAAAAAAGGCTTCTTTGGTTATTTGCTCCATCCGGGTGAATATCGGTATCGGGTTATCGCAGTATCCTTCGCGCTGGTCATGCCAATCGTACATTCGTTCGCATCTTCGACCGACCGAAATAGTTGGCGCATCATTTCCGAGGATTGACAGATGTCCTTTGATCAGGTTCGGTTCGGGAAATGAATCGCCGTCAATGAATATGACTGCATCATAGCCTTGTGTGATTGCATATTCTATGGCGACATTGCGACAGGCGCCGGCACAGAAATGCTGTACGGGAAAATCCATACACGGGCGACCCATGTTGTCGGGCGTATGGCCCACTACAATTATTTTCACCCTGCTTCCTTCGAACGCATTTCGTGTTTCCACTAGCTCTCGCGGCGATGGACGGTCGAGAACTACTATGATGCCATCGGGGCGACGGCTTAGGTCGTGAATGGCTGCCGCCATCTGCGTGGCATGCTGGGATTGGTTCTTGGATACGATTGCCAACAATGATTTCATAATATTTAATATAGAAATATATATCCATGTTTCAAAATATTTTTCATTATTTTTGCAATTTTTAGTTGACACGAGAAATTCTTTATGTTATTTTTATTAACACAAACCAACATCTTATCAACAATATCCCAACGGAAATTAAATGAGCAAACAAGAAACCGCAGATTCCAAGAAGCTCCTCAAGCTGATTGGGAAACCGACCCCGGACACTCGTTACAACAAGACAGACCTCCCACCGGTCAGAAAACTACTGAAACTCTACAACATGGACACGGGAAAGGTGTATCCTTTCTACAAGATCCTCACCAATCTCGGGTGGGTATCTGATCCGGAAGAGCAGTTTAAGACCAATGTTCGTAAAACGCGCCTTATGTTGAGGCATGAGGCCGAGAACAAGGGGGATCTCAACCAAGATGACCTTGAAGCTGCGGTGAGTGTGGCATCCGAGGGGCAGATTGCTATTCTCAGGCGAGATGTTGCCAATCTCCAGAAAGAGCTCAACGATACAAAGATCCAAAAGTTCGTTGCGCAGGAAATAATCGACTCAATGTCCGAATCGATTAGGACGATAAAGCCCTACAACATAAGCATAAATGTCACCAAAGCGCCGAGGGGGAATGTGGATGGTAAGTTCTATAACATCCTCCCGATCTCCGACGTTCATTATGGTGAATACGTGGACTCCCGTGGCATAAATGGTATCAACAATTACAATATGGAAATTTCCAAGAAACGGCATGAACTGCTGTTCAGGAAGAACTACGAGTTCGCGTCCATCTATGGGTGCGACGAGCTCCATATTTTCATGCTCGGTGACATTTTCTCCGGAAACATTCACGCGGAACTCCGTGAAACTAACCAAAAGGTGATCACGGACTGCGTTCTTGATTACTATGGGTTCATCATCGGCCTCATCAACGCATATTCGAAACTCTACAAGAAGATTGTCATTTCCTGCGTGGTCGGGAACCATGCCCGCAACACTGACAAGTATCAGTTCAAGAACAAGGGCAAGGATTCTTATGAATATATCCTTTATGGCTTCATGAAGAAATATTACGATCTGCCGGAATCCCCGAAGAACGTGTCCATGAACCTCACTGATTCAGTGGTCGAGTTCGCCGAGGTTGGTGAACAGACGTGGAAACTGGAACACGGTGACCGATACAAGGGCGGCTCCGCGTTTGTCTCCCCACTGGGTATTGTCGCAAGAGACAACTTTAAGGATAAGGGGATGTACTGCGCTGAAGATGACCGTGATTTTGATGCGGCCATCATGGGGCACTTCCACAAAAGCGCGGAAATTTATCTCGATGGCACGAACACGCCGATTTACCTCAACGCAAGCCTTATTGGACCCAACGAATACTCCGTGCACAAGCTCCATAGCAGCTATCCGGCGGAGAGCTACATCTTTATCACGGATGGAAAGCGGGTAGTGTCCAAGGGCTCCGTGAACCTGATGGGAATCCAGAGGTAGTGGATATGGAGAGGGAAGAAGGACCCGGCGTGAACCGGGCCTTTTTTCGTTGACATCGGAACCAAAATATGCTATATTCATGATATGATAGATTTTACGGAATATTCCCAGATAGTCGATACCATGCAATCTTGGGCCAAGGCCTACGCCGCGGGCAACCAAACGGTCACTGATGATGTATGGGACAAAAATTATCTCCTGTTGAAGGAGTTCGAGGCGGCAAACCCGGCATTTATCCTTGACAATTCCCCCACCAGGCATGTCGTAGACGGCGCCGAGGGATTCCGCAAGGTGAAACATGATATCCCGATGATTTCGATTTCCAACTCGAACGGCATCGGGGAGGCCAATGAATGGTGCACCGACATGATGCGGGTGCGCGGGGTCAAGGAATTCGAACTCGAATACAAGATTGATGGCCTGGGGCTTGCCCTCATCTATAAGGAAGGACAGCTCGTTGACGCCATCACGCGCGGAACGGATAATGTCGGTGACTCCGTGTGGGAAAATGCTATCCGCATCAAGAGCATCCCGCACCAGATTTCCGTGTTCGGCGACATCGAAATTCGCGGGGAGGTCGTCTGGAAGTATGATGACTTCGAACCTACCAACGACCAGCTTGCGGCGGAGGGCAAGAAATGCTTCGCGAACCCCCGTAACGGCGCCGCGGGCACGTTGAAGATGCATGATCCGGATGAAGTCGAGCGCCGTTGCCTCTCGTTCGTTGCCTATCTCATTGTCAAGGGAAGTTCGAATGCGACCCAGATTGCCGACATTGAACTCCTCGAAACGATGGGATTCGAGGTCCCCGAGCATCACGTGGTACAGTCAATCGAACAGTTCACCGCTATTGCCGAGAGTATGCGCGAACGCCGTTTCCAGCAAGCATACCCCATTGACGGCGTTGTCATTAAGGTGAATGACAAGAGTCGCCATCCCGAATTGGGCTATACCGCCAAGTCGCCCAACTTTTATCGTGCCTACAAGTTCCCCCCGGAGGAAAAGGAGACTGAACTCCTCGACATTGAACAGTCGGTCGGGATGTCTGGCGCGATCACCCCCGTCGCCATTATCAAACCGGTACACCTCGCCATGACAACGGTATCACGGTGTTCCCTCCATAACTGGGACCTCGTGGAATACCTCGGCCTCCATAAAGGATGCCATGTGGTAATCCGCAAGGCCGGTGAAATTATCCCGGAACTCGTGAAGTGCACGGAAACGGGCCGCACTAAGGATGAATACGAGGTATTGCGCGAACAGTATGACCGGAAGAAGATTCCCCACGTCGAAGCGTATGCCGGCGCAACACCGGGTGAACGATATGAACGCCCGATGACTTGCCCGTTCTGTAGCGCGCCGTTGCATTTTGCCCTCAACGCGGATGGCAAGGAACTTGTCGCCTGGGTATGCAACAACGACAGCTGCACTTCCCAGTTTGTCCTGAAACTGACGAACTTTGCATCCCGTGGGTGCATGAACATCATGGGACTCGGCGAGAGCATGGCCGAACTGCTGTTCGAATCCGGGAAGGTAGTTTCTTTCGACCAGCTCTATGCCCTCACCGTCAACGACTTGGTTGGCCTGGGCAACATCCGTGAGAAGAGCGCACAGAAGCTCATCAATGCGATTAACAAGACCAAGGACAACTATTTGCATCAGCTTATCGAGGGATTCTCCATTCCGGGGATTGGCCATCAGGCATCCCCGGTATTCGCCACCAGCGTAGCCAAGGCGGGTGGATTCGCCAAGTTCCTTTCGGAAGATGCTGAGGGGCAGTTTATGCTCGACTTGACACTGAATGCGCGGATGGGCGGCATCAGCGAGCAACTGGTAAAACGGTTTACCGACTTCATCGTTCGCAACAAGGAAATGATTGGTCGACTGGTCGCGGCTGGTGTTGCGCAGAAGGTGAAGGAAGCGCAAAGCGTAAAATTGGCCGGACGGGTCTGCATCATGACCGGTACCTTCTCCAAGCTGGACCGCGACGTGTTCAAGGACATGGTCGTGACCAATGGGGGGACCATATGTTCCTCCATAACCAAGAAATGCAACCTTGTGCTGCTGGGTGACAACGCCGGTCCGAAAAAGGTTAAGGCAATCGAAGAATTCAAGAAGGCCGGGCAGCACATCGACGTGTATACGCCGGAAACATTGGATGACTTCCTTAAATTGCTGGAGTGACCATGAGGGACCTCGGGCAGACAATGGAGCGGCACGGGTACCAGGCCACGTTCATCAAGATTGATGAACGTGACCGCTTTGCGTTGCTTTTCAGTGTGCACACGGATACCAGAATCTTCCTATGCGATCACCTGTGGACCCGTACGGGGGACTGGTGCAAGAATCTGGCGCCGGGTTCCGTAATTCAGTTCACCGCGGTGCCGATAAAGTACGTGAAGCGGCATGGGCATACAACTGGGGAACTCGAAGTGGACATTACGCTGAGCGACGTGGAGGATGTGAAGAAAGTGTCCGAAATCGCGCTACGGAAAGAAATCAACGAATTCGTGGAGAAAAATGATGAACAAGAACGGCCTGACAACGACTGAAGTCATAGTCCTGGTGATAATCCTATTCCTGATGGCGTTTATCGCCGGCGCAAAGCTGCTCGGGCTGGAATCCTTGCCGGTAGCGGACGCGTTAGGACAGGGCATGTCCCTCATGTAATGCTTCGCCGTATATAAATCTGTCTCGTGATGAGACGGAGGTATATCCGGTGCAGTACGCAAAGTTTATTGACTATCTTGAAAACCTGGCCACGGCAACAGACAGCCGCGCACTATGTGAAAGCGCAGCCGGGATACTAATCGAAAACGGAACGGGCCCCTTGGGGACGCTCGCCGAATACATGGTGAATATTGGCACCTGCTTCAGGGAAATCGCCATAAACATGGGTGACAAGATCACCGAATATGCCATCAACACTACATTCAAGGATAACGCCGGTTACGTTCTCGACGCATACGAACATGACGTGGAGCCGCGCACGGTGGCCGGCAAGCTCTATGCGGAGACATTGACGTGTCCCCCGAAACCAACTTACGTCGATCAGGTGTACTATGATCCCAAGAGCTGCGTGCACCGCGGCTGTCCGATGCTTGCGGAAGGGGTCGGGGACGCTGCCAGGTCCATTAAGGAATACGTGAAATCCCATGCGATACCGCTCGCAATCAGCGCGGCACTGGGTGCCGGTGCAGCAACGGTCGCACCGAAGGCCGTCGATGACGTGCGGGATGCCGGGCACAAGGCGACCGAGATGGTCCAGAAGTCCCATGACTTCGTTGCAACGGCTGAACAGGTGCAGAAATGGAATCGAACCGGGGCGATCATTGGCGAGAACATGGACGGGTGGAAGTATGTCGATCGCACGCAGAAACCGGGCGTGTATGGTCCCCATTTCAGGGGGGTGTCCATGGACGAACTGGCTGCCGAGGATAACCGGATGGATGGCGGCAAGTTGAAGCTGGGCTGGTGGGTCAGTCCCGACGGTCACAAGGTGTTCTCCACGGTCACTGGTAAGTATTTCGAGCCGAAGAAGGACTTCAACGACCCATCGTTTACCAGGGCGGATCTTGGCAATCCGGTCGGAGTCGGCGGACATTACGTGCTCCCCGAGGACAAGTGCTCCGAATGGGACAACGAGGCGTACTACGGGAAGGGAAATATCTAATGGGGAACGATGCGCCAGACATGATCGTGTTCGGCGGTAGAGCCGAGGCTAACGATCCCGAACGGGTCGACGCAGTCACTCGTTTCAATCGTATGGCCGTGGACGACCCGAGGTACGGGCATAACATGATACTGGACCGTATCGCTTCATTCGATAACAGTGCGCGGTTCACGACGGATGAAGAGGAGGAATTGGACAAATATGTTCAGACGCTGTTCCTGGAGCCGTTGGGAAGTCGCGGATACGATTTGAATGGCGAGTGCTACGGAGACTATCAGAAGGAGCAGGCTGCCTCAGCCGGACTGGATTACCAGGAAGAAAATTGCTATGCCGAGAACGCCGCGGATTTCTTGAACTCGTTCGGGATGCTGTTCGCGGATTGATCCGAGGCATTTAACGTAGTTTTTACCCCGGAATATAATCACGGGGTTTATTTTATGAACATTGAGGAATACGCTGCCGCGCTTCGCGAGATGGATGATTGTATACGGCTGTCCGAGGCGCAAATGGAACGGTATGTGGCCGCGACATACAAGAACAACGCCATGCTCATCAAGTCGAGCTTGTATTATAGGATGTTCACACGGCCATGGAGTATCGTATGTGCACCGCTTAACCGGGTTCTCAGGTGGGTAGGGGAGCATGTCCCGCTGGTGGATGAGGATGGAAAGCCGATGAATGACGACTTCATCCATTTCACTGCCATGCTCCGGATGGCCGGATATATCACGTGGCGCGATTACGGGTGGCATGTGGTGGACGTGCAGCCGGTGTCGTCGATGGATCCGGAGACGTTCAAGAGGTATTTTCGGTCCCAGCATCGTGTGGTTGAGCGCATGCCGGTAAACAGGGCAGCCATAGTCCTTGACGCGCTCTATTCAGAATACGCTGAGCGGCATCATATCCACGGAGTCGGCGGATACCACAGGTTCACCGAAAAGACCAGGCGCAAGATTCTTGCCGTTATCAACAAGGCTGACCGTACTGAAATCTACTCAAACTTACTCACAGTAAGTCTTTCGTGATTTCCTATAGTCCGTTTGAACAGACCATTGCAACGGCATTTTTCTAGGCAGTTCCTTACTTGCCACCTGAACAAGTTCTTCGGCTGGAAGTACCTATATCCGCTATCTCCTGCCATTTCTAGCAGGTTCCCTCTTAACACGGTCGAGGTAAGGCGGAATTTGATATTCTTTGCACTGTGGATGTCGGCATTCTCGGAATGATGGCATTCAACGCAGCAAAATTCTTCTTGGGTTTGGCGGTTCCGGTCGTCGATGCAACCGCACTCACCGCACATCTTTGATGTATATTCAGGCTGCACGAGCGAAACCGACAGTCCGTAATGAGGTGCAATATGGATGAACTCATCCTTCAACGAGGATAGTCCAGTCCTTAGATGCAACCTTCCTAGATTAAATCCTTTGGCATCGTCAGCATGTAGTCTGCTTCCTTGGAAGCCATCAAGATTCTCCATTGCTATATGCTTTATGCCCTTGGTTGCAAACGATTGGCATAACAGCACAATGGCTCGCTTGTTGGACTCGTTCAGCTTCAGTGTAATGGCTTCAATACGAGCCTTGTCCTTCTTGGAAATCTTGAACGCATCATGTTCTTCATCCTTGACAAACCGGGCATTGTAGTTCTTCTGCTTCTGGTCTATCTTGAGCAATTCGGTTTCGAGGTCTACAATCAAGGCATCATCGTTCGGAATGAACTCCCCGTTACTCAATGCAAACATGTTATGTTTGGAGTTCACATCTATGCCGATAGTATTTTTTTCTGTTATTTCGTCGGTGTTCTTGTATCGGTAGCCATCCCTAGCGAGAACTACGTGGATGTCGTTTCCACGAATTACCATCGTATAGGAGGTATCGGTACCGTTGCAGTATCGGTTCAACGAACGATGATACGCCTTGTTATACTTGAATGGCATGCTTAGCGTGTTCTTGCTATCGCCTCTATAGCCTTGATTATGCCAGTCCCAGGAAATCTCGATGAAGTAGTCGAACTTTCCTGTCTCGTTTCTTCTAGCATCTACGATAGGACGCTTGATTCGGCTGCGACCGCTGAATGTAAGTGATTCAAAGGTAATCTTTCCGCGCTTCTCGTATTCAGAGAATACGGCAGCCCGTCTTGATAGGGCTAACCTCATGAGACGGGCGAACCCGAACTTGCGAATCTTGTCTAGTATCACCCGATAGAACTTCTGTTTAGACTCATTGACAGTAGGAATGGCAGATTCAAGCCAATGGACGGTTTCGTCCTTGCCGTATCGTGCAAGCCAAGTAAGTACCTTCGTGAGTTCCGTCTTCTTTGTATGGACTTCAATAGATTTAAGGTCGCCTTTCTTGTGTCCCTTGGCATTTATCTTGTAGAACGATGGAACAAGTTCTTCTACCTTCACGAATTCAATCTTTTTGCGAATTGCATCAAACCGTAGCTGGTATGCCCTCCATACATCTTCTACTGCCTTCTTCAAGTAGTGGCTGGAAAGCCGGGTGTTGAATGTAGGATTGAAGAAGTTAAACGCCTCGAACTTGGACATGTCCTGAAAGGCGAGCATATTCGAAAAGAACACGTCGGATATGCCGTTCCTTACTGCACGGATTTCCTCTGCCCTATGGATGATTTCTGCTCGCTTAGTGTCGGACAGCATGATAGGATAGAACGCAGCGGAGAACTGCGATTCGTACCTATCTTTCAATGTCCAACAGTGTTTACTCATTATCCATTTGCCTATACCATTCTAATCGTTCTCGCATAAACTTGGGTTCCCGTTCATTAACAGGAGTGCTACGCCACCAGTCCATAAATCGTTTAGGGCAACGAAGAATGCTGCCATCAGCAAGTTTCATACGACATACGAGCGGCTCCATACCATTATCCTTTCCCAAGAGATGCAATGACCTCATCTTCCAGCTGACTAATAGCAACTATGTCCTCGTGCTCAATGATGCGACCGGCACACAGATGAACTTCAAACATCGAACTCATGCTATATCCCTTGTACCGTTCCGGGTGATTTTGCGAATCCAGCTTTGCCATTATGCCCACGGCGCAGCGATATGCTTCATTGTGCTCTTCGCCAAAATGCTCTGCACAATAATCAACGAACTCACGGCATTCGTTGACCAAGTGCGATGCAATGTTCATCGCATTTTTGTCTTTCATAAGACGATTATATATCTGCGACCGTACTTCTGACTTAAATGCAGCTGATGCCATATTCATATCTCCTTTAGGCAACGCCTATCTGTTTGAGTTCCTTCATCTTCAGCTTGTTTTCCTTGCTCCGCTTTCCGTACAGCTTGGCGGAGAACACCATAATGATTGACAGGATGTCCTTCACCAGGTCAGACTCGAACGATGTGCCGAGTACGGTGTCGAGGTATTCAACCTGCACACCATGCGACTCGAAGTATTCGACAAGGAACTCATAGTTGAACCTGGTGAGGCGGTCACACCGTTCGATGACCAGCTTACTGAACTTGTGCTCCCTAGCCAGTTTCATCAGCTTTCGGAGTTTCTTGCGCTTGTCGTTCATGCCGGAGCCAACTTCGTCCATGATATAGTCTACCCGATAATGCTGGGTAGCGCAGTATTCCAACAGTCGCAACTTCTGTCGTTCAAGGTCACCATGCGACTTCTGGTCTGCCGATGATACTCTACAGTAGACCGCAACGCCGAGGTCACTGGTTGTTTCCTCCTTGGCAATGCCTTGGTAGGCATCCAGTGCATCGGTATCATACCGGCGATGGCCACCTTTTTCCTTACGGATTGGCTTCAACCGACCTTCCTCGTCCCAACGGCGCAAGGTGCTCTTGGAAACGCCCAGTATCTCACTTGCCTTGCTGATGCTGACTTTCTTCCCCATCGTCAACCTCGATACCTAGACAGTTGGCCGCATTGTCCCAGAGTTCCTGCATCTGCTCTACTGTAGGAACATAGTCCAGCTCGAACATCATCGGCTGGATGCTCCCGTCGTCGAACTCGACCTCGTCCTTTGTTACTCGCACTACTTTCATACGCTTCATTGTGGTTGTCCTTAATAAAGTTTATAACTATGTGTGAGTAAATTTAGATAATTTTGGGGAAGAATGGTGAAAATTTTTATTTACAGTTGATAACCCATCCAGGTCCTTCATACAGAAAGGCGGGGCGGGATCGACTCAGATATACAGGGCTAATTTCAACATCGACAGGAACCACTATCTGTATATCGAGGTCAATCAGTGCCATGATGTCCCAGAAGGTGCGCCGGAGACTGTCGTCACGGTGTCCTGGACCAAACGGTTCGATGACAATGACGAAAACAAGCGGCAGACGCGGTATGACGGGACCTTCATAGAGTGGCTTACCGGCAAAATGGACGAGCTGGAACCCGTGTATGCCGAGCGTTGCAAAGAAAGCATAGATAGGTTGTTGGTCTCGCTGGACAACATTCCCGCGAAGCGATAACTATTGTAAAAATCTTTTTACATAAAAATGTGCATTTTACCCTTGAAACTTAGTGGAATTATTTCTATCATTGTATAAAACTTATGGCAAGGAAATAAAAAACCATGAAACAGCAACAGTCACACTTGGGTTATTGTCTGATTAGTTTTGCCGCCGCGGCAGAACGTAATCTCGACTGGTCCAAGGAGGGGACCACGTTGCACCGGTAAAATTTCCTATCAAGGGTGGGTTTGAAAACCAGGTTGCAACAAAAGAGCAACCTGGTTTTTTAATTAACCGCCGCATATGGGGCCCCATGTTCCAAGGAGGCGATTGATCCTGGCAGGATCGATGTGTGGGATTCGATTTCCCAGGGTTCCATTATCGAAAAGCCCGTGAGGCTTTTCAGCAGATTGACATTTCGGATGACTTATAATTTTGGGCTCTCATGTTCCTTGGTGGCGACTTACCTTCGCAAGGTAGGTGTGACGAGATCGTTCCTCGTAGGGTCCAGTAACCACATGGGGCCGCATGTTCCAAGGAGGCGACCTGGCTTTGCAAGCCGGGTGGGTGGATTCGATTTCCACCGGTTCCACTAATAAAATGGTATAATTTAAGTAATGTATTAGAGATTACCAGGGGACAGGTAACTGGCATTACTTGACTTGTCGTTCGAGTCTAACTCTGGTAATTCAAATTATTATAAACTACAATTAGAACATTGCCAGATGTTTTATTATGAATTATACTAGAATTTATGCAAGCATTGTATTGCGTGCTCAGTCTGAACGAACTGAACGGTTAGCCTTGAAAAAGCAAGGTAAGTATTTTGAAGACCATCATATTGTACCTCGGTCGTTGGGTGGTCGTGATGTTATTCAAAATATGGCATTATTAACTGGAAGAGAGCATTTCATATGTCACTGGTTATTGGTTAAAATATATCCAGTAAATAGTGATGAACGTGAGAAGATGTTGTATGCGCTGTGGCGAATGTCGACTAAAAATGAGTTTCACGTAGGTCGATATGTAAATTCGCATATATATGAATACTATAGAACTGAATTTGCTAAGCAAGTAAGCCAACGGATTTCATCTGTACAAACTGGAGAAAATAACTCTCAATATGGTACGCACTGGTATACTAACTGTTATACTGGTGAGACGATACGAACGCGGGACCAATTGATATATCCGTGGTATAAAGGCAAAAATTTGTTTCGTGGCGAGAGTCGTAAAATAAAATATTGGAATGCCAGTACACCATATAGGCACTCCGTTGCAAAGCGTAATCAAACCAGAAAGCGAATTCGTAAAGACGTTCACGGTAACTCATATATCGAACGCACGTCTTTTGAAATTATGCAAGAATCAATATGCAAGGCAAAAAGATGGTGGGACGACAACAGATAACATCGTTTCTACCAATAATTACCAAGTTTAACCAGTATCCATTCACATTTTTCATGTAATAACATCTTGATTTTGAATAAAAATAATTGTAGATTGTTATAAACTTAAAGATGTATGCGAGTATGTGGTAGTTCTTGCATAACCCATTAGAACGGACTTTGAATGCCCGATGGACGCTAACTACCACAATAAGTGTTCATCGGGCATTTGCTATATAGGATATGGAACAGCATTGTGGAAGAAAGATATGCTTGAAACCGAGCAAGGCACAGGTACGGACGATGTACCGTATGTGTGCCGTTTCCCGCCGTGCCTACAACTGGAAACTGGCAGAACAGAACAAGGCTTACGAGGAGGCCAAGGCCAATACGCCGGAAGGCGAGAAGGTCAAGTGTACCCTTGGGACGCCGAGGGACTGGCATAAGGAATGGTGCATCTACAAGAAGCTCCCCGACAACAAGTGGATGACGGAAGTCTCCAAGTTCTGTGGCCAGGAGGCTTTAATCGACCTAGGCTCCGCATGGAAGCGGTTCTTCAAGGGTTTAGCCAAGCATCCCCGCTTCCACCGCTACAATCAGGACAATTCGTTCCGCTGCTCCGGTGGCGTATTCATTGGTCGAGATTTCGTCCAGCTTCCTACCCTCGGCAGAGTTAAGCTCCGTGAGAAGGACTATATAAAGATACCGAAGGATTCCGAGAAGATACCGCTTGCAATGGCGACGGTATCGGTCGATGCTGCTGGCAAGTGGTATGTATCATTCGCCTATGTAGCCGACATCGTTCCAGTCCACGAATCCATATCCTCGTTCGAGGAACAGGACATCGTAGGTGTCGATTTCGGTGTCAAGTACTTGGCAATCACGAGCGACGGTATCGTTTATGCCAATCCGAAAGCCTACCGTCATGCAAAGGCTAGGCTCCGCCGTGCCCAACGGGCACTATCCCGCAAGAAGAAACACTCCAAGAATAGGGAGCGCTGCCGTAGGCTGTTGGCTAGAATACATCGACGTATAACCAATATCCGTGTCAATGCGGCACACCAGCTTACAGCTGACCTTACGAAGCACACCAAGCCGAAGGCCATCGTCCTAGAGGACTTGAAGCCGAAGAACATGTCCAAGAACCATAAATTGGCTTCGGCTATCCTCGATGCCAACTTCGGTAGGATGAGACAGTTCCTCGAATACAAGTGTGCTTGGCTAGGCATCTTACTGTTCTTCGCACCGCAGTTCTATGCATCATCAAGATATTGCTCCCACTGCGGGCAATACTACAACACGGATTTGACCCTGGATGACAGGGAATGGGTATGCCCGGTATGTGGGCATAAGCATGATAGAGATTACAATGCAGCCAGGAACCTACAGTTCTATGGCCTGTGGCTACTAAACCTAGTAGTCCCGACTAATGACAATGCGGTGAGATACACCGTAAGTGGAGAAGTTCCCACGAATGCTTGCCCCCACGGCAACGCCCAGTGCGTTACCTATCGGGAAGGTATGGTTTACACCAACCCCAGAGACATGAGGTTGCAGTTCTTTGAAACACAAGAGCAGTGCATGGCGATGAAGCAAGAAATCACCAATACATATTTAATTGGTAAAAATGTGTAGAAATGATTTATCGGATGCGTTTCATGCCGGAAATTATAAAAACTTAGCAGAATTCGGACAAAATGTGAATCGAAGCAAAACATCTATATATCAATTGTTTAATTCATATATACCAGCATTTAGTAGTGACCGAACTCATAGGCGCAGGCGTTTTTGTTCTAATATTGATTTGGTTGGTCAGTATGAATAATTAAATTTTTGCCCGTATAGCTTAACTGGAAGAGCCTCGGACTACGAATCCGACTATCGAGATTCGACTTCTCGTACGGGTATTACTTTTGGCCTTGTCGACCACGTTGGCTAAGTCACCACCCTTTCACGGTGGAGAATCCGGATCGACACCGGACAAGGCTACTATATTCGTCTAGCTCAATTGGTTAGAGTACCTGGCTGATATCCAGGCGGTTTCAAGTTCAAGTCTTGAGGCGAATACTAAATTATGCACCATTAGCTCAGTTGGTTCTAGAGCAGTTGCCTCTTAAGCATCGGGTCCAAAGTTCAAGTCTTTGATGGTGCACTAACAAATTATTGCGGTGTAGCTCAGTCCGGTTCAGAGCAGCGGAATCATAATCCGTTGGTCGAAGGTTCAAATCCTTCTTCCGCAACTATTGTGGGGCCATCGTCTAGTTGGCTAGGACACCAGCCTGTCACGCTGGAAATCACGGGTTCGAACCCCGTTGGTCCCGTTACACTCGGTTAGCTCAGTAGGGAGAGCGCCTGTTTTACACACAGATTGTCGGCAGTTCGATCCTGTCATCGAGTACTATAGGGATTTAGGACAGTGGCTAGTCTAGCGCTCTCCAAAAGCGTCTACGGGAGTTCGAATCTCTCAGTCCCTGCTATCTTATTCCACGGTCGGCAAGTGGTATGCCAGCGTGCTGTTAACGCGCCAGATTTTCGGTGGTTCGAGTCCCGGCAGAGCTACTAAGTAACGAGAACGAGATTGCGAGAAACCCGATGGTGACTCAGTTAGTGAGTATCTTGGCGGTTCTAAACCGCCCGCCATCTCGCTCTCGTTACAACATCCCCGCAGTAGTGTTAATTGGTTAGCACGCATGCTTGTGGCGCATGAAGTTCGGGTTCGAATCTCGGCTATGGGACTAACGAAGATAAATAAATATGGGCTTCAAAGACAGTCGGGTTCTGTGTGACAAGAGACTGAATTTCTCAGCAAGTCTTCAACTGAGTCGATACTACTGAGACTCAAGCGCACGGGTCTGGTTCGAATCCAGGGAGGTCCACTACTTTTTAATCCACTTCAGTTCAATTGGTAGAACACACGCCTGTTAAGCGTTGAGGTTCTTGGTCCGAATCCAAGAGGTGGAGCTATTTTTATGCCGGTGCGCCGACGATGGCGAGTCGGGGGAGACTGTAAATCTCCTGCCTTCGGGCTTAGGGCGTTCGAATCGCTCCACCGGCACTAAAATTATTCCACCTTAGCTCAGTAGGTAGAGCGGGCGACTGTTAATCGCCTGGTCCCACGTTCGAGTCGTGGAGGTGGAGCTAATATTGCCGATTAGCCAAGCGGTAAGGCGCCGCGCTCTGAACGCGGGATTCTTTCGGTGGTTCGATCCCATCATCGGCAACTATTTATATGCACCTATGTTGTAGTGGTAGCAAAACGCATTGCCTGTGCGTGAGCTCCGGTTCGAATCCGGATAGGTGCTCTATCTCGATGTGATGGAACTGGTAGACATAACAGGTTGAGAGCCTGTGGCATATACAAACGTGCATGGCAGTCCGACTCTGCCCATCGAGACTAAACAACTTGCTCCCCGTGATGGAATGGGCATACATATGGGACTTAAAATCCCACGCGAAGAATAAATCGCATACCGGTTCGATGCCGGTCGGGGAGACTATAGGAGAATCGAACATGAAGAAACTTAAATTGAAACGATTATAAAGGTGGCAGCTGCCTATCAGCTGTGATTTATGCGGGTATAACTCAGCTGGTAGTGCGTTTTACGCCAAGAGTACGCGACTTTTAATCGCGGAGTCGGAATTGGGTTCGAATCCCCCTACCCGCACTATGCATCATTGAGGTAATGGTAGCCCTGCAGAATTCCACTCTGCCTGTACGAGTTCGAGTCTCGTATGATGCTCTATTTTATCGCTCTGTGGCGGAATTGGCGATACGCGGCGCACTCAAAATGCGCTGTCCGAAAGGGCATGTGGGTTCGACTCCCACTTGAGCGACTAATCTATCGGCATGTGGAGTAACTGGTAGCCTCGTCAGATTCAGGTTCTGATGGCCGCAAGGTCGTGAGGGTTCGATTCCCTCTGTGCCGACTATTTGGCCCTTTAGACCAGCGGTTAAGTCACGGGATTCTCAATCCCGGCACCCGAGTTCGAGCCTCGGAGGGGCTACTATTGAGCCTTGGTGCAATTTGGTAGCACGCAAGATTTTGAGTCTTGATGTTGTTGGTTCGAGTCCAGCCGGCTCAATTACCCGAGGTGGTGGAATTGGTAGACACCCCGGACTTAGGATCCGGCGCTGTATTCGCATGCAGCATGCAGGTTCGACGCCTGTCTTCGGGACTAACGGATTTTTATGCACCCTTAGCCAAGCCTGGTAAGGCATGTGGTTGCAACCCACCGACCGGCGGTTCGAATCCGTCAGGGTGCTCTAACTTTTATCGCACTGATGTAATGGTAGCATGACTGTCTCCAAAACAGTTCGTAGGGGTCCGAATCCTTTGTGCGGTGTTATTTTTTCTTTATGGGGCTCTGGCAGAGTTGGTCAATGCGCTGGACTGAAAATCCGGAGATTGGGGTTCGAATCCCCGGGGCCCCACTATTTGGAAGTGTCCCATAATTGGTTATTGGCCCTCCTTGGAAAGGAGCGTGGTGGGGTAAATTCCCTGCATGGAGGTTCGAGCCCTCCCATTTCCGCGAATTTGGAAGCGTAGACCTAATTGGTAAGGCCCCCGGCTCGAACCCGGTGGTGAGGAAGTTCCTCATGTAGGTTCAAGTCCTGCCGCTTCCGCTATGGAAGCGCACGAGATTGGTGACTCAAGCGGACTTGAAATCCGTGGTTCCGCAAGGGCTTGGGGGTTCGAATCCCTCCGCTTCCGCGAAATCAGTGTGTAGCTCAGCCGGTAGAGCGCATGCTTCGGGAGCATGAGGTCGGTGGATCGTTCCCACCCACGCTGACTATTCCGACATAGCTCAATTGGCAGAGCAGTTCATTAGTAATGAACCGGTTACTCGTTCGATGCGAGTTGTCGGAGCTATTTGGAGAGGTAGCCTAATTGGTAAGGCAGGAGAGTGCTAATCTCCCGTGGCCCTCAAAAGCTGCTTGCAGGTTCAATCCCTGTCCTCTCCGCTATTATGTTGAAGGTAGCTCAACTGGTAGAGTTCTGGCTTGTGACGCCAGAGGTTGCCGGATCATACCCGGTCCTTCAACCTATTAGTCATCCGAAATGTCGCGCTATTACCCAACAAAGGATACATTATGGTGACCGTAGCCCAGATCAACGAATTGCGCAAGGCGACCCAAGTGAGCATGCTTCTTTGCAAGCAGGCTCTCGAAGCGACCGGCGGCGACTTCGATGCCGCCAGGGAATGGCTCCGAGGCCAGGGTCGCGAGGTCGCCGGGGAGGCCGGCGTGTTCGGGGTCACCCTGTTCGCTGACGGTGCAACGACCGGTTCCGAGGTGACATCGGGTTACGTGTACAATGACGGCCATACAGCAATCGACATCCGCGGATTCAGTGGAACCACCCCCACTTGCGTATGGGGCGATTTGAGACACCAAGTAATTTTGCGTCCTGCGAAAAATTGATCTTCGCCGGCGTAGCTCAATGGACTTTAGAGCAAGTGGCTTCTAACCACTAGGTTGCCAGTTCGACTCTGGCCGTCGGTATTTTTGTTATTAAAATGTTGGCAATGTTGACAAACTTTGAAAATAATGCTATATTATCGGCATCGGACAAGATGTCCATTATTAACAACCAACAAAAGGATACAAAATGACAAAGACCACTGTTGCGTCTGCTCCCAAGATTACCGCCGCTGCGACCAAGTGCGTGTGTGACAAGGACACCAAGAAGCTCGTCGCCGAAAAGGCAAAGCTCGAAAAGGCCCTCGCCTCCGCCAACGCCAAGGCCGCGAAGGCTGCCAAGGTTTCCGCTGACAAGCTCGCCAAGGCCCAGGCAATGATCTCCAAGCTGAAGGGCACCGTGGCTGCCCTCAAGGCCGCCAAGAAGGCAAAGTAATCCAAATTACTTTTGTTTACATCAGGCAACCGGGCGACCGGTTGCCATTGTTGTTTTCGGTTGCTATATTTTTAAGCATGAGAAAGATTACCACTACACATACTGGAATTATCGTGTCGGACACCGACATGGAACTGGAATACCTTTACGTGGGCGACTACGGCAAGGAAAACAATATCAAAGCTGATTTCCTGGGTTACACCAAGAAAATCAAAAAGGTAGAACATCGTCCGGTGGATATTACTGACAAGTTGGTTGTCACGGTATCTACACAGAAGGGATGCTTGGAAAAGTGCAAGTTTTGTGACTGTCCCAAGTATGGGTTCAAGGGGAACGTGCCGTATTTTCAACTCATGTCCGAGATTATAAATGGAGTGGCATTGTCCAAGATACAGCAGGGTCAACGTCTTAACGTGCATTTTGCCAGAATGGGTGAACCGACCTGGAATCCTGATGTAATCTCTGTAGCCCGTGACATCGGAACTATAATGAATGGTGCGCAGAAGTTTATCGAGTATCATCCGGTGGTATCGACCATGCTTCCGAAAAATAACAAGAAGCTTATTCAGTTCCTGCATGCCTGGTGTGAACTAGGAAACATGAACTTGTGGAACGGCGGTATCGGCCTCCAATTCTCCATCAACACCCTGGATGAAGCCGACCGTAATGACATGTTCAACAATTGCTCCCTTTCACTTGCGGAAATTTCAGAAATCGGGAAGCAGCTCCCGATGCCGACGGGACGAAAGTATACACTGAACTTTGCAGTGACCGGTAAGTGCAATTTGGATCCGGAAATAATGGGAAGGTATTTTGACAAGGATAAGTTTCTTGTCAAGATCACACCTATCCATGCGACCGAGGAAGCTATCAAGAACGATTTTGCAACTGAATTTGACTTCGATGTGTACGAGAAGTTCGAACGTCCTCTGGTCGAGGCTGGGTGGGACGTAATCGTGTTCATCCCGTCATTTGAAGAGGATTCTGACAGGATTACATGTGGTAACTCGCTGATTGCGCTGGGGGCTGCCGATGAAGGTTCTGCTGGTTAATGGAAGTCCAAGGCAGCATGGGTGTACCGAGCGTGCGCTCATTGAAGTGCGTGATGCGCTTTCCGGTCTATGTGATGATACCGAACTGATATGGCTGGGTACTCAGGTTTCCTGCTGTACCAACTGCAGGTGTTGCAAGGGTACAGATGCAACCCGACGGTGCGTCGAGGGCGGCATAGTGAACAAGTTTCTTGATATGCTACCGGGCACTGATGCGGTGGTGTTCGGTTCACCGGTGTATTACGGTGGCCTAAGTGGCCAGATGGTTAACTTTCTCACTTGGTGCTTCTATTCGTCCCCGAAATCGTTCGTGGGAAAATATGTGGCGGGTATAACTAGCTCACGCAGGGCCGGTGGGCCGTCGGCGTTGGCATCTTTCAACCAGTTTTTCCTGATGCATAGCATGGTGGTCGTGGGGAGCCAATATTGGAACGAGGTCCATGGGGATAACCCGGAAGAACTAAAATATGATGTCGAGGGAATGCAGTCGATGCGCAGGCTGGCATACAATATCCACAATGCTGTCCACGGCACTAATGTGGAGTTCCCGGAAAAGCATATTCACACCAATTTCATTAGCAGGGAATTTTTAAAATTGCAAGAGGAAGGAAAATGAAAATCGACATACTCACTGGAAATATCGGTTCCGGCAAGAGCACCGTGGCCGAAGAGCTCCGCAATATGGGCATCCCGGTCATCAGTGCGGACTGCATGATGAAGGACATCTACCGCAATGACCCGAATATTCGCGGCACAGTGACGGCGATTTGGGGTCCCGAGGCCCTGGATCCGGTCATCGGGCTGGGGGAGAAGGTGCGCAATGCGGCCCTCGATGACCCGTCGGTCTATGAATATCTCACGCGCATCCTCCATTATCCAATGTATGCGAACCTGTGCCAGATTTTACGTGCGCTGGAGATGCTGAGGCCGAAAGTGACCCATGCGGTAATCGAGTCGGCCACTATCGCCGAATGGATGTTTGCCTGGATAAACCCGGGCATCAAGGTCGGACACACATTCAGGGTGTCCACTTCTAACAAGGATGCACGCATTGACCGTGTGGTTGAACGGTACAAGAAGCGATTCAGCCTGCATACTGAACGTACGGGTTTCCCCCAATATCCGGAGGAAGTCTACGAAGGGAACCGCAAGGTCCTCGCCAAGTATAGGGAGATGGTCATCCGCACGGACGATCTGCAGAACCATGTCAATGCGAAGTGGGAAGGTGATGACCGTATCGGAACGGTGCACGATTTCCTGAATGACAGCGAGAATGACCCGCTGAGCATCGCATGCAGCATCCGGGATTGTCTTATCGGCTAGTGTAAACATACGTTAACATTGATGGGAATCCGGCACAGGTGCCAAAACATGACACCTTTGCTATATTTAGAACATGATGGACAAAAAGAAGACAAATGCCAATAAGACTGTGCGACTCAGCCACGTTACGGAATTCCGCCCCGAGAAGCCGGTGATGTTTGATCCTCCCAAGTTGATGTTTGTTTGGGACGAAGATGACGTTGTGGAAGGCGACAATGGAGCGGCCCCGTATTTTGCCAGCGTGATCTACGTTAACCCGCGGATGGTCGGGCATGGCGTTCTCGCAGAGGGTGACGGGGCTTCTGCCAAGAATTTCGGCACAACGTGGGACCATTGCGCCCTTATTGAAGAATGTAACAAGGCGCCAAGTTTCGGTTCCACGCTGGGCAAGCGTGATAATTCTGATCCCCGCTACCGGTCAATCGACCACATTCCGCTTGCGGTTTATGAATATCTGCAAAGCAGTGACGCTTGCCATGTATCTCATGATGAAATTGTCACCCATCGAGAACTGTCCCAATGGGTTGGCGAGGGAAAGGGTGAGGTCCTTTACTGCAAGCGTGGCGAGAGCGACGTGTTCCCGCAGTACAGCAATTCGTTCAAGTACAGGGCCGAACGGGAGAACCTGCCCGTCGTGTGGGCGCGTACCGTATGCGGGGAAGATCTCTACGTCATGGTCAGGAAGTATGGCGACAAGCAACCGTCCCACCCGACCTACAAGTACATGGGCCTGGCTGCCGAGGAAACTCCCGATATCATGCCGGTACCCGAGAAAAAGATGGCCACCCTGTCCAACGTGGTCTACTGGATTTGTGACCGCATCAGGCCACTCGGGTTCAGTGTCGCCTACGGTGACAGCGAGGTTCTGATTCAAGGGACTGCGGAATGTAACGACAAGAGCCTCAATCTGTGTCCGATGCTATGCGAATTCCTGCCCAAGGTAGCTAATGGTACAATGGAGCTCACTGACCGCGAGTACATCCCGCAAGAAGATGATACGGGTGTCCTTGTATACAATCCGTCCATGGACATGGACACCTACATCAGGACAATGGACCGGATTTTCTTCATCGAGCATTTGATTGTCAGGATGACCGGTCTCGGTAAGGAAAATTTGGGGAAATACAGGTTCCCCGTGGAAATCGCGGATTCGCTGTGCAAGGCGTTCCCGTACCTGCGTGAGCACTACCATGAACTGATCCGTACCCCGGACTGGAACGATTACACAAAATGAGGCCAACAATGACGAAAAACGGAAAAAGAGCCGAAAAAGCCAAGCTAAGAGATCTATTCGCCCCTCATGAAGTCGATGTATCTGGCTTCTCGCCGGTGGTACAGGCGCGGTTCGCTGAAGCCATTGAGCGCATCAAGGCGGAAAAAGACAAGATGTACTTCCTGGATGACATGGAACGCGCCATGATAGGCACCGCAATGGTCCAGTATGTGCCGCCCCGTGAGTCGGGTGCGGACAATGAAAAAACGGAATCGCCCGCGCCAATAACCAAATTGGTGGCCGTGTACGAAAGGGAACTTGCCATCAAGTGCAAGATGGAGAGCTATGGGTCGGACTGGGCGGACAACATCGGAACATATACCGCCGAAGAAAGGGCTGACGAGGGCTTTATGCAGGGCGAGCTATATACCCTCGCGTGTGATGATTTTGGTTTCAACACGCTCAGGTCGTTGCCGTATAAGCATGAGTATGCGCCGGTTATCTTCGAGGCGTTCCATGAAGGCGATGAACGCAGTGACCTTGATCAGTTTGACGAACCTGTCGTGGCTCATGGCGATAGTCGGTTTGACGATGCGCTTATCGGGACCTACGAGAATGGAGACGGGGATATTGCCGCCGTATATGACATCGGCCTCCTCGGCGACAGGTTGGACGACCTCCTCAAAACGTTGGGGGATGGCCCGAAGCCCCTGTTGCTTAATCACTTCAAGGTCGATGACGGGCAGTTCGAGACCTTCCGCAAGACCGTTAACGAAGAAGAAATGGAGAAGCTGATGTATGCCTAGATATGAGAAGCCCGAGTACGAAGGCGATTCCCGCCCGGAGACACAGAAGCATATCGATACCGTGAATGAAAACGGCAGGAAGTTCTGTGACAAGCTAATGGAACGCCTGGGACGCCATGATGCATCCAAGCTGGTTGCGCCCGAGCACAAGTATTTCGACAAGGGCACCCCGGAGCTCGAAAAAAGCACGTATGGGGAAAAGTCATACGACGATGCCAAGGGCAAAATCAAGGAGGGCCTCAAGCACCATTACGCCAACAACGATCACCATCCGGAGCATTTCGGCGAAGAGGGTATTTCGGGCATGAACCTGTACCAGCTTGTCGAAATGTGGCTCGACTGGACCGCCGCGGTCAGGCGTCACGCGGACGGGAACATCTTCAATAGCATCATGGTGAACCGGTTCAAGCGCCCGGAGTTCCATATGGATGACCAGATTTTCAAGATCTTCTTGAATACGGCGACCGAGGATTTTCCCGAGCAGATGGACGGGGCCAACGACGATTTCCAGCGGTATCTCATGGAGGAGATGCACAAGAGCGGAACCGGTGACGGCGATGCCGACAAGAGCACGGAGAAGGAAAAATCCGATGAGGAACAGAAGCCCGAGGAATAGCCGGAAGTACATCGAGTTTGACAGCAAACCGGAACTGGTGACCGTGGGGGAACTGTCTGATACGTTGGGCAATCCCGGCGAGCCGGTCGTAATCCCGTTGCCGATTATCATCAATCTGGGAGGCACCGATCGAGTGGCTACGCATGTCACCATCGTAAAGGGCGATGACGGAAAATTCATCTCGGTATTTGCACACGTGGAAAATGGAGTGATCGCCCTTATAACCGAGATCGGTGAATCGGAAGATTCGGGAAGAAAGCTGTCTGGCAATGAAATAATCAACTGAGGAATTTGCGTGAGTAATACTTGTACATGCCCATGCTGTAGACATGGCAGGGGAGAACTGACCGAATATGAATACGGGTGGTATCTGCGCGGCTGTATAGAGATAGCCGCGATGGTACCACAGTCCGTCCTTGACTATTGCAAGGATACGACCAGGTCGGCCAAGGAAGAACAGGATTTCGAGATGGACCTGTGGACCGACGATTCGGGAAACCGGATTATCCTGAAGGAAATTGCCGAACAGTGCCGCAAGAACAAGCTGGAAGTCCCGGAAGCGTTCGAGAAGCCTGATGAGCCCATCAAGATTACCGTATTTAACGGGATGACACAGCGAGAGCGCGGGTGGTATCTGAAAGGTTGTATCCAGACGGGTGCTTTTATTCCCGCTGTAATACTGGACAGGTGCAAGCTCGAATCGTCTTCTAGTGAAGAACGGGATTTTGTCGGCAAGCTACTTGGGAAACTTGCATCCGTCCGTTTCCAGTTAAAGAACTTGGTTGCCGAAATTACGGAACACCCGGAGCCGGCATTCCTGCATCCGGAAGAATATACACTCCCAAAGGAGAATTTTAATGCCAAGACAGGTTGTTGAGCACGGGATCTACCGCCATTTCAAGGGAAAATTCTATATCGTCGAAGGAATTGCTAAGCATTCCGAGACCGGCGAGCCGATGGTAGTCTACCGCCATCTATACGGTGACCGTTCCCTTTGCGTGCGCCCGATGGACATGTTCCTGTCGGAAGTGGACCGCGAGAAGTACCCGGATGCGGAACAGCAGCACCGCTTCGAGCTTGTCGACGAGTACGGCGTAATCGCAAAGCCTACCGAGGAGGAGAATGAGCTGGAGAAAACCATCAAGGACACTACCTACATCAGCTTGACTGACTGGCTAGTCCTGTATTTCTACATGCTCGACAACCGGCTGTGTAAGGATGGCGAGTTCGTTGATACCCTGAATGAACTGAGCGGGTTCAGGGAGGCGTTCATGCGCATCGGTTGGTGCCGATTTAACAAGAACATTGTTCTCAGCTACGGCCCGGAACACCTGGCACGGCTCTCGAAACAGGTTTTCGAGGTGGATACCGATACCGGGTACGTCACGTGTAACCTTGAACGTGAACAGATGCAGCATTTTATAAACAAGTTGCCCGGCATCGTGTTCGAAATCACCAATGACGCTTTCCACCATGTGGAACAGATGAGGATTATCCGCGGTACCACCAAGTAACAATGACCGGTTCCTGTGCGGAACCCATCTAAGTACCCGGTTTATCGGGGCTTCCGACGCGGAGAATTAAAACTTAACGGGGCCTAGACCCAAAGGGGCACTATGTTAAAAACCATGTTCTACAAGAAACTCAAGACCTATAAGGCGAAAGACCTGCACCCAAACTGCGAGGTTGTCAAGAAAAAGAAGGTGGATATAGCTGTCAAGGAAATCAACCGCATCCTGTTTGACTACAAGTGGGACCTTGAACAAATCATGAGCCGGGTGTCCCGTTCGCTCGCCAAGATGACCGAAAAATGACAGAGGCCCCGCGCCATATCCGACACCAGGCAGCCCATCGTTGGCTTACCGGGGCTTCCGGGACGAAGAATTAAATCTACAAGTGCAAACCATTGAATATGCTAATAGGAAGTGGATGGAACAATGATTGGAAATGAAGAGCAGCACTATCCGATATTACCCGGAATGGAACTCCCGCACAATATCAAGGTGGAGGTTCACAAGGGCGAACTCGAACACCTGAGACAGACCATTTCTGACTTCGGGCATATAGTCGAGGAGAACGATCGTCTTAGGGAAAAGGTCGCCTCCTTGCAACGCCAGATTGCCACGGGCACTCCATGGAACCCGTGGATCCCGGTCGAGGACAACCCGCCGAAGGTTTCTGATGGGTTGTTCTATATCATGTGGGAGGATGGGTGCTTAGATACCGGTCTCGTGGCACCGAGCACTGGAGAAATTGTTCCACAGACGCCCAGGTCGCTCTATGAACTGACCGGTGACGAGGGACATTCGATTGAATGGTGGATGCCCGCGCCACCGCGTCCCGAAAAGATATCGCCACCGGCTGAAATGCCTACAAAAACTCCGGAAAAGGCATATGTGGTTGTCTTGAAGATGATGGACTCATGGTGCCTTGTTGGAAAGAAGGTTTTCACAAAATTCGAGGATGCCGAGAGGTTCCGTTTGCGGGCACAGGAAAAGACTCAGAAAATACTGGATACGGAAGAGGTCAAGCTCCTGGATAGTTACACCCCGCCACAGAAATGAGCATGCAGGTTGCCGCAAGGCAACCTTTTTGCTACATTTGGGACATGAAGATTGAAGAAAAGTACATTTCCGAGACAGTCAAGAAGGGTATCGGCTTGCTCGCCGAAATCCATAAGCGCGGACACGAGGCATACATTGCCGGTGGCGCCGTGCGCGACCTCGTAATTCGCCAGTTGCACATGGTGCCGGGTTCCGAAAATGAAGTTCCCGTGCATGACGTGGACATAGCGACCAACATGCCCATCGAGGACCTGAAACTTGCCTTCCGCTGCGACTCCAATAACGGGGAAGCGCATGGCACGATCCTGGTCCATTATGATGGCCTGGTGTTCGAGGTGACCCAGTTCCGCGTCGATGGCAACTATTCCGACGGTCGCCACCCGGATTCGGTGAATTTCACCAAGTCCTTCAAGGAAGACTGCGCCCGGCGTGACTTTACCATTAACGCTATGGGTCTGGACAAGGACCTCAATGTCATCGACTATTTCGGCGGTATCGACGACCTGGTATTCCGTCGTCTCCGTGCAGTGGGCAACCCGTATGACCGCATGACCGAGGATTCCCTCCGTATCATTCGCGGTATGCGATTTGCCGCCCGTTTCGGTTTCGTGATTGACGACCTTACCAAGTTGGCCATGCGCAGCCGCCTGCACCACATCAAGAGCGTGGCGATGGAGCGCATCCATGACGAATTGCACAAGTGTGCCGAGTATGGCGTGCTGCCTTTCGCGAACATGATTGGGTACCTGTCCGAGTATGGCATCGGAACAATTTTCCAGGATGTCGGCTTCTGCTTTGACCGTCAGCGCATGCTCGTGGAATCCTTGGTACACGGAAACGTGGATGCCGATACAATCATGTCGGTATTCATCTGCATGCTGCCGAAGAAGAGCATGGAATGGCTCCGCTGCACCCGTAAGGAAATCCGCATGGCCGAGCGCATCAGGGATGGTCTTATTGGCATCATGTCCGGGAAGTTCGGTCTTGCCGATGAGCAGTTGCTCTATTCCGTTGAACTGGCCGCTTCCCCGGAATTCAGGCTCATTACCAACCTGTACCGCGAACTGAACCCGTATGGTACCGCCCTGGGTGATGGTGCGGCGACGATATGCGATGTCATTGCGCGTTGCAGGAAGGGCGAACCCGAATACGGAAAGCAGGTTGCCGCGGAAGGTATCCAGGAAGGGCCTGAATTTGGCAAGCGCCTGCGGGAAGTCATCCTCGCCGATTACAAGCGCATCAAGGATGGCTGGGACAAATCATGCAATAGGATGTGGTAATTATGGCAAAACCCACATGGACAGAAATTAGTGAGTTCAAGGACTGGATGGTCGAGCGCGGTTATGAAACCGACCGTGGCCGCAGACGCTTCAAGAAGGGAAAGGATGGGATTTCGTTGGAATTCTGGATTGGCGAGTGTGCCAACGGTTCATTCAAGTGCCTCAATGCGCAGGTTCAACTGAATTTCGTTGACACATGGTTTCATACTGCCGGCATATTCCGTACCGGGGCGTTCATGCCGTGCAAGACACTCTCGCATGAGTATGTGCTCATGTGCGAACTCCAGCACCGCAAGATTGAACTGGAACCGAATCCTTCTTCGCCAAGGCAAATAACCTGATTGCCGAAACGACCGATGAAATCAAGAAAATTAACCGCGGAGCACAGAATGCCTAACGACATCAGAAAGTACAACATCGGCATCTTCGAGAACACGATGGGCAAGATTAACGATGACCCTATGCTCGGGGATATCATCAAGAAGTCCATCTTGAACCAGGTGTTCCACCTGAAACCGGTGGATATCAAGTCCATCGCCCCGATTTACGACGAGGATTGCCCGGTTACGGTCTCCCGCGACCGTTCGATTGACAGTGCCTTGAGGTGGAAGAAGGCCATTCCAGGTGGCAAGGTGGCCGTCCTCAACTTTGCGAGCGCGACCCGTCCCGGTGGCGGTGTGGTTACTGGGTCCTCTGCCCAGGAAGAGTGCATCTGCCGTTGCACCACGCTCTACCCGTGCCTTACGACCCAGGAAGCGGATATCCGTTTCTATGACCCACACCGCAAGAACGTGGGCCCGTTGCACAACGACGACATCATCTATACGCCGAATGTCGCAATTCTCCGTAACGATGATTACGACTGGCTCCCTGAGCCGGTGTTCATCGACGTGATTACCTGCGCCGCGCCCAACCTGCGCGAGAAGAACATTTCCAAGTACAACCAGGAACGTGAACCCGCGCCGGATATTTCTCCCGAGGAATTGAAGGCACTCCATGTGTCCCGTGCCCGTCAGATTTTGAACTCCGCGGCGCAGCAGTTTGCGGATGTGGTCATCCTCGGCGCGTTCGGATGCGGTGCCTTCCGTAATGACCCGGAAGTTGTCGCGGCTGCCTACAAGGAAGTCGTGCCGGAATTCCGTAAGCGCTTCAAGGCAATCGAGTTTGCCGTATATTGCCGTGGAGCGGACACCGAAAACTTTGAAGCGTTCCAGAAGGTGTTCGGATGATCGATTGCAAAGGTAATACTCTCGAAGCAATTGAGAAGGACTGTTCCCAACCGGGGTGGTATGCTATCTATTCGGATGGGCGCCCCAATGAGGCCGTATCTCCTGCCGTAATCGCCCAGGCGCGGCTCATTCAGCCGTTTGTCCCCATCGAAATGGAGCTTTTCCCGTGTCCGGACGGTTCCGTACAGTGGGAAGATGCCGACCATACCCTCGAAGTGTATGCCGACAAGTTCAAGTACGATGACGAGGAAGTGTCCTTCGGGGATGCGGTTGAAAAATTGAATGCTCTTGATTACAATGAGCGCGAGTTCAAGCTGGAACTTACGTTTCCAAAGGAATTCCGCGAACATTTCCAGCGTGACCAGTTCAAGGACTCGCTTGGGAGGCTCGCGTTCGATGCACGGGAGCTCTTCAAGGAAAAGATGCTGCACAAGCCGAATACGCCGTGCACGTTGAGTGGTCTTGAAGAGGTTGAACTCATTGAGAAAATCAGGGATGCGGTCGCGTCCGGGAGGATAGTCAAGTGATTGAATGGATCCAGGATAACAAGTGGCGCATCGTAATCCCGGAAGGGACGATGCACAAGTTCCGCGTTGACAACAAGCCGTATGTTGTGAACCTCATGTGCAACAGTTTCAATGCGTTCCGCAACTATCTGCAGACAGGACGCCTTGGCTTGTTCGATGGCCTGTCCGCAAAGGATTGGGAAACTGTAAGGAAGATAGCCATCGGCAGGCGGGACATTCCGTTGAAAGTCAACCTTGCGTAAGATTTAACATAATGCGGTTTCCAAATGACCGCATTTTTGCTATATTTTGAACATGAACGATAATAGCGAAATTTTCAAGAACAACATACCCGAACTCCCGCCATTCTCGAAGGAACTCGAACACTACTGGGAAGAACAGGTGACCAACGGTGCCATGTCCGAAACCGAGAAGAGGGTCCATGAAAAGGGTATCCTCCTCATCAAGGTGGCCGCGGGTTCGCAGTCGTTCGGTCTTGCCACCGAGACTTCCGATGTGGACATTCACGGTGTGTATATCCTGAAATGGAGCGAGCGCATCAAGCACGATGCCCCGAGCCAGATTGCCGACGAGAAGAACAACGAGGTCTACTGGGACATCACGAAGTTCCTTACCGAGTTGAACTCCGCCAATCCCCAGGCCCTCGAAATGCTCTATGCTCCGAAGCATTGCGTATTTGTGGGCCAGTCTATCCTCGAAATCCTCCGAAAGAAATTTGACTTCCTCACCATGCGTTGTGACAAGTCGTTCTGCGAGTATGCCCGTGGCCAGGTTGACCGTGCGAAGGGCCTGAACAAGAAGGTATTCGATCCGCAGCCGGAGAGGCGCCCGCGTTTCGTCGATTTCATCTATGTCCTCGATGGCAACCTCGCCACTCCCCTCATGGAATGGATTAAGGCCAATTATCGCGGCAAGCCGGAAGAAGTCCAGCGTTGGTTCTCCATCGCCCGGATCGACCATGGCGATTGCATCTACGCGGTGTATTTCCAGAAGAAGTCGCTGTCCATCAGTATCCGCGAATTCGTCCGGAAATGCCTCTCCAAGGTATTCAAGGGTGTCCGTCAGCTTCCCGAGCACAAGTGGCGTTGGGGCTATGGTGTCGTCCGTGACATCGAGCGCAGCGATGATATTCAACTCAACTCCATCCCGAAGGGTTTGAGCCCTGTTGCCCATATCTTTGTGAACCGCAACGACTTTGCGCGTAAGTGCAAGAAGTGGCACGAGTATTGGGACTGGGTCAAGGCCCGTAACGAGGAACGCTACAACACCACCTTGAAGCATGGCCAGGGCTACGATGCGAAGAACATCATGCACTGTGTCCGTCTGCTCCTTACCGCCTACGGTATCGCCACCGAGCATACCGTCCCGGTCTACCGTGCCGACAGGGACCTCTGCAACAAGGTCTGCATGGATTACAACAAGCATCCGTACAGCAATGACCGTGACTTCCTCCTGGCAATCAAGAACGGTGACTGGACGTTCGATGACATCATCGACTACATCGGCGAGCTTGGCAAGGAAGTGAACAAGGCGTTTGCCGCATCCGGATTGAAGGAAAGGGCATATACACCGGAAGAAATCGACAAGTTCTCCGTGGAACTTGCCGAGAAGTTGCTTCCGATGGATTGGGCTAATTTCTAACAAAAAAGGAAACAATATGAGAAACAATGATAATGCAGATATCAATGAACGTGTTGGTGAAGTGCTTTCCAAGTATGGCATAGCACTAATCTGTGACGATCAGACCATGGTGTCCAAGTTGATCCGCGGCAACCAGACGGTGGGTGAACTCGACTACACCACGGATGTCGCCAGTGGGGCGAGGAAGATGGTGATCAATTTCGAAGATGCCGGTCTCTTTTACATTGCGGAGGGTGGCTCGGACATGGAAGCGGACCTGGCGTATCTCGAAGACAAGCTCCCCGAGATGTTCGTGGGCGGTGGCTTGAAAGTCAAGGTACAGTACCTCAACGACCGGGTGAAGCGCCTCAGCATGAACGCCAAGGGTGACTGGGTGGACATGTACGCAGCCGAGACGGTTGAACTGAAGCAGGGCGAACACAAGCTCATCCACCTCGGCGTGGCCATGAAGCTCCCGGAAGGCTACGAGGCCCATCTTGTGCCGCGTTCCTCCACCTTCAAGAAGTGGGGTATCATCCAGGCCAACCATGTCGGCATCATCGACAACTCCTATTCCGGTCCGGAAGACTGGTGGAAGATGTCCGTCATCGCCATGCGCGACACCGTCATCAACAAGGATGACAAGATTTGCCAGTTCCGCATCGTGGAACGCCAACCGAAGCTCTCCTTCGTTGAAGGCAAGATGGAAGGCGAGTCTCGCGGTGGGTTCGGTTCAACGGGTTCCAAGTAGCCGATGTATCTGTATCGTCACAGGGTAATCCACCTAAATGAATTCTACAGGGTCTTGGGGGACCGGGTGGTGAAATTCACCCTGGTCCGTGACTCGTACCGGTTCTTCAACGGGCTTATAGTGTATGAGACCAATTCCCTGCGTGACGATTTGGACCTGGATACGGTTCCAATGAAAAAGAGGTATGAGATGGCGATGCTGCTCAATGAGGCACGATATGCTATCCTGTCCACGCATTGGAAAGCAATGGTATACAACCCTGATAGGTTCATCAGAACTTGTCGATAACTAAACCCGGAGAGGAAACCATGAAGTTCACTAAACTATCAACCGAAAAACAGATTGCTATATTTGAGAAGGTAAAAGCCATTTTTGGTGAATTCAAGGGGTTGGTCTGTAGGACGGCTGAACCATGTGATGGCATGGTTGGTGAATACAATATCGCCGCGTGCATTAAGCATCCGGCATTTATGGACGGGTCGGCGCTAATTGCAGTCTACGATGGCATTAGTGGAAAGCTATCGGTATATGATTACCTAAAAGTATGCTATGGCGGTCTGGGTTTCGGGTCGTGCGGAAAGGATCTTGATGTCGTTCGTGATCATGATGAGATCGTGAATAGAATCAATCAGGCCCTGTTAATTGCGTCCGCGCTTAAAGAAATTCCCATGGACATCAAATCCGTGGAAGCCCGGAATGCTGCGCGTTGATAAGGTAAAACATGGATAACTCTGAATTATATAGGTCCATATGCAAACTACGGATAGCGCATGCCAAACTGAAAAAACACCTGGCATTTGAAAATTCTGACTATAAAAAATATGACGATTATATGCGGGAGCATTATTTCTGGAAGCATGCAGAAGAATACTGGCGCGCTAAATTATTAAGTTCTTGTAGTGTGCTGTCCATGAAATCAAGTTTGCAAAAGGATGTCCAGCAACTATCCGCATAATGTGGATCCGGAAGGTGTGCACATGCTGAAGAAGCGTGTAATGCGTTCGGCTCCGTTCACCTGCCCACGCGGCGCGAACCGGTATCTCGCAATGGACCACGCGACACACCTGACCGTGGAAGATATGCGTTTCGTTTTGTTCCCGGTGCGAGGCTAGTTGCCATATGGTTCCCGGTTTGCTACATTTGCGGCATGAATAGTATGCATACGATGAGTGACAAAGCCGACAGGTTGATTGATATCCTTGGAGCCGAGGATCCGGTACAGTCCATTCTCGACAATGGGGACCTGTTCCCGTTTGTCGAAAAGGAAATGATGGGGGTGGCTCATCCGAAGGTGCACTGCGAAGGGGACGTGTGGGAACACACTGCCCTCGTGATCCGCAGTTTGCGCCCAGGCCACGACTGGGTGGATGTCCTCATCGCCCTTTTCCACGATGCCGGCAAGAAGCGTGCGCTGGAAAGGAACCAGGGCAAGAACATGGCCGGGCATGAACTTTTTAGCCTGGACATATTCAACGAATGGATCCTGAAGGAAGTCGGGATGATGCTCCCGCCGATTGCACCGCTCAGGTGGGTAATCGAGAACCACATGAACGTGATTAACCTTGGCCAGGTGAAGTCGGAATACAAGGTCATGAAGATCGTGACCGACCAGAGTTTCCCCAGGCTCTGCACGCTCGGGTATGCGGATACCGCGGCCACTCTCGGGCCGGACATGAAGCCCATCCATGATTTCAAGAAGGAAGTGCTGGATGTGCCGAAGGTATCCGCTGGCTCGGCATGTACCAGCCGGCACCCATCGCGGTGGAAGAGGATTTCTACATCAATGGTGTCCCGGCGGTCTTCCTCAGGGAAGCGGTGGAGTTCGGGCTCAAACTGCAGATTAACGGAAGGATTACCGACCGTCAGTCGATAATCAACGGCGTACTCGGCGACAAGGCTTTCCGCAAGAGGATCGACGAGTGGTGCAATATCAATGTCAAGATTGCCGAAGAAAGGAAGATGCACTGATGGAAACGATTTACCTTGACAAGAAACACCGCGCAAAGAAAGATGGGTTTGTCTGGATTCCCCAGTGGAAGGGCCTGTTCTTCTGGCATCCGTACACCCTGTGGACTGCCGACACGTGGATGGGGGATGTCGTCATGTACAGCAAGAGGGCGACCCCGCCGTCATTCGACACCGGGGAGAACGCCATCAGGTTCATCGAGCGAGTGCTTGCTACAGGGAAGGACAGGGTTTTCCACCTTGATGATGAGAACGAATATTTACCTGGATTAAGGAGCTGGTAATGAAACTCAAAAAGATTGCAGTATTCGGCGGTGCATTCGACCCGCTGACCGTCGGCCACGAAGCCATCATCAATTCCCTTCTCGAACAGTACGAGACGGTACATCTCTATATCACCAACAACGACGAGAAGCACTATTCTGCTTCCTGGGAAGACCGACGTGGCATGGTCTCCGCCGCTTTCGGAAACGCGGTCGGTCGCACGCTCGAAGTGTTCCCCCAGAACACGCGGACATACGAGCTTCTTCAGTCCGGCTACAAGCCCGAGGATATCGACCTTATTCTCGGGTACGACGAAATTGTCGCCCTGACGAACAAGACCTGGAAGAATTCCGATGAACTCCTGGGCACATACACCATCCGCGTGGTTCCGCGCGATTTCAATATGGTAAGGGAAGGCGAGTTTGCCAAGTTCGGGAATATTACGGGACTGACCCTCTGTGTGCCCGACGTGGCATCCACGGAGGTACGCAACAAAATGTACATGAACCCCATGTACAATGGCAGCGACGTGTCCCTGTCGGTCGAGAAATATATCCGTATTAAGGGTCTATATCACCAGGTGCAGCCGCTCCGCCACTGGTTTGATGAATGGGCCGAACTGGCCAAGTACGAACCGGGCGACTACCCGAAACCATCGGTTACCGTGACCATGGTTGTCATCAACGCTCTCCGCGATGACCGCCTGGGTCGGCAGGACCAGGTGCTTCTTGTGCGCCGCAAGAAGTTCCCGTTTGCCAACTTCTGGTGTCTTCCGGGCGGGTTCACCAATCCCCATGAGAGTGTGGAGGAAAGCGCTGCCCGCGAACTGAAGGAGGAGACCGGTATTTCGATTGATGACCGGGCGTTCCACCAGTTGAAGGTGTATCTCCCGGATGACCCGCGAGCCGATCTCCGATACAGGGCCGAGCTTGAACAGAAGGTTCTTGATGCAAAGCGCCAGAAGCTGTATGACGACATCGCCAATGCAATTCCCGGATTGATCGATCCTGTCGTCAAGAAGATGAAACAGGACGAAATCGTGGCGGAACAGACCAAAATCGACACCATCCGCAACCACTGGGTGTACGACGTGGCCCTCTATGTCAAGGGTTCTCTGTTCCCGCACGTATACGGCGCGGACGATGCGCTTGAAGCCACCTGGGTACCGCTGGAAGATGCCAGGAAGACCAAGCTGGCCTTCCACCACAACAAGATTCTCGAAGACTATATCGCGGCTGTAGGGGGGTAGTATGGTATACGAAGGTGGCGTCGACACGTTAGAAAAGAGGATTGTTGCCACTGACGGTGTCGAATATGCCGAATATTACCTTCCGGACGGGCTGTCCAAGGTTTGCCTTTTCAGGATTGAAGCCAAGGTGCCTTCCTGGGTCAAGATGAGCCAGGAAGAATGGACCAACGGCCAAAAGCTGTGTCTTGAATCCAGGATCCGCGGGAAGTGCTGGTTAGATGAACTGAAAGGAAAGGTATGGGGCGGCGATATCATGAAGCCGACGCTTGTGGAGTGAACAATGGCAGCGGAAACGAACGAAATCCCATTGAAGTCAATCAAGGCGAAGTATGATCCGGAACCCGGTTCCATACTGTATGCCCGTGGTTCCATGGATACTGATGTTGTTCTGGAAACGGACTTCTACTTCAAGGCCGACGTGGACCAGTACGTTGGAGGCCTGCTGAAACATATTGCCGAACTTGAAGCAAGGTTGGGGGAGAAGTGACCGAAGAAACCTTCAAGATATGCGTAAGGGCGTATTTTCCTGATGCCGAGTTCGCGAAGTTGCCCGGTGGCAATGGATATCCCGTTGTTGAGGTGATGGTTGACGGGGAGTGGTTCCACACGATACACTGGGAAGACGGCAAGGCCCGCAAGTTCGGCTATGAATACATGGGCGAAAAGAAACTCCTGGGCTACCTGAAACAGGTGAATAAAACCAAACAGATGTATGACAGGTCACGTATCGTGCTTCCGCTGGATGCGTATGGCAGTCGTCACATCGCAATGATGCATTTTATCATGCAGCGAGGTAGAGAATGAGTGAACTTACTGAACTGACTGTATCCGGAAACGGTACTTGCATCCTGAGCTTCCAGGACGGGTTCATGTGCGGTACGATGGGTACGATTACCCGAGAGAAGATTCTCAATTACATCGAGAATGATGTGTATGACAACGACAACCCCAGGAGCAAGAGGGTAAAGTTCGTCAAGGCTCGGTGGCAGAAGGTGCTGGATGATTTCGAGGCCGGCACTTTGAAGGACGGTCATTATCCTCTGTTCTTCGAGGACAAGCCCAAGCTCGAAAAGCTGATTACCAAGTTCCGCGGCGACCTGTTTAAACTGGGGTACCGGCTGGATGGCGGGTTCTCCGGATGCATTGTCGAGGCGGAAAATGACATTCAGGGAATATAAGACAAGGCTGACGGGAATTTGGCGGGAATTCTTCGGTGATATGTCTATCCAGACAACTGACATCGCGAAGGAACTCCGGATGATGGGTAAATTCGTGTGGTCACTGTGGGTTGGAGTATTCCTCATTCTTGTTTATTGTGCCGTACTATCCACGCCAATCATCATAATGGCAGCGGTCTTTGACATGGGGAAATTCATGACATCACTGATTGGAATACCATGCATGATGGGATTGCTTGTCCTCACCGCGCCGTTCCTGGAACCGGTGCTCGACTGGTACTGTGACCACATACTGAATTAGCAAGTAGTTGCCGTTATCGTCGCCCTTTGCTATATTTATGGCATGACGGAAATTTTCATCGACATCGAAAATACGCTTATTGACGACCTGTGCAGCTGTAACCTGCTGCAGGAAAATACCAAGCGTATCGCCGACTTCATTGAGGCGAGGATCGAAATCCATCCGGCGGATCTGACCGCTAAGGTGAACCTGTTCACTTGGGGATGGAAGACCAAGGATGAAATCCGTGACTACATAGTCAACTGGCTTTTCGATGCACTGGGCGTGCCCCAGGAAAACCGTGGGTTCGTATGGACCAAGGACGATTCCATCGAATGCGCTTACAGGAATGGATGGGTAAACACCAAGGACGAAGTTGAAATCGAGGACCTTCATGTTCCGGGAGCAATGAAGCGCTACGGGCTGGACAAGCAGACGTGCTTCATCAAGCAGGCGATGGAATATGCGGAATTTCCGGGTGGTGGGGGCAACGATGCCTACATTCTGATTGACGATACCAATCCCCCGTGGAATGAAACCCGGACATATTCTACCAATGACAGTGACCTTTCAATAACATTCTATCACCCGGAGAAGTTTTGATGAACAGTTTAATCGGAAAGATGAACGAGAATTTCAGACCATTGAAATTCACCGCGGAAGAAATTGCCGAGGCAATTTCCCGCGCAAATGATAAGTACGGCGTGGAAGTATCCTACTGCCCCTCCGAAATCAAGTTTTACCCCAAGGACAAGAATTCCCTGAAAGATTCGGTGAAACTGACCGTCGAGGAGTTCATCAAGGATCCGGGGAAAATCTGGCACATGGAATTGATGCCGGACATCACGTCGGAATCGGAATCGGAATGTCTGGAACTGCGCAACCACGTGCGTTGGGCGGGTATCCCGTTCACCGTGATGCTCGACAAGGTAATAGAATGCCTGGACTATGAGCCGGTTTTATTGTCGGCAGGAAAGAGCCTGGAGGAAAAATGTTAAAGAAAATTGTCAATAAGCTGACTACCATCTGCGCCAACATCGCTAGTGATACCGTTAGGGTGAATGGAAAGACCTACAAGGTTCCTTCTGGATCCAGCATCACCATTGAAGGTGACAATGTCCACATCGGTGACCAGGTAGTATCCATCCACGACAAGATCATCAACATTTCCATCCAGGGGAATGTTGGTGCTGCGATGACCACGTCGGGTGACATCCACGTGACCGGCAATTCCGGCACCATCCAGAGTACAAGCGGTGACATTTCGGTCGGTCACGACTCAATGGACATCCAAACCACGTCGGGGGACGTGGAAGTGGGTGGAAAGGTCGAAGGAAACGTAACCACCGTATCCGGCTGTATCACACATCACTAAACATGTGTATTTGGGGAGTCACGATTAAACCCCAATGCGAACACCCACATTTAAACTCAAATGAGTATAGGACGCATGATGAACAAAAAGATTGTAATTGTTGATGTTGACGGAACGATTGCTGACTGCACCGAACGCGCGGAGAAATTTCTTGGAGACAATCCAGACTGGGATGCCTTCTATGACGCGTGTGATCAGGACAAGCCCATACAAGTCATCTGTGATCTTGTTGCGCTTTTAAGTACGCATTTCCACATCCTCTTTGTCACTGGCCGCAGGGAATCCACGGACAAAAAGTCGCGCGATTTTATCCAGAAGTACATATTTGGCGATGGCCGCCACGTAAACATTCTTTATCGCAAGAATGATGACGAGCGGCACGATATGTACGTGAAGCCTGAATTGCTGGATGCGTACTTGAAGGAAAATTGTCTCGAGAAGAGTATCGTGGAGTTCATTCTTGAAGATAGAAACTCTATGGTAGCCAAGTGGCGCGAACTTGGCTTCACGTGCCTCCAGACGCAGGAAGGGAACTTCTAACCATTAATTCAGGGGGCAATATGCCATGTGGAAGAAAGAAAGATGACAAGAAGACACAAGATGGACTTTTCCGCATCTTTCCGGAACCGCTTCCGGAAATTGGACCGGAACATCACGTATTCTTCTTGAAGGTGTCCGAATCCATCACCGGGGATGGATTCCAGAGGGTGAACAATGTTGAACATATCGTTGGGGTATTCATAGGCAGGGATGCCCTTGAAGAATATGTCCAAAAGAAATGGAACATCTTTCTCGGGATGGACTGGGAACTGTACAAGCGTCAGCTGCATTATGTAGCTGGATTGACCCTGGAGATGCATTATGGATTTGATTCGTCAATGCCGTTTGACACCGTCGATGCGTATGTCGGAATGGAGTACGAGAATCATCGGCCCGCTGTAACGCCACGCGAGCTCGGACAGATGTTATCCGGGCGGAGTCTCGAGGAAATTCACTGGAATGTTTAACGTAGGATGGAAAATGAAACGTCGATTAATGAAGTTCTTCAAGTGGTTAGATTTGTCCGTCAGGCCAATATTAAATCCGGACCACGTAGCGTCGGTGTGTGCCTTTCTTATCTATGCGTCCCTGCTGTTGTTCACCGCTTGTTGTTTAGGCGCATTGTATAAATACAGTGTATTACCCATTACGGTTGACTACGTGATCGGAATAGGGAACGCGCTTTTCAACGTAATCGGTTGCTACTTTTTGTACCTGAGCTATAAGAAAGGACCAAGCAAAACTGGGCGACTGGATGTCGGCGTATGGTGCGCGGTAGCAATGGTATTATCGATACAGATCGGTCTTGCTATCTGTATTATGGGAATACTAAACAAGATCATTGGCGGCATTTCATGCTTGGTTGCCAAATTCATGAAATGGCTTTCAACGGCGGAACCCGGCAAAGGAAAATACTAGCACCCAAGCCCCCATACGTTGACGGTATGGAGGCATCACTTTTGTAATGTTTCGGCTGAACTTGTGCCCATGCGTCGTTAAGTGCGAATGCCGGTTGCCAGGTTCCGCTTTATTGCTATATTTCACTAGTCTGGCCCATGTAGTGGCCATAACCCACACCAAGGTATCACTTGGGTGGACAATCCAGGAGGAAAACAATGGATATCATCACAATCATCGCAATCGTATTGTTCATTCTCGGAGTAATCTGCAAGATTCTTGCCAACCGCACGCCTGACTACAAGATTATCGGCGACCTTGCTAAGCTCATCGCATGCGGCCAGTACGAAGCTACAGTTAAGTTCGCCAAGTCAAGCGACAAGAAGCGGCTCGCCAAGGAACTGAAGCGGCTCATGAAGGATGCCGAAAAGAAGGACCGCAAGGGCGTAAAGATCAAATATGCCGGCAATATGACACAGAAGAACCGTTTCCGCTTCGCATATGAACTTTATCTGCTCTTTGTTGGCGAATTGAAGGTGAATAAGGAATTTCTCGACAAGTGCGAACTTTCCGAAAGCCACAAGTATGACATCGACCACTTGAAGGAATGTATCCGTGATTAAGTCGGTAAAATTCCGTGACGGCTACCCGGTCGAGATTCGTGGGCAGGAAGGTGAGAACCATGAGCCCGGGGAGTGTCTCCTGAAGGGCCGCACCTTCAAGTTCACCCCCGGCCTCAATGTCCTCTTCGGACCCAACATGACCGGGAAGAGCACGATCTTGAAGACCATCGCGATCCACGGGCTCACGAGGTCCGCCTGGTCAAACCTGGACTTCATGGGTTACGAGGTCGGGAAGACCTTCGAGACCCGCAACATGCAGGGATACTTTGACAAGCAGCTCAAATTCAACGCCAAGGTGGACATCGACGGACCGGTGTACTGGATGAATGATGAGGATGTCACCAGGCACCAGGACGGGAAGGGCAAAGGGTGCGGCTATGGACATGGCATGTTCGACTATGCGACCGAAAGCGTGATGACCATGGAGGGTTTCCGCCAGTCAGCTGGCGAGAAGGAAATGGTCCGGCAGTACAACACTCTCGCCAACATCTACGAGGGCAAGTGGGCTTTTTCCCTGGAAAAGTTCATGGAAGTCTACGAACAGCGCAAGGGTGCCGGGTTGAAGTATGTCAACACGATGCTCCGTTACGCGAAGCGCACTGTGCTGAAGGGCGGGCGACCGACAATCCTCCTGGATGAGCCGGAGCGACACCTCGGGTTCGAAAATGCGGACAGTGTATTCTCCGGGTTCCTTCCCCAGCTGGCCAACGAGTGCGGCTACCAGATTATCGTCGCCAGTCACTACATGATGCTGCCCTTCATGAAGGATTACAACATCATCTGGCTAGACCGTGACGAGAAGGCCTACAAGTCCCGTATTGCTGGTTTGGTTGCCAACGGGAAGTAGGAATGCTACATTTTGGGTATCAAAAACAAAAAAGGAAAAACACAATGAAAAAAATCATCTCCATCTTCGCCCTGCTCATTCTCGTAATGTTCACGGGCTGCGCAAAAATCGACCAGACTGAACGCGGCGTCGTTCTTCACGGCGGTTCCGTATCCGGTACGGTTGAACCGGGCTACACGGCATACATTCCGATCTACACCGAAATCGTGCACATGCCAGTCAAGGTACAGCTTGAATCCATGCGCATTGAGGCCGGCTCCCAGGACATGCAGCAGGTCACTGTCGGCGTGAACGTCAACTATCATATCGATCCGGTCAAGGTTGCCGAAACATATTCCAAGTATGGTCGTGATGTTGTCGTGACGGCTCTTCAACCGAAAATGCGTGAAACCATTACCGGAGTGACCCCCCAATACAAGCCTGAGGAAATGTTGCAGAAGCGCGAAGAAGTTCGCCTCCGTATGGAAAACGCACTGCGCTCCAAGCTCGATTCGGCTGAATCGCACATCATTCTTGATGGTTTCACCATTTATGAATTCAAGTTCCTCGATAAGTTCAACCAGGCAATCGAAGACAAGCAGGTTGCTGAGCAGAATGCTGAAAAGGAGAAGAATGTTAAGCGGATGGTCGAATATCAGCGCGACCAGAAGGTTATTGCCGCACAAGCTGACTCATCAATCAAGGTCATGAATGCACAGGCTGACTCGATTGCAATCACCAAGGTATTGAAAGCACTCAATAACCCGAATGCGAGGATCTATATCGCCAAGCAGTGGATTGATGCATGGAACGGCGAACTGCCGAAGGTCGGTGGCATTGACAAGATCATGCCCATTGTCGACATGAAATGAAAAAATTCTGAAAAATCATCAAATGTAGCTGAAAATTTGCTACATTTGGATTGTAGTCGGTCGTTCTGCCCCAAGAATCAGGGGATACCTGGCAGGGATCATGACTCAGCCATGGTTGAGCGGCACGGAGCCATTCCGCGAAGTGGTACTGCGCCATCGCAGTCGTACCGATGGCCGAGCACGCCTAGCTCGCCCCTCGTATACCGCGAATAGGACATTGCCAGCGGACCGGTGACGCACCGGTGCGCGGGGAGGGGAACATAGCGGCGCCCGCCCTGGGGTAAAGGGAAAACGGTTGAACCGCCCGTTATCGTGGAAGTGATTCTCCACGAAGGTTTATGCGGGAGTAGCTCAGTTGGTAGAGCGCGGCATTCCCATTGCCGAGATTTCGAGGGTTCGAGTCCCTTCTCCCGCTCGAATACGTGGAGATAACTATGGCGTTGATTAAAACACCGGAAAAGAAGACCTGGACGGAGTTCCGCGAAAGCGGTCTTCTTCTTTTTGTAAATACATTTTTACACATCTTCGGATGGGTAATTGTCATCGAGATGGATGATGATGGAAACGAGAGCGCGTATCCGGCCCGCACGTCCTGGCGAGGGTTCCCCGAGGATGCGATGGACCGGGCGTACAAGCGAGTGACCAAGACGATGGAGGACAACCTCCCTCAACTGCTCGAAGATACCAAGGAGTAGGTCATGGCCGTAGATTTCGATGAACTCAATTTCAGCGACGTTGGCGAGAACCGCAAGGATGCCTTCTATAGATGGGCATTGTCCTATGATTTTTCACATACGCCTTGGTCTTCATTCCCTGATTCTTTCAAGGATGTCAAGTACCTGCGTTTCCGTTGGAATCCGCAGACCGAGAAGGGTTTCGAGGTTGCCGTTATAGCCGAACCGGACAAAGGTACCTACAGGGTATGCAACGTGACCCCTACCGTGATGTCCAAGTTTACCCCCACCGAATACAATGCCTGCCTTGCAATGTTCATTGACAATGTACTCGACAGGTACAATGCCGAGGAAGGTAACCATCTCCTGATCAACCACGAAAAATTCGGCGGCAAGCTGACATACACGCACGGTGGTGACATCAAGGACAATTGGACGCATCAGGACGACCTGAACATGCTGAATGCCATGATGCGAGAACTGTGCTATGGCCGACTCGAACTCATGGTCGATGTATATAACCGTCATTCACATGAAATCATGTCAATGGAAAGTTTCTCGCATATCGTTGACCAGATTGTCGATATCATCACCGGGCAACTTCTGCGCCCCGGGGACTGCGACCTGGTCATGGCAACTCAGTGCTTTGTGGCCACGTGCATGAAGAAGCAGGTGCCGGATTCCAACCGGTTCGACGTGTTCCTTAGTGACGGGTTCCAGACTCAGCTCTCGACACTGCTTAACGTGGACTATGCCGCATTGGATGCAGCAATTCGGGTTGGTAGCATTCACGTGGATCTCAAAACACTGTTCACCGAATCGAAGAAGGATGGGTGACGATGAATTTAGAGGAGTTTCCCAAATTACCAAAATTTAAAGTCGTAGACGGGTTTGGGTGTGAATGGACCGAGCACCAATTACGCATCGGTATATGGGCATTCGCAGTGATCGTCTTGATGGTCCTCCTGGTTTTGGGACTCTCAGCCATCACGACAAACATATTCGACCCATCGAACTTTGAGCGCATAGGGGATACAGACACATGGAAATTAAAGTTAGAGAAGTAGAGAAGATCCTCGAATTCATTGCCCTAAATGGCTATGATGCCGTCACCAAGGCAAATGAGGGAATTGATTCCATCAAGAAGTGGCAGCAAGTATCCATTGACGAGATTCACCAGTTTGCATCCGTAATCAAGCGAATTGAGGAACCCGCCGTCAGGAAGATGTTGAAATCCGAGCTGCATTCCAGAAAGTTGCTTTACAAGAATTCCCTGCGGGCTATGATGAAGCGGCGCAGATTCTACAAGGCCGTGAAGGACTTCTTCTCATGGCAGCAGTATACCTATTATAGGCAATGCTTCAATATTGCTCAACCTGACCGGGCAGAACTTGCCGATACGATAGGATGGGAGGAAATATATGGTGATCTCAGGATGTTCATCCTTACCACTCCGTTCAAGCTGTATGGCAAACCCATGCAGTTCATTGGACACCGCCTACCGCCTTGGATGGAGACTGCCCTGAAGCTCGATGCGGGATATGAGATCCATGCGGTAAAGTTTATTCCTAAGGACGAAAATAAGGCATAACATGGGAATTAACTACTACCTGAAAAAGAAGAACCACCTGGCCGATGCAGCCGCCCGGCATGGCACCGGCCTCCATATCGGACAGTCGGCCTACGGATGGGCATTTTCCCTCCACGTGGTACCCGGTATCGCGGAGAACCTGGAAGACTGGAAGGACCTGTGGTCCTCCCGTCCCTTTGTCATCGTGGATGAATACGGGAACAAGGTTTCCAAGGAAGAAATGCTGTCCATCGTGACCGAGCGCGGAACCCTGTCACCCGAGCACGAGTATTCCAGCCATAAACGTAGGAGCCCGGAAATCCCCAAGGACGAATGGGACAAGGATACGCACCTGCGACGGCATATTCCCGAGGTCAGGGCCGATGAAAGGGGATGCGTGGAATATAAGGAATTGAACAAGATCAATTGGGGGTTGGGATATGACCTCCTGGTTGGGGAGTGGAGTTGATTATGGGATATACTGCGAAAGATTTGTATGAAGCGCTCGGGAAGATGATTGCCGACGGTCATGGCGACAGTTCGGTAAAGACAACGGACCAGGGCGGCAATGAGGGCGATGTTCTTGGGGTGTTCGTCAACGACCTCGGCATCGTGGAAATTGAAATTGCATAACAGAGGTACAACATGGCACAGAAAGTAACCGAAAAGAAGAAACTCTCCCTTGCAATGCCGAACCGCAAGGGTCGTCGTAAGCCGAGCGCGAAGCTCATCACTCCTGCGGCGGCGAAACAGTATCGCCGCAATGATCCGAATAAATGGTGTGTCGATTACCTCACTAAGACCGACACGTATAAATTCGGTATGGCCCAGCTTGTGTTCCACAAGCGCCGCAACGAGCGTTCCTACTGGGAATTCAAGCTCCGCTCCACCGGCGTGGACCTGACCCCGTATTTCGACGAAATCAACCGTGAACTCGACCACCTCTGTACCCTCCGGTTTACCGAATGGGAAATCGAGGGCATTCGCAGGGTCATGCCGTGGCTTTCCGACGATTTTATCGAAAGTCTTAAAGATTTCCAGTTGAAGCGCGAGTATATCCATTGCGAGAAGAACCCGGCATATAACGGTGGGCTCCATATTTGGGCAGGCACCGCAGACCACAAGTGCATCCCGGCCATTCAGGCGACGTGGTTTGAAATCTATGTCCTCAAAATTATCCAGAACCTCTATTTCGATGACCTCGAAATTGACTGGGATGCCTCCAAGACGGCCCTGCGCGAAGCGGTCGCCAAGTGGAATGCCGCTCTCCGCCGGGGTGTGAAGTTTACCATTTCCGATTTCGGTGTCCGTCGTTCCATCGACGATGACTGGAACGAGTACATGGTGAAGTACATGATTGACTGCTGCCCGGCTTTCGTTGGCACATCCAACGTGTACCTGGCCATCAAGTGCGGCTGCAAGGCAATCGGGACATTTGCTCACGAACTCTATGCACTGTACCAGGGTATCGACACAATCCCCCTGCACCTGACCCAGGCTGCCGTTCTGAACGACTGGGCCGACGAGTTCCGCGGCAACCTCGGTATCGCGTTGTCCGACAACTTCGGATTCAAGGCGTTCCTCCGCGACTTTGACCGTTACCTGGCCAAGCTCTATGACGGATGCCGTCATGACTCCGGCGATCCGTTCGTGTGGGGACACATGCTCATCAACCATTACCGCCAGAACAACATCCCGTCCAATACGAAGTGCGGATGCTGGTCCGATAGCCTCGACGTTGACCACTCCATCGCGATTGCTACCGAGTTCCACGAGGACATCAATGTCGCGTTCGGTATCGGCGGTTTTCTCGCTTGCAAGCTCGTACGTTTCAAGGGTGGCAAGACGCGGGATGCCCTCCGCATGATCATGAAGCTCATCATGTCCAATGGCAGATACTCGGTGAAACTCTCCGACTCTCCGGGCAAGGTGAACTGTCCCGATCCTAAGGTGGTCGAACGTGCGAAGGAAGCCTTCCACTACGAGCCCATTCCAGAAAACAAGGATGCCCTGGATTAGCGATGGATATGAAGATGAGCAAGCTCGGGCCGCTGAACGATCTGTTCAGCAAGGACACCGTTACAATCACCTCTCCAGACGGAGAGGTTGTCCCCATTAAGTCGAACCGTCTCGCCAAGGTTAACCCGGAGAAGGTGGAGGCCCGCAAGGCCCTCGACCGTGCCCGCGAGGCACTGCGCGAAGCCGAGGAGCACTACCGTTCAGTGTCGAAGGATGACGAGGCTGCCCGCATCAAGGAGCTCGATGACTTCTACCATGGCAAGTGGGCCCTGGAATATGACCGCATGTCCATGATGATTGGTGAAGGGCCGATAATCAAGGAAAATTTCACCATTACTAAGGTGGAGAAGGTCACCGGCATCGGCAACGGGTTCGTCTCGGTAAAGGGCAAGATGCTCCGGGTGGCCGAAAGTGACAAGTGCGATGTCCTTAGCGGTAAGAAGCAACTGGCCCTCTATACGAAGACAGGGAATGACCTCCGTATTACCCGTGTTGACCAGGTTCTCACCGAGAACCAGCTCGACAAGACGCTCGACAAGGTACGGAATAACTTCTTCGGCAAGTTGGGTTCTATATGGTAGACGAGGTATCCCTGTGTCCAATCAACTGGTCCGAATACCAGGGCAAGGTGGACGAAGCACTTGGAATCATATATGATTCCGGTCTCGACAAGGATACCAAGGAGAAAATCCGGGAACTCATCGAGGTGGAACGGATATGTGGACATCCGGATCCCGATCCGGCAACGGGCTGCCTGGTCGCCAGGAACGTTACCTGGGCCGACGCACTCAACTACGTGGATGCGCTTGCGCCATCAACGGCATCCATTCCGGAAGTTGACTGGCTTCGTGCGCAGGTAAGGAAGCTAGTTGATGGAACTGTGCTGGAGTAGAATCATACAGCTATTTGAATTCCTAATTCAACTGCATAACGTACAATACCGCAAGCCGCCCTTTTCGGGGCGGCTTTCTGCTCATTATGCGGATAGGCAGGCTACCGAATCTTTCCGGTTGGTTACCGGACGTACTCGGACGAATCCGGTGGATGTGTTGGCGCTCGTGCATTTGCTGCCGCCACCGCCGGCCTCCAGCATGAGTCCATTGCCCAGGGCAACCGCGACGTGAGTTATTTTCTTGGTCGATTGCCCAAAGAACAGCAGGTCACCGTCCTTGGCTTTCGATACAGGGATGGATTTCCACTTGGCTTTTTTGGTGAAATGATCGTAAATTCCTTGGGATGTGACATCCGGGCCGGAATAGATTCCTAGTGCCCAGAGACCTTCCAGTACCAGGCCAGAACAGTCGAATCCGGCGGAGCCTCCGCTTCCGTTCCCGCACCAGATATACGGTCGCCCAATGAAGTGTGTCAAGTATTCGGTAAGTGTCATTTTAACTCCGCGTTTCGCGAAGTTTTATAAGAACGGCGCACCCCGGTAGAGGGGTGCGCCGAGGATGCTATTCGGCAGTTTCCATCACCTTGACGGCCTTCGGGGATTGCTCCCCGTCGGCAACCTCGGTAATGGGGCCGAACATGGCCAGTGTCTCTATGGTCTTATGAACCCCATCGAGGAGGCGACGGGAGGAAATCCTGCCCTCCGCCTGGTCAATTTCGTCCATGAGGTCCTCGAGATGCCTGGTCAGCGCGCACTTGGCGCGTTCCAACGCTGCTTTCATGGTATCCGTCATTGTACCACCTCCGAACCCTGCATCTTCGCGACCAGCGCGGCGGCATCATCGGAAGTGAACGTGAATCCGAAGTAGGAGATTTTGGGCACGTTCCGGAACGCTTCGTCGAGCGCGAGCCTGAGGAGGTCGACGTTGACTTCGCCATTACTCACGATGCCCGCCATTTCGAGCCACGGCTTCACCTTGTTCACCAGGACAGCCGGATTGTTCTTCAGGGCGCCGAGGGCCGCGAAACCGAGGAAACGGTCGCCCATTTTCTGGATAGAAGACACGTTGTCGGCCATGAACCCGATGAACCCGTCAACCGCCTTGTCAATCGTTATATGCATGGGTTACTCCTTAGCCATTGCTGGACGTGCTGGAAGTTGGAGTGGTTACCGTGCCGCCCTGCGTGGTGACCGCTGCAGGAGGGAACGGGCTGACGAAAGCCGGTCCCCAACCGGGGGCGACGTTGCCATTCGGGATCATAGGCTGGACCAACCTGTTGACGGTGTTGCTCACACAGCCGATCTGCTGCATGAGGATCTGCTCGCGGAGGGGTTCCGCAACCTCGATGGCCGCGACGCGCTGCTTCAGGTCCCCGACCTCGCGGGAGAGGACCTTGATCTCGCCATCAGCGTAGCGTTCAGCCTTCAACTGGGCAATTTCGGTGTCCTTGGCGGAAAGCTGGTAACCGGCGGTGGCCGTCGGGTTGGAATTCCCGAATATGCCGCCGAGGTTGCCGCCACCGAGGATACCCGATGCCAGCGTGGTGCCGATGATGCCGAGCGTGAGCCCGGCGTTTCCTACACCCTTGGAAGTGAAGGAGTCGTTGTCATTGTATGTTGCCATATCGTACCTCTTGGTAAATGGTGAGCTGAAGTGCCCACACGTTAACTTGTTTATAAATGGCATTGCATACAACGTAATCAATTTTTGTTATCTTGTATGTAACTGAGTGGAGAAATGGCGTTAATTTGTTTAAAATGCCCATTTTTAGTATTTTTGTTAAATTATATTTACATTGTATTTTCGGTCCTTCCCTACAAAAAATGTATGAAAAGAGCTAATTTTAATGTCGCTGTGGCAATCCAGTCACAGTATAACCCGAGGCCACCTATGGTAAAGATGACCTTTTTAAATGCAGATGTCTATCCACCGGTCCCCGAGACAGTGGATGTTCCCGACCACCTTGTAGAATCGCTGCGTGACGTAGTGTACATATGCGACGATCCGAGTGACTACATCGAGCCGTACCCTTATGACTGGATTGACTACGACGATAACGTCTAATCAAGCGGCCCGGGTTCCAACCCGGGCTTTTTTGTGCCCGGTTGCCGGTGCCGTAATTTTTTGCTATATTCGGAGCCGTAGATTACAGTGAGCCCAACGGAGGTAATGGCATGAGGCGAATCGCAGTGAAACTGGTATACATTGGGTCGGACGGCAAGAATCGTTCCCATCGTTATGGGATACCCATGGCCAAAGTCAATCGCTCGAGTGAGCTGATGAAGGAACATTGCTCTAAGATGGGCTGGACATTCGTATCCTGTACGGTCGCAGGTTCGGAAAATTAGGAGGAAGATATGAAGAAAATTATTCTGACCATTGCAATCATGGCTGCGTGTGCCTTCGCTGACACTAAGGGTGAGTTCGAGCTGAAGGTTGAACAGCATAACTGCCGTGTTGAACGGTGGCTTGAAAACGACTACGAAAGCGGGGTGAAATGGCGATATTATGCAAAAGTGGCCTGCGCGGATACTGCCCGTATGCCCATGCGCATCGCCGGCTTGAAGTTCCTGGATGTGTCCATGAACCTGAAGGGCGAATACATCTACACTTATGGAGATGAATAATGCGCCGCCTCTTCATTATCAGGAAGGACCTGAACCTGGCGCCGGGCAAGCTGGCTGCCATGGTCGCCCATTGCGCCGAGGGGTACTGGATTAACCTGCTCATGACATATGCTCGCCTGGGAGGTATCCAGGACAACGAGTTTGACACGTTGCCGGTCGGAACGGATGATGATCCGAACTACTGGATGCTCTACCGCCACCCGGCTCTGAGCAAGGCTGCCCGGGAAGCGCATGAACGTGGCGAGAAGGAGTTCAGGTGGAGGAGAATGGATGCAAGGCCGAGCGTGACGGTGGCGATGGAGATCCCGAAGGACATTTGGAATGACTATGTGAACGGCATCTTCACCAAGACCATATGCGAGGCCAGGAACCTGAATCACCTGATGAAGGTGGTGGACCTTGCCAAGCAGGCCGGCATGGTTGAAGGGATTGATTACGGTTTCATCGACGATGCCTGCAAGACTGACCTTACGCCGGAGTTTACCGACGAGAACGGTCAGGGACGTTGCAGGGTAGGCATCTGGTTCAAACCGCTGTCCGACGAGACCAGCCACGTCCTGAGCAAGAAGTATCAGTTGTACAAGGGGCGCGAATGATGTTCCCCTGTATTGGTATGACGCTGTCCATAATAGATTGCATACTGTTGGGAATCGCCGCGGTGCTGGGTTACCAGTACGATATTCCGCAGTTGAGTGCCGTCATCGCGGTGCCATTCGTCGCATCGGCCATATGTCTGTGGCGAAACGCTAAGGACTTACGCGACGAAATCCGAAGAAGGAAGTGTTAGCATGGGCGAAACGGTTGATTTCGAGAAGATTTTCAACATCCTCCGCGATGAATATGGAACATTCATTGGGCTGGCTGAAGACGGAGGCGAAACGATAAAGATTCGCCGGGACCCGGACGAACCGAGTAAGTGGACATGTACCTTGGTCGCAGACGGGGAGGCGTACGTTAACGGGCACTGGATTCCGTTGGATACTGTTACCGGGGCCGACATTGAGTCCATGAAGGCATATGTGTTTGAATGGCTTATCGGGCCGGGCGGTATTCCGAGCGATCGGGTGTATGAAAACCGGGTGTTCACTGAACAGATTGATACGTGCGACTGCCCGTATATCCCTAGCTTCACTCATATTGCACTTAAGGAACTGCGTCATGACGCTGCATACCTACTGAAAAATCGCGAATACTTGTCCAAGTTTTTCAGTAACGCGGAGTTAATGCACGCGGCCAGGTTCATGGAAAAACTGGACAAGATACCCATGGCGCCATTTGTTGAAAAGTTTGCCCGGACCAAGTAATTTGGTTGCCAGGCGCCGCATCATTTGCTACATTCGGTTAAACGAGATTTCAGGCGAACTACGATGTATGATGGTTCGCGCAGGGAGGAAATATGTCTGAAATGACGAGCAACGAAGAAAAACTCAAGACGCTTGCTAAACGTAAGGATGAGCTGGAAAATATGCTGGATATCAGGGAGATTGCGCTAACCAAGGGTATTCCTGATGCAATTCGTCGTCTTACCGAGGTGAGTAAGGAATTGGAGGAACTCGATAGCGAGTTCAAGGTGATCGCGGCCAAGGAAAAATATGACGGGAAGTGGATCAAGGTTGACGATCGGTCATACGGACACGTTGAAACGGTGTTGAGGTATTGCCCTCGCGTCGGGAACATGGAATTTGGGAAATACGAAGTGAAGTTCTCCCATTACATCGAACTTTCCAGGCAGCAGTGTTATCTTGCGCTTGACCGAGGCGGGTCAACATGGCCGATTTCTCTTGATGAAAGTACGGAGACTGTTTCGGTCGGCACAATTCGTCGCATTCTTTCCGAATGGGAAGCCGTGTATGATGAACAGCGTAAGAAGTTCAAAGCCTCTCTCGACCTGGACATGGGCGATGGGTTGGATGATAACGAGGAATGATCACGCATGATTCAAGTATGGGGTTTCGGAAAGGAAGAACTTGATTCGGTCGAGCAGTTTCGGCACCGGCTGCCTGAGATTGGACGGAAACACATCAAGGTGAACGCATCCATATCGTCCGTGCCTGCTGCGACAGGGGAGATCAGGCGAATGTTTTGTCGTCCGTTCGAGGATTCGGATGAGTGTGAGCGGTATTACGAATATTCAGTTAGCCTTGGCGAGAGACGGATCGTAGTTGAAACCGAGGATATCCTGACCCCCAATGGTGCCGGCACATTGCCATCGTTCACCAAGCGCTGCATGGACGCGGTCGACGGGCTGGCAATGCTCGCAACCGGTGGCGATGAAGAAAAGGCGTTCATCCTACTCGAAGCCGATCGCGAGGCGACTCGGTCATACATTAGGAAAGCCGTTGCATCCATAGTAGGACATGCTACGGGCGACAAGACATAATAAGCCGTTCGGGAAGTGGCGGCATTCATCGGGTTGCCGCCCGAGCGGCAAAAATTCTATATATTGGATATGAAGAACATCGCAAATCATATTTTCCGGAACAAAGTCAGGCTATTCAAGGCAGCGGGCCAGGAACAGCTCGAAGATGCCATTAACGATTTTGGCAAGGAACATGACATCGTGTCTGTCAATGTGAACGCCAGTGACCACTGTCTGGTTGGAAGCGGCTTCATCCGCCCGTCTGACTACGTATTGGTTTGGTACGCTGCGGTAGTATACCGCTTTGATGTGACTGAGAAGGAAATCCAGCGGGACATCCAGAAGCATCTCAATGACAAGGTCAGTATCTTAAAGAAAAAACTTGACTCCATGGCCGGGGATTATTCCGCCCGTATCGTTATCTTGGGTGGGCGGAGCGAGACTGCTTATATCAAAGAGCAGATTGATGCATATCTGCTTTCCGACGAATACAAGAATACGTGCGCAATGATTCGCAAGAAGCACGAGGCCGGTATTGATCTCGTGACGAGGGAGGAATAGATGTTATCGTTTGGAGAATGCAAGAAAATCTCTGAAAGTGGTGAACCATGTCAGATGCTCACCCCGGATGGAAAGTGGGTCAAGTTTGATGAATCTCAGGTCATCACTAAGTTCCGCAGAGCCCCGAGATTATTTAGCAATAGCGGCCCCAGGGTCCTCATGTACGCTTTGCACCGCCTCGAAGAGCTGGTTGAGGGACATTTCCGTAACCGCAGCAACTGGATCGATCTTCCAGCCGTCGGATACAAGACTGACTGGACTGTCACCGGTGGTTCTAAAGGAAAATTGGGTGGATATGTTCCCCGCGATTATCCGAGTCTCGAGGACCAGGTATACCAGGCCAGGGGACACACATTGCCGGATGGTGTCAATATGACGGATGTCCGTCTCCGCGACATCTTCAGGACGTATTTCCGTATCGTGAAGGATGGCAAAGACTACGTTGTTGAAATGCGCAATCTTGAATATGCCCTCAATAGATGGATTGAGGTATTTCGGGTCACTAAAGATTACTTCAAGCCGAACGACAACTTCAACTGTACTACCGATAAGGCCGGCAATGGATGGAGCTGGTGCATTGACTGCGATGGACTGAGATTGAATTACCATGTGCCAAAAGCATGGAAATCGAAGATTGCACAGTACCTGGATACCTTCTCTAACTTCTCATGGGAACATTGTAAGCGCATGGTCACGAAACAACGAATCCAGACCGTTTCACGTATCCATCCATCCGGCACCGAGGTTCTTAACAACATCGCCCTTTATGTGTGCAACTATCTGTCCATTATCAGCCAGGTGGATATGCATATGAAGGAGTTCAGCGACTTTATTGAGACCAATATGGCAAAAAGTGATGACCCGACTCACCACGTGTCCAAGCCGGAGTGGGTACCCGACAATCGTAGTCTGGTCATATACAATCAGTTCGATGAATTCGCTAATTATCGAGATGCTTCGCTCGGAAAGCGAAAACATGATGCGGAAGGGAGACTTGACCATACGCAGGCGAAGATGATTCTTCTCCGGTATTTCAATCAAAAATATCATGGCACTATCTATGCAGTGCGTGACGGCGAGGGGAATTAAAACATGACCATCCAATCATTCATCATCCGTAATGCGGCCAACCTCCGGTGCCGGTTCAAGACGCGCCAGCGTGACGCCAAGGAGGCCAAGCACAACGTGCGCATGGAGTTCTACCGTGTTGTACAGATCGAACTCAAGAAATTCGTGAACTGGGCGTACTCCAAGGCGAGCGAGGAAACGAGGCGTGAATTGGACACGCTGTATCGACCGGAGGGTGACTGCACGATCCGATGGATCGGCGGTCCGTCGGGTTGGATGAACGACATCCATGCCAGGACCAGACAGGTACCTAACGGCGGTAGCGGCTGCACAATCAAGGAGGCCTAGTATGGACGGAAAGCAATTCCTCAAAGAAGCCAAGGAAGCATACTCGGAAAACTACCAGGTGGACTTTTCCAATTTTACCGTGGAGGAGTTTAAGCGGTCAATCTACCATTATACCGGAAGGTGTGATACGGCCATTAACTACATGATTGCTCTCCTTCGTCAGAAAAACAGGGAAGAACGTAAGCAATATGAAGTCCTCACTCTCCATGGTGGCCGACAGGCTGACGTGGACAATGCATTGAAAAGGGCAAAGGAAGAAACGGATTCATGGGATGTAGTGCGGTGTCTCGATTTGCCAGTAGTTGCCTTCTTCGTCGTAATATTCTCTGCCGATGCTCATTGATGGCCTCCTTTGTGCATGAAATATAGTAAAGTTGCTATATTTCAGCCAAAGGAGTTATCATGAAAGGATCCGAACTTGTTGCCGAGATACAGGAACTGATTAAGAAGCATGGCGATTTCGACGTCGCCAGGGCCGTGCGCGAGGAAGGTGCGCTGTATGATACGTTCGAGCCCATCAGCGGTGTGGACGTAGGACAGGAATATAACGCCTACCGCGGGGAGAATGTGGGCCCGAAATACATCGTAATCGGTTAGTTTCTTACGTGGAGCTTACAGAAAACTTATTTAATTCTTATTTCTTCAAAAAGCGGTCAAAAACCCTTTACAGCCGGAAATAAATTTGCTAAACTTATAGTCACAAGGAATACTTATGAACCAGAGAATTACGACAATCATTACGAAGAAGCCCACCGGCTGGATGAAACCAGGCCGCGGTTTCGATGGTATTGATGGAATGATTCAATGTGTTCACCGGTAGTCCAAGTACCCAGTTTTCTGCAGAAGAAAGGGGTCCCGGTGAAAACACCGGGACCCCTTCTGCATTCGCTGGTAAGCGCCGGGAGCCGTCGGACGGACAACTCGAGTAAGGTCGCCCGCTCCTCCCGGCGCCGGGACAGTCAGCACATGTCCCACCCCCTAGCCCTCGGGTGTGACTGGTAGCATCGCAGACTCCAAATCTGCAGGATGGCGTTCGAAGCGTCAGGGGGCTGTTACGCATCTGTAGCTCAGTTGGTAGAGCGCATCCTTGCCATGGATGAGGTCACCGGATCGAAGCCGGCCAGATGCTCGAAATTACGCGCCTATGGTGTATTGGCTGCATCGCTGCCTTCCAAGCAGCGGGATCCGTTTCGACTACGGATAGGCGCTTTAAAATGCTTCTATATGCTAATGGTAGACGAGCGGACTCTTAATCCGTGGGTTCTGGTTCGAGTCCAGATAGGAGCACTAACATTCCGGCGTAGCTCAGTTGGTAGAGCGGCCCCTTCATACGGGGTTGGTCGCAGGTTCGAGCCCTGCCACCGGGACTAACAATCAACTTCGATGCGTGGTGTAATTGGTTAGCACGCCGCTCTGATAAGGCGGTAGTTGTTGGTTCGAGTCCAGCCGTATCGACTAAGGAGTAAGAATATGAACAGACGAAAACGTAATACCTCGCGAATTTGACTTCACGGGTGTGGCGAAATTGGTATCGCAATAGACTTTTAATCTATGGGCTGCGGGTTCGATCCCCGTCACCCGTATAACTGGGGCCATAGTTCAGTTGGCTAGAACGCCGGCTTGTCACGCCGGAAATCGCGGGTTCGAGCCCCGCTGGTCCCGCTACGGTGCCGTAGCTCAGTTGGACAGAGCAGCCGTCTTCTAAACGGCCGGTCGAATGTTCGACTCATTCCGGCATCACGAATTTTTCGGCGTATAGCGCAGTTGGTAGCGCACATGCTTCGGGAGCATGGGGTCGCTGGTTCGAGTCCAGCTACGCCGACTAGACTTTCCGGGGTGTAGCTCAGATGGTAGAGCGCCTGCTTTGGGAGCAGGATGTCGCAGGTTCGAGCCCTGCTACCCCGATATGCCGTCGTAGCTCAGTTGGTAGAGCAGCGCACCTGTAATGCGCCGGTCGCTGGTTCGATGCCGGCCGACGGCTTATGCCGGGTTAGCTCACTTGGCAGAGCGGCGCATTCGTAATGCGCAGGTCGCAGGTTCGAGCCCTGCACCCGGCTCTCGCTTTTTTGCTATATTTCAGGCATGAAGCAATCCGAATTTACCAGACTACTTGACTGTTTTGTCGTGCACGAAGGTTCGTCCGACAAGAAACCCCTCGAAGACTACTGCCATACCGGCCTCCTCGTCGACGCAAAGGGCGACCCGGATGCCGAAATCAGGCATGTCGTCACCGGCGTCAGCCTCCGCAAGGAACTCATCCTCCGCGCCATCGAACAGAAGGCCGACGCAATCATCGTCCATCACCCGAACGGCTTCTGGAAATCCGAGAAGGACAAGCGCCTCATCGGTACCCACGGCGAATACATGCGCCTCCTCATCCAGAACGGCATCAACCTCTACGGCTACCACCTCCACCTCGACCGCCATTACCTGGTGGGCAACAACTTCACCATTGGCCGTCTCATCCAGTGCGAAGATCCGCAGCACCGCATGACGTTCACCCCGTTCCTCGACGGCATCGGCGTGATGTTCGACGGTTGCCCGGCGAAGGAAACAATCGACAACGTGTTCCCGAACGGCTGGAACGTGGCGGGGGACCCTGAAGCTGTGAAACGCTTGCTCGATCCGTCCGTCGACAAGAAGTTCGCCGTATGCTCCGGCAGCTGCGGCCCGTCCGGCCTCGAAGAGGCCGAAATGCTCGGCGCCGACGTGCTCGTCACCGGGGAAATCCGCGAATCCATGCCGATCTACGCCGAAGAGCACGGCATGGCGATTATCTACGCCGGCCACCACCGTTCCGAAATCTTCTGTGTCCAGTTCCTCGCCGACTACATCATGGGCGCTGGCCAGTTCGAGGGCATGGGTGACAAGCGCTTCGAAGGCGTCACCGCGGAATTCATCGACATCGACAATCCTGTATAATGACCGAAGAACAGTTCATCGCCATCCTCCCGCTGTTCCGCGGGACGCCCAAGCAGGTAAAGGCTGCGCTTGCGCCATACCCGGAAATCCACCGTATCGACATCGGCGTGATTCGCAAGATTCTGGGTTACACCGGCGAGCCGACCAAGACCAACGGGACGCCCGAAGTCCTTGCCGAGATGGTGGACAGGTACCGCAACGGGGAGGGGACGCTGCGCGGCCTCGCCGTCGAGTACCACGTCGCGCCCAAGACGTTCCAGCGGGCCTTGCACAAGGCGGGGTTCGACACCTCCAGGCAGGATACGTGGACCACCATAAAGGAAAAGCGCTTCCTGAAATACATTTCCGACGGGATGAGCTATACCGCGATCGCAAAACTGTTCAACATTAGCGTCTCGGCGGTGTCCCAGAAGGCCCACCGTCTCGGGGTTCCCAATGTCAAGCCGGGCCATCCCTGCAAGTTCAAGGGTGTGCGGCTGAGCAAGAAATAACTATTCACTCTCTAACGGGCTGCTCGGAAGGCAGCAAAGGATAACAAAATGGATATTCAGCTCCAAAAGCACAACGAAAAGGTTCCTGACAGCATCATGGAACATGTCCGCCGGGTCCCGACAAAGAACCTTTCCGAGCTCAACGCGGAACTCGCTCCGCTCGGCTTCGCCGCAATCGAAGTCGTCCAGGGCAAGGTTGACTGGAAGAACGACACCACCCCGTATCCGAAGCCGGACCACTACATGGAAATCTTCGAAATCCATGACTATGTTGACCGCATGGTCGGCATCGCGCTCGAAAAGCCGGACGACGCCCGCGACCTTGTCACCAAGCTCCGCGGACTTCGCGAAACGCTCAAAAGCTGGGGTGCGAACGAAGGGGTCATCCGTTATGCACTTCCTTCCGCATGCAGGGAACGCGTCGCAAGCGATGCCGGCTTCATCAACAATATCACGGTCAAGGACATCCTGGTCAAGATTGAAGAGCTCCGCAAGGTCGCGGTACAGCTCCGCGCTCTCGACGGCGTGAAGGCTGCCGATGAAATGGCGTTAAAGTTCGCCGGCAAGTGGATCAAGCTCCATGAAAACTGCTATGGCAAGGTAAAGGACGTGGTGTCGTGCAACAACGACACTTTCGCCCAGGTTACCGGCGAAAAGTATGGCGTCGAACTCGATCTCGTTGTCGAACGGAGCAATACGGACAATTATCTCTCCCTCGACGACAAGAACGACATGGCATATCCGGTCTGCCTTGAAGATGCAGTGGAAGTCGCCCCGCACGACGTCCGCCAGATGGTGTGGGAATGGGAATCCCGTTTCGACCAGCACCGCAAGGATTTCCGCGACAAGTTCGATGCGGCCTGCGTGGGGAGGTAGTCATGCTTAAGTCGAAGCTCGGCGTCATGGACACGCAGTCCGGCGAAATCAAGTGGACCGGCGAGCAGGACGTCGCGGAAACGGTCGAGTTCCTGGTCGAGAAGGGCGAGATGAAGGCTACATTCTGGCCCGACAAGGGTCCGATGTCGTCGGTCAAGGAGTTGCTTGACGCCTTGAAACCGTTGCGCGAACGCGTCCTTTCCCCGCGAGGGACGATCGAAGTCCTTACCAAGGGCAAGATGACGTGCTACAAGTACGGCGTCCCCCGCAAGGAAGACGGCAGGGAAGTGCAGGACCTGACCATGACGGTGATTACGGGCAAGGTGGTAATCAGTGTCGGGGACCGCATCCGCCCGATCCGCGCAATCGAAAAGAAACAATTAAAGGCCGCCATGCGGCAAAGGATAGCAAGGAGAGAACCATGCTTAAGAATACCATTATCATCTGTGCGCTAGTCGCAGCATCGGCATTTGCCGACCTTTGTGCCGATTTCGTCGTGGTCAACATCGCCACGAACGATACGACCCTCCACTTCTCCCAGAAGGGCCTCAACAAGGGCGACGTTACCAACGGCGACTGCCATTACGAAACCGACTGGTTCGGTAGCGGCGTGCAGTGGCGATGCGAGAACATGTACCTTATCAAGGACGGCCAGTCCCTCTACATCCCCAAGCGCAACGGGGAGTTCTCGCAGAAGCAGTTCACGTTCGCCTGCGAAAGCATCTGGTAGGACTTATCCGATAGAGAGAGAAACAACAAGCCCCGGCTTCTGCCGGGGCTTTCATGTTATTTGACGCGCTTGATGAACTTTTCCTCGTATTTGTCGAGCAGTGCCCGTTTCTTGTCGTCGATGGGGTAGCGTTCGCAGCCCTTGGGCTTCATGAACCTGACCAACGCGCGGATGAAATCGGGCGTCACCGTCTCGTAGTGCCTGAACGGGGATTTGAACCTATCCAGGAGCCTCTCGAAGGCGTCCACGGTATACTTGCTGTCCTCGGAAGCGGCTTTCCATACAGTCTGCATTTCCCCGAGGACGTTGTTGGTGTCGTGGTAGCCGTACATGAAGCCGAGGTCTTTCAGCTTGCCTTCGTAGGGGTCGTCGAGCACGCAGTTGGTGTCGTCGACGATGTAGCGGACGCAGTCGCGGTATTTCCCCTTCGTGTCGAACGCCATGCCCTGGATTTCGACGAACTCGATGCGCCTGACACGGACGGTGTGGTCCTCGCGGTCAATCTCGACGTCGGGGAAGAAGTTCTCTCCCCACCCGTCCGAAATCTGCCCGTTGAGGTACTTGACGACTTCCTGGGTGAACGAGTAGAAGTTCGCCATCTCGTCCGCGGTGACGGTGAAGCATACGTAGAGCTGCTTGTCGCGGGCGCTGACGTGGGTCGTGATTTCCCTGATTACGTTGCCCTTGCTGGTGTCCCCTTCGTGGAGGCAGTCGGCGAGCGAGGGTGCGCAGGAGAACGCGATGACTTCCTTGTCGCATTCGAGCTCCTCGATTATTTCGAGCAGTTTCCAGTGGGGCGGGTCGATTTCATCGTCGTCGGACCTGCGGGTGAACGTGAGCGGGGCGAAAAATTTGAGTTGGTGCTGTATCATTGTAAAACCTCTGCAATAAAATATAGCAAACTCGCGCATTTTGCTATATTTCATGGCATGGATATTTACTTAATTACGGCGAGTGCGCACTGATGCTCGAACCGGCATGAGGCATATATGGAAGCACACAACATTCTTGTCACTGTCCATGGCCATGAATACAGCGTCAAGCAGAAAAACGGTGGTTGGTGCGTATTTCCGACCCCGTTGCATGCGGACGATGAAATCGAAGTCCTGCGCAAGGCCAACCGGACGGTCAACGGCTATTACGAATCCCTCCAGGGTTCCATCATTTACATGGAAGGACTTGGCTCGGCAACCCGCATCACGATGCAGGTCGCCAAGCTGATCGGGGATCTCCTTGCCAACATCGTCATCGACGAGGACCCGACCCGGTCCGGGTACGACACTGCATATTCCCCGAAAATCGTGTTCCATAATCGGGAAGATTTGCTTGTGTATGTGGAAAAATATGCTCCATTTGCGATGGAACTGATAAAGCAGCTTGGAAAAGATTATAAGCTGCAATAAATTTCGCTCTTTTTGGTTGACATTCGTAGTTTAAATTGCTACATTTAGGTCAGCCGGAAAGACCGGTGGTTTGGCCGTGAGCCATATCGGAAGATTGACATTCTGGAAGTGTTTTAAATTTGCAGCGGTGGTACGGGTATTTAACCGGGTTAACTCCCCTATGATTTTACCTGCCCGTACCGCCGAAAAGTTTGAAAGTGGCCGCCTGCAGCGGCATCGTAGTTCCTCGTCGTACCAAAACATGGCATGGTCTTGATAGTAAAGAGTGCAGGGTTGCATGCGACCCGGGTATTCTCCCATGTACTGGGCGTGCAAACTGTACGCCGACGTAACGACCTAAGCCCCTCGGCTGGGGGCGTTGTTCCTGGACTGACCGTAGTACGTTGGAAAGGGGACGATCGTAGAAGTAGGAAGAGTCAGCCCCCTCTGGGAGATCTTGCCGTCAAAGGCGCCGTGAGGCAAAGGGGCACCTACGGGATGTAGTTCAGCCTGATTTAGAACGCTCGCTTTGGGAGCGAGAAGTCCCTGGTTTAAATCCAGGTATCCCGATATATAACGCCGATGGGACGATTGAGTTTCCTGGATACTCGTTCGACCGGTTCCTTGCGGCGATAGGAAACTAGTCGCATGTTTGGTGAGATGTTTAGTTTCGACTGGGCATCGGACCATCAGCTACCCAACGGGGAAACCCGTTGAAATTGAAGGAAACTTTGATTTCATAGTTGATTAGACTCAGTAATGCATAGCAATATGCTGAACTACGTTAGGAAGGTCATGGCACCCTGGGATGTACGGTCAAGTCCCCCGCCCTGCCGTCCGTGGTTAAACAGTCCTGATGGGTAGGGACAGTGCTGCGGGCATGACAAGCCTTCCTAACATTGTCGATGACCACCCACAGGGGCAACCCCTGCATTACCCGATTAAGTTCGGGTTCCCGTAAAGGGCCAACGCCGGGACGCCGCTCACACATCTTCAGTGGGTGAGTTCCCGCCCCGGCAAAGGTTTTCTATATTGAAACAGGTGGACTATGTATTTGGGGGTGCTTGGTTTCGACTGGACATCTGACCTCATAGACCTCGCCCGAAGTTGGTCTGTGGCTTCGTAAAAACGGACTGAAAAAATAAATGCTAACGATGCATTCGCCTGCCGCATGGCTGCCTAATCGGTAGTTATGCTGCTGCCTGGGACAAGCGAGAGGAATAAATCCTGGGACCAAGTGCATATCTCTCAAATCTAGGTCGGAGTTATGGATTGGATGGCCTACCTTACCTTAATCCAGACCCCTCACTGGTTAGATCACCTTGGGCAACAGGTCAGGGCCCGAATAGATTGATGGCGATATGGTTGAACTGGAATGGCGTTTAGGACAGGGGTTCGACTCCCCTCACCTCCACGAATTTATGTCCTTCCACCGGTAGGACCGCCCTTCAGCACGGGGTAGAGTGCGCATACGGTTTCGAGTGTTGCCGATGCTGCATGAAGGTGGTGGACCAAAGTATGACCTGAGGACCCATCCAGGTGGGATGGGCGTGGCAAGATGCTTCGTAACAGATTCGCAAGGTCAGAGGCTCCCGTAAGGGTTACCGTCGAATATAGGTTAATGAAGACGGGTAAAATCGAGAATATCCGGATTATTCCAGCCCAGGATATGCCTAATAATTTCTCTCCTGCCCCCTTCGAGGGTACGGTTGCGCCGTGGGCTGCGTACCAGTCACGGCTGCGTAAAGCGGTAGGCCGGCGCTATATCCGGCAGTGTGTTTGAAAAATGGATACTGAGCATGGTTTCTCGTAGCATTACGCCCGAGGGTCGCGCCCTCTAAGGTATCCGCAGTTTCCGAAATTCGCAGACCAGTGCAGGATGCGCATCCGGCTGGCCGGGACACGTAGGGGACGGAAGAAAATGCTACTATCCATTGAACGCGGTCGTCTAAATGAGCAGGCGTTAATATCGCCTGTGCTTAGGACTCCGGCGCCATCGTGGCCACCAGGCATTAACAGGTGTGGCAAACAGCGCGGGCAATATAGGGACAGATCCTATCCGCGAAACCTATGGAACGCCTTATTATTAAGTACGGTGAGAGTCCGGGCGGCGGGGCAACCCGCAGCCGAAGTAGGAAATTTTAAGATTCCGGGATGTTCTATAAAACGTCATCGGTGAAGATTGTTGGGGAACATCGTCTGGTCGAGGGCGAAAGCCTGTGGAGACCCACGCCTAACCGCGCCGATGGCAAACTTTTAACGCCGCAGACCAAGATACGCCACCGTGTATGCATTTTACGCGTTTCCTTTATCACACGGAAGTATCGCCCCACCGGGCTACGGTCGCGGTATCAGTTTAGCACCGTATGGCCAAGTTGCTCATGGGCATCTCGAGAAGACCCATGGGTGACGCCCCGACTAGGAGCTGGGCCGCGGCCACAGTCGCATGCCGACTAGCACCCTCGGGGGAGCGATCCGAAACGAGGCGCCTCTGTGAGCGAAAAATGTGTGAAAAAGCATGCGGCAAGGGGCGAGACCTCCACTGGTAAAAACCTTGGCCTCGCCCCGGCGCTTTTGTTGCTTCCCGTTGCCAGCGGGGGGAACAGACGGTACCTGGCTCCGTGAAAACCAGGTTATGCCCGGCACCAGGCAAACCGGACGGTGCCCATTGGCGATGTCCCTGCCGGAATAAGGGATGGCGGTGAAGGCAAGATATCCGCACGCTGTGGTAAATCCTTCTCGTACAGAGGGACGAGGGGTAATACACGGCAACCGAGGTGGCATCTCGGTTTCTTCCATGTGGGGGCTATCCGATGGCCATCGGATGCTCCTTTCCTTCCGGGGTAGCTCAGTTGGCAGAGCAGTTGCTTTGTAAGCAAACTGTCGGGAGTTCGAGCCTCTCCCCCGGAGCTAGTAGAGAGGAATGGTAAAAACTTGCTGGCCTTCCTATAAACTGCATATATGAATGATAAAACACATATATGTAAGATTTCTTAGATTTTGCATGGCCGGCACGTAAAATTGATATTGAAGTTGATGGCGAACAGCATTACACTACTAAAGGACTGGAACACGATAAGATAAGAACCGAACGCCTTATGCAAAGTGGATGGAGGCTTGTTAAACGCATAAGATGGTCACAGTTCCAAAAGTTAAATAAAGATGAGCGAAAACAATTTATAAATGAAATTTTTACACTTCTAAATAATGATGCGAGTTGATGCAGTGGTTAGCAAGCAAGGCCCATAACCTTGAAGTCGGGAGTTCGAATCTCTCACTCGCTATAGTATTGATTTTTGAGATAGAACAAGGTCTAAGCAGAAAGTCGCGGGTCTTTAGTTCCAAATGACTAGAACACCGACCGGGGCAACCCTCGTTGGAGGTTCTGGGTTCAAGTCCCAGTTGATCCGAATAGCGGCGCGAGCTGTCGAACGAGTAGGCTAGGTCACAGTGAGAAAGGACTGTTTGAAAGTGTAAGGACGAGTAGCTCAATTGGTGAGAGCGGCGGACTCATAACCCGTAGGTTACTGGATCATGCCCAGTCTCGTCCATTAGTCCCCATGGAGATGAAGCAGGTGCCCGTGTCAAGGTAGATCCTGTTGGGCCATCCCGTAGCATAAGTGGGCAATAAGTAACCGGAAGCGACAGGGCAAGCCGGGTAATGCGCCATGTGGACATGCAGTTTAATATGAAACATATTCGGTATATCGTACCTGAGGTGACGTAAACAAGCCAGCCACGAGAGGTGGATAGATTCCTCGGTACTCCGGGCTGTCGTATTGTTCGGAGGGAAGGCCATTTGCTTGTTAGTCGCAGGTACGGTATACCGGAATGAAAAACTCTGGTATCGGCGGAGATGATGTAAGGGAACTCCCGCAGGTAGATCCTTTGGGGAGCGTGCAGTAGCATAAGTTGCGGAATAAGTGCTTGGGTACCGTTCGGGGAAGCCAAGTAATGCGCCGCCGATGCCTTTTGAAATTGGTGACAAATAGGCGGTCGCAAGCTCACGCCCTTTAGGGCGTGGGTAAGACCCGCCGATAGTAAATGTAAGAAATAAATAACATTTGAAAGCCTCATAATTATTGTATATTTGAGTTAAGATACTATAAACTTTAATTGAAGTCAAGAAATTTATTATGGAAGCAGTAAGAAGCGAAAATACGAAGGCCAAGATACGGGCAAGCATGTCCGCGACGAAGGCCAGACGACAGGCACAGGTCTGTCGCGTATTTGAGCTTAAAGTATCCATAAGGCATAATCCGAAGGAAACCTTCAAAAAATTAGCCCAATGTTTCAAGGAAGCTAAATGGGTAATCAACGACATGCTGTCATTATCCAAGGACAATCCCGACAATAGCATGTTCGACTACAAGTACACAGAGCACAAAGATGTAGTCCACTACGACAAGGACAAGAACCCGATAACGGATACGGTCACATTGCCATCGGTGCTTCATCGTGCTACAGTAGCTCAGAAGAAGACGGATATTGTCAACCTTGCCAAGGCCAAGAAGAAAGGCATCAAGGTCGGTGCGTTGAAGTTCAAGTCGGAAGTCAACTGCCTACCAATTATTACCGGATTTACGCAGATTCTGGACGGATGTCGAATAACCATTCCTGGCTTTCGTAAGCTCCGTGTACACGGCCTTAATCAATTACATCAATTCGAGAAGTGTGAACTTGCCGATGCCAAGCTGATTAGGAAGGCATCCGGCTACTACGTGAAGATTAGCGTAATGCTACCGAAGGAGAAGAGGATTCCTACCAACCGCAACGTTGGTCTCGACTTCGGAATAAAGGATTCCATAACGACATCGTACGGTGACAAGTACAAGTGTAATGTGCGAGAAACAGACCGCCTAAAATTCCTGTCGCGGAAACTTAATCGTAGAGGGAAGAAAAAGAACGAGAAGGGGTCGAAGCTGTATTACAAGTGTCTTCGTCAACTGAATCGTGAGTATGAACATATTGCCAATGTCCGCAAGGACATTGCCAATAAAATCTACCACAAACTGGTAACCGATTATGATGTTATCTACTTTCAAGACGAGCAGATAAAGAACTGGCATAAGGGCTTGTTCGGAAAACAGGTGCAGTCATCGTGTCTTGGCACATTGAAGCAGAGGCTAGTTGCATTGGAAACAAGTGGCCGTAGCTTCAAGATTTCCAAGTGGGAACCGACTACCAAGCTATGTCCAGTATGCGGTACTATCAACCATCCTACTCTTGCCGACCGTATCTATAAGTGTGAATGTGGTTATACGATGGATAAGGATGTTCATTCTGCCCGTGTAGTCTTGATGATTGGCTCATCAAAAAGAGCTGAGTGCTTGGAACAAGCCTCGCCGGAGCTGAGTCCGCTACCGACTTGCAATCCGATTGCAACTAGGCAAGACTTGGCGTCGATGACACAACACGAAGCTCACCGCCTTTAGGCGGTGGGTAGTTCACAAGGAACGGATGGGCAAACGTGATATACACATGAATAGTCGCAGAAAGAATGGGAGCAAATCATCTCGCCGCAAGGGGGACACCCGCTCACCTGGCTACCCGTCAGGCGCTTTGGAGTAATAGCCTAAGAGCATAAATGCACAGCCCAGATGCAAGGTCGAACCTTGTCGTCACTTTTTCAGACGATTGATATCGAATCAGACGGTTGACATCGACTGGAAATTCCGGTACCGGGACAGCCATCCCTTTGGCCGGAATCGGTTTCGGCATACGTTAGCCGACGTACACACCTGACAGGCGTGGCCCGGACGAGAACGGGGTGGGGCAATCCGGATTGTACGATCCGGTAAGGATGGCGAACCTTAAGTTGCGTACCGTCCTGTCAACAGCATGCACAATCGTCTAACTACCACAGGATACCCGGGGAATCCTCCGGGAGACGCGGTCCGGAATCCGCATTGTATGCTGTTCACAAGTTTGGTGTAATAGCAGTCTTCCGGGGTAGCTCAGTTGGTAGAGCGGCTGCATCGTAAGCAGCGGGTCGGGGGTTCGAGTCCCTCTCCCGGAGCTAAACTCGTCCTGTTAGTTAAGGTGGATATAACGGGTCCCTCCTAAGGACCAGTCTCACGTTCAAGTCGTGAACGGGATACTAATTTCATAGGAGAATGCAATGCAAGGAAATCAAGTGAACAATGGGAATGCGAGCCAGATAAAACCGGAGCGCAAAGTCGAGACAATGGAGGAGAAGTGTGCTCGGTGGGAAAAACAGGCCAAGATGGCAAAGAAGTTCGCGATTAATAGTGGGCTTGATCTGAAGAAGATTGCCCGTGAGCGCACTACAAACGAACTGGTGAAACGACGGAACCATGAGTTTTATGTCTGATCGGAAACGCTTCCAGGAATGCAAAATTAAGTGTCCATGAAAAGGCATCCCGTTGCCACGGGATGCCTTTTTTGCTATATATTGTACATGAAATACGACATGTTACAAAGGTCTGTGGCCAAACGTATCCTCGATGCTTTCTATGGGCGTTCCTTTTTCATAAATAAAAAGTATGAGGGGTACCGTAAGGTCAACAAGTATTGGAACTCTGACCGCGAACGTTTCGCTGGCCGGTTCTTCAAGCAACTTGAGGGGAAATACTTTGCCTTGATGGACATCGAGATCGTCGCCTTTACGGATGGCAACTATGCAACATGGTTGGATACTCCGCAATCCGTATTCGGTGATGATTCGCAGGTGTACTATTTTCCTAACGGAGGGACCCCCGTCAAAAAAGCCGTCAAGAAGTTCCTCAGGGTAGACTATGTACATGCGGAGAACGAAGCAAGCGGTGACGGGTATGTCGCAGTTGGGTGCCATGATCATCTAGGGAATAATTTCCGCCTGCGCATTAACAAATGGACCCTGCCTAAGTTCCAGTTCAAGGAAATAACGCAGGATGAATTCGACGCCGTTGCCGCGGTGTTCCAGGATGATCGCGATACCAGGCCGTTCAAGGTTACCCGTTACCTTACCGTTGAGGAAATGAAGGAACGGGGCCTGTTCGAAGGCAGCTCGGGCGCGATTAAGGAAACCGTCATTGTTGACGCGAAGGACGCGGATGACGCATACACCAAGCTCAGCAACACCATAGAGGTCGAAACATGCTGAAGTACCTTGTGGGAACATTTAATGAATCCGAGGCGGCATTCACCCCGCCGTTCCGAATAGTCCATGCGGTCGATCGCGACGCGGCGTGTTCTCAGTATAACGAACGGTTCGAGAATGGCCGCGTCCTGGCACTGATGTCATTATGCGGGCCGGTGTGTAGGGATAAATACTGCACCCATGCTGCGGCAGTTGCTGCCGTAGCCGAGGCGGAGGAAATGACGTAATGCCCTATTTAGCATCAATAGTATACAAGGCCGAGAACGACGGGCAGAAGTACATCACGTTCCTCGGTTTGCCCGGAAACGATTCGGACGACCACGACGAATATTTTGCCAAGCAAGTCTGCATGCGCCATGGATGGGTGCACATCTCGTCGAGAAAGGAATCCCATTCTTCGCGAGCCCTTACCAAGGACGAGCGGGAAGCCGGAATCATACGAAAGCCGCATGCATTCTTTGTTGCCGGCACCGACATCGATTTGTAGGAGGATGACGATGCTCGACCAGGCGGCGATACAGGACAAGTTGTCCCGGGCTGCATTGGACATGTCCAGGAAGACACCTGAGCTTCTCGGGCTGTATGTCACTTTGGAGAAGAAGATGACATCGGATACCAGTATCACGATGCGTGTCGGGTGTAGGGACGGGAAGCCGTTTCTGGTATATGGGGACTGGTTTGTCAACATGTTGGAGCCTACCTTGCTTGGCATGGTGCTTCACATGAACTGTCTGAGGATAGCGCTCCATCACTGTGACAAGAGGGTGCGCCAGCCGGAGGCCCTGTATCGCCTGGCAAGCGATCTGGTGGTACGTGAATATTCCCAGTCGATTGCCGACGTGGACGCGGGGGACAATTCGGCCATATTGTCGCAGGTGATGCCTAGCATATGGGCGTATTCGGGTGTTTTCGATAAGTTTGACTTTGATCCGGCCAGGGACCTTACCTTGGAGAAAGTGTTCGACATGTTGTGCCAGGCCGACGTGGAATCCGAGAATGAAACCGACAGGGAATCGGAGAATGGTCCTGCAAATGGTGACGGGGAGGGGACCGGAGATCCGGGGAGCGACACCGGCGAGGACGGGAATGATGATGCCGATAGACCCGGCGGTGATTCCGACCCATGGGACGATGACGCCGATGGGGGTGAAGGCGGAGAAGGGGACAATCCATTCGGGGAGTCATTGGACGAGGGGAACGGCCACGGGGAAACCGCCGAGCCGAGCCCAAGTTACATGGCGATGCAGCAGATGTTCAGCCCGGAAACTGCAGCGGCTGACCTTGCCGAGTGGGGTAGGGATGACGAGGCGAGCGCCGAAATACGGAACGCGATCCCCATGCAGTCCACCGGGGGGCACGCGGGAACCCCCGGAAGGGTACAGCTCGCCATCCGGACCGCGAACAGGGTGAGGGTCGATGCCGCTCGGGTGTTCAGGATGTTCATATCGAGTAATTTCAGTCCGTCGTTCACCGCCTCATGGTCTATGCCGAACCTGATGCTTCGCCGGTTTGGACCGATTGCCCCTGGACATGTCAGGAAGAGGGACCGCCCGCATATTCTCTTTGCCATAGACGTGTCCATGTCGATGGTTGCCGAGGGTCTGATTGAACAGTGCATATCTGCGGTCGGCGGGTTCATAGGGAAGTCAAAAATGGACCTGTGTTCATGGGACGGGGAGTGCAGCGAGATAGCTAGGGACGTGAAGGACATCGATACGAGCCGGCTGTATGGAGGCGGCTGTACGGATCCGCAGTGCGTCTTGAAGCGGGTTGAACGCGAGCACCTATCATATGACGGCATGGTGTTCCTTACCGACTGTGAGTTCGACTGGCCTGCCCCGGTACATCCCGAGAGGATTTGTATAATTCGTACCCGGGGAAGCAGTGGCACGATACCGGCATGGTGTAAGTGGAAGATGGAAATGGATGACCTTTTGCGGGCCGTCTAGGACAAAAGTGGAAAACATTTGCTATATTTGAATTATGATTCGTTGTACGATAGCCGAATTTAAGAAATTCCTGAAGATTGTCCCGACCGACAAGCCCATATTGCTGATAGGCGACACTGGCATCGGGAAGACCACGATATGCCGGCGCGCCGCGGAAGAGGCCGGCGTCCACTACGCGTATGTCCCCTGCATGTCCATATCGGATACGGTGCTCCTGTCCGGCATACCGGATGTTTCCGGGACGCATACCGTGTACAAGCCGATGGAATGGTATGAACCCGGTGTCGTCACCTTGCTCCTCATTGATGAAATCAACCGCAGCGAGGCCATCATCAATTCGCTGATGGAGCTCGCCACCGATCAGCACATAGGCAGTGTCAAGCTGGCACCGGGTTCCCGGGTCATCGCCGCGATGAACCCGTCAACTGAGAACTACCAGATGGTGAAGGAACTTGAACTGTCCCACATGTCCAGGTTTTTTGTCATCGAGCTTGCCCCTACGGTCGACGAATTCCTCGACGTGGCCGAGGAGGAAAAGATCCATCCGGTAATCTTGAAGTACATCAGGATGCATCGTGAGGCCGCGCTCGATCCGAATCCGGATGGCGCAAAGCGCAGGGAGAGGCGCTTCTACACCAACCTGGATGCGACCCGCCGTGGCTGGTACACCATGTCGGCGACGATTTACAACGGCGAAAAGGCTAACGAATTCGACCCGAACTCGGAGGAAGGCCGTAGGATGCTTGCCTTGACTGTCGCCGGCTATGTCGGCCCGGAATTTTCCGACTCCTTCTCCGAGATGTACTATGCCACCAAATATTCGCTGAGCGTGGAGGATATGAGCAGGCGTTCCGACCCTGACATCACCCCGTACATGCTGATGGAAGCCGGCGATGACAGATGGAAAAGCGAGCTGCCCAACAAGGTAGCCGATTTGTGCAGGAATCGACCGTTGGAGGCCGCCCGGTTGGTCACGTCCGTGGCGCAGTACATCGCAAGTAAGTTGACCGTCCTGGTGAATACGACAACGAACCGTATATCTAAGATAGGGATACGTTACGCGATAAATTTTTATAAGTTCGTCCATTCGTGTACCCCGGAGATGGCCGCTCAGATGTATTTTTCCCACGTCAAGCCGTTGATGGCGAACCGAAAGGATGACTCCGAGGTGCTATGGGTAGACGTGATGGTGGCCGGGTGTCCGGAATTGCGGAAATTGTTCGAGGAGATCAGGAAGCCCCCAAAGAAATGTTCACAAAAAAGCGTGGGCAGGAAGATGCCGTCCCTTTAGGGCGGCATAGGAATGCCCACGAAAGCACTTGCATTTTGAAAAGATATAAACTATATTGTACATGACGCTGAAAGTCTTGCTGAAATAAAAGGCACTCATCTAAAAGTCCAAAAGAGGCTCGTGGCTTGGTGAGGAAACAGTTTGATTGGATTCGGTAGCCACATACATAACGAGTTCAAGATGCATTATGAGTATAGCGGATTGCTGAAATGCAGTCTAACCATCCCGACTCGTATGCCTATGCATACTTGACGGGCAGGCCGCAAGTCAACCGGCCAATCGTATGTAAGTCTCCTACGTGGAAACGCGCTGGAGCTTTACAAGCTCACCGCATTTAGGCGGTGCGTAGTTGACATACAAATCAACAAGAGGATAACAATCATGAAAAATCCATTTAAGGCAGTATTGTCCAACAACACAGCACGTTCCGCGGCCATTGTCGTGGGGTCCGCGGTGGCCTACATCGCGCTCGCCAAGGGATTTGGCGTATTCCGCAAGAAGTTCGGCAAGTCCCCGAAGCTCAAGCCGCTCTTCGATGCATTCGGTGGTCCTCGCGGCGAAGAAAATGCTCAGTCCAATGCCGTGCATGGCATTCGCCGCGCCGCCGAGAATGCTTGCGAGGTGACCGACTGTGCTCGTCCGAAGGCCGAAGGTACTTGCGAGTGCGCCGGCTATTAGTTGCCGGACTCCTGAGTGTTTGCTATATTAACGGCAAACAACCAGGAGAAACTCTATGTTAAATTTATTCAAGCGCCAGTGGTTACCGACATACGTGAGGGACATGCTGAATAGCACGTTCCCTTCTTCTGTATTCAAGGTCGAATTCCGCATTGATGGCAAGATGGTTGACCTGGACGACGTGAAGGGAAACGAACGTCACATTGACGAGGGTACGGTTACTTACACTGACACGAACGGGGACAAGACGGTGGCCCGCCTCATGCTGTACAACGGTAAGGTGACGGAGGGCACAATTCGTTGCGCGAATGACACGTTCATACTACTGGGCATCGAACCCGGTGTCCGCGAATTGCCGACGGTGGGTAAGCCCGGGGATGTTGAGAAATATCGGGAAAAGCTGAAACGGAAACTATCGGATGCGATTGGTTACTGTCCGGGGTCCTTCCTGGACCGCAACCAACAGTATCCGGTCACCGATATACCCAGGTGGGGTCGCGGTCGACTGTTGAACCTGTTGGCCAACATGGGTACGGAGGGTATCACCGCGTTCGTGTCCTTTGACCTGGATGATGCATCATTGAGCCAGCTGGAAAAGTTTAATGACGAACTGGAGCTGGCCATGCTGGTGGAAGACTCGCCGAAGCCTGAGCTGATTGATGCCGCAGGCACGGTATAATGACGTGATGCATTTGTGAACTACCCACGCCCTAAAGGGCGTGAGCTTGCGACCGCCTCTTTGTCAAATTTGTACAAAAAACACCGGGAACTCCCGGTGTTTTCTGTGTGAAGTCATCTAGCGGGTGAGACGATCTACCGAATTGAAGCAGATTGCTTTGATGGAATCGTCGGAGAGGTGAGAGGAGTCCCCGAACACGCTCTCGAAGCAGGCTCGGAGGTCAGACGTGGTAACTGATTCCTCGGCCACCTTGCCGCTCATCATGAAGTCCTTCACCGCACCGGCTGCTTTCTTGAGGCCGGCCTTGAGACCGCTCAGTTTGCCCTTCTTCGGTTCAGCGGACTTGGTTTCCGGCTTGGTGTCCGGTTTCTTCTCGTCTTTCTTGTCCTCTTTTTTGTCATCCTTCGGGGCATTCTTTGCGCTGTCGGCATCTTTCTTGCCCTGCTTGTCGCCCTTGAACTTCTCGCCGAAATTCTTGCGATCTTCATCGTACTGCGCCCTCTTCATGGCCGGGGTAATGAACCCGCCCGGTCCGCGGCGGCGCTTGACTTTCCCCTGGTTCTGGTCGTCCCACATGAGACCGCCATCCTCGCTGGCCAGGTATTCTTCGATAGTGGGGCGGAGAACGTTCTCGACCCAGGCATCCAGTTCACCCGGGGCAATCTCCGCATAGCGTTCAAGGGTGTGCTCAGCCGACTTTACGCTGCGCTTGAGGGTGCCAACCTGGCGCCTCCACTGTTTCTCCATGGAATGGATATCCGCGTTGTGGGCGGACAGTTCCTCCGGGGTCATCGTCTTGGCTTTAGGACCGGCGTGGGTCCCGCCGAAGGTGTTCTGGCCGAGCGATGCCGATGTCCCGTTGGGAATCCTTACATCCATAGTTGCGCCAGTGCCTTCCAGCTTGGCGAACATGCCCCTGGCCGAGTTGATCAGGTCGCGTTCCTTGTCGGTAGTGGCCACGCTTTCCAGCTGGGCCGTAAATTCTAGGAGTCGCTTGTAGTTTTCGAGTTGCATGGATTACTCCGTAAAAGTCATGTTCCGCTATAGCTTATATGGGTGGCGTAATTGCCATTCGGGGCATTTTTTGCTATATTCATCGCATGGAAAAGAACAAGAAAGACCGCAGGATGGCCAAGACGAACGCCAAACTGCTGAACGAGGTCGGCGAACTGTCCAGGGCGCTGAGCGAGGTTAAGCGGGGGCGATGTTTCTATATGCTCACTAGCGAGAACACCCGCAAGCTGGGTGGGGTGCATACGATCACGGGACTGAGGAAATTCTTTTGCCGCAAGGCAGATGCGCTGTCGTACATGAATTCCCTAATTGCCGACATACCCCCGGAAGCGGTAATTCGACCAGATTCACTCAGCGTGAGGGTGGTTACCGAGATGCTTACATTTACATGCCACGTTGAAAAGATTAACCCGATATAGACGATGCTGACAATACGAGATATACTGTTGCAGATGAACGACGGCATTCACCATGCGAAGGATTTCATGCGCGTGGACACCGACGTTCACTTTCTTTCGCCCCTGGACAATGGGATTAACCGGGATACCAAGCTCATGCCGATCCCAAGGGACAAGTTCATCGACCTGATAGATCCGGTCGCGGGTGACCGATGGGACGTAATGGAGAGCCTGTATGGCAAGTACAACTCATTTGCATACGAGCCCGGCACGAATAACTACTATGCCTGGTATGACAACGGAAGGTAACCATGGCCGGGAAGGAGAGGATTTCGGAAGAGCTCAACAGGGCGAAACTATTGCTTCAGTCGGTCCCCCTGGCGGTCGACGAGGTGATTTCGTCATTGGCCCGGTGCGAACTTATACGGGACAACATTGGGGACCGTACCGAGCGGTATTTCGCCGATGAAGCGGCTAGGGCACTGGGTGATTTGGGTGAACAGCTTATCACGATTGCGGCACATCCACATCTGGAGGAAATAATAAACGCGGCTATGCCGGAGGAAACTGATGGGGGAACCTAGCTACAAGGAAAAATATCGTTGCAAATGGATACAGGCGTGCTCGTCCAACACGGCCACTACCGATGGCAACACCATCATGCTGAACTGGTACGGCATAACTGTGGCCGAAATAAGTACCGGAAGCAGCTCGGATGTCTTCAATCAGCTATACATGTTCCCGGGAAACGTGGATGTCGCTGTGGAGAAGCTGCCGAATGCCGACGGCGCATTTAAGTCGTTGGTGAACGACGTGCGTGAACTGGATGCAATCGTCCAGATGTACGAATATGTCCAGTGCGACGGAAACGAGATATGGCTGATGAGCGGCGGGAAACGGTATGGGAGGATCGTGTTCAGCATGGGGCGAGTTACGTTCTACATCAATTACGGCAATGGGGAAGAAAGCACGAGGAACCTACTGGATTTGAAGCGGTACGCGACTTACATCAAGAATGCGAGCATAGAGGCTAGTACGATCGACGACTCGTTGCTGATAGCTTCTCTCGGAAAGAACGTGGTGGTGTGATAATGGTGATTGGCAAGATATTAAACACGTTGATTCTTATGCGGTTCATGCATCGGGTGCTGCGAAAGGTAGGTCCCTCATCGTCGGGGACTTTGCCCGAATCGATAGTTTTCATCCCCATGGATAATGGTAGCAACGTCGTGATCGGTTATGGTTCCCATAAAGAGATGGCATATGGGATGGCGCACGATGCACGAAGAATGGTGAACAAGAATGCATGTGAGGCGGTAAAGGTAAGCGATTATGAATACTCGTATACTATGGCTGGGTTTTATGGGAACAGAGGGGTAAAGATTGCTGAAAAAACACTCCGCGCTATCCCGTTCGATGATGACCCGCTTGGCGTTTTGTCTGGATTATCCAAGAAATATGGCATCAACGAGGATATGGTCGCCAGGATATGCCGGGAGGCGATCTTGGTGGACGGCGGGGAAGGGGGGTGTCAATGATACGTAATAGTGACGACACCGATGAGATTGACCGCGCGATAAAGGGTTTCCGGGAGAAACTTCGTGCAAACAGCGTCCCGTTGCGCATGAGGGATAAGCGGGTGGCGCCCAACGATGGGTACCCGGACTATATCACCCAGGCGGAAATGGACGCCAACTCCATGTTGGCCGCGGAGTACAGGGAGAGCATAATGGGACTGAAACTATTAAAGCGCATCATAACGGGAGGTAAAGATGAGCGATGATATAGATGTGTTCTGCGAACAGTGGGCTGCAAAAATGGTTGGACAGCCGTTTGAAGAACTGCAGGAACAGCTTGAATCGAAAGGGTACTCGATGGCGAGTAAGCTGATACGGGTCCCGGGTAGCCCGACGGGGACCGTCCTGGTCGCCAAGGGGCACCACGAACATAAGATGCAGTTCAGGATTACGTTCAGCTGGAAGGAGAAATACCACGGGATGTCGGTGCCCGACAAGGTGACCGCGGCCAAGTGGATACGCCCGATGCGACCGGAACCGTTCGAAGTGAGGTGACAAATGATGAATTTTGATGATGCTTATGCCGAAATCGTGGGTGGTTGCGACGAGGGCGATGTTTCGGCCCTGTATGCGGCCTTGGGGATCGATGGCGAATTTGCCGACGGAGCGCAGAAGTTGGCGGTCGCGTTGATTCTTGAATATGGCGGGAAGGCACACGCCGGTTCCGAGGCCAGGATGGCGCTTAAAGCGGCGGCATCGAATGTGCTGGTTTATGGCCGGGTTGCCAGGGTGACGCCGGAACTCGCCATGGCCACGGAAAAGATGCGCCACATGATCTGATTGCTAGATCATGTCGGTTTCGTATTCATGGGCGATTCCGTACCGGATTGCCTCGTCTGCTCCGATGAATACATCCTCGCGCAACATGCGGTCCAGAAGGTCCGGGGGTATGTTCATGGGGGTCAGGAGGGACTTGAACAGGCCGTTATAGTAGTCTAGTTCCTGGACCATGTTCCTGGCGTCGACATGGCTTGTCGAACCATTCTCGGCATCGGTGAAATATGCCGGGTGGATCATGATCCTGGTGTGCCGGTGTACGCTGCGGTGGATGCCGGCACAGAAAATGATGGCACCCATGGAGCTGGCTTTTCCCGAAGCGATAGTATGGACTGGACAGCCCTTGGTCCTCGCTATCGTCATGGCGTCAATTACGCGGAATCCGTCATCGGGGCACCCGCCGTCACTGCTGATGATAAGGGTTATCGGACCGGGCGTGCGGCACATTTCGTGCATACTGACGATGCACTGGTCAACGGATTCTTCGGTAATCTCCCCGGTCAGGCGAATGATACGTTCTTCCGTATCGGTCTGTTCTGTATCGTTCATGGAGCACCTCCTGACAGGAGTTTATCTTCGGCTCGGGGCCCGGACCGGGGGATAAGGATGGTTCTGAATGTTAAAATATTTTTACATAGCCGAGATTCCTAGAATTCATTCAAAAATGCTATGTTTAGGTTGAAATGTGGATGGAAAAGTTAAAATATGTGCTATACGGGTGCATCGTTGGCATAACGGTTCGCAAAATATGGTCACGCGCACACGAATGGGGGCATGGTGGCATAGTGTATGCGAACTATCGAATATGCCTGGCCAATAACCGGGAAACCCCGGAAAACCGGGAATATGTCGGATATGTCGTCACGTGCGACCATGACAAAGAGGCGGTCGCAAGCTCACACCCTTTAGGGCGTGGGTAGTTCACAATGGAAAATAGGGGAATGGTTATGCCTACGTACATCAAGCGGGACGCGATAAAGCGACTATTTGCCACCAACGGGTTCAAGCTGGTGACCTTGCAGTCTGGGCCGGCATTCGTATACAGTAGCCGCAGCGGGTTTTCCATGGAGTTCCCGGTTAAATGGCTGAGTAGCGACAATGGGAGGGATTACGAACTCATGCAGGTCCGCCACGTACTCAACCATATGACGGCATCGGCCAAGCGCGAGGAGAGGATTTTCGACTTCATGCGGGACAAGAAGAAGATGGATGAGCTGTTCCTCGCGGCGAAGGATTTTGGCATGACCTATGATTCCGACAACAAGATGCTGATTTGCAAGAAGTCGCGGCGCAGCCGGACTGCATTGTATACCGTGGAACTGGACTACATAGTCGCCTTGAAGCTGGAGAATTGCAAGGACATGAGCTACAAGGAGATTTTCGAGGCATTGAAGGATAGTGCCGAGCAGGACAAGAAGGAAAAGAACGGCGGCGAGGGGCAGAAATGAGTACAATATCGGTTGATTTTGACGGTACGATATGCCACGGTGGTTGGCCCGACATTACCAAGGGAAGGCCGAACAAGGCTGTTATCCGATGGATCAGGAAGCGTCAGGCCAAGGGAGACATCTTCGTACTCTGGACCTGTCGCGAGAATTATGGCGGAAAGCACTTCCCGGACGGTAGGTACCTGGATGATGCGGTCAGGTTCTGTACAGATCACCGAGTATTCTTTGCGAATATTAACGCCAACGCGATCGATGGCAGCATTGAGCGGGGCTGGGAAAGGGAAAACTACGGAAGAAAGGTCCGCGGCGATTTCTATCTGGATGACAGGTCGGTATGGTTTGATGAAGATTCAGTCTTCTCGCCCCTGCTGTGGCGGCTGTATCTGTGGCTGGTCGGTCGGAAGCTGGACCGGGAAAATAGGACGCGGCTAAAACGAATCGCTTCAAAGGCAAGGAAGGAAACCGATGACAAGAGTAAGTAAGAAAATGATCAAACAGATGAAGCTGGATGCCAAGAAGAACAAGGCTAACAAGAAACCGGCCCGGGGGACTGTCGAGTTGGGTTCGAGCGATGGTACCCTGCTCGATGTGGTGAAAAAATATGGAAAAACGGATGATGCGCTGAAATATGTCGTAGAGAACCTTATAATCGAATTCGGTGGCACGACAATGGAGCACCAGTTCGCCATTGAGGATTTCGCATGTTCGGTTGAAGTAACTTTCAAAAATTGTATATTTAAGAATACTAACGGTCTGGGGAGTTTCCCCATCGTTATTGCTATAGGTCGGTATGCCAGGGGGATTGCGGGTGTCTGCGAGGTACGTTTTGAAAATTGCTTGTTTGATGCACGAACATATATAAACACAGGTTCCAACATACGGTTTGAACGGATTAGGGGCACCGATTTACCATATATCAAGTCACTAACGTGTGTTGCCCTACGTACCAACCTTGGTTGTACGCTGTCCAATGTCAAATGTACCGAAAGGAAAGCAGTAGGGAGTATTAGCCTCGATGGGTTCGAACGGGTTCACGTGGAAAAATGTTCGAAGTATGACATACCCCGGGGGTCGTCGAACTGGTCAATAAATGGCGCCAGTTCAGTGCACATTATAGCTTGCCGTGAATATGATACGCAGGGCAATAAGAGCGACATCTGTGATATAGATGAACTGTCGATTAACGACTGTGGCAATCAAATGCACTTAACCATAGATAATGCTTCAGTTGGTTTTTTGCGTGTTGGTGGAGGCAGCATAGGTCCAGTAAACATAGGCCAGTCACACATAGCGAAATTGCTTATATACGATGCTACGGTGGATGCTATTTATTCAACAAAATCGACTATAGAACGGATGGAAGCCAATAATTCGGTGTGCAGAGAAACGCCGTCCTGGGGACCTACGTATGTAAAGGCGATCGATTCAGTCGGGTTCGGGGAGCAGTCCGGGCATTACATACTCTACAAGAAATGCAGACTTACAAATTGGTATTCCATGGCCGAAAAGAATGCCGTCATAGTGGAACTTTTGGTATCACCGAACACAAAATTCCGTTCCGAGCCGCATAATTTGACGGAACGGAAAGTTCGCGTCGCCCGGGCGAAGGTAATAAACATGTACATTTTTGATCCAACTGGGCAACAATTCGTCCCGTATGTGCCCAAGTGGTACGAACGGGTGCGCAGCAAGTACGATCCAAGGTTCACATACAGTATTGGGAAGGTAGTCCGACCCAAAAACGGATTCGATGACTCTCCCGTTGCATGTGGAGGCGGTATCCATGGGCTCCGTTCCATGGCGGAAGCGGACGAATACTGGATATAGCAAAGGATACATTCAATATACACGGGAACCCCGGGACGCATGTCCCGGGGTTTTCTATAAACTGCGGTCATGAAGAAATGTAACTGCATACCCCCTCCTCCACCTCCGGCTTGTGGCCCGTGCCCCCCGCCGCCGGTACCCCCGGTGCCGCCGGTACCCGATTGCAACTGCCCACCCAAGGTGTACAGGAACCCGACAGAGGTGAAAGTCGCTTCCAACGTCGTGGTCAGGGCAGGCGACCATGTTACGGTGGTCGTGGAGGAGACCGATACCGACACCATATACACGGTTAACTCGACGAAGTATCCGGTGACATTGGAAGAAGGGGAGAGTGTACTGCATGGTGACGGAACTCCCGAACACCCACTTGGTGCCGGCATGTTCGTGGGTGCGACCGAGGAAACCCCGGGACAGCCCGGTGCAGTTCCTCCTCCCACGGCAAATGAAAGAAATCTTTATCTGCGCGGCGACGGCGCGTGGGCAGCTCCTTCGACCCAGGATGTCCCCGCGTTTACCGGTGCGACCGAGAATGAACCTGGCACGAGCGGTCTAGTTCCTGCACCGGCTGTAGCCGATCGCGAAAAGTTCCTTAAAGGTGACGGTACCTGGGCATCGGCCAGGGTCGATATCCGCGGGGGTGAGCATATTAACGTATCGCAGGATGGTGACACCTACACCATTGACGCGGAGCGGTTCCCCGTGGAAATCGACCAGAACTCGCTGGGCATACTGGGAGGGGACGGGACACCGGAACACCCGCTGTCCATAGCGAAGCTGGGCGGGGCTACCGCCGGCCAGGCCGGTTCGGCTGGCGTGGCGCCGGCTCCTGCGATGGGAGACCAGAACAAGTTCCTGAAGGGGGACGGCACGTGGGCTACTGTGCCCGAGTCATATACACCGATAGCCTGCAGTGCCCAGACGATGGACACGTGGCTTGACGCGGTTGATGCAGAAGACAATACACCCGAGGTAAACGGAAATGGCTAATTTTACGTACGTAGGCGAAGAAGGCGCGAAGCAATTATACCGTCACATCAAGAGGATGATCCCCATTGTGGATACGGCACTCGACGAGCATTCGGACAATCCGATTAGCAATAGCGTCGTTACGGAACAGTTGAATATTATCAACGAGAGCATAGCGAGCTTCACCAGCTACGTGGTGGTCGATCCGGTTCAGGATGACCCCGACCGCCATCCGGATGTACCGGTGGGCAGCCGCTCGACGAAGTATATCTATCTCGTACAGGAAAATGAGGGAAGCGCCACCGAGGATACGTTCGCGGAGTGGATATGGTGTGTACCCGGCGGCCAGGCGGAATCGTATTGGCAGAAAATCGGTACGACTGCAACTCAGCCTGGGGCGATCAACTCGTGGATGCAGTGGTCGATTGACCACCAGTCGGTTGGCGATTCTGATTCCATCTACATCGGTCAGCGCAACGCGGCCTACGGCCATTCGATCCTGTTCGGTGAAGACAACTTGACCGACATCGACGCCGGTGCAAAAAATCATGCGACCCTAGTCGGATTTGGTAACTATTCCACAAGTGATTTGGGCTCGTACACGGCACACACGTTAATTACGCCGGACAATGCGTCGGATCTGCGCGATGGGTTTTGGGGGGACTTCCAGAGTATTCTCGTTGCTGCAAGGGATTTCTTGCTCACCACCAACCAGTACACGCAGGAACAGGTAAATGAGTGGTACGATTCACAGCGTTATGAAGTATCCAACACTTTGTTTACTGGCGACGATGGTTACGAACCATATCCATATTTGTATAGCGAGATTGCATCTTATTTAGCAACCGATTACCTCGGTGAGTATTCGTACTCACAGTATTTGTGCTCGCCGACTCGTATGATGGATTCGGAAACCCTCAATTCGTTTGGATACCTCTTCTATGGATGGGATGATGCTGATGAAACAGAGCGCAAAACAATAATATCAACCTTATTGGATACGCCAGAATTAATCGCTTACTTTAGCAATGACTACGTGGCTTTGTTTGAGAAATTCGTCGATGTCGGTGCGACAAACTTGGCCACCTACGAAATGTACTTGCTCGAACTGGTCTCTAATATGATATATTATTGGAGCCCGTTGCTTGAGAATTCCACATTCACTGATGCAACCCAAGCGAAGACATTCTTCTACTATGCCGCTGCGATAGAATTCTTTAGAAAATCGGCAGAAAACTACCGGCTTGATCATATTGTCCGTATACCGTTTAGGAAAGCCGGTGTGTGGTGCAACTCTATCCTGATGGGTGTTGGCAACGAGTCGTATCACCACAACTCCATCTTGCTGGGCGCATACAACCGTTCGTTGGCACCTATTGACTCACATGGCAAATCCGAGAATACCGACGATGACGGATTCGGTCTCGCAATCGGTAACTGCAACGTGGTCGGTCGCAACTACGACATCGCCCTGGGCTTCAACTCGATGGCGAATGGCGGCGAGAACCTGGCCATTCATCACTCTTATGCCGGCGGGTACCGCAACGTCTCGATGATGAGCTCGTACATTACCGGTACGGCTAATATGGGTATAATCGAATCCAAGTTGAACACCTATGGAATAGACGAAACCGACACGTACTGCGCTCGAAACTTCCTGGTTGCATCCGAAGTGGATTACGATACGGAAACCGACAAGAAATCAAAATATGCCGGTTCGAGCGTATTGACCGACAACATGATGGTCGGTGCCCGTATCACGTTTGGTACAACCGAAGATGGGTATGGCGCATATTCGCGCAACATAGTCATGATGTCGCCAGCTGGATATGAGAGCTACACCACTTCGATATGCGCACCTTCGGCAAACGATAACATCCTGATTGATCCGTTGCATAACACTCCGTGGGACCAATATTCCACTTATCCAACATATATCGAAATCAGTAATGCGTTTGACCGAAACACGATACTACATGCGAGGGTTGATGCCGAATGGTTTAGCAGCGTAACTGACAACATATTCATCAATTCAGTAAACTGGTTCTGGGGTGATGATTACCAGGATGATAATTCATATCCCCCAAACCGGACAGCGGCCAGAAACTTGGTAATTGGGTCTATCATCGACGCAGAAGTGTACACGTCGTATTCCATCGACAATAACGTGCTGACGCAAGGATCGATGTTACATGTAACGAACAACGAGGAGATTGAGCCAAGCGGACCATCGGTATCAAAAAATGTACTGATGAACGGAGCCTACCTAAAATCATCATCCAACGAAACCGTTGAAGCCAAAAATGGCAACCCATATTGGGGAAATGGGTGGGATTATACCAAAAATACGGTTCTGTTTGGTGCATATGGCGAAGGGTTGCTTGGGTGCTTCTCCCACAGCGAAAATGCTGATTGCACCTCGGACGACTGGTATGATTCCGACACAAGGAATTACATTCCGTATATCATGGATTCCATGAAACTGGATCTACCTTATTACCTTACACTCGACGCATGGATGGTGAACTCCAGGGCTACCGTGAACTTCGGCGATAACTTCGTCGGGGATGCGAATTGCTCGTTCGTTACCGGTGAAAACAACGTTGTGAACGGCATTGACTATGCAAACATCCACGGCAACAGGAACCTGGTTAACAATGCGGACGGCGGTGGAGTAGCTCGTATACCGCACCTGACCATTTCTGGTTCCGAGAACAAGGTGTACAATTTGTACGGCGCGTATGGCGACGAGTTCTGTGGGAATACTATATATGGGCGACGCAACTACCTGTGTGGCGTAGCCATCATGGACTCGACGGTGACCGGGCGAGAAAACGACTTGTCCGGTGTCGATCCGGTTCGTCTCAGTGTCGAGCAGATTATCGACTATCAGAGTCGGTATGCTCTGTCGAATCAGTCGTCCTACCCCAAATACTTCATTGCTACGGAAACCGGTGATGTGAATCTGTACTGCTTTGGCAAAGTCAATCAATATGATGTAGACGGAACGATTTATACAGTCAAGTGGCGAGTGTTTGCTGGAAAAATCTATAAATTCATACCAGATTATTACGAATTCAATACAAAACGTCTGAACGTCATGCCGGATCAGCGATATGACGTATATGGCGAAGACTACAATGATGACGGCGATAACATGTATGAGTATGATCAGGCGTTTAACGACTATATCACCGCATGGGCGGAAAATTATTTCAGCGAAGAGCCTTGGGATTACTACGTTTACTATCTGCCGAAATATCGCCAACCGGACAAGCACATTGATAGCGATATGGGATACCTTATCGACCGTGCCTTCGTGGTCGGCCAGCAAAACCACATCGGTTCGTTCAACGTCGGCCACAGCATTTTTGGTTCCAACAACAGGATAGTTAATACTCTGTTCGATATTAACAAGTCCGGTGAACCATTCTGTCTGAGCAATTCTTTTGTCCAAGGTAATGACAACTGGGCCGAAAATGGAAGCAACCAGGTGCTCATGGGTAACGGCATCGTCGCATACGGACACAACTCGGTCGCTATCGGTACCCAGCTCGTGTCCGACCAGTGGCAGACCGTTCTCGGCAAGTACAATGCTCCGAAACCCGGCCCGGCTCGTATCAAGGAATTTTACCACCAAGAAGATTCGTATGACCGTTCCGATGTAGTGTACAAGCAAGACGCTAGTGGACAGATTGGAAAATTCTACGAAGCACAGGATGACATTGAAGCTGGTACCCCGTGGGATGAATCCCTGTGGAAAGAAATTCCATCCCCAGATAGAAACAAGGCACTGTTCATTATCGGCAATGGCTATAGCGAACGTGACGATCTGATGTGGCAAGACGAACAGTACATCAAGCGCTCAAATGCGTTCACCGTGTATGCGGACGGTACTGTTGAGGCTCGCCGGTTCGTCTCCAGTGAGGATGACGCTTCGTTGACCGAAGGAGATGGTATCAGCATCATAGAAGACTCCAATGGCGTGACCATATCTATCAAACCGCCGACCAATCCGGAACGCCGGCACGTCCTCGAATGGGATCCAGTCGATCGCAAGGTCAAGTGGGTGGAAGTGGGCATGTATAGCCCAGAGTAATGGAGGATATCTGATGTCCGACCAGCCGTATATCACCACGCCGAGCGGTAGACGTATCCGCATCGGGGACAAGAAGAACGGAATGCTGCTCAGGAAGCACCCACCGGCATACACGGTCACATTCGTGTCGAATTGCGAATGGGCAGAAGCGAGCGTATCTTCCGTACACGTATACGATGGGGGCTCAGTAACCGTCCCTCTCGTACTCACCATGGGAGCCGACTACACCTATGTCGGCGCTATCGGTGGTACAGTCAGCGAGGCTGGGGTGACGGTGGAGAATGTCACAAGTGATGTTGAAGTTACGCTAGTCCCGGCAAAAGAACCGTATGTGATTTCCGTCGAGTCATTGTGTGACTGGGCGTCTACCGAATCGGAGAGTTACTACGGATTCGAGGGTCATACGGCTACCATCCCAGTGACACTTATCGACGGCGCAGACGAATCTACGATCTCTGTGACTGGCGGCGTACTATCCAATAATGCCATCGTCATCGCCGATGTCCAATCCGATATCAACGTGACAATCAGTCCGGTCAAGGTACAGGTTATGCCAGACTTGTCAAATACCGAGTCAATAATTGCGATTGTTCCTAGCGTAGCATATGCCACGCCAGGTGCGACTACTGAATTTATTGTGACCTATGCGGAAGGGTGTGGGGCGGATGATGTCAAGGTGGACAACGGCACATTCAATGGCAATGTATTAACATATATAGTACCGGTTGATACCTGGTCGATACGTCCGGCCATTACGGACAATGTCTCCAATATCGAGGTATTAATTGGTTCCGGAGAATCATCCAGAAGTGACATACCACTTAATACGTATTATAAGTATTCACTTACCGAGCAGTTATACGAAGCGGCTGAAATTGGTGCGATTGGAACAATTAAAACGATTGCCTTCTATATTGTTACACCGGATTCATCGACTCGTACTATTGACATCTACATGGCCCATACCAATAAAACCGCATTTAGCAGCTATAACGACTGGGTATCCATGAGCGACTCCGACAAAGTATTTAGTGGAACCATATATTGCGGTACGACCGGTTGGCATGAATTAACATTGACAACACCATTCGAGTACGATGGACATAGTAATCTCCTTATAATGGTTGATGATAATACAGGTGCGTACAACAGTTCCGGATACTTTGCCACGTTTGACGGAAGCAATGGTTCTACGTTGTATATATACAATGATAATACCAATTATTCCCCAGAATCAGCGGCTACGTATGGTGGATCAATAACAACCTCCAAAAACCAGCTAAAAATGGTTATTTCTGGCGAACGATTATATACAATCACCATCGACAGTTCCGCATGTCCGTGGGCATCTACAGAAATAGACAGCACCATTGCAAGGCTTGGTGACACCATCAGTATACCGGTTACCCTTAGTAATGGCGCCGATTTCTCCACCATTTCAGTAAGCGGCGGAACAGTAGTCAACGGTGCGATCGTTATAACTAACATCCAATCCAACGTTAACGTCGTGATTAGCCCAGCGAAGGTGCAAATTATACCAGATATTTCCTCGACTGACAGGGTTATCGCAATTACGCCAAGCGTTATATATGGAGTTCCGGGTGATACGGCAACCTTCACGGTCACTTATGCTGACGGATATGGCGATGAAGACGTGACTGTACCAGGCGGCAGTTTCGACGACAGTACAATGTCTTACTTAGTACCAAGCGATGTATGGTATATCTACCCGAAAATTGAAGATGTATACGACAATAGAGAAATAACTATTGGCAATGAATCTAGTTCAACAGGGTATTATCCAATAAGAAATGGATACTACTATACTGCTTGCGAACAAATAATTACCGCAAACGAAATTGGAACCGCAGCCACAATTAAATCGGTTTCGTTTAAGGTGCCTCAATATTCATCTTCATCACCTACAATCAGATGTGTCGATTTATATATAAAACATACAAATAAGACGCAGTTTAGCTCAACAACTAGCTGGATAATCCCATCCGACGATGATAAAGTATATAGTGGACTGATATATATCGGTGCAACCGGATGGTTTGAAATGCAATTAAATAAGCCATTTGTATACAACGGTTCAGACTATTTACTCATAGCATTAATTGACAACTCCGGGGAATCCTTGGCGGGAATTTATTTCTCGACGATTTCATCTAGTTCTAATAAGGTGTTGTATGCCAGCAATAACAATGACCCGTACACACCGGAAAACCTTAGCTTGACCACTGGCACCCGTAGTAACTATCGAACATACTGGAAAATGATACTCAGTAACAAGCCAGTCGATAGAAGCGAAACCACTATTGGTGTGGGTTTCGGCCCAGTTATACATTCTCTGTATATTTATGCCCAAGTAAGTCGTCAATATGCGATAAAACAGCAAATTATACTTGCAAACGAAGTGAATATGGCTGGCCCGATAACAAAATTATCGCTGTACGTGTCCTATGTATCCAGCGGCAACCGCAACGTTGATGTATATCTAGGTTATACAAATGTTTCATCGTATGCAAGTGCATCCGATATGATTACTCAACCAGCAGGCAACAAAGTATTTAGCGGAACGATAAATATGTCCCAAATTGGCTGGCTTGAAATACCCTTGGATACTCCATTCAACTACAACGGCGTAAATAATTTGCTGGTTACAATTAACGACAAGACCGGCACAGGTCTAAGTACGGACGCTCGAGTATATGGATATCAGGTTGCCGGTAATAGCAGATTTATTTCTAAATATAATTCAAGTGCATATGACCCAGCCGATAGTAATACACTACGCTATGGTACAGGTTACACCAGTCAGTTTTGTATGGTCACAAATCTGACGTTCAAAACCGACAGTCCAGTTTATACTGTCTCGATTGAAACCAACTGCACGTGGGTATCTCCGAGAACAACTCACATATCGACCACAGAAGGTAACTCGGTCGCGATACCGATTACGTTTACTGAGGGGGCCGATAGTTCGACTATTTCAATCAGTGGCGGAACACTCGTTAACGGCGCAATCGTTGTATCGGACATACAATCGGATGTAACGGTAACAATAAACCCGGCCAAGGTACAGGTCAATGCCAGCTTGGTAGACACTAACGTAATCACAGCAATATCGCCCACTTGCCAGTACGTATCGCCGGGGGACACCGCCCAGATTACATGCACGTATGCTTCGGGCATGAGTGCATCCGATGTGACGGTCAGCACGGGAACCATAACCGGTAATACTTGGTATATCCCAACCTCATCGGCTAATTGGGTCATATCCGCTTCGGCGTACACGGCTGGCAGCGGTTATACCTATTTCAAGCTGGACATTACCGCGAACAAGGGCGATTCCTACCTTCAAGTGTCCGAACTTGAGCTCTATACCCAATCAGGCGACAAAATACCGCTGGAATATGTGGACGGAACGGCAGGAAACAACACAAACGAAAGCGGGGCCAAGCTGTGTGACGGATCGACCAGCACTAAATTCTGCTGTCGATTCAATTCATCCGTGGGTGCATACCATATATTCCGTACGTCATCCGAGACCAACGTCGCATATTACCGGATGGCCACGGCCAACGACAGTTCCCAGTACCCGACCAGGAATCCGTATTCATGGACACTCTGTGGTTCGGCTACGGCAGTCACGTCGCGTACCGATAGTTCATGGGTAGTTCTGGACCGCCGTACAAACGATAATACTATGGGGTCAACGAATTACACGTTCTACGACTTCACTGTGAACGGAGGTTAACGTGCGGATCGCGGTCGCCATACCCAACCATAACCAGCACTCGATGGTACGCGAGACCATCGCTATGCTGTATTCCGGTACGGTCAAGCCAGCCGCAATCTACGTGATGTCTGATGCCAAGCCGTACTGGAATCTTCCGGGTGACCAAGGGAATGTCATCCCGCTCAATAACTTCAATAAATTCATCGGACGTTGCGGAAACCGGAACTCGGTTGTCGAACATTTCCTCTATTCCGGATATGACTCGCTGGTATTCATTGACGGGGACTGCTATCCGGATTCCCCTGACTTTCTTGCCAAATACGAGACTTTGCTGGAAAACCACGACCTGGTATTCGGTACGCGCCGGCACGATGACGTGTCATCGCTCGCCATGCCACCATCGGACCTCCTAACGGCCAACATGGACAACCTATGGTCAGGCAACCCGGTCGACTATCGGGACTTGAGACTTGTCTCCGGCGCGGTGGAGGCCTGGAATGCATCCAAGACGTTCTCGGAACGTCTCGACCTTATGCTCACGGGAATGATCGGTTGGAGCTGCAACTTCGGTTTCTCGCGCAACGGCATTGCCAAGCTCAGGAATTTCCAGAAAAGGGTCTACGGGCTCGACGAAGGTATCTTCGACTCCGGGGCGTTCGGCAATGGATGGGGATATGAGGATGTTGCGATGGGGCTGGATGCACTATATGCCGGGCTGGACATATCCATAACCGACTCGGTGCAGGTCGGCCACCGTTCCCATGACCGTTCGGACGGCCTTTTCGACCACGTCAAGGGACGACATGCCATTATGGAACGGGCGAGGATGCTGGGGCGGTACGTGGCCTCCAGGCACACTGTGGCGAAGGTCGCCGCCGTGGCCGCATCGTTCTTCATCGGCGGCTTTGTCACGGCCATCTGCGCATTCTTCTAGGCTCTCCGATCATATAAACTCCGATTAAACGTAGTTTTAACCGAGAGCCACCTATGAGCGATATTAATAACGAACTTCCAAGAATGATTGACGGATTCGGCGATGACAAGCTGTTCGCTGAATGCGCAAAGTCAGACAAAAATGGCCATTCGCTCGAACTGGGTATATCCGAGGATGACAAGATTATTACCATCGGCGGACGCCAGATAGCCGGTGTCGGCGGTGGCAACATGGTCGTACTGGATGGCATAACATCGACATGGTGGGACATTGCACGCGCTCAGGCCGAGGGAAAGACGGTCTACCTGAAGTTCGGCATTCCTGGCTATTTCTCGTCCATCGTCGGTCCGTTGAAACACGCCCTCGGCACTATGGAGGACGGCAACAAGATCCAAGCCATCAAGCGTGCGTGGTACGCATCTCAATATTTCAGCGAGCTGAAGAAGATCAACCTGGCCTATCGAGCCCCAGCCGGTGAAATCGTTCCCGAAGAAGAGGGCGTGGAACCGACTTATCAGGAAGGATTCGTCCCGTTCACCTATGATGAGGCTATGCAGCTGGCCTATGGCAAGCTGCCTCTCGAACGGTTCGACCTCTACATGTACGGTCGGGGGTGCGATATTTATCCTGGGGACGAATACAACGGCAATACCGAGCCGTACCGTACATATGAATATCCGGCGGTTCCAAAGAACTTTGATCCGAATACCGACGCAACGCTCGATTTCTCTGATTATGTGTCCGGTCTGGACGACCCCACCACACGCGACAAGGCCCAGATGGATTATGACCGCTGGATCAAGGACGCTTCCGCCGGTGGCCTTCTGTCCATCACCGACCTGACCGGAAGCAGCCGTCCGCACGTCATCAAGGACTACACTAGCACCGACGAATATATCCGTCACTTGGTGGGTTACTACTTCGACGAGATTCCGGAAACGATTGTCAAGAAATATTCCGACCGGATGAACCAGTTCAACATGGCCTACCGCGCACCAGCAAATACGATTATACCAATAACGGAAGAACCGGAATATCAGACGAATTACATCCCGTTCGAGGAAGGCGATGCGGTAAAGCTCATCACCGGCCAGCTCACTTTGGAGAAATTCGTCGTATATTATTTTGCTGATCATTATGTCGATGAATTTTACAACCCAGAGACCGACCCGACCCTCGATTTCAGTGAATATAACCTTCCCGACTTGTCAGATGATTCTGTGCGCAAGGCTGTAGAAGAAACCTACGACGAGTGGGTTGCCGAAAATTACGAGGACATGATAAATGACATCTATGGCCAAGTGCTTCCATCCATTTTAGGCGTCCTCTATGATACCTTGCTCCCGTACGAAGTCGACCTTGACATTACCCTAGCCGGATTTCTCCGTGTCGGTATAGGGCTCGCCTACAAGCGTAGCATGCCTTTCATCACGCCGCGCTACATGGCCATCGGTCTCCCGAATACGTACGCGGTCGACTTGTCATCGTTCAAGGATGCTGGTGCGGACCTTTCGACCCTGGAAGGCGTAATCGAGACGCTGGGCAACATCACCAGCGGCAAGCTCGTGGACACGCTGAGCGGCCTTGGAAACGGAGAAAGCGGATCTGGAATCGGCGGAATTCTCGGCGGCCTTATAGGCGGTTCCGAGGAATCCGATAACAGCGACGTGACTATCGAACCGCTGAATAGCGGAAGCCTCAATAAAGGCGGCTCTGTCCGTCTGGAAGCCACCCGTGATGGCGATATCTCCGATAGCGGTGACGATCCGAGCGGAGACAATGACGATGATTCTAACGACAATGATAATGCTAATCCGATACTAGACTTGCTCGGAATCGACCAAGAACAGTTGGCCGGCGTGGTGGCCGGCATATCCGAAGCCACATTCGGACGTGATGACGACATATTCTATCTTTTTGCCGTGGGCATGGATGTCAATCGCCGCTTGTCGACAATTCCCGGATTGGAAGACATTCTTGGTCCAGACACCGACATTGAATTTGACCGGCACAAGGGTTTCATAGTCGACGTTAACGGATGGAACATATTTGCACCAATTTCAGGTGACGCCTACACCGGTATCCAACTTGACACACTGATCGAGTATGTAGAGCAAATCGAGGATGTGATTGAACGACTCGGTGATACTATTCCGGGACTGGAATATATTCAAGGACTTATCGACGCCATAGGCGACTTGCTCGGTATCGGAATCAGCGTAACCCGCATCAAGGAACTTCTCCAACTCATCAACAACATGACGATGAGCTTCTCTACCGTATTGAACCAACGTGCCGTCTATCACCTTGTGGAAAAAGGATGGCCGGTATCCCTGCTCAAGTTTGACAAGGATGCGAAGCGGCTGTATTCGACACAGTGTCTGGCCAAGGTGGCCGGTGCTACCCCGTCCGCATCGGTCATTAACGTTTCGAACTTCGGTGGCCTGATCGGCACGGCGATAGCCGAACTGTTGATTCGCGCACTAGGTAACTACAACATGGAGATGCTCGTCGAGCTTGTTCTCGGGTTTACCTCCAGCGTATCTTCCAATACGTTCAACGGCGCTGACGACGCAATCAAGAATGCGTTCGAAAAATATGTGCCACTTTACGGACTAGAGTGGCATGGGCTGACCGAAATTCCTATGGGTGCGGGCGTATTGGATGGCCTACCGCATGATCTCGCGAATATACACGTAAAGGCGGGAATCACGTTCCGCACTGACGAGGATGAGGATGGCGGCGTTACCGGGTCCGGTGTTGGCGGCGTATTCAACCGCACCAAGCTCAGCGTTGAGCAAATTGACACCGATTTCCTACGCTCTTACGTCAAAATCAACGAAGGTACTTCCTTCAACGAAGTGTACAAGGCCGCCGTGCTCGGCAAGGGCGTGCTCTATGAGAACGTACCGAGCGTATCCGCAGTTGTAGATGTTTCTTCCACCGAAACCACTGATGGTGAAATAAAGTCGGCGAGCACCGAGCAGGATTCCAGCGACACGGCAATGCGCTCTTGGGAACTGCACGGAGAAGTGGTACCTACCGTGTACGACGGAAAGAAGGCCGTACAGATGCGCATAGGTGCCGGCGATGGCTCCACCATCGACTTGGTCGGCGTGGAGAACACCGAGAACGTTCCGGAGTATGTTAAGATTGCTGGTGAATCGACCGAAGAAAAATGTGACGTTCGAGTAATTGCCATTGATGGCCAAGCGCACTCCATGTCATATCATATCTATAACCGAGATGACATCACTGGTGAAGGGGGAATTGCGTCATTGAAGTTGCATTGTGGACCCGGTGACATCGGGTCATACGAAATCGGTGTATTCGTTAAGGATATACCGGCAACATGCAATGAATTTGACCCGAATACGTCGATTGTACCAAGTTTTGCCGAAGTTAGCATTAATGACGTAGTGTACATTGGTACTATTGAATTTACCCCGAATAGCACAGTGAAGATTCCCATTTGTGGAATTAATTGGTCTACCGAGACAGTTTTCCCATCATATATAAATCATGACCCCAGTAAGAACTTGCTGGTTGTTATTTGGAGTAACACTGACGAAGTAGTTGGTGAACCCACATTTCATTATGATGATGTTGAAAACTACGAACATACTTATTCGACATTGTGTGTATCATCCACGAATAATTTTGATCCATTCGATGTTCCGGTGGAAACTGATGAAACCGAGCCAGTTATTGAGGAGGAATCCGATGATAACGAGTCTGATCCATCGTTCACTATGACAGCAAAATTGGGTGTCGCCGATATCACTATTGGTTTCAGCGAGCCATATGCTGTACCGAAATATGAGTTGCCGATTACCATTGGCGACAAGAACTCAAGCAAAACAAGCAATCGCATTTTCGGCATAGAAGGTAAGCCGTACTCGGTTTCATATCACATTTTCAACGCCAGTGATATAAAATGTGCCGGTGATATATCGTCGCTCAAACTCTATTGTAAAGATGGTTCGGAATGTACTCGCAATGTATGTGTATATCTGCAAACAACTTCAGATATTGATTATTTCCCTGACGGTTTGACTTTAGAAGAGTTAGCCAACAATAATCCCGTATCCGTATCGTGGAATGATTGCATTTACGCTGGACCACTACATTTTATACCAAATAGTGACATAGAAATATCAATTAATACAATTGATGAAACATATGCACTTATCCCCACCACGGTCCACTACAACGGTGAGGATAACATCCTTGTCGTAATTGAAGATTATAGTAATGATACTATCAGCGGAACAGCACCAGAATTTTCCTATACCCCATCGGATTCTGAAGATCCGCATGATTCATCGTTGTGCGTAGTAAGCGACAGTGACTATCTGGATCCGTGCAATCCGGGTAATTTTGCCGCCGTTGGCACTCTCTACTTAAAGGATGGCGCACCCACCATAACATTGAAATTCGCGGACGGTGTCCGATACGACACCACAGCAAGCGAAGTACCAGACGAGGGTTCTGGAAACACCGGTCACTATGGACCTCTTCCGGTCAACTCCACTGACGCCGTTTGGAACGCTTCTCCGGTCTCCGAATCGCACATGATATATCCCGCCGAGTATATCCAGCGTGGCGGACTTATCACTGGAATTCGATTCTACTACTCGCCTTACTGGGACACCACTGCATACGGATATCGTAGCATGACTCGGCATCTCAAGGCATATATTCGATACACGCACTACACCGCGTTCACCAGCAAAACAGATTCTGTCGAACCACCGACTACCGGTAACTTGGTGTTCGATGGCAATGTGCTGTTCGAGGCCCGATTCAAGAACAATGACCTCGGCGAAAAGCACTGGTTGACTCTCGAATTTGACGAAGGCGTATCGTTCGCCTACGACGGTTTCCACAGTCTGCTGGTTTCAGTGTATGACTACGGCGAAGCCGAAGAACCACCAACGGAAAAGCCGCCCTATGAGATATTCTCCTGCAGCCTGATGCCGGACACGAAGAACATCATGTCCATCGGCTCCAAGGTCAAGAAGGACTCGAACACTAACGAGAATGTGTCTGTTCCATTCAGTTACAACTGCGTCCCGTTGTGCAATTTCGTATTCAGCGAGGACGAATCGGTTGACCCGGAACCGGAGCAGATAACCGATTCCGACCCGGTTACTCCCGACTGGGAAGCCAACCGAGTCGAAGGCACTGAACCGGTTGAATGGAAAATCGTGGCAACAGAGACTCGTGCAGTCTATGTCAAGACTATCCAAGATGCAATGAAGAATTATAACTGGTTTGCTCCGCAGGGTATTGACGTATATCTGGAGTACGAACCACATACAAATGTCATAGACTTTGGTCCAAAGTCGAGCACTGGCTACGTTACGGACATCAACGACTTCATGCCCCCTTGGTACAATGGCGGTCCATTGCGCTTCAAGGTTCTTGAGGCGTCTTCACGCGAAGGGTTGCTTGCGGTTGCCGAACATGAAGAATTTGTTGGATATCATGGTATTATATATAGTAGTGTCAATGACGGAAACAAAGGTCGTTCTGCGTCCATATCCGCTCCTGATATTCCGGTGTTGGTCAAATACTACCTATATGCCAGTGAAGAGTACGGCACGTTTACATTCGCCTACCGTCCGACCATTTCAATCGATATCGATTACGACAGTGGCTACTGGAATCATGGATACGATAGTGGGTATTATTTTTATACAATGACTCCGGAATTCATGAGATACTCTGGATTCTGGGCATATCAGCTATCGCCACTGATGATGGATGAAAACCGCAGCAGCTCCGATATATCGATTGCATATGGCGGTGTCGACATGACTCCATATTATTTCTTCGAGTCATTGTACAATAATATGGTGACGGTCAATATACATAGTTCTCACGATGCATATCAATTAGAGAACTGTGGTTCTAGCTATGCCGATTTTGTACGGTACGATGCAAAAGATTTTACTGAAAATGGTATTTCAACTCTCCTATATGCCGAGCTGTTCTGTGGCAATAACGGCGAAATCCAGTATAACGCAGATCAAGGACGCTCAATATCAACATCCGACGTAGACGAGCCATACTACATCGGGTTGTATATGGATTACATGGAATACGAGCCGGACTTGCCACAGGGAAAGAGCCTCGTGCCACCCATCGAGCTCGCCCTCGAAGCTGACTCCGAGTACGTGTACCATATGGATTACATCCGCGGCGTTGAAATCGAACCGAACACGGTCAACGTCATAACCATTTCCGACGCGGTAATTGACGAAACGGTCGAAATCATCGAAACTGTTAACGGAGATACTATCCGTCACCATTATGGCCAGGCCGACAGCCCAATCC